TGGAGAAACAGGTTCTACTGGTGAAACTGGTGCGACTGGCGCGACTGGCGAAACGGGTCTAACTGGTGCGACTGGCGAAACTGGTCTGATTGGTTCAACTGGTTGTACAGGTGAAACTGGTGAAACTGGTTCAACTGGTGTCACTGGTTCAATCGGTAGTATTGGTGAAACTGGCGCCACTGGCGCAACTGGTTCTACGGGTTCAATTGGTGAGACTGGTTCAACTGGGACACTCGGTAAAACAGGTGCTACTGGTGTTATTGGTGAAACAGGTTCGACTGGTTCTATTGGAGAAACAGGTCCTACTGGTGAAACAGGTGCGACTGGCGCGACTGGTGAAACGGGTTCAACTGGGGCGACTGGTGAAACTGGTCTGATTGGATCAACTGGTTGTACCGGTGAAACAGGTTCCACTGGTTCCACTGGTGCGACTGGTTCAAACGGTAATATTGGTGAAACTGGCGCTACTGGTGTCACTGGTTATACGGGTTCAACCGGTGAAACTGGTTCAACTGGTTCTCTGGGTAAAACTGGTGCCACTGGTGCCATTGGTGAAACGGGTTCGACTGGTTCTATTGGAGAAACTGGTCCTACTGGTGAAACAGGTGCTAGTGGTGCGACTGGTGAAACGGGTTCGACTGGTGCGACTGGTGAAACTGGTATTATTGGATCAACTGGTTGTACAGGTGAAACCGGCGGAACTGGTGCCACTGGTGCCACTGGTTCAAACGGTAATATTGGTGAAACTGGTGCTACAGGTGTGACTGGTTCTACTGGTACTATTGGTACGACTGGTTCAACTGGTGCGATTGGTGAAACGGGTTCGACCGGTGCCATTGGTGAAACGGGTTCAACTGGTTCTATTGGAGAAACAGGTCCTACTGGTGAAACGGGAGCGACTGGTGCGACCGGTGAAACGGGTGCGACTGGTGCGACTGGCCAACCTGGTGTTATTGGATCAATTGGTTCTAATGGTAACCCAGGTGAAACTGGTTTAACTGGTGCGACTGGTTCAAACGGTAATATTGGTGAAACTGGAGCAACTGGCGCGACTGGAGCTACAGGTTCAATTGGTGCGACTGGTTCTACTGGTTATATTGGCGAAACAGGTTCTACTGGGGCGATTGGTAAAACGGGTTCAATGGGTGTAACAGGTTCAACTGGTTCTCCTGGTCCTATTGGCGAAACTGGTGCGACTGGTGCGAGTGGATCAAATGGTGAAACAGGAGCGACCGGTCCTACAGGATCAAATGGGTCAACTGGAGCAACGGGTTCAAGAGGTCTTACTGGTTCAACTGGATCAACCGGGGCGGGTGGTTTTATAGGCGAAACCGGTCCTACTGGTGCGATTGGTGCTACAGGTAAAATCGGTGCGACTGGTTTCAATGGTGAAAATGGCGAAACCGGTGCGACTGGTTCTACGGGTTCAATTGGAAAAACCGGTGCGATAGGTTCTATTGGTGAAACCGGTGTTACTGGATCGAGTGGAGCAACTGGTTCGACTGGTCCTACGGGTGAGACTGGATCAATTGGTTCAACAGGCGCAACTGGTTCAATTGGAGAAACTGGTTCAATTGGTGCCACTGGATCTACTGGTGAAACTGGTGCGACAGGTGTCACTGGTTCTATTGGTGCAACTGGTTCGACTGGTGTTACTGGTTCTATTGGCAAAACAGGTGAAACTGGTACTATTGGTATAACAGGTCCAACTGGAAATACTGGTTCCACCGCTTCTACTGGTAAAACAGGTTCAACCGGTTCAGATGGTAAAAAAGGCATGATTGGTCCGACTGGTCCAACTGGTATGACAGGTGCGATTGGTCCAAATGGTTCCGTTGGAGAAACAGGTTTTACTGGTTCGACCGGTTCTACAGGTGCGACTGGTTCTACTGGATCCACTGGTGCGTTTGGATCAACTGGTACACCTGGTGATACTGGTATGACTGGTGTCACTGGTGCGAGTGGTTCTATTGGTTTTACTGGAGCGACTGGTTCAATTGGAACAAAGGGAAATACGGGTTCAACTGGTGCGACTGGTTATATTGGTGAAACGGGTGAAACTGGTTCGACAGGAGTAACAGGAGCGACTAGTTCGATTGGCGCAACTGGTTTTACTGGTGAAATCGGAGCGACTGGTTCAATTGGAATAACCGGTGCGACTGGAAAAACTGGTGCTACTGGATCTATTGGTTCTACTGGTGACACTGGATTTACTGGACCAGGTGGTGTTACTGGTTCGACCGGTTCATTTGGTTCGATAGGAACTACGGGAGCTTCTGGTGTGACTGGTGTGAGTGGTTCGACGGGTCCTACCGGATCTACTGGCGTAACTGGTGCCACTGGTGCGTCAGGATCGACTGGTTCAACTGGTTCGACCGGTTCAAGTGGATCAACAGGTGCTGTAGGAGTAACTGGGGATACTGGTTCAACCGGTGCGAGTGGTGCTACAGGTTCTACTGGTAATACAGGTTCTACTGGAAGAATTGGCGTAACTGGTGCGAGTGGACCGATCGGTTCTACGGGTTCCACTGGTCCTACTGGAGCGACTGGAGCGACTGGAGCGACTGGTTCTAAGGGTTCGACTGGTGCTACTGGAGTAATCGGTGTTACTGGAGCTACTGGCGAAACTGGTGCTACAGGATCTACTGGCGCAACGGGCAGAACGGGTTCGACTGGATCAACTGGTTCCACTGGCATAACAGGTTCCACTGGTGAAACAGGTTCAACTGGTTCAACTGGTGAAACGGGTAGAACCGGTTCTACAGGATCTACGGGTACTACTGGATCAACATGTGTGAGTGGTTCAACTGGTGCTACAGGCGGAACTGGTGCGACTGGCAGAACGGGTTCAACTGGTGCCACTGGTTTGACTGGTGTGACGGGTTCTACAGGATTAATTGGTGCGACTAGTGCGAGTGGCACAACTGGAGCAACTGGTAAAACGGGATCGACCGGTACTACAGGTTCAACTGGTGCTAGAGGATCGACTGGATCAACTGGAGAGACGGGTGCGACTGGTAGAACTGGCGCGATTGGCAGAACGGGTAGTACGGGTCCTACTGGCCCGGTTGGTGCGAGAGGTGAAACTGGGCCTACTGGTGAAACAGGATCAACTGGTAGAACTGGTAGTACTGGTTCTACAGGAGGTACTGGTGTTAAAGGTTCAACTGGTTCGACTGGTTCAACTGGTGCCATTGGTGAGACTGGTGCAAGTGGTGCTACTGGCCGAACTGGAGTAACCGGTAGTACAGGTTCAACTGGCGCTACAGGATCAATTGGATCAACTGGTGCGAGTGGTGCTACCGGTCGAACTGGAGCAACTGGTAGGACAGGATCGACGGGTTCGACGGGTCCTACTGGATCAACCGGGCCTACTGGTGCGACGGGTGAAACTGGTGCGACAGGTGGTACTGGCCGAACTGGAGCAACTGGATCAGTTGGTGTAAGGGGGTTAACTGGGGCGAGTGGAGTAACAGGAGCAACTGGAGAAACTGGAGCAAGTGGAGCAACCGGCCGAACTGGAGCAACCGGCCAAACTGGTGTAACGGGTATGACTGGTCCTACTGGTGCGACTGGAGAAACTGGTGCAACTGGAGCAACCGGTAGAACTGGCGCAACTGGTCGAACTGGTTCAATCGGTTCAACGGGTGCTACTGGAGCCACCGGACCTACTGGATATACAGGTCTCACTGGTTCTACTGGTAAAACTGGTGCGAGTGGTTCGATTGGCTATACAGGTTTTACTGGTGTTACTGGTGCTACTGGTGCTACTGGTGCTACTGGTGCTACTGGTAGGACTGGTTCTACTGGAAAGACTGGCTCAACTGGAATAATTGGTGTCACTGGTTCTACTGGCGTAACGGGCGCTACTGGTGCTACTGGATCGACGGGTGCTACAGGCTCAATTGGTTCTACAGGATCTACTGGTACCGTTGGTTCAAGTGGTGTAACTGGTTCAACTGGCGCAACAGGGTCGAGTGGAACGACTGGTGGGACGGGTGCTACCGGATCGACAGGTGCGATAGGTTCGACGGGTGTCACTGGTTCTACAGGCGAGACTGGATCAACTGGAAAAACCGGATCGACGGGTGCGATAGGTGAGACGGGTGCGACTGGTGAGACAGGTGCGACGGGTGCGACGGGTGAGACTGGTGCGACGGGTGAGACTGGTGCGACGGGTGAGACTGGCGCGACGGGTGATACTGGTGCCACGGGTGCTACTGGAGCGGTAGGAGAAACTGGAGCGACTGGCTCAATTGGTTCTACCGGGTCGACTGGTGCGACTGGTGCGACTGGTGAAACTGGTTCTACAGGTTCTACTGGTGGAACTGGTGCGACTGGTAGTATTGGAGAAACCGGTTATACTGGTGCGACCGGATGGACTAGAATTGGTATTACTGGAGCAATCGGCGCAACTGGAGATACCGGAGGTACTGGTGCCACTGGTAATACTGGACCCGTGTCATCAATCAAAACGACTTCCATCGCAACAGCTGGTTCATTACTAATAGGAGCCACTGGTACATATGATTTGGCATATGAAAGTAATAGTAATAATAAATATTTAACAACAAATTCTTATATAAAAATTGATGGAGCCGGTGGTGGTTATTTTGAAATAATTGGAGTTTCATTATCCCTAGGTGGAACATATAGTGTCACTCTTTATAATCTGAATAATTATACATCATATTGGTCAGTAAATGACAATGTCACATTAAGTGGACCAGAAAATTCAAATTTAGTAGGTAATACTGGTTCGACGGGTTTCACCGGTTTGACGGGTTCAACAGGTAGTTCGGGAATTATCGGTTCCATTGGTGCGACAGGTGCCACTGGTGCCACTGGTTCAATGGGTACCACAGGTTCTACTGGTTTTATTGGCGCAACCGGTCACACTGGTGCTGCGGGTAAAATAGGTGTTACTGGTTTTACTGGCGTAACCGGTCACACTGGTGCTGCGGGTAAAATAGGTTTGACTGGTTCAACTGGTGCAACCGGTAACACTGGTGCTGCGGGTAAAATTGGTATTACTGGTCAAACGGGTGCGGTAGGTTCAACCGGTGCTAGAGGCGGTACGGGTGAGACTGGACCCGTTTCCTCTATAAAAACGACGACTATTGCCAATAGTGGAACATTAGTATCGGGAGCAACAGGTAGTTTTGATTTGTCATATGAATACAATTACAATAATAAATATGTAACGACAAATTCTTATATCAAAATAAGCGGCGTCACCACTGGATATTATCAAATAGTCGGAGTTTCATTATCGGCTGGCTCGACATATAGTGTCACGATTTATAATAATATCATGAATGATAGCTCTAGTTGGTCGGCACAGGACAGTGTTGTTTTTATCGGAAAAATTGGAGTTACAGGTTCGACTGGTGCCACTGGTGCGACTGGTGAAATTGGTGCGACTGGTGCGACTGGACCGACTGGTGGCACGGGTTATACGGGTTCCACGGGTGCCACTGGAGCAACTGGTTCGTTTGGAACGACAGGTCGAACCGGCGCAACTGGAGCAACCGGTCCGACTGGAATCACAGGACAAACAGGTTTTACTGGACAAACCGGTTTTACTGGTGCGACTGCTAGTACAGGTGCTAGAGGTGCAACGGGCGGGTCAGTAGGGGGGGGAGGTGTTAATATTACTTCAATTAGTTCTATTGGATTAGATTATGGAGCGACAATTAATAGTAGCATAGAATTCGCATATTCTGTTGGAGGTAATACAACTACAAGTGATCCTGGAATAATTCCGGGCTCTTATTCTGAGATGTTTTTAACAAATTTTAATATGGGTTTTGGAAATGCTCTCCCTGTTACTGGTAGTACTTTAGGTACCTATGGTAGAAGTTGGACCATAATGAATAATGGTCAGGTACCTACTGGTCCGTATTCGATTACCATGAATGCCACTGGACAATATGTAGTCTATCTTACGACTGATAATAATATCTATTTATCGTCAGATTATGGAACTAATTGGCGTACTATCGCAGTAGGCGCAGTTAATGTGCGTGTTGTTCTTTCAGCATCAGGTAAATATATGCTTTTGGGTACAAATGCGACAACTATGTATAGATCAAGCGATTTTGGTAGTAGTTGGACACAAATAACGGGTGCTGGAACCCCTGGAACCGGTAGCTGGAGACACATTGCGATTTCAGCATCAGGTCAGTATCAAACCGCACCTAATGGGAGCGCGGGACCAATATGGACATCATCCAATTTTGGAGTAACATGGACACAAAACACTTCCGCACCTGTTAGTGGTACTTCTTATCAAATGTGTAACATGTCCGCATCAGGACAATATCAAGCAATGGGTAATAATGGATTCTATATTTTGTTATCAAATAATTATGGTGAAACTTGGTTTAGAACAACATCTCCAAATGCGCCAAATAATTTTAATAACATGGCAATGTCAGCAAATGGACAATATATTATTGTAGGAACACAAACTTCTAGTGGCGTTCTTTTATCGTCCGATTATGGAATTAACTGGTCAGCCAATCTCATACCTACTCCTTCTACCAAAATTTTTGGAACAGCAATGTCCGTTTCTGGTCAATATATGATGGCTTCTGCTGAATTTAGATTTATATATGTATCGACAAATTATGGAAAAAGTTGGTATAATGTTGGACCATTATTCAATTGGTACGATATGTGTATGTCTGCGTCTGGTCAATATATGGTAGCAATATTTTCGAATGGAGGATTTGGTCGTATTTATTTATCTAAAACCACGATAATTACTCCCGGTGTTATTTGTGTAGGTAATTATGGAGGAACAGCCACTGGTGTTACGGGTAGTGCTGGATCACTTTTTTATGATACGACAAAAACCGCAGGAGCATCCTCACTGATGGTTTCGTCTGGTTCCGCATGGCAAAATATAAAATCTTTCGTCATTGACAACCCAGAAGATAGTAGTAAATACCTCGTTCATGGATGCCTGGAAGGTCCTGAAGCAGGTGTTTATTACCGAGGAAAAGGAGAAATTACAAATGGTGTGTCTACATTAATAGAATTACCAGAATATGTCAACTATATTGCCACGAATTTAACATTACAAGTGACTGGTATTTATAGCGGAGATTCAATTAAAAAATATAATTCAACGGAAATTATAGATAATAAATTTAGTGTATATGGACCCAATGGAACCTTTTTCTGGATTGTTTATGGTACAAGAATGGTTTTTGATGTTGAACCATCGAAGGCAACTTCGATTGTAAAAGGTGACGGTCCTTATAAATGGATTTAGAGCATTCACGCTGGGTGTATTGTAAATTACTTTACTGTAATCGTGTTAAATTTCATAAGATAAAAATATTTCTATTTTATGAAAATTTATAATAATTATAATTTATGATAACTATAATTTATGTTAATTATAATTATTTTTTTTAATTTATTATTATAATATAATGGAATATGATATTGTTTTACATTTTTCGAGTGATAAATTTATAGTTGAAAAAAAATCAACTAAAATTATTGTTACTGGTAAACAAACTGCTTGGTATATAGATCCAATAAGTTCAAATAAAGTTACCATTGACAGTAAAGATTCATCATTAGATTTTAGGGACGAATACATTATTTCAAATTTGAGCAACAATGATTATAATAATAATGAAAATATCGTTAAATCTTTAGAAAATAATGTAAGAGAAAAAATAAAAAATGAATTCATAAAATCAATACAATACATATATAAGAATTCAAAGATAACATGTGTATATAATAAAAGTAAGTTTTACAATAAAAATGATATACAAGTAGTAGATAAAAAAAATAATTTGTCCAATACCAATACGAGTTCAAATACCAATACCAACTCGAATACGAATACCAGTTCGAATACCAATACGACTTCGAATACCAATACGAATACCAATACGAATACCAATACGAATACAAATACAAATATAAAGAGTAAATCATCCACACCAATATCCATTAAAAGATGTAGTTCATGTCATAGAAGGCGTAAAAATAAAAACACATGTTCATCATCTGATAGTTCAAGTAGTTCAGATTACGAAAATGAATGTGGTGTTTGTCGTAATTATTTAACAAAAACAAAAGATGTAGTTAGTTTTCCAGATTTATCCATAGGTGACGAGATTACACTTTTGGTGGGTAAAAGATTATGTTATAGACCGTATAATAGCGTAATTTGTACAGGCGAAACCAAGTTTGAAAGTGGTGAATATTTGAATGGCGGATTCAAAGGAATCGTCAATTACTATAATCGTAAATGTGGCGAACTTACATTAACTGTAACTAGTATTATTCCTGGGTCATTATTGGGAAATGATTATTATATTGTTAATTTAACCGGATTAGACGGAACAAATGGAGTAGATGGGGCGACTGGTGCTACCGGCGCAGCAGGTCATACCGGATCAACCGGAGCGACAGGATCAACTGGATCAAATGGTGCGACAGGTGCGACTGGTCCAACCGGTAATGTTGGATATACTGGTGCGACTGGTGCAACTGGACCAAGAGGTACGGACGGTTTTATTGGTGGAACTGGCTCAACTGGAGCAACGGGTTCTAGTGGACAGATTGGTTTTACTGGATCTACTGGAGGGAGAGGATATGGTGATACAGGTGTAACTGGTGCGACTGGTTCTACTGGTGCTACTGGAGCGACTGGTTCTATTGGAGCGACTGGTTCAACTGGAAAAGCTGGTGCTACGGGTTCTACTGGTGCAACCGGTGCTAGTGGAGCTGACGGAATAGATGGTGTAACTGGATCAACCGGTGCTACTGGATATGGAAGTATTGGTACAACCGGTGCGACTGGTTCAACTGGTGCGACGGGTGCGACTGGTTCGACTGGTGTGACTGGTTTTACGGGTACTACTGGTGCGACTGGTTCTGTTGGTGCGACTGGTCCTACTGGTGTAACTGGTCCTATTGGTAATACTGGTGTAACTGGTGAAACTGGTGCGACTGGACAAGTTGGCCCTCTCGTATTTACTACTATGGCAACCAGTGGTTCATTGTTATCAGGTGAAACTGGTTTATACGATTTATCATACGAGTATAATACAAATAATAAATATATAACCTCAAATTCTTATTTATTAATATCTGGAACGAATGCCGGATATCATGAGGTGATTGGAGTTTCAGTATCAGTTGGTTCAACATATACAGTTACATTGTATAATATTAACAATTACAATTCAAGTTGGTTAGCAAATGCGGATGCGGCATTAGTTGGACCTATCGGTTACACTGGGGTAACTGGTGCGACTGGTTCCATTGGTGAGACTGGTGCAACTGGTTCTCCTGGTGCTACTGGTGCGACTGGAGCAAACGGTGAGACGGGTGAGACTGGCGCGACTGGTTCGACTGGTTCTACTGGTTCGCCTGGTATAAATGGAGAGACCGGTGCGACTGGTTCGACTGGTGCGACGGGTGCGACTGGTGAAACTGGTGCCACTGGTGCGACGGGTGGGACGGGTGCGACGGGTGCGACGGGTGAGACGGGTACGACTGGTGCGACTGGTGCGACTGGTGCGTCTGGTTCGACGGGTGCGACTGGTTCGACTGGTGCGACTGGTGCAACCGGATCTACTGGTGCTGTGGGTGCTACTGGTGCGTCTGGTTCGACGGGTGCTACTGGTTCCACGGGTGATACAGGATCTACTGGTGCAACCGGCGATACTGGTGCGATTGGTGAGACGGGTGCTACTGGCTCAACTGGTGCTACTGGCTCAACTGGTGCTACAGGATCTACTGGTGCGACTGGTTCAACTGGTGCGATAGGTTCAAATGGTGCTACCGGATCTACTGGTGCGACAGGTTCAACTGGTTCGACTGGCACGACTGGCGCGACGGGATCTACTGGTCCTACAGGTTCAACTGGTGCGACAGGTTCAACTGGTGCGACAGGTTCAACTGGTGCCACTGGATCTACGGGAGCATCTGGATCAACCGGCGCTACAGGCGCAACTGGTTCAACTGGTGCAACTGGAGCTACTGGTTCTACGGGTGAAACTGGTTCAACTGGTGCGACTGGTTCAACTGGTGCGACTGGTTCCAATGGTGAAACGGGTGCCACTGGTTCGACTGGTGCCACTGGTGCTACAGGATCTACTGGTGTTACCGGTTCAACTGGTGCCACTGGTTCGACTGGTGCGACGGGTTCAACCGGTGCGACGGGTTCAACTGGTGCTACTGGTGCGACAGGTGTGGCAGGAGAAACTGGATCGACTGGTTCAACTGGTTCTACCGGGTCGACTGGTGCTACAGGCGGAACTGGTGCGACTGGTTCTACAGGTTCTACTGGTTCTACTGGTTCGACTGGTTCTACTGGTTCGACTGGTTCTACTGGTTCGAGTGGATCGACGGGTGCGACAGGCTCAATTGGTGCTACAGGATCCACTGGTGCTGTGGGAGCTACTGGTGCGACAGGTTCGAGTGGTGCGACTGGTTCAACTGGCGCAACTGGTTCAACGGGAGCGACTGGTGCTACTGGTGCGATTGGTGAGACAGGTTCTACCGGCGGAACTGGTGCTACAGGATCAATTGGTGCTACAGGGTCTACTGGTGCAACTGGCGCAACTGGTACGATTGGTGAGACAGGTGCCACGGGTTCTACTGGTGCGACCGGTTCTACAGGTGCTACTGGTTCTACTGGTGCTACAGGATCGACTGGTTCTACAGGATCTACTGGTGCTGTGGGAGCAACTGGTTCGACTGGTTCTACTGGTGCTACTGGGTCGACTGGTGCGACAGGATCTACTGGTGCGACTGGTGCGACTGGTGGGGTAGGAGAAACTGGCGCCACTGGTTCAACTGGTGCGACTGGTTCCAATGGTGAAACGGGCGCCACTGGTGCGACTGGTTCAACCGGAGCGACAGGTGCGATAGGTCCTACTGGTTCTACTGGTGCGACTGGTTCAACTGGTGCGACTGGTGCTACTGGTGGGGCAGGAGATACCGGTGCGACGGGTCCAACTGGTGCGACGGGGTCAACCGGTGCGACTGGTTCTACGGGTGCGACCGGTTCGACTGGTATTACTGGTTCAACGGGTGCTACAGGATCTACTGGTGCATTAGGAGAAACTGGAGCGACAGGTTCAACTGGTGCAACGGGTGAGACTGGTGCGACTGGTTCAACTGGTTCGACTGGTTCGACTGGCGCGACTGGTTCGATGGGTGCTACAGGGGGAACTGGTGCTACGGGTTTTACAGGTTCGACAGGTTCTACTGGTGCGACTGGTGCTACTGGTGCGACTGGTGCGCCAGGTTCAATTGGTGAAACTGGTGCGACAGGTTCGACAGGTGCTACTGGTTCAACAGGTGCGACAGGTTCCACTGGTGCGACTGGTGCGACTGGTTCGATAGGAGAAACTGGAACGACTGGCGCGACAGGTGCTACTGGTGCAACTGGATCTACAGGTGCGAGTGGTGCGACGGGTTCAACTGGTGCGACGGGCGCGACTGGTTCGACTGGTTCAACTGGTGCGAATGGTTCAACTGGTGCGACTGGTTCAACTGGTGCGACCGGTGAAACGGGTTCTACCGGTGCGACTGGTTCAACAGGTGCGACTGGTGCTACTGGTGCGACTGGTGTTACTGGTTCGACAGGTGTTACTGGTTCAACTGGTTCGACGGGTGCTACTGGTGGGATAGGAGAAACTGGTGCTACTGGTTCGACAGGTGCGACTGGGTCAACTGGTGTGACGGGTGGAACTGGTGCTACTGGTGCGACTGGTTCGACTGGTGCGACTGGTGCGACTGGTTCTACTGGTGCGTTAGGAAAAACTGGATCGACTGGTCCAACTGGTGCGACGGGTTCGACTGGTTCGATGGGCTCAACTGGTGTGACTGGTTCAACAGGTGCTACAGGAACAACCGGTCCTCCTGGATCAAATGGAGAAACTGGTTCAACGGGTGCGACTGGTTCTACTGGTGCATTAGGAGAAACTGGAACGACGGGTCCAACGGGTGCCACTGGCGCAACTGGCGCAACCGGTTCAATTGGCGAAACTGGTTCGACAGGTCCGACTGGTGCTACTGGTGCTACTGGTGGAACTGGTGCGACAGGTTCAACTGGTGCGACTGGTTCAACTGGTGCCATAGGATCAATTGGTTCAACTGGTGCAACTGGTGCGGTAGGCGCAACTGGTGCGACTGGTTCGACGGGTGTCACTGGTTCGACAGGTGTCACTGGTTCGACTGGTTCCACTGGCGCAACTGGTTCATTAGGAGAAACTGGCGCAACGGGATCAACTGGTGCCAATGGAGCAACCGGTGCGATCGGATCAACTGGTGCGACTGGTTCGAATGGTGTCACTGGAGCAACTGGTCCTACTGGTGAAACTGGCGCTACTGGTTCACCGGGTGTAATCGGTTCAACTGGAGCAACCGGATCGACTGGTTCGACTGGTGCGACGGGTCATGTAGGCGCAACTGGTGCGAGTGGACCAACCGGTGCGACTGGTTCGACGGGTGTTACTGGTTCAACTGGTGCTACTGGTTCTACTGGTGGAATAGGAGAAACTGGCGCAACGGGATCAATTGGTTCCAGTGGCGCAACTGGTGCGACAGGTTCAACTGGTGCGACTGGTTCGAATGGTGCGACTGGATCAACTGGTCCGACTGGTTCAATTGGCGCGACTGGTGCTCCAGGTTCGATTGGCGAAACGGGTTCTACTGGATCAACTGGATCAACTGGTGCAACTGGTTCTGTAGGTGCGACTGGTGCGGCTGGATCAACCGGTTCGACTGGTTCGACGGGTGTTACTGGTGCAACTGGTGCTACAGGATCGCCTGGATCTATTGGTGAAACTGGCGCAACGGGATCAACCGGTTCCACTGGAGCAGCTGGTCCTGCGGGAGGAACTGGTGCGAATGGTTCGACTGGTTCTACTGGCGCAACTGGTGCTATAGGCGAAACTGGTGCGACTGGTGCTCCAGGTTCGATTGGCGAAACGGGTTCTACTGGATCAACTGGATCAACTGGCGCGACTGGTTCTGTAGGAGCAACTGGTGCGGCTGGATCAACCGGTACGACTGGTGCGACTGGTACTGCTGGTTCGACCGGTGCTACTGGATCTACCGGTGGATTAGGAGAAACAGGAGCAACGGGTGGAATTGGTGCTACTGGTGCGAATGGGTTGACTGGATCAATCGGAAGTACTGGTGCGACTGGGTCGACTGGGTCGACTGGTTCGACTGGTTCTACTGGTACTAGAGGATCAACCGGATCAACCGGTTCACTTGGCGAAACGGGTGCGACTGGTGCGAGTGGTTCACTTGGCGAAACTGGTGCGACTGGTGCGACTGGATCAAATGGTGAAACGGGAGCGACTGGTGCTACAGGATCGAATGGGTCAACTGGAGCAACGGGTCCAACCGGATCAACTGGTTCAACTGGATCAACTGGCACGATTGGTGCGACTGGCGCAACTGGTGCGACTGGTGCGGCCGGATCAATCGGCGAAACTGGTGCGACTGGTGCGACTGGTGCGGCTGGATCAACTGGATTGACTGGTGCTACTGGAGGAATTGGATCAACAGGTGCCACTGGTGCGAGTGGATCAGCTGGTTCCATTGGCGAAACTGGAGCCACGGGATCAACCGGTGCGACTGGGTCAATTGGTGAAACTGGATCTACTGGTTCTACTGGCTCAACTGGTTCAATAGGATCAACCGGGTCAACTGGTTCATCAGGAACAACTGGTGATACAGGTTCTACAGGTGCGACTGGTGGAATTGGATCAACTGGTGCTACTGGTTCAACTGGTGTAACTGGATCAACTGGAGCAACTGGAGCAACAGGATCAACTGGCGCAACTGGTTCTACTGGTTCAAATGGTGAAACTGGATCAACTGGGTCAATTGGAATAACCGGAGCAACTGGTTCAACTGGTTCTCCTGGTCCAATTGGCGAAACAGGTGCGACAGGTGCTACTGGTGCGAGTGGTGCGACTGGTTCAACAGGTTCGACTGGTGCGACTGGCTCAACTGGGTCGATTGGTGAAACCGGAGCAACCGGATCAACGGGATCAATTGGTAAAACTGGTGCGACTGGCACAACTGGTGCTACAGGGTCAACGGGTGATACCGGTGGAACTGGATCCACTGGTTCAACGGGTGCTAAAGGATCAACTGGTGCGAGTGGTTCTACAGGTGCGACTGGTTCTACTGGTTCAATTGGATCGACAGGTGCTACAGGCTCAACTGGTGCTACAGGATCTACTGGTACTGTGGGAGCTACTGGTGTGACAGGATCAACTGGTGCGACTGGTGCGACTGGTGCGACTGGTTCAACTGGAGGCACAGGTGCTACTGGCGCTACTGGTTCGACAGGTGATACAGGCAGAACTGGTGCGACAGGATCGACTGGTGCTACTGGCGGAACTGGTGCGACCGGTTCAACTGGCGTGACTGGTTCGACTGGCGCCACTGGTGGAACTGGCGCAACTGGTGGAACTGGTGCTACTGGTTCAATTGGTGCTACTGGATCTACTGGTACTACTGGATCAACCGGTACTACTGGATCGACTGGTGCTACTGGATCTACTGGTGCGACTGGTTTCACGGGTGCGACTGGTTCAACTGGTGCGACTGGATCGACTGGAGTGACTGGATCAACTGGTGCTACTGGATCAACTGGTGCGACTGGAGCTACGGGTGCTACAGGAACAACCGGTGCTACAGGATCAACTGGGGCGATCGGTTCTACTGGTGTGACGGGTGCTACTGGTTCGACAGGAGCCACTGGTGCGACCGGTTCTATTGGTAAAACCGGATCAACCGGAGCAAGTGGTTCAACTGGCGCGACAGGTGGAACTGGTGCGACAGGTGGAACTGGTGCTACAGGATCTACTGGTGCTACAGGATCTACTGGTGCGACTGGATCAACCGGTGTAACTGGTTCGACGGGTGCTACTGGTTCCACGGGTGCTTATGGTTCGACTGGTGCTACTGGCGGAACTGGTGCGACGGGTTCTACTGGTCCTACCGGGTCTACAGGTACGACTGGTTCGACAGGTGCGACAGGTGGAACTGGTGCGACTGGTTCAACGGGTGGAACTGGTTCAACTGGAGGCACAGGTGCGACGGGATCTACTGGTGCGACTGGTTCTACGGGTGCAACTGGTGCTACCGGTGCGACTGGTAGTGGTATAACTGGTCCTACAGGTGCAACTGGAGCATCTGGTGCGACTGGTGCGACTGGTTCGACAGGAGCAACTGGTTTCACTGGTGCGACTGGTTCAACGGGTACTACAGGCAAAACTGGTGCCACAGGTTCAACTGGTGGAACTGGTGCTACTGGTGCTACTGGTGCTACTGGTGCTACTGGTGCCACTGGAGCTACTGGTGTGACTGGTTCGACAGGTACTACTGGTTCGACGGGTACTACTGGTTCGACAGGAGCTAGTGGTGCTACCGGTGCGACAGGTTCAACTGGTGCTAGAGGCGGAAGTGGTGCGACTGGTTCGACTGGTGTGACTGGTTCGACGGGTGCGACAGGTTCAACTGGTGCTACGGGTTTTACTGGACCAACTGGATCAACTGGTTCGAAGGGTGCTACGGGAGGTACTGGTGCTACGGGAGGTACTGGTGCTACAGGAGGTACTGGTGCTACAGGAGGTACTGGCAGAACGGGTTCAACTGGAGCAACCGGATCAACTGGCGGAACAGGAGCAACCGGACCAACTGGATCAACTGGTGCCACGGGTTCTACGGGTTCGACTGGTTTTGGCGACACTGGTGCGACAGGTTCAACTGGTCCTACCGGCGGAACTGGTGCTACGGGGTCAACTGGTCTTACTGGCGGGACGGGTGCGACTGGTTCGACTGGTACGACGGGTTCGACAGGTCCTACTGGTTCAACCGGTGCGACTGGTTCTACTGGTGCTACTGGCGGAACTGGTGCGACGGGTTCGACGGGTGCTAAAGGTTCGACGGGAGCGACTGGATCGACTGGTGTTACTGGATCAACTGGTGCTACGGGCGGAACAGGTGCTACTGGTGCGACGGGTTCGACAGGTACAACTGGTTCGACAGGTCCTACTGGATCAACTGGTGCTACAGGATCAACCGGTGCTACTGGTTCTACTGGTGCTACTGGTTCTACTGGCACTACAGGATCAACTGGTACTACAGGATCTACTGGTGCTACAGGATCTACCGGCACTACAGGATCGACTGGTGCTACTGGTTCTACTGGGGCTACTGGATCAACTGGTACTACAGGCGGAACTGGTGCGACAGGTTCGACTGGTACCACTGGTGGAACTGGCACAACTGGATCAACAGGCACAACTGGTGGAACTGGTGCTACTGGATCAACGGGAGCGACAGGATCAACGGGAGCGACAGGATCAATTGGTGCTACTGGATCAACTGGTGCTACTGGTGCGACTGGTCCTACTGGTTCAATTGGTTTTACCGGTGCTACTGGCGCAACAGGTGCGACCGGCGGTACAGGTTCTACTGGATCAACCGGTGCTACTGGTAGTACAGGAAGTGTTGGTCCGACCGGACAGGTGGGTCCTTTAGTAGGCAGTCAAATCGCAACAAGTGAATCATCATTGATTGCTGGTGCGACTGGTTTATATGATTTGTCATATGATTATAATAGTAATAATCAATATATCACTTCTCAATCATATATCTTAATTTCTGGTACTACTGCGGGTTATCTTGAAGTTGTGGGTATTACATTATCAGCTGGTTCAACCTATACAGTAACACTTTACAATTCGAATGATTACACTACAAGTTGGAACGCAAATGCTGACCTGGCATTAGTTGGACCAAAGGGACCATCTCAATCATCTGGTCCTACTGGTGCGACTGGTCCAACTGGGGCAACTGGTTCAACTGGCGCAACTGGTTCGACTGGAATGACTGGAGAGACTGGTGCGACAGGATCTACTGGTGCGACTGGTTCCACTGGTGCGACAGGTTCAACTGGTGCGACTGGTTCGACTGGAACGATGGGTTATGATGGTGAAACCGGATCAACTGGCGCGACTGGTTCAACTGGAACGATGGGTTATGATGGTGAAACCGGATCAACTGGTGCGACTGGAGCAACTGGAACGATGGGTTATGATGGTGAAACCGGATCAACCGGTTCGACTGGTTCGACAGGTTCTCAAGGTCCGACTGGTATCATTGGACCATTAGTTGTTACTCAAATGGCTACATCTGGAACATTACTTGCTGGCACAACTGGTTCATACGATTTATCATATGCTTATAATAGTAATAACACATATATAACGACTAACTCTTACATCACCATATCTGGATCAGGTAGTTCTGCGGGTTATTACCAAGTCATTGGAGTTTCAGTATCTGCGGGTTCAACATATACAGTCAACCTGTATAATTCGAGTGCGTATAATTCAAGTTGGTCTGCGAATGCTGATGTAGCATTAGCCGGTCCTGCTGGTTCCACTGGTTCTACTGGTGCCGCCGGAGCATTGGGTTTCACGGGTTCTACGGGTTCGACAGGATGGGGCGCAAGTGGGGCGACTGGTGCTACTGGTGGTGTTGGAGATACTGGTCCAACTGGTGGAACTGGTCTAACTGGTGCCACTGGCGCGACTGGTTTTGGTGCTCAGGGCGCAACGGGTCCTACTGGTCCTACGGGTAGAACGGGTCCGACTGGTCCGACTGGTGCTACTGGTTCGACAGGTCCGCCTGGAACGGGTTCTCTGGCTGGTGTAAGTGGAGTTACTTCATTAGGTATTACTGGTTATTTATTCGGAGCTACATTTACTACTACAAGATTTTTGCGAATGGCATATGCTATTGGTGGAAACACAAGTACAACTTTTCCTGGGTTAATGCCCGGATCTTATGCTGATATTTTTGCGACACAATGTATTGATTTTGGTTTAATCGGTATATCGGGTGGTAATAATTGTAGAAATTTCATTTTAAATAGTACTACTGTTTCAACAACATGGATATCTGTTGCGGTTTCCGCTTCTGGACAAAACCAAATCGCTGTTACTAGTGGTAGTGGTTTGATTTATATTTCTTCTAATTATGGAATCACCTGGGCAACCACTGGTGCGGTTACCCCTGGATCCCAAACTTGGAAATTTGTTGCGATATCAGCATCAGGTCAATACCAGACCGCGGTTCCCTCATCAGGTACTATTTATACTTCAATTGATTATGGTGCTACATGGGTAAGTAAAGATTCGTCAAGATCATGGACGGGTGTTGCCATGTCAGCTTCTGGACAATACCAAGTCGCCTGCGTTACAGCTGGTAATATTTATATTTCTACAAATTTTGGTAATACTTGGACAGTGGATTCAACTGTTGGAGTAACAAGAAATTGGACATGTGTTTCATGTTCAGCATCGGGACAATACCAAACCGCAGTAAATAGCGATGGTACAATTTATAAATCACTCAATTTTGGTATTAACTGGTCAGTTGTGCCTGGTATATCAGGTATATCTTTTGTAGAAGTAACAATGTCTGCGTCTGGACAATACCAAACCGCAATTAACAGTACAAATACAAGTGCTTATGTATCTCAAGATTATGGAAATAGTTGGACAACCGCAGGAACATTCACAACCGCAGTTAGTGGTGTGTGTATAACTGCTGCTGGACAACTTCAACTAATTTGTGTAAATGGTGGAAGTATTTATGCTTCTACTAATTATGGATCTACTTGGGGTATCGCTTATTTATCTACCATCGCATGGACAGCAATCGCCATTTCATCATCTGGACAATATATTACAGCAGTTGTTACAGCTGGAAGAATGTATACTTGTGTGAATAATAATTCAGGAAATGCGGTTATTAACGTAGGTGGTTACAGTGGTTCTTTTGGTTTTACAGGTAGTGGTGGTTTGACAAGTATTCCTGGAGCACTTTTTTACGATACTTCTTACTTAGTTGGTGGTGCGAGTGCTCTTAGAATATCAACCGGAACAACATGGATGAATGTAAAATCTTTCGTGATCGATCATCCAATAGATAAAAGTAAATATTTAGTACATGGTTGTTTAGAAGGTCCCGAAGCTGGTGTTTATTACCGAGGAAAAGATGAAATTACCAATGGAATCTCATTGACGATTGAATTACCTGAGTATGTGAATAAACTCGCAAAAAATCTATCCATACAAATCAGCGCGATTTACGACGGAGGAGAATTGAAAACATATAATGTCAGCACAGTGAATGATAATAAATTCACCGTATATGGTCCAAATGGTAAGTTTTACTGGATTGTACACGGTACACGAGCGGAATTCACTGTGGAACCATCAAAACACAACACGATTGTAAAAGGTAACGGTCCTTACAAATGGATTTAGATTTGGGGTTAGGGTTTAAATTTCTCTCATTCAATGGAAAATCCAGGATTAAAATCAAAAAATAAAATACAAAATACAAAACATTATATTTGTTATTTGGTTTCATAACAAATATAATTAAAAATTGAAATATATGAATGAAATGTAAATGAATGTATCCTTATATAGTATATTATAGTAAAAAGCAAAAAAGCAAAAAAATGGAAAATACAACCCAGCAAACAAGTGATTATAAATTAATTAATATCGAAAATATTAATGAATTACCAACGGATTATCCAGACGAATTTAAAGAATATTGTCTAAATAATAAACTGAATCCACCAACTATAACAACCGGAAATGGTTCGGCATTATCTGTGATGTTAAAATATCCCTATTATTATTTTAACAGGGATACTTGTGAAAAATTCGTGGAAAAATTTAATATAACTACAAAAGATAGCATACAATTATTTAATAAACATAATCAATGGGGTATTCTAACAAGCAGCGACTTGAAAGATCACGGAAAATATTATGTGGTTTATCCATATTCTTTATCGAAAAAACACAAAATGAGAAAAGATTTCAAATTCGACGGTTCAGAGGAAGAAAAAAACAAAGAAATTGATAAAATCAAATCCACGATTAAAACGGATTATGTTGATGTTCAAAATTCATTATGGCAATTGGGACACAAAAATCCAGGTTCAACTGATAATTCAAGTCAAAACTTGGTTTTACAACCACCGATTCAAGCAAAATATAGAGATGATTATATATTCATTGACACTTTGACTAAAATCCCTTTAGCCTATAAGTTGCGAAAAATGATTGAAAAAAAGGAAATCGAAATAACAAACGAACAAGCAGCGGAATATAAAAAACTGTTTGGTGATTCGGATTTATTTACATCGGTCTAAACAAATTTTATAATATTCGTTATTTAACTCTATACCAAGACATTTCCTATCCGTATTTTTACACGCCAACGCAGTAGTACCACTCCCTAAAAAGGGGTCGACAACAAGAGACCCTTTTTTACTGAATAGTTTTATTAAATGTTCTATTAGCGCCAGAGGTTTTACGGTTATGTGCGTGTTGTTTTCACCTTTTTCGTTTTTGGATGGTTTTGATACCAAGAAATTTTTATCATAACTTTCAATATATTCCTCTGTTGTAATTATGTTTGCTGGAACTCTGTCGTGATCGATGCCTACTTTTTGTGAAAAGTCCAATAATCCAGTTTTAAATTGTAATTCGTTTTGTATAAAAGTCAGTTTTCCGATTGGTTTCATTGCTACACATATTGGTTCAAAACAAGATCTGATCTGAGGTGTTTTATAGTCTTTATATTCTTCAATTAAATGGACCTTTTCTTCTTGTGTCAATTTCATTTTTTCTATAATATGAGTCACAGACATACCTTTTGGCATGCTTTGTGTATAAGTCCAGTTTATCATATCTCTTATTTCAAAACCGGCGATTTCGCAACTCATCGCAATTGCGTGGTATAATCTGGGAGACGAAAATGACAAAAAGTATGCGCCTGGTTTCATTTTTTGAAATAATAATTTGGACAATTTCAAATAAAAGTCATATAAATTTTTGACTTGTGATTTATCAAATTTCATACCTTTTGGTAAATGTGTAATGTGACTATTTTTAACATCATTATTGACCTCATTTGATGACCATGTATTGTCCAGTTTATCTATAAAATACGGCGGATCAGTGATGACACAATCAATGCTGTTGTCTTTTAATTTATTTAATTCAACCATACAATCATTGTTCAAAATAACGATATTATCATTGTCATTATCATTGTTTTGATTCTCAACGGTTTCACTTGAATTCACATAGGTATTTTCTTGTAAAATAGTTGGGTCCTCTTCAATAATAAGTTCTACTTGACCCTGATTACTCTTTTTTATCAATTCGATTAATTCTCCTTTATTTTTTGATTTACATTTGGTCAATCCGAGTTCTGTACACTTTACTAAAAGTTCAGGTTTTGATAATTTATTCAAGTCCATTTCTTCAACAATACAAGTTATATTATTACTATCCGTCATATTATTTAGATCAATTTTTTTATTATTTAATTCATACTCAATAATAAAATACATTTATACTTTTGAAAATAAGCATCAAAGAGAGAAAGATTACATGGATTCATAATTAGAATTACTAATGTTTTTTTCTTTTTCACTGCTCGTGCTCATCGGTTTCAAAAACTTTTCTTGATTCATCAAATCATCTAAATAATTATTTTGAACCAAAAACGGATTTTGATTGATTTGCCCAAACATTTCTCGTTCCGACATTTTATTATAATTGTCTTCCCTTTTATTCAACGGTTTATCGATAAAAACGGAACCGTCGATGGACCATATATCATTTTCAGAAAGCAATGATTGTTCATATGCTGTTCTATCATGATTTGTAGATGGTTGTTGCTCATACGATTCCTCCTCGTAATATTCGCTTTTTTTCATTATTTTTTGAGAAGACCTCGGGGTTTTTTCCATTTTCTCTCCACAAGTCCATTTCCATTCAATAAAATTCATATGAAATTCAATAATATATAGATATAATATAAGATTTCGGTTTTATCGCAATTCGGGTTCACTCGTCTATGTCCCCGCCATCCAGGTGATCCACCCGGACAATATTCATCTGTTTGGTGAACAAAAACGCGTTACTACTTTTTTTTCGTCGTTTTAAATTACAGTCTAAACAAGAAATCACTACATTTTCATGAAAATGTCCTATATCATTGTCGATTCGATCCAAAGTCCATTGTTTCATTTCTCTCACCAACTTGTATAATATGTAGACTTCTTCTTTACAATAAAGACATTTCAATCCACTTTCTTGTAATTTATCAATCACCTGTTCAAGATTAATGATTTTTCTCTCATCATACACTTTTTTAAGAACATCTTGTTGTTTGTAATTATTCAATTTACTAGATATTTGTTTCTTTACAGTGTTAATATTTGTTTTGTCTAGATCGTCATTTGTTTTTGTGGTTAACATATTCAATAATGAGTATTGGTTCTCCCAAGAAAACATTTCGAGAGAAACCTGATCCATTGTTTTCCGTTCTTTCACATCTTCTGGTTTTTTAATCACTTTTTTCATTTGGTATTTCGCGACGGTTCCAGTGATAATGACCTTTTTTTCATTTGTAATTTCACTCATAGAATGGTTAATTATTATAAGCCGTTATTATTATTTGTTCCAAAATAACCTAAAAATAACATATTATAAAAAGGAGTTAAAATTAATCCGATATATTATATTATAATTACAAAATGTCCACCACGAGTACAGAAAAAAAAGATGAATGTGTAGAATTGAAAAATATCAAATATAAAACCATGTTGATGAGTGGTAATGTCATCCAAGAAACAAAAACCACGAATAATATGAATAACTTGGAAAATTTCTTGGAGAACGAAAAGATGACAAACAAAGCCGAACCTTGGGCGAAACTGGATAAGACCATTAAGATCCAGAAGTTATTAGTCTATGCTGAATTGTATGCGAAAGAAAAAGAATACACAGAAGAGGAGAAAAATAATTTAATCAAGTTCTTAAAAGAGTCACTTGATCGAAAAAAATTACATCGTGTAAAGGATGTCATATATGATAAAATAAGTGGTGAAGTAAAGGAAATTCCTGGTTTATTTTACAACAAATCTAGTAATCATTTTACTTTGAGAAATTTGGATACCAAAAGGGTTTCTACTTTGAAAAGTCTTCCGCCAAAAAAAGTCAAGGGAACCTTGAAAAATATAGTAGAAAACGAAGAACAAGATGATGAATAAAAAATTGATTTACAATTGTATTTATATTTGGAATGAATATAAATACAACATATTATAGTATAATAGTTAATAATAAACAATCAACAGTTTGAAATGAACTTTCATTATTTGGATGATTTGAGTGATTTAGAAGATGTATTGGACGAGGTCGATGAAGACTGGGATCATGATTCTGCGTCGGACGACGATGACCTAGAGGATGATTTGTCGAGCACTGTGTCATTAACACCCAGTGATGAAATGGAAATTGTGGAATCCACTGTAGAGGACATGTATGAATATATAGAGGACAATCCAAACGCCATTTGTGATCCAGATTTTCATGAAAGTTTGACCGAATATATTCAAGATTTATTAAATATTTATTTTGAAAATCTATATTTTGATAGAAACGAGGATTATTTCAAGGACGAAATCAAATCCATTATTGAAAGTTCGTTTGAGATGTTTTATAACATGTATCCAAAACGGTCGTATTCAAATACGCTAGTATTACAAAAACCGGATATTCCGACCATTCAAGAAAAAATCAAAAAATTAAAAAACAAAGACCAGCCTGCCCAACGAACAAGCGAATGGTATATGTATCGTCATAATTTAATCACCGCAAGTAACGCTTATAAGGTGTTTGAAAATGAATCCAGTAGAAATCAACTGATCTACGAAAAATGCGTCATGCCTTTTATACCTTCAGCTGAAACAGAAAATACCGAATCGCCTCATGTCTCCCAAGTCAATGTCAATTCGGCATTACATTGGGGACAAAAATATGAGCCCATCTCTGTGATGGTTTATGAGCATTTGTACAAAACCGCGGTGGGTGATTTTGGTTGTATTCAACACGACACCTATCATTTTATTGGCGCGTCGCCGGATGGTATCAATATTGATCCCAGGAGTCCAATGTATGGGCGAATGTTGGAGATTAAAAATCCGGTAAGCAGAGAAATCGACGGGGTTCCTAAAAAGGAATATTGGGTACAAATGCAGCAACAAATGGAGGTCTGTGATTTGGACGAATGTGACTTTTTGGAGACGAAATTTATTGAATATGTGAATGAGGACGAATTCAATAAAGACGGTGAATTTGCGGAGACGGCTGATGGAAATATGAAAGGAATTATTATGTACTTTTCAAACAAATATGGAAATCCGGTGTATAAATACAAGCCATTAGATATTGATAACGCGGAGGATTTCCTGGTATGGGAAGAACAACAAATGGATGAAAACGAAGACACGATGACTTGGATCAAGAATATTTATTGGAAATTGGACCAAATCAGTTGCGTGTTGGTTCAACGAAATCAAAAATGGTTTCACGACAATGTAGGCGCCATGAAAGAATTATGGGAAATCGTGGAGAAAGAACGGCAAACCGGGTTTTCCCATCGGGAGCCCAAAAAGCGGGTCAAGAAAGCCGATGCTTATGAACCCGTCGGAGGCGGATGTTTGATTACTATTAAAAAAAGCAATGACACAATATCATGCTCCCCAATGGCGTCGTCACCGATCATCAAAATACGCACGGAATCGATTGATGAGACACAAGAAATGATGATGAAAACACAACAAGGAGATTTTGTCTAAATGAATTACACCAGATTTATTTTTTAGTTCGCCTGTATTTTTTACTTTTCGTGTTTCTGGATTTGGACCTTTGTTTTCTGGTTCGTTTATGCTGTGTTTTTTTGTGTTTTTTCTTTCCTCCCCTATTTCCGTCATCAGGAAAAAAGTGAAACATTATATTAGAAAATTCTTTATTTGAATCCTTCAAAGGAGTAAATTCTTTTGACGGGGTCAATTTTTTTGACGGGGTAAGATCTATTTCTTTAAGTCTTTTTTCGAGATTTCCATTCTTATCCCGCGATTCTATAATACTATATTTTCTTTTTCCCAATTGATTGTTCGCAATATATGTAATTGTATCATCAATATTAGCTAGATTTTTTTCATCATCTATATAAACATATGGGTCTTCGCGAAGTGCTTCAAATAAATAATGTTCTTTCATTTTCACTTTTATTATAATATATAATAGTATATTACAATATTTTTATGCGAACACGGGTAATTCGGGTCCCGCTTGAGGTCCCAAAAACAAGTTTTGGTCAGTATTATAATAATTCACTCTAACCCCATACATGGTTTCCGGAACAGGTGGTAAAGGCTGGGATACATTGGATAATACCTCTTGGTCTTTGTACAAAGCATCACACATATCAGCGCGAATACATTCCCCGTCATCGGGATTACTCCAGTATCTTAAATTATTTGTAATTTGTTCATAGGATCCGACTCTAAATACGGGAAATTTCATCCAAATATCATTATAATCTTTTTTACTCACTGTTTTTGAACCAGTATATGGATAACTTCCTTCTAAAAGCGGATATTCAGTACTGTATGGATATTCCCCCGGATTTGCTAAATTTTGTAATCCCTCTTTCAAAAACTTATTATTACCGGAAAAAATACCAAGGTTGCTTATTGCCATACATATGATGATAATTATTAATATACCGAAAAAAATCTTCATTTTTGTCATTCTTATATACTATATATATTATAATACAAATATATTTATTTCAATGATGTTTGAATTTTCTTGCGCGAAGTCTTTAAATTAAAAAGTGCGCTAAATATATTTTTAGAAAAGGGGCTTAAAGCCCAAAATAAAAAGATGTAAAAGAACAAATGGTTTAAAAATAAAATGATCCATATATGTATAGAATGAATACAGGTGATGAGACAAGTATAGATATGCGGGTTACAAAGCGTGATGGCGAATTAGAGGATATTGCCTTTGATAAAATATTAAATCGGGTGAAAAAATTGGGTCTGGAAGCAAATATTCAAATTAATTATTCGTCACTGGTGATGAAAGTCATTGACCAGTTGTATGATAAGATTCCCACTACTAAAATCGATGAATTGACCGCGGAACAATGCGCCGTGATGTCTACACAACACCCAGATTATGCTGTTTTGGCTGGACGCGTGGTGGTGTCCAATCATCAGAAAAATACGGAGGCGTCGTTACACAAAGTGATGGAAAAGTTGTATTGGTATAACGATGTTCACGGAAAACACTCGCCTTTGTTGTCGTATGATACCTGGATGGTTATTAGTGCGAATAAGGATGAACTAGAAGGAATGATTGATTACAATCGGGATTATTTGATTGATTACTTTGGTTTCAAGACTTTAGAACGCGCTTATTTGTTCAAAGTAAACGATGTTGTGGTTGAAAGACCTCAGCATATGTGGATGCGTGTTGCGGTGGGAATTCATGGAAATAACATGGACGCCGTGCGCGATACCTATGATTTAATGTCTCAAAAATATTTTACACATGCTACACCCACGCTGTTTAATGCTGGCACACCTAGACCGCAATTAAGTTCTTGCTATTTGATTGCCATGGAGGACGATAGTGTCGATGGAATATACGATACGCTCAAAGACTGCGCTAAAATATCCAAATGGGCGGGCGGTATTGGTCTTCATATTCATAATATTCGCGCAAAAGGAACCCGTATTCGCGGAACTAACGGAAAGTCAAATGGAATTGTCCCCATGTTACGTGTGTTTAATAACACCGCAAAATTTATTGACCAAGGTGGAGGTCGCAGAAATGGCTCATTCGCAATCTATTTGGAGACGTGGCATGCAGACATTGAAGATTTTTTAGACATGAGAAAAAACCACGGTGATGAAGAATTGCGCGCTCGTGATTTGTTTTATGCCCTATGGGTGTCTGATTTATTCATGGAACGCGTAAAGGATAATGGAAAGTGGTCCCTCTTTTGTCCGCACGAATGCCCGGGTCTTGCCGATGTATACGGCGACGAATTTAAGGAATTATACTTGAAATACGAAGCACAAACAACGAATCCAAGAGTCGTCAATGCGCGTGAATTATGGTTTAAGATTTTGGACGCCCAGATGGAGACTGGCACCCCATACTTATTATATAAAGATGCTGCGAATATTAAATCGAACCAGAAAAATATTGGCACCATTAAGTCGTCAAATTTATGCTGTGAAATAATGGAGTTTTCTGACGATAAGGAAACCGCCGTTTGTAACTTGGCAAGTGTCGCCTTACCCGCTTTTGTAAATCAAGAGACCAAAGAGTTCAATTATGAAGAGCTCCATCGTGTCACCAAGGTAGTCACTGGTAATTTAAATCGCATCATTGACATTAATTTTTATCCAACCGAAAAGACCAAAAGAAGTAATATGCTTCATAGACCGATTGGTATAGGAGTTCAAGGATTGGCGGATGTTTTTATTCTCATGGATATACCATTTCATAGTGAGTCGGCTAAAGAAGTGAATAAAATGATTTTCGAGACGATATATCACGCAGCTCTTGAAAAGAGTAATGAGGTCGCTATATCGCGCAAAGAATTGGTAAAACATATACGGTCTAAATTGTCCGCTGAAGATATAGAAAAGATAAAAGAAACTTTAAAACTGGAACAAACCATTACGGATTATCCACCATTGTTGTCCATATTAGGACAGTTGTCTTATAATAATACCGTGAATCAGAATGTGGTTGTCGCAGAAATCCTGAATATCAAAAATGATGAATTATCTGGTTCCTATAGTTCATTTGAGGGATCACCTGCGTCAAATGGACAATTACAGTTTGATTTGTGGGGCGTAGATCCAGCGACCACCCGGTATAACTGGAGCGAATTGCGCGAGTGTATTCAAAAACACGGTTTGCGTAATTCATTGTTGGTTGCCCCTATGCCAACCGCGTCAACCTCGCAAATCCTGGGTTATAATGAATGTTTTGAGCCATTGACGAGTAATTTGTATACAAGACGAACTTTAGCAGGGGAATTCGTGGTGGCAAATAAATATTTGATGAAAGATTTGATTTCCCTGGGATTATGGAATGAAAAGATTAAGAATAATATTATAGCCAACAAGGGAAGTATTCAACAATTAACGGTGTTACCTGAACATATACGCGAAAAATACAAGATCGTGTGGGAAATGCCGATGAAACATTTGATTGATATGGCGGCGGATCGTGGTGCCTTTATATGCCAGAGCCAGAGTTTGAATTTGTGGTTGGAAGACCCGAATTACAATACCTTGACATCGATGCATTTTTATTCTTGGAAGAAAGGATTGAAAACCGGGATTTATTATTTAAGACGCAAGGCAAAACACCAGGCACAACAATTTACGCTTGAACCAGATAAGAAGGAACATGGAACAGAAAATGATGAAATATGTGAAATGTGCTCGGCATAAAATAAAATAAAAATATTATATTTGTATAGTATATACTAGAAATGGTTAAAACTGACCAAATTATTTTTGCGACAGCTGGCGGAGTTGCGCTTCTTTTACTTGCCGGGATATCCAAAATGTACTATAACTCTCACAATGATAAGAAAAAAAAAGAAAAAATGAAGGAAACCGCGAAAAAAATGTTATCAAAAACCGTTAGACGAGGTGGTCCATTTAGTAAAAATAATACCAGAAAAGGACTTTCTCCTTCTGTAGCTACAATAGACTTTTTATTGAAGAATCCTCCTCCTAATAAAAAATAAATATATTCTCGCGAAGAACATATTTATTTTTATATTTTTGTATAATTTTAGAATGTATTTTAGTATTTAATGCGAATCATAACCACCATCATAGTTTGAACCATAAGTCGCACAGGTTGAATCCGCACAATAACCATAATATTCTTCTTCAAATTGGTATTTATCACGAGGATCGACATATTGATTAATTTCATCATAATTCAGGACGATTGCTTGATTGTCGTCTTGTTCAACAAGTTCCGTTGATTCTATTTCCAAATTATCTTGGCATCGTTCTTCATTTGAATCTGTATCGGAATCCGAATCATTGAATTCTTCCTGTAAATTCATGAGCGCGTCATATCTGTCATTGATCATATCAATAATTTCAGAATCAATCATTTCATCTTTTTTCAAGATATGTAATACCTGAAACAAAGATAAATTGTTTTTATCGAAAGATTGGCTTATACGGTCGCCTTTATATTCATTCTTGGAACAATTCACACAGTATTCCGTAAATATTCCTTTGTATGTTCCATAATACAAACAATCAAGGCATTCATGGGGTCCTGTTTTAGGTAAGTGATTAAGCGCCCATTCCTCTGGAAATGATGAAGCATAGTAAATACCATAATAAGAATAACAAATTCTATGATCACCAATTGAATATTGTGTAATGTTTCTTTCGTCTGTTTTATAAGAAACACATCCGTTATGAAATTGTAGCCCATGAGTGTTGTTGACTGTTTCCATTATTATTTTCTGGTAGTGTTTTTAACTTGTTTTTTAGTTTATTTTACTTTCAAAAACTAAAGAAAAAAGCAAATCAATTTTTTTATTTAGAAATCATCGCCAGATAAAAAGGAAATCAAGAAAATCAAGTTTCGCGTAATATTCTTCTAATAGCGCGATTTATTTCACGCAAATCTTTTTCAAAAATCAATTTATAAAAACATCGCAAGGTGATAATGACATCAAACAAAGAATTATGGAGATTTTTTGGTTCATAGGAGAATAAATGTTTATGAAGTTCGCTTAATTTAGGGTATTTGTATCCTTTCTTTTTGTTATTTGGACTCGGATTCGGATTCTCAAGTTTACAAATATCCACAGTGTTTTTCATGGTACAAAAACATTTTGAATTGAATTGTTTTCCCTTTTCAAAATAATGAATCATTTGATCATATGCTTCATCGTGTCCACTTTCTTCTTTTAGACGATATAATTCAACAATCAACATTTTTACATCGAATTCCAAGTTGTGACCGATGATATAATCGGCTTGTTTCACTTTTACATGAAAATTTCTTAAAACATCGTATAAAAGATTGCCTTCGGTTTGGCATTTTTCTTGAGTAATTCCGTGAATCTGGATGCATTCTTGAGGTATTACAATATGTTGCGGGATTTTTATAATATCATCATAAATGAATACATCATTCTTATCTGTATCGTACATTACTGAACTAAATTGAACAATATAGGGCTGCTTTTCAGTTTCAGATAAATCCGCGTATTTATCTATTTTACCGGTTGTTTCCGTATCGAAAACTAAGATTTTCATTTTTTGTGTTTGGTATATTTATGAGTAATGTAAATTTTATATCTTATTTTTAAATCAATTTTATTTATACTTTTGTTTTTCTCTCATCAAGTATAATTTGTAATTATAAAAATGTATTAAATATTATAATATATACTTTAGTAATAATTAATGATTACATATATTCAACATAATGATCCAATAATATTAGTACCAGTACATATATCAAAAATAGGTTGTTATACGTCAAATCTATTTTTATTTGTCAGTATTCATGCTTTTATTGATAATTATTGTGTTCTGGGGTGTTTTTTATTTTTATTATATATAACAACATTTCTAAATTGGAAAGAAGTTAGATATACATCATTTATAAAAACCGCTGATATTATAGTAAGTATTTCAACAGTTACTCATATAACATTATACGATAGTTATAGATGGAAAGAGAATCGCATAATTTGGATAAATAATTTATCTTTATCAATATTCATGTTTATAATAAACGAATTTGTCTTTTATTATCTAGTAAGGAATAACAAAAGTCCATTCTATACACTACCAAATACAAATAAACGAGAAATATCATATTATATAAATGTATTTTGTCACACTATATTTCTACACGTTCTTTTATGTGTAACCGCGAGTTATTTAGCGTTTAGTTCTTATTATTAGATTCATAAAAAATAAATAAAAAATAGAAAAAGAAAGAATATAAAGAATAAATATATAATACATCATGTATACTATTACATACGGTGTTGAAGGTAATGCGATTGATGTTACAGTTACTGTTTATAACAAGTTAATAAAACAAAATATATTATATATTCCAGATGGAGATGCGAGTCGTGCGTTTTATTTTACAGACCCTGTTCCATATGTTCTAAAATCGGTATTTATTACTGATCCAAACAAGAATACAGTGAAATACGACCATACTACAAAAATATATATTGATTTAAATAGTGAACAGATTTTCACGAATAAAGATGTTGTACCAGAATATATTAAAAACATTCACATTGATTATAAAGAAAAATTAAGCGAAATACACAAAAAAATAAAAATACATTTTGGCGATTTTACGGAGGAATATTCAGAACAAATGATGGCAATTAAAAATTTGACAGGAAACGAAAAAGTATTGGAAATCGGTGGAAATATTGGAAGAAATAGCTTAATCATTGCTTACATTTTGAATGAAAAGAAAAATAATAGATTGGTGACACTTGAAAGCAGTAAAGTGATTTATCAAAAATTATTACATAATAAAATACAAAATCCCGATTTGGATTTTTTCATAGAAAATTCTGCGTTGTCGAGCAAACCATTAAAACAAAATAAATGGGATACTAGTTTTTATGAAGAAAATAGTGTTTTAGAGAAAGATTATGAATTAGTAGATACAATCACATTCCAGGAATTACAGGAAAAATACAAAATAGAATTTGACACTTTGGTTTTGGATTGTGAAGGAGCGTTTTATTATATTTTATTAGATATGCCTGAAATATTGGATAATATCAAATTAATCATGATTGAAAACGATTTCAAAGAAGAAGAACAAAAAAAATATTTTGATGAGACTTTACTAAAACGAGGTTTTTACAATAGTTATTCCGAAGATTTAATCATTGGTCCGGGTAATATTCGTAAAAACTTTTTTCAAGTTTGGAAAAAATAAATATAATTTATTTTTATATTTATTTTAGACATATTTTAGACATATTTTAGACATATTTTATAAATATTTTACACATATTGTTTACAAATACCAAAACTGCGACGATGCCAAATAGTAATTCCATGCTGTTGAATTCCATCTAAATGTTTTTTGGCGCCGTATCCCTTATTACTATCAATGCTGTAATATTCAATCAACTGTGGGTTTTCCTTACATAACTCATCAATATATGTATCACGCGCGACCTTTGCCAAGATTGACGCCGCTGCGATTGCGGAATATTTATTATCACCACCTTCAATACAAATATGAGACAACGGTTCTAGTATTTTGCGCTTTTTGTTGTACATGGTGTATGGATTGAAATAATTCCCGTCAATCAATAATTGTATTTTTTTTTCAGAGGAGTCAAATAATTCGGGGTGTTTTTTGATTAATTCGCCAATACATTTGTGCATTGCTTGTTGGGTAGCCTGTAAAATATTGATTTCATCGATGACTTTTTCGTCTTCATAACAAACAACCCATGCTAATGAAGTATTTTTAATATATTCCGCGGCCTCATCAATCTTCTTTTTTGAACTAAATTTTTTGCTGTCTTTCATTTTCGAATGATCAAAACTGTCGTCTTTAGGTAAAACAACCGCGGATACATAAACTCTCCCAAAAAGTGGTCCTCTTCCGACCTCATCAATACCGATTTCAATAATATTTGCGTCTTCTACAAAATATTTTTGGAGGGGTTGTTGTTTTACTCTTACTCTTTTTTTGGGACATTCTGGTGAGGTTTTCTCAAGTATTTGACTCATATTTATTACTGGATAATATGTATATATTTTATTTTATATAATTCATTTTATATAAAATAATTCATTTCAATTTTTTAGTAAAATGAAAATCCATGTAAAATTCTAAATGGGGCTCATAGACAACCAACATTTATAATTTTCAGTCTTTCTACATTCCATAAAATATAAATACTGAATTAATGGATTACCATTTTTGTTCTGAAACAAAATATTTCCATTTAAATCCTTTACAAATTCTGTATGAGGTTCAAATTTTAAAAAATATATTTTTTCATGTTTTCCTTCTAATCCAACAAAAGAATCTGTTTCATTACGACCCAAAAATTTGTTTGTTTCTCTACCAAGTAATCCTGGTCCAGAAAAATCTAATCTGGATGGAGGTATTATATGATTTTCTATTTTATTCACAAGATTATAAATACAATTAAACATTATATTATTGTTTGGTATACAACATATAAATCCATTTGCTAAGTTATGTTGTCCTTCATAGGGATTCGTATTTAAATCAATTAATAACATTAATTCAGTTTCATCTGTTAAAAAGTTGTCTATTTTGCCTAAACACAATGTATCAATATCAACATATATTCCACCATATTTGTATAAAACACAATATCTCCATAAATCCGCTTTAAACGCACCAGGAATGATTTTACAATAGGCGTTATATACACGTTCATCAAAGTTATCTTTTATGAAAAGTTCCCTATCATTTTTATCATAAAAACAATATTCGTAGTCAGGATTTAATATTTTCCATTGATCTATTAATTGTTGAAATTCGGGTGAAATATGTTTTGTCTCCCAAGTTTGAAAAATTTTTTTTGGTATTTTAGACATATAGTTTGTATTTATAGTAAATATTTCTATTTAAGTCTTTATAACTTTAGGTATTTTTATGTTGTGATTTTTAATTATTTAATTTCATAATTATTTTTTTCACATTATAAATTATACATGAATAAATTATTAATTCTTTTTATCATTTTATTACTTGGACTTATTTTATGTCATTTTTTAGGACGAAACTATTATACGGAAGGTTTCGGAAATGAAGAAAAAGTTGAAACAATCACCGGTGTAAGTGGTAAACCCCCAACGACTACAACATCCCCCCCCTCTAATGTCACACCAACCCTAACAACTTCGACACCATATGATAATTATAATCATTTTGATAAATCTAGTTATCCTACAAAATTTTACGGTCCAAATGGAACAACTGCGACTGTTATAAATAAAGACGGAAAGTATTCTCTTGTAATGATGGATACTTCTGGAAAAACAATTATTTATAGTGTAGATGCTCCTTCTGCCGACACCACCATCACCCAAACTACTTTTTATGGTCCAAATGGAGGAACCGCTAAAATAACCAAGGATAATAATGGAAATTACATCATCAATGTCATGAAACCTGATGGAACAACTATGATATATACGGTAACTACCAACCAAGGTCAAACTCTACCTCCTCCTCCTCAGGAAAATATGACCACTACTGAATCTACATATACTGTTGGACAAGGTTACAGTCCATTGAAGAATACATCGACATCTGGTGGTAGTGGTAGTGGTTCTTCCGGGTATGATTATAGTTCATCGTTACCAAAAGGAATACCAAAAAGCATGATCGCCCCAGGTCAAGAAGATTTATACATTTTGAAATCAGAGGTCGTTCCACCTGTGTGCCCAGCGTGCCCTGCTTGTTCTCGTGGAGTAAGTAGCGGAAGTTCAAATAGTGGATTAGCGCCTGGAAGTGGAAGTCAAACCAGTTCAACCAGTGGAGGATCCTTTTTAGATAGTTTTTCGAACAATTACATGGAATCGACCAAATGCCCACCATGTCCTCCTTGTGCGCGCTGCCCAGAACCCGCTTTCGATTGTAAAAAAGTTCCAAATTACAATTCTATAAATAACAGTTATTTACCTATGCCCGTATTGAGCGATTTTAGCAATTTTGGAATGTAATTTCTATACTATTTTTACATCGTTGTAAAAATATTATTATACCTACCTGTTTTTATTTATGCCTTAGTTTCCTCGTTTTCACACACTTTTTGTCCATTTGAAAGGTCGAACCTTTTTCTTCCTGTGGTACAATCTTAATAATACATTTTGATTTCTTACCGTATAAGGGCTCAGTACATCCTTTGCTTTCCAATTTCGCTCGCTCTTTTTTCTCATATTTGAATAATTTAGGCATATCATCCGTACATCTTGAACGAAAATGTTCATATCTTTCTCTCACATCACAGTATTTTAAATTCGATTTTTTCTTTAATTTACGATTCACCAATTCATGTAATTCATAAATATATTTTGAAAAGGTGTCGCGATTTTTCATACATTCCATCGTCAATGGTAATTCTCTTAAATTCGTCTTTAAATTCATTCGACAATATTTACAAGGAAGCACATTTTTCAAACTCAATACATAATTTCTGTATTGGTGTTTTTGTTCCATGGATGGTTCCACTGGATAGTTGAAACTCATGGTATGAAGAAAATGCCATGCGCCAGGACCCCAAACCGTGGTAAGCATCCCGTCGCCACTATTGTAATCGTCTTTTGAATAAACCTTTTTTGTTTTATTTTTTATAGTCTTGTTTTTTATGGTGTTGTTTTTTTTAGAAATGGTCATTGTCATATTGATTTTTGTCTGTATATATTATACAAATATTATAATATTTACAATAAATATGAACGATACTCCCTATATAAATAGTTATGTCGAAAACACCAAAAATACATGTTTTTATATCATATGTTCCATATTTCTCATTTTTTTATTTATATTTGGTCCCCTAAACCGTTTTATCATCACATCCGTTATGGGTAGACTTATTATAATCGGGGTCTTATTATACGCACTCTACCAAAATACAGTGTCAACCATGAATTTTTCTAAATTCACCAATAGTGTTTTGACTAATGGACCATGGACAACTATAAAAACAAATATTATTTGTAGTTATGTGTTTTCACTCTTTATATTATTCTTGATTCTCAAGATCATTGGCGGGTCTTTCCAACAAACGATCAATCAAACCATTTGAATAATTCGCAGAATTTTGAGGACCCGAATTTAGGAGATCATTTTTACCAAATTTAACACTTTTCACTTTATGATAATATAATTCATCATTTTTGAATTCATATTTATCAAGAATGATGATTGACCCATCACGATTTCTAAATAACATTTATTTATAATAAATAGTAAATAATATTTAAATCATTATTTACTATTTATTGTTGAGTATTTTCGTATTTCGTTTGAAGATACTTACATTTTTTATTCTTAATATACATATATGGCATTAAGTAGTTTAATGAGTTCAACATCTTCATCTAGTTTTATCAACAAATTAAGGGATTTCATATCCAAGTTGAAGATAAAATCTGTACTTGTTTTTATTCTAATCGTGTTTTTACTATTTGTCATCTACTATATTTACACTAAATATTTCAGTAACGGGGTTGGAAAAATGATTGAAAACATGGAAAACCCATCCGGTGATAAAACTGCCGAATTAATGTTATTCCATGTAGATTGGTGCCCTCATTGTAAAACCGCCAAACCAGAATGGGATCAAGTCAAAGCACAATACGATAACAAATCCATTAATGGATACAAAGTAATGTTTAATGAAATCAATTGTACCGATGAAACACCAGAAAAGGTGAAAATGATTGACACCTATAAAATCGAAGGGTATCCAACGATTAAATTAGTCAAGGATAACCAAGTCATTGATTTTGACGCGAAACCAACCAAGGACACCCTGACTAAATTTTTGAATACCGTATTATAATACTTGAGGTGATTCAGAATCATCCACATTTTCTGATGATGTATTAGATTGTAATATATTTATTGTTTCATTATCATTCTTTTCCTCATTTTTGTCTTCTTTCTTTTGTTTCAAAGAGAGAAATCTGCGCGATGCCTCAATACCAATATTTAATAATTGTTCTCTCGCCTCTCTCGAAGAAATTGCCGATTTTAAAAAGGAAAAGCTTGGTCTTTTTGTACAATACACCACTTCATTTTCAATACTTTGTTGATTTTTTTCAGTATCAATATTTAGAACAAGTTTATTGATAAAAGTCATCATATAATCTAATATAGTCGATTCTTGATTTACTATATTATTTCCCAAATCAGAATCTGGGTCCTTTTCATAATTGTTTCGTAATCCCAAAATTTCCTCATATCCATTGACATCTGTAATACAATTGTTCTTAATACAGTAATTCAACGGATAGTTGGAAATCATTCCACCATCTACAAAACATTCCTCGCCGATACAACATGGAGAAAAAATCATTGGTATTGCGCTTGTCATATGAATAGCGTTTAATAATTCCAACTCAGGATGGGTCTTGTATGATATATCTACAATTTCAAAACGGTTCATTTCAAGAGTAAATATGTGAAAATCGATTTTGGTGTATTCATAAAACTCGCGCATGGTCATTTTCATGGATATGTCACGCGAATTGAAAAACGGTTTAAAAAACACATCAAACAATTTTTCATCAAACAATCCTTTTTTATGATATGCTTCAAAAATTTGGCTGACCCGAATTTGAAATGCCTCGTGCCATGGGCGTTTTATAATATAATCATTAATACTATCCCAGTCAAATTTGAGGGCAACCAACACTCCAAGAAGTGATCCGGCGGATGTACAATAGATTGATTCTATATTTTCTATATTCCAAAATTGTTGCTTTTCTAGATGTTGTAGGGCGCCTAATGCGATGACTCCCGTGGGTCCTCCTCCCGATATTACAATATGTTTAATTGTCATTATTATTATAAAATAAATTACTTTTAATAAGTTTTTTTCCCTATATTTTGTAAATGGCAAATATATTTACTTTGGAAAATGTAAGTGATTTTTCAGAAAAGTTAAACATTGATGAATTATATGAGAAAAAACGACAATATGATTTGAATAAATTAGAATTATACAACAAAATATTAAACAGAATACATGTGAGAATTAAAACCACCTCGCGACAAAAAATAGATGAACAATTTTGCTGGTTTGTTGTTCCTGAGGTGATTATAGGCGTTCCCAAATACGACCAAGGCGCGTGTATTGCCTACATTATAGATAAACTACGGGAAAACGGTTTCAATGTGAAATATATTCACCCAAATACATTGTTTATTTCTTGGCAACACTGGGTACCTTCTTATGTAAGATCCGAAATTAAGAAAAAAACGGGAATGGTCATTGATGAATACGGAAATAAAGTTGTAGATGAAGTGGAGGAAATTACCAATGGATCAGTGAATGATATGTTTAATATAAAATCGCAGCCACAAACCAAAGTCGTGAAAAGTGCGATGAAACAACAAAAGAATTTCACTCCAATTAATTCTTATAAACCACAGGGCAATTTCATTTATGACAATAACTTATTGAATAGTTTAGAAGAAAAAATAACATAAAAGTAAAACATATTTTATAAAAATTGTCAATTTTATATAATTATATTTATATATTTATATATAGTAGCAATACATGACAAATAAATCTAAAAAACACAGAGGCGTAAATACACACAATAAAACCAAGAAAAAAATTAACATTAATAAAATACGAGATGTATTTGATTCCTTTGAAGATACTTATGAAAAAAAAGTAAATGAAAGTATTAATAAAAAAAACAGAAAATATGCTTCCAATGTTGAAAAATTATTAAACCAAAGTAGAGTGGCGATTTACAAAAAACAAGACAGTGGTAATTTATGGCAGAAAAAACTAGTACAATTATTCAATATTCCATTTACTCCATCCAGTATCAAACCCAATGACGATTTTTACACTTATATTAATTACCGATGGTTACAAAATACTGAAAAAGAATTTGATAGTAAAGGAAAACCAAAAAATAAAAAGTATTTTTCACAAATAGACGAATTTAGATTAGTTCAAGACAAGACCTATCGCGATGTATTGAGATTAGTGAATGAATATATTAAGAAAACCGGATCAAATACAAGTAAGGACGAAAAAATGAATCATGTAAAAAAGTCTTTTGAGAATTTAAACGATTTTTCCCATACCAAGAAGCATATTGGCGAATTTACCAACATGTATGAGTCGTGTGTCAAAAAAAATGATTTATGGGATTTTTTAGCAGAAATCAATAAAAACGAAATTATTTCGTGGGGATGCCCAATACAATGGGATGTAACACCGGACAAAAAAAACGCCAAAAAATATCGTAGTTTTATAGGCAGTCCACAATTAACAATGTTTGATATTAATGTATATTTTGATGAATTTCCGGGATCCAGCAAGGAAGATAAAGAATACCGGAAACTATTAAAGAGCAAATATTTAAAATATATTCACGACATTTTTGATGCTTGTTTAGGAAAAAATCATGGTCTAAAAGCCCAAGATGTATTTGATAAAGAAGTAGAAATTGTAAATGCGATGGGTTGCTTATCGATTAAAAACGATTCACCTGAATTTTATAATATTGTTCAAAAAAATGAAGCGCTAAAAAAATACGGTTTTGACTGGGAGAAATTTACCAAATGTTTAGGATACCAACATACTCCCGATTTTTTCATATGTGGTAGTCTAAACTATTTGAAATGTATGTGTGACAATCTTACCGCTAATTGGACCGATAATAAATGGAAAAGTTACTGGTATTATATTTTTTTACGGCAACTGATTCGTTTTGATAGAAATTTAAATGAAATACATTATCAATTCAAAGGCAAATTTATGACTGGATTACCCGCAAATTTTCCGTATGATTTGTATCCTGTTTTTGGATTATCCATCACATTCAATTCAACATTGACCAAACTATATTTAGACTCATTCAAAAATGAAGAAGTGATTCAATATGTGAAAAATATGTTTTATGATTTAGTAAAAGTATTCAAAAGAATCATTAGTCGTAACAACTGGATGGATCCAAAAACCAAAAAGAATGCCTTGATTAAATTAAATCACATCCGATTAGACATAGGTAGACCCAAAGTATTGAGGGAAGATCCTCTATTGGATTATGTCGCAAATGATCCATGGGTCAATATGATGTTGATTGTTAAATGGAGGCATCGAAACTTTTTGAAATTAGACGGTGGAAAAGTGATTGATATCCCAATGGTTGACTGGGCAAGCACACCATTTAAATTAACCGGTTATCAAACTTATATTGTAAATGCGTTTTACACGCCAACCATGAATTCTATTTATATCCCTTATGCGTATTTACAAAAACCATTTATAGATTTAGAAGAAAGGGGTATTGAATATAATTTGGTCCATATTGGATATACTTTAGGACATGAAATGTCGCATTGTTTAGACAGTACTGGAAGTAAATATGATTACCAGGGTAATTTATATGATTGGTGGACCAAGAATGACAAGGTTCAATACAAACATATTTTAGACAATATTATCAAACAATACGAGGCATTTGCGTTGAAAGATGGAATTAAATTCGACGCGGAGCCTAGTATCGGGGAAGATGTAGCAGATATTTCAGGTTTAGCAATATGTGAAGAATATTTAAAGGATTTTCAAGACAACAACGATTATATTGTGCCAATTCGATCGTTGTCTTTTGAAATGTTTTATGTTTATTTTGCGGTGAATCAAAGACAGCATATTTACAAGAGTGCCTTGCGCGCTCAATTATTGACCAACCCACATCCTTTAGACAAATATCGTACAAATGTTCCATTGTCTCGTTTAGAAATATTTAGGAATATTTACAATGTTGAAAAGGGGGATGGAATGTACTGGCCAGATATGAGAACCGTGTTTTAATTATTTAGGAATTTTCTCTCATAAATTATAAAATCTAAAAATAAAAACGAAAATAAAAATGAAAATAAAAACGACATAAAATGAAAAATAAAGAAAATATTAAGAAATATATTTAGATTCATTAATTAAGCAAATATTATTTAGAAATATTATTTAAATAATTTTTATATTCGCCGTTCTATTTAATTTTAGTAAAAACCAAATTCATATTTTAAAAAATTTTTTTGTCATGTATATATATAAAATGGCAAGTCGTCGTCACAGAAGTCGTCGTTGTTCAAGAGGAGGAGCAAAATCAAAGAAAGCATTCAGAGCCGCCGCTAAGCGCGCAGTTAAATTACAAAAGTCCGCAAAGAAGGCAGCAACCGCAGCAAAGAAGAAGGCACAATCCGCTTCCGCTGCTCAATCAGCTGCCCAAACATTAGCAAATCAGGCTGCCGCTGCTCAAGCTGCTGCTCAAAGTGCTGCTGCTTCCGCTGCCGCTGCCCAAGCTGCTGCTTCATCAAGCGCATCTGCTGCTGCCAACGCATAAATATAAAATCAAAAGAATTTTCTAATTATTTTTAGTATTTCACTGGTTTTATAAATATTTGTATCTTATATTCCGTAATGGAATATAATATATTATTCTATTCTTTTCGTTTCGTTTTCACCTTGAATAAGTCATAAGAGTGTCACCAATTTCTTCCAAACTTGAAATTTGATTTTGAGTCGTTTCGAACATTTTGGTTTCCACAATTGCTTCATATATTTGTATTCCTTCTATGAAATCCTTTTCGCACATCATATACAAATCATTTATACAATCTCTTGTTTCAATAAATATATTTTGTAACGAATTTTCATTGAGTTCTGGATTAATTGTAATTGTTTTATCGTCTCCGTCGCGAATAAAAACAAAGATTTTATTCAAAATCTCGACTAATTCATCGTGTTTTTCATTCACGGAATGTACCATGCTCTTGAGATTTTTGGCATATGCTTGGAAAAGTTCATCATCCTCAGCTATTTCATATGACCTGGAGGCATATGTTTTTGATTCACAATATTTCTTTTTACTATAGTCTCGCAAAGGTATATCACTGAATTTTTTTATATTTTCAGGCACGGTTACATTGCCCGTATATTCTGTATAAAATTTATTCAAATCTTTTTGAAATTGTGTTGCTGTTTTTGGTGTCATACCAGTGAATTTTCCAGTTTCAAAATCAAAGTCGGTGTCATAATACAAATCGACCAACTCAGGAATTCCTGGTTCGTCGGCAAGGGATTTGTCTTGGTTGAAAAAACATAATTTTTCCGGGTTAGGATTTACCTGCGGGGGTTTATCAGGAGACATTAGATTCAAAAAGAGGTCGTTTTTTAGAATATCAATGCGCTCACCGCATATATTTGTTTTGAAAATTTCTACATGTCCGGTTTTAGGAATGTTATGTTTTTCGCTTAATTTATATTTAACGATTCTTCCAGAATTGTCTGTATGAATATATTCAGGATTGATTGTCGTGACAATGGCGGCAAATATATGTGCGATTTTTATGTAAAAACTAGATATTTGATTACATTTTTCTATTTTATTGTCTTGTTGTTCGGAAAGCCTAATTACATTGTTCATGTCATCTTTATTTATAAATACCATATTTTTTGGTTCGACTCCGTTTTCCGGGACGACTCCGTTTTCAGTCACTCCGTTTTCAGTCACTCCGTTTTCAGTCACTCCGTTTTCCACTCGATCAACCATTTGATTCACTTGTAAATCCTTGAAATATTTATTTATTATTTCAGAAGTCAATATAATTAGGTCATCACAGTATTTTTTTTTATAAAGATTTCTTAAACTCTGAAAATTCATGGTTAAAATATAGTGTGTAGCAATATAGTCAATTTCATCCTCTAATAAAACCTTGGTATTTTCATTTTCCGTACTTGTTCCTCCTTTATATAAATTTTTAGATGTTATATTACCCATATATCATAAATATATAAAAATTATATAAAAAAATTATAAATTAAAATTGAATTAAAATTATCTTTTCTTATCAAAATAAAAACATGAGTAAAGATAAAAGTATTAAAAAAAGAGACAACGACATAAGTGTAAACAAAAAAGAATTATGGAATATATTTGACTGTGAAATAAACAAAAACAACACACCGCTTGAATGCATGTATCGCGATTGTGGTAATAGAGAAAATTGTGATCGATGTGAGTGCGCATTAGCCTTTTCAGAAGAAGGGTTCTTAACTTGTACAAATAATCGTTGTGGCATTATTTATAAAGATATAGTTGATCATTCCGCAGAATGGAGATATTATGGGGCGGATGATAATCAAAATTCTGACCCAACCAGATGTGGTATGCCCATCAATCCATTGTTACAGGAATCATCATTCGGTTGTAAAGTTTTATGTTACGGTTCTACCAGTTATGAAATGCGAAAAATCCGTCGATACACCGAGTGGCAATCTATGCCATACAAGGAAAAATCCCAGTATGAAGAATTCCAACGTATTACCATCATGGCACAAAATGGCGGTATCCCCAAATTGATTATTGACGACGCAATTCGTTATCACAAGAAAATATCAGAATACGAGTTGACCTTTCGTGGTGACAATCGAGACGGAATATTAGCGGCTTCTATTTATATTTCGTGTCGTATCAACAATTATCCACGAACAGCAAAAGAAATCGCAACTATATTTAATTTAGATGTCACCAGTGCTACAAAAGGATGTAAAAACGCTCAATTAATTATTAATAATCTTGAAAAAGATATGGAAAATTCTGAGAAAACATTATTTTGTAAGACAAAACCAGAGGCATTTATTGAACGATATTGTAGCAAGTTAAGTATTAACAATGAATTAACCAAATTGTGCCAATTTATTTCCATGAAGATCGAGAAAAAGGGATTCATGCCGGAAAATACTCCGCATTCCATTGCTGCGGGAGTGGTTTATTTTATAGCCCAATTATGTAATTTGAATATCAGTAAAAAAGATATTAAAAATACGAGTGAAATTAGTGAGGTCACCATCAATAAATGTTTCAAGAAAATAGAAAAAATGAAGGAAGAATTAGTACCGGCCGTTATACTCAAAAAATATGGTTGTTGTTAATTTAATAAATAAAAAATATTAGATAAAAAATATTAGATAAAAAATATTAGATAAAAAATATTAGTTAAAAAATATTTAAACATTTATTTTTTAATTATAACATTAGTATTACATGGAATTTATTGAAAAAAAACACTCATCTTTGGATGATATTTGTATTATTTTAACATCCACAATATATGTAAATCCTAAAAAAAACCATTTATGTAACACTGATCCGAATAATCGGCTAGAAATATATTTGAAATCTGTGAAACAATGGTTAGAAAAAACGAATTTTAAAATCGTATTAGTAGAAAATTCGGGTTATAAATATCCCGAATTAAAAGAATACGCAGAAACATACAAAGACCGTTTTGAAATGATTTTATTCAAAGAAGACGAAATAACAGATGAGGTTTATGATGATATTGGCGCACAAGCAGTGCGATTACCGGATGATTATTTATATACCAGTAAAGGAACCAGTGAAATGTTTGCGATTTATTATGCGTATCAACAGTCATTCTTGGCAAAGTCGTGTGATTTTTTCATCAAAATTACTTGTCGATATTTTGTGCCACAGTTAGAAGCATTTTTAACAGATAAAAACATGAATGATTATGAAGCATTGAAACAAAACGATGGTATTGACAATCCTGAAATATATAAAGATGATAAGTGTAAATGTAGGTGCGAGATGGTTGGTGCTCATAAAAATAAGTTTGATGAAATATTCCGACCAGATCATTTCAAGTGTAGTGACGGTTTATGGCATCATCACGCGGAGAGTATTTATCGAGACCGTATGTTTACTCGTTTAACATCATTGGATAAAATATTAGTTTGCGATAAGTTTAAAATAGAACCGACTTTACAAGGAGGTACTTTTGAATTGATGCGGACTTTATAATTTAGGCGGTTTTTAGGAATTTTCAGAATTTTATATTTATATAGTATAGAATGGCAAAAGGAAGAAAAATGCGTACCTTGAGAAAAAAAATGGGAGGTAACCCAGAAAACCTAAAAGAAGAAGAAGAAGAAAAAAATAAAATTTTATTTTTACCTAGTGAACCAGAAAAAAATAAAATTTCATTTTTACCTATAGATATATCAAAAACAAAATACAAGTCAAAAATCAGTAAATCTCCACCATTAGGAACAGAAACTATTTATGGCGAAATAGGACGTCCTATAACAGGACGTCCTATAGATATATCAAGATATAATAAAGAACTACCATATAAAAAAAAAGATTTATCAACAATGGTAGATAAAAAAATATTGACTGAAGATGATATTATAATGGGAGGTAAATTAAGAAGAACCAAAAAACGAAGAATGACAAAAAGAAGAAAAAATTCTAGAAAAAGTCGTAAGAGTAAATCTAGAAAAATGCGTAGAGAGGGACTTCCTCCTAATTATTTTACAGCAAATGATTTGAGAAATGAATACAATAGTGGTTTTGAAAACCAACAAAGTAATGGAGCACAACCAATAAAACAATTTACAAAAGAAGAGTATGAAGTTTTTAGAAATAATCCAAGTAAATACGCAACTGATAAACCAGTTGCTAACATAATCACGAAATAAAAATCATCATGGTTTCCATTTTAATTATAAGTAAATGCGTTTTTACTTTTTTTTTATTATACACAACTTTAATATTTGATTGTTCTATATGGCATCATCAAATATTATACCAAAAAGAATTTTTATTGTTCCTTATAGAAATCGCCGCGAACAAAAGTTTTTTTTCAGTCATCAAATGACATTTATATTGGGGGATGCTGATGATTATGAAATATATTTTGTTCACCAATGCGATAATCGTAATTTCAATCGTGGCGCCACGAAAAACATTGGATTTTTAGCAATGAAAGAAAAGTATCCAAATGATTACAAGGATATTAATTTTATTTTCAATGATGTCGATACATTGCCATTTCATAAATTGTTTGATTATGAAACAACACATGGTGTTATCAAACATTATTATGGATTTACGACCGCTTTAGGTGGAATCGTGGTGATTCGTGGGGGAGATTTTGAAAGGATCAATGGTTATCCGAATTATTGGGGATGGGGCATGGAAGACGCCTGTCTTGAAAAAAGGTCATCCTTTATGAAAATACAAATTGACCGATCACAATTTTATACCATAGGAAGTCCAGAAATTCTCCAATTGTTTGACGGTGTATCGCGCATGGTTTCACGAAAAGACCCTTTTCGAATGAAGAATGATAATGGCGTAGACGGTATTCGTTCCATCAAAAATCTAGTGTATACAATTGACAAAAAATCGTTGAATCCCAATGATAATGTCTATGTCGTTGAAAATCCTCGTATTCAAGTAGTGAATGTAACTCATTTTACAACACTCGTAGATGCGAATGCGGATATATACCATGATTACGATTTGAGAGAACCAGTGAGAAATATCATGTTTCCTGCGGCGAATGTGAAAAAATCGGAAAAAAGTGTAGTGGGTACAGAAGATTGGAAAAATATTCCATATTATCCAACTGTTTTAGAAAAAAAAGAAAATGAAATGAGAGACATAGAGAGAAAGTATATACCGACTCCTTCTCCTCAAAGACAACAACCAGCACAACCACCAATTTCAGCAAAATATTATTTTTCCAAGGAATATGCCAGAAACAATTATCCCAAACCGAGATCTGTCGCAAGTGTAAATATTCCTTTAAGGAGCACAAGTGCGATGGGTGGTAGAAGAAGATAAAACCTTGTTGTCTTGATTTGATTCGGTAAAACCGGGTTTCTCTCTTTCTCTCATTATAGTATATGTTCAAAAGTAAAAAGAAAGATGAAATATGTTTACAAATTAAAAATATTTCATACAACAAGGTTCTTACGGAATGGAAAAAGATGCGGAAGCTAGTAGAATCACCTGGAGAATTAAATGGTCGTAGCAAACTCGGATGCGATTTCCTGGATTACTATTTTTTCTCGCATCGACTCGAGACCATCGGAAATAAGGGGATCAACTTTTTCGATTTTTTAGAAAACATTGAATATTACAAGACCAAAAAATATATTCAAACTTTGTTGACTTTCTGTGAAGAGAAAAACCGTTATGTCGGCGAAGAAATCAAAAAATATTATTACATTTATGGTCTTTGTTTCGGAAGATGTAACGCGTTTAAAATAACGAATGCCCTTGAGTTCTACCAAAAATACAAACCGACGCATATTTTGGATCCCTTTTGTGGATTCGGTGGAAGACTGGTTGCTGCAATGTTGCTCGGGGTGGATTATACCGGCATTGATTTGAATGTCGATCTAAAGTCGGGATATGACAAATTATTAAATGATTTTCAAAGTAAAAGTGCGTCCTCGGTTTCTCTCATCTATCAAGATTCAAAAGAGGTTGATTACACAAAATTTACATATAATATGGTTTTTACATCGCCTCCTTATGAAAACATCGAGATTTACAAAAACGGAGAAAAAAAGACCAACGAACAATGGTTGGAATTTTACAAAATCGTATTCCAAAACACCTGGGACAGTCTCTCGCCTGGAGGAATTTATGCGATCAATATTAATGCGACAATTTATGAAAAATCTCTGGTTCCCCTGTTGGGCGCGTGTCATGAAAACATAGAACTCAAGAAATCCACCCGAAATACCAAATACAAGGAATATATTTATATATGGACAAAACCGGCTTAAATACTTTTTCGGGATTATATGTATTCGACGCGCACCCTGAAATGATTTCCTGTATTGCCGATATTCAACATGCGTTTTATATAAACTTGGAAAAACGCGCTGACCGTAGAACACATGTTGAAAATGAACTCAAAAAAATAGGAATACCTGCTATGCGTTTTAACGCGATCAGACTGGAAAATGGCGCACTTGGTTGTAGTATGAGTCATTTGAAATGTATTCAACACGCCAAAGAACAAAACTGGTCGCATGTATTGGTTTGTGAAGATGATATCCAATTCTTGGACCCGGAATTATTTAAAAGACAACTAAACGCATTTTTGAAAAACCACACCGACGATTGGGATGTTGTATTATTGGCAGGAAATAATATGCCACCTTTTCAGCAAATCGATGATACTTGTGTAAAAGTATCACAATGCCAAACGACAACTGGTTATATTGTCAAACAACATTATTATGACACTTTGATTGATAATTTCAAATTAGGAATACAGTTACTAATAAGAGAACCGCAAAAACATATTATCTATGCGATTGATAAAAACTGGTTCTATTTACAACAAAGCGGTCGCTGGTATTTAATCATACCCTTAACCGTTGTTCAAAAAACAGATTACAGTGATATTGAAAAAAGAATCGTCAATTACAAACGAATCATGACCGATTTGGATAAACATTTTTTAATTCGGCAAATTCAGGATCGCCATAAATAATGTAAATGATATATAAATGATATAATATGTTTTATTTTATTATATAATTTTAACCATTTTCTCTTTTGAAAATCAGGGTCAAAGAGAGAAAACTCTGGTATCCCGAGTCCTCCTTCCTATTAAACACACTTCACCTTAATCCATTCCGCAGGAAATAAATCTGATGTATCATGATGTGCTTTGGGCCCAAACCATGTTTCCGGGTAACAAACAATTTTTGATGGATTCAAATTCAAAAATGCGCCCCACCAACTAAATGTACTATTCGCAATGATATTGTGTCCACAACTACTCATCATTAACAATTGTTCCCAGTCCGGAATTTGATCGTTTGCCTTTATAAAAGCACAACCAGTAAAGTGATTGCTTAATAATGATATATTTTTATTGACATCCTCATTGTCTTGTTGTTCACAAAAATACAAAATTTTAATCACTTGAGTAGGTTTTATTTTATTCAATAATATAGTGATACTATTTCTGTAGTATTCGACTGGCATAACCGGGTGGATATCTTGTAGATTCTTGAAATCGCCGAGCCTGAAATGAAGACTAATAAAATCTTTGTAATTATAATTATATTTTTGCGTAACCTTTTTTTTCAAATCATCAATACGCAACAATTGATAAATTTTTTCGTAATGTTCCTCAAAATATTTGGGGCTTTGAAAATACCCATCCAATATGATACTTTGAACTATACTTGATTTATCTGGCAGTTTTTCATATTTGAATGATTTTTCTCTCACTATGTCCATCATGATAACTTTGTTATTCAAAAAACTTTTAATCGCTATAAAAAAATTATGCCAATACGTATACCTTTTGGTTACACCATTATTCAATAAAGGCACATTTTTGAAAAAAAAGACATCCTTATTTGATAAAGCATACGCAATGGTCGTAAATATTTCAAATAACTGATTCCCCAAACCTCCCTTTAAATTACAAGTAATCATAATGATTCTGTATATGTATATATAATATGTAATAATATTTATACTCTTATTACATTTTATTCAATACTTAAAAATCCTCTGTGAAATTAAATGTCTCTTCCGATATTGTCTTATCTGCTAAAGCATAAGAATCGACTCGTTTCTCAAAAAAATTCGACTTTGCTTCAAGACTAATCAATTCCATGAAATCAAATGGATTCGCCACATCATAAATCTTGTCATATCCCAATTGAAGACACAAACGATCCGCCACAAATTGTATATATTGCGTCATCATTTTTGAATTCATACCAATGAGACGACATGGTAACGCTTCACAAATAAACTCGGTTTCAATTTCAACCGCCTCCTTTACCAATTCATGAATTTTCGCCTTGCTCATTTTTTTCACTAATTTACTGTACAACAAAATGGCAAATTCACAGTGTAACGCCTCATCACGCGAGATTAATTCATTTGAAAATGTCAATCCGGGCATTAATCCCCGTTTTTTCAACCAGTATATACTACAAAACGCACCCGAAAAAAAGATTCCCTCTACGCAAGCAAACGCCACAAGACGCGTGGCAAAATTACTGCGATTATCCTTGATCCATTTTTGTGCCCAATCCGACTTCTTTTTAATACAAGGGAAATTATCTATTGCCCGAAATAAACGCATCTTTTCTTCTTCATTTTTTATATAGGTTTCTATCAATAAACTATAGGTCTGGGAATGTATATTTTCCATTGCGATTTGAAATCCGTAAAACGCTCTAGCCTCTGACAATTGTACATCCGACATAAAACGCACCGCCAGATTCTCTAAAACAATACCATCACTCGCGGCAAAAAAAGCCAAAATCATTGATACAAAATGCTTTTCGTCATCACTTAAGGTCTCCCAATGAGTTAAATCTTTTGATAAATCGATTTCTTCAGCTCGCCAAAAACAATCTACTTGTTTCTTATACATTTCCCATATATCTTGGTGTTGGATTGGAAACATTACAAAGCGATTATCGTCAGGTGATAGTAACGGTTCTTGAATTGTCTTTGACATCCTAAATAATATATAGTCAAGATTTTATATTTTTATAAAAATATATATTGTTGTTTTTAAAATAAAAAGATTTTTTGATATATTTATTATAAAATACTCGAAAATGGTGCGCGTCGCAATTTGTTATTGGGGGATGACCAGGTCAATTCGACTTGTCCATCACGCACATAAAAGCCAAATTTTTGATGTATTCAAGAATAATAAGATTGAATATGATGTCTATATGCATACCTGGAAAACCGAGAAAAATATGGTATGGGGTGTTGATTGGAATAACACAAGAAATATTCCCAATGATTACAATGAATATAAGTTATTGAACCCAACACACTATGAATTTGACGATCAAGATGAATTTTTGAAAACGATTCAATTTTCCGATTATTTCAAAAAAGAATTATATGACACTTACGGGGATCATCCAGATTATGAATGGCGCCCCGAATTAATACGCAACATGATTTGTGCGTTAGAAAGCCAAAAAAGAGTCACCCAAATGTGTGTCGATTCTCAGAAAAAATACGATTTCATGCTGTATATTAGACCAGATGTGGATATATACACACCCTTTTTGCTTGAATGGTTTGATTTGGTGAAACCCGGCGAAATCGCGCTGACGAATGAAAGTTATCGTCATTTTGAAGGATATAATGACAAATTCGCTTTGATGCGCTTTGACGATTGTAAATTATATGCTGACCGATTGGACGGTTTGAAATCTTATCGGGACACCAAGGGACGAATTGTGGCGGAAAAATATCTGAAATATGTGATTGAAAAAAACTTTTCAAATGTTCATTTTGTGAACATGACGGTGCGTTTGATTCGACCGCAATAATTTTTTTCATAAACTATAAACCATAAACCATAAACCATAAAGTTTAAGTTATATTTTTTTTCCGTGGTTGCTAGATGCCTTTTTAAGTGACAAATCGCATAATTCTTGTAATCTCGCCTTGTAGTATTCAGAATAATAATTGGATCCTTCATTTAGCTCTTCAAAATGGTCTAAATGGCTTAAGTCTTCAAGATGATGCTCATATAAATTACGAGAATTTATTTTATAATAATCTGGCTCAGTTTCTTCATCGCTAATATGATTGTAATTTTGATAAATACTTGCTGGACTATTGTCATGATGATCAATCATATTATTAGTTTTATTATTTATTTGTGTTGTTGTGAATAATAATAAGACCAATAATGTTGTAACTACTATAAAAGCAAGTATATCCCAATAATTTACGGTATGGTATAATTTTGATTTAGGAGAATATTGACGATTTTTACATACATAAGGAACATTTGATTCCATCGCATCATATTCATCATTTGAACAAGATTTATATGCGTTATCGTTAATATTTACCGGGTAATTATGATTTCCGAGGTAATTCATATTTTCAGAGTGACTCATTTTTGTATGGATTATGTTTTGATTTATACTAAATTAATTATAATAAATTACTTTTCAATTTTTTTTACATTCATGTAATATAAGTAAATTAAGAAAATGGTGAATGTTAAAATGAGTATAGAAGATAGAAATAATTATTTATCAAAAGTTGAAGACGAAATTAATTCGAGATTAAGCAGTTTGTCTGAAAGTCGTAATTTAGAAAAAGAACAACCGGAAGAAAAACTTGATGTAAATCTAAATTTAAAACCAGATTTATTGAAAAACCAGAATGAAGTTTCTTCTTCTGTAAAAAAAGAATTACCTTATTTGAATTTAGCAGAAAGAGACAATTATTTGTCGGAAATAGAACAAGAAATTAAATCTAAAAAGGATTTATTATTGGAAAAAAGAAAATATTTAAAAAAAATTTCTGGAGACAATCGTTTCTTAAGAGATGTCAATAAAGATTATCAAACATATTACGATTTTATTAAAAAACAAAAAGAAGATCAATTGAAAACATTGAATTACTTGAATGATTATATTAGCGATATGATGGTGACTACAAAATTAACGGATCAAGATATAATTGAATCAAATAAAGAACAACGGCGGATATTGAGCGAAATTAAAAATATTCGAAAAAGTTTAGAAGAAATTATCCATCATTGATTTATACATATAATAATAAAAATAATATTTTGTTATTATATATGTCAGAAGAAGATACATTAATACAAAATATAATAGAACAAATACAAGCTATAAAAAATATAGAAGTTGCGAATCAAGGGTTTGTTCGTGAGATTCAAACAGAAGTAGAAAACTTGAAACCATTAGTAGATAAATTGTTAAGTGAAATTGTTTTAAATATAACTAGTTTGAATGGTGAACTCGATAAATATAATGAACTTAATAATAAATACAATAATTTGGTAGATCAAACAAATGAACTTAAAGACCTAGTTGAAGAAGCCATTCAGGAAAAGAATAAAATGATGATTAGACTAACCAATACCGGTAACACAGCGTCTAAAGAAAAAGAAATACTTCTTGAACAGATAAACTCTCTAAACAAAAAAATAGATACTCTTGAAAATGAAAAAGCGGCACTTAACACTGAAAAAGAAACATTAAATAGTAGAATACAAAAATTAAATGAGGGATTAAAACAAATTCAAATACAACTTGAGGATTTGAACAATAATGTTATACAGAGTAGTGAATTAACTAATATACTACAAAAAATTAAAGAGTTTACATCATATGTTGGACAGATTGATATTAATACGCTTTTTGATAAAAAACAGTTTACCGGTAAAGGTGGTCGCAGAAGACATGGGCGTAAACATTCTACCAAAAAAATGAAAAAGGGAATGAAAAAAGGCATGATGATGCGTGGTGGATTTATTGCCGAATACAATTACAAACCAAAAACATATCGACGACGAAGAAATAATAAAAAAAGATCTTCATCCACAAAAAGTAGCAGAAAAAATAGTTCCTCTACAATTACATCCCGGATGAAGACTACCTCAAGTTATTAAATTTAAAACCAAAAAACAAATTTATTTTTTTTGAATTCGGTAAATAAGAAATGTTTGTTTTTATACAAATAAAACCCGACATATGGCAGCGGTATAATAATAAAAGGCAAATGCGTATAATGTTCGTTCTCTATCATGTATCCAAAACAGCCTCCCATGAGTATTCCCGTCCATACATCCGTTTTTCCCGAATAATATTTTTTATATAATTTTTGTATGCTTGAAATGTCTCGCATGATGGTTTGTATTGTTTTCATCTTATTTGGTATAAAAATGCTGAAATATATTATAATATACAACATATCTTTATATTGTTACCCCCTCCAAAACATTCCATGTACACTAGGAATGTGTATATGATAATTCTGTGTTTTTTCTCTGACTCGCAAGTATTGTATAATATTTTTGGATTTCAACATTTCTTTACGCGCGTTATAAACCCGTCTCCAACACCTTTGTACAATTTTCAACCAAAAGGTTTTCAATATGGCAACAGATTCGTTACCGGATAAATATAGTTTATATCCGATTTGTGGTTTAATGTAAAATTCATCTGAAATGATACTAAAATAATTTCTGATTATTGGATGTATGATTTCCAAATTATTTTTTTTATAAGAATCTGTTAAATATTTGTATTTTTTTCTATAAATATCTATCATTACCTGATTTAATATAAAATAATCATCCTCACTATCACTATCACTGTAGTATTCGCTGTCCTCGTCAGTATTGTCATCTATATGAATGATTAGATAATGCCCTTGAACAGTTGGGTCACTTTCATTTGCGTCATACCCGTGTAAATCCGGATGGAATAGCTCGCATATTAATAAATAATTTTTGTTCATTTATGACGAAATATATAAATACATGTATGAAATATGAATTATACCTTAAATTATTAATATTTATCAATTTTTTTTAATTGTAATATATATAATCATGAAATTCCCAAAATTACCAAAATTTATGGATAAGAAAAATGTATCAAAAATGCTTGAAAACAAATATGTTTTATATTTTGTTTTTATTTTAGCAATAATCAATCTTTTTGGATATATGATTACCGGAAATTTTAATTCTATTATATTCTTTGTTTTAGTAGGTTTCTTAACAACCTTTTTTAGCAAAAATATGATTCTTATTTTAACCGTTCCTCTAGTATTAACTAGTGTACTCATGGTTGGAAAAACCGTAAAGGAAAGTTTTGAAAATGCGTCTGAAAATGATGCTATTATGAAAAAATATGAAGAATTTAATAAAAATATAAAAAATATAAATAATACAATATACGACTTGCAAGAGAAACTAAAAGTTGCTGTAGACAGTAAAGAGGTGAAAGATATAAATACGGCTATAGAACAAAACAAAAACAAATTAAAATTAACACAAAATAGTAAAGATAATTTTTATAAAAGAAATAAATCTATAATACAAAGTGAAACTACAAAAAGATCAACGTCAGAACCAACATCAACTACAACCACACCAACTACAACAACAACGACACCAAACACACCAACAACCAGCGAACCAATGTCATCCATGTATAATAAACCAAACAGAATCGATTATGCTTCTACTGTAGAAGACGCCTATGATGATTTAAATAAGATTTTAGGAGGAAACGGTATTAAGCAACTAACCGACGACACCCAAAAATTAATGCAACAACAACTACAATTAGCCGACGCAATGAAAAGTATGAGCCCATTAATGGAACAAGCCAAAGGTTTATTACAGGGTTTTGATCTAAAAAATTTAAGTAGTTTAACAAATGTCAGTAAAAATTTACAAATGCCAGTGGATGGAAATTAAATGCCCGTGATTTGACATATATTATATATATAATATATATGCCAAACAAAAAATGTATTCCTGGAGTCATATGTGTTGAAAATGTAACACTCTTTTTTCTTGTATTATTTATTTTCATTTTAGTATATTTACTTTATGTTACTGTTCTTAAGAAAGAAAACAATGTCATTGTAAATGTAAAAAAAGATCGCGAACCCCGAGTCCTTCCGCCCAATTTCATTCCCAATTACCCATATAATAATCAAACCCCAGATGTATTAATGAACCCTTATATACCACCTCTTGCAGATGAACGCTATTTTGTACCTAATCCTAGAAGAGCCATCCCTATTAATATTTCAACAAATCCTGGTGTAGTTGACACGAGTTATCGTCAAATGGGTATTTTAACACCTCTACACAATAACAGTAAAAAAGATAAAATATTGCCTTTGATGGGACGACCTCTATATGTCAATCGCGATAAATGGCAATATTATACCATGAGTGACCAGAATAACAGTGTAAAATTACCGATTATTTACAACGGTCGTAGCTGTACAAATGAATATGGGTGTGATCAGCTAAATAGTGGCGACCGTGTTTTTGTGGAGGGTTATAATCAAGGATTTAAAGTCACTGTTTATGAAACAAATACAATACAGTATTTACCTTGGTAGATTTACCTTGGTAAGACTAATTTTGATGTAATGTATTCTTGATTTCTATTATACAAAATATATATGCATGAAATGGTAAATAAAAACAAATCACTTGACCCTCGAACAATTATCGGTAGATCTGATACAATGATACTATAATTTATCCACAATGATGAGGATATGATATTCAATATACAAAAAATAAGCGAATATGTGTTTGTTGATTTTTTTGTATAGAGCAAATACATGAAAATAAATCTAGCAATAATAGAAATACCTGTAGCAGAATACGGAATTACATAAATTGTATTCATTACTAATAGTAGTCTTAAATATAATTATAGTTCTAACCTTTTTAATGTCGTATTATGTAAATTTACCGCCTTTTTGTTCTTGATTGACTTGTTTTTTTCCGTTGGTTTTTGGGATGTTGTTTTGTATTTTTTCATTGTTTGCTTTTTTTTATCGTACAACTTTATTATTTTACCTTTAGTTAATTTCATAATTATATATAATTTAAAAAAGAATATTTAATTATTTATCTCATTATTTATATAATATATATAATATATAATATATAATTATGGCACCTAAAAAAAAGCAAGCTAAAAAAAGTCAACCTAAAGCAAATGCTAAATCGAGTCAACCTGCTTCATCATCGGCTCAAGTAAATTCAAGCACACCGGCTATAGCAGGGACTGCCGCGCCTGTATTAACGATGAAACCTATAGATATATCATCTCAAAATGTATCAGGCGAATGTAAATTAAAATGCGATTTTTCATTTAATTATAGTTCCGTATCAAATCCTACCGCTACAAATTTTGGAACATATATACAAGTGACATATAACAATAATCCAAGTGTTACCTATAATAATGTTCAATACAAAGTTTCTAGTATAAATATTTATGCGCCTTCATTACATTATTATAATGGTTCTACTGTAAGCGGAGAAGTATGTATTACACACACTCCGTTATATGGCGGTAATAGTCTCTTGGTTTATATTCCAATTAGCACTTCTGGCGTAACTGTTAGTGCATCTAGTATACTACACAAAATTTTCACCGCGGTGTCTACGATGGCACCATCCGCTGGTCAAAATACAAACAAAGGAACCGGAACTTTTAATTTAAATGATGTTGTGCCAAAAAAATCATTTTATACTTATAGTAGTGGATCTCGCGATGTGATTGTTTATGGTATATCAGATGCGATTGGTATGACTGTGGATGATTATTCAAAATTATCAAAAATAATTATACCAGTTACAAGTAACCCCGCTATCGTTTCCGCACAATTGTTTATAAATAGGGGAGGACCAAGTATTTCGACCAATAATTTAACCATGGATTGTCAAGCATTAGATATAGGTGAACCAATGGATGAATATATGAGGAATAAATCATCAACTGTAAATGATTTAATGAATCGGAGCGGGTTTTCATACTTTGTAATTATAATAATTATAACAATTATATTGGTATTATCATATGTTTTAAAGAATTATTTTGTAAAGACATTTGATATGGATACGAATTAAATAGATATTATGTATCATATGTAGATACATATAATATATAAAATATATAAAATATGAAAAAAAATATCGCATTAATGCTTTATGGACAATTTCGAAATTATAAAAAAAATTTACAAAATAACATTCAAATGTTAGAACCTTTTTTGAATTTGAATAATACAATTGTACATGTATTTTTATTGACAGATAAAAAAAAAGATGGTAATTATTCGGTAGAAAATGAAAACGAAATTATTGATGTATTTAAAGAAGTCGGGTATCATATTGGGTTTGTAAAATACATTGAAGATTATAATTGTTGCGATGAGGAAAATTTAATACACGATCAATTTATGAATAATATAAAACATAAAAAAGGCGTCGACAATGATTTTGTTCCGAGACTAATATATCGAAAATATTTGCTGAATAAACTCAAAAATCAGTATAGCGTGGAAAATAATATACAAATTGATTTGAATGTATATTGTAGATTATTCGATATGAATATCAGTTTTAATAAACATCCTTTAACGATCGCAAACGAAGTTCATAAAATTTATGATCATCCAAATATATTACTTGGTGCGAGCGATACTTTTTTCATGGGAACAAATGCGGCGATTGATTACTTATTTGGTTTGTGTGAATTATACAAAACCGGTAAAGTATATCATGATGACATATGGGATGATATGAGATTTTTTATTTTTTATTTCAATTATGATAGTTGTTTAGCTTTGCTGAGACATACTTATTCCCCCGAAGTTCAATATATGGCGCATATTTTTTACAGTGATTTTAGATATCAACATATTCGTTTTGATTATAACAATCCAAATAGTGAATACAATTTACACATGTTGTATCAAATAAGGCATGACCCGGAAAGATTTGGCTGACCATTATTATAAATTGAATTGTAATATAAAATATACATGTTTATATTGGGTAAACATATATATTTACACTGGTAAAGCATCGTGGGTATTGTCTAATAATGGGACAAAAGATGCTGGTTCATATACAGTATGTTCAATAGGTGCCATTTTACTGACCATTTCTTGTTCTAAAGTATAAGGAAATTGATTGAATGCGGTTAAATTAGATGCCTTCTTTTCTTCGGTTGGCATATATTTTTCAAGCGCATAGGTTCCGGTTTTCATTTCAGAACGGCGAATCAATTCATAGGCAACTACGAATCCTAATATACCTAAAATCGGATTACACCTGGAAAACAACAAAAGAGCAACAACGACGACTACTATTTTTCCAATCATCGTATCGATTCCTCTTGCCAATAATTCAGGAGTCTTGTATCCGGCAAGTAAATAAATAATGAATAAAATTAATAAAATGACTTGACCCATATTTTGTTTTTTGAATAGGCTATCAAAACTTTCCATATATCATATTCATAGATTATATTCTTTGATAATTTGAAAATTAATTTCAAAAATCAAAAATCAAAAATCAAAAATCAAAAATCAAAATAAAAATTGACTTAAAATATTTTACTAAATGAATACAATATACAAAATATATACAGACTATAAAATGTATTTTAAAAGGAGAACCCAGCGTGAACCCCCCAAAGCCCCAAATTTACTAAATCATTTTATAACTGCTGGTCCCGAGTCTTTAGAGAAACTCCCAAATAAACCACGCGGATACCTCGGTCAAAAAGGATACACTGTCATGAAAAATGAATTAACCCCCGAGCAACAAGAAGAATTAAAACGCGAATTAACAGCAAAACCCATGACGCAGGGCGCAGTGATGACTCAGGCAGTTCATACTTTCCCGGTATATCGCGAGTCCGATAATAAATTTTATGTCCCGCGTTATTTTGGTGAATCCTATTTTGGTCCCCATACAAAAAATAAGATACCTCCCGGTGATGATATTAGCGTTCAATTTATGGGTGATTTGCGCGACCATCAAAAACCTGTGGTAAAAACGTATATTGATCATGTAGGCAAGTATGGGAGTGCTGGTGGTTGTGGTTTACTTGAGCTTCCATGTGCTGCGGGTAAGACCGTGCTTTCTATCAATATTATTAGCGTTTTGCGTAAGAAAACATTGGTGATTGTCCACAAAGAATTCCTCATGAATCAGTGGATTGAACGCATCAGTCAGTTTCTTCCGAGTGCGCGTGTAGGAAAAATCCAAGGTCAAATTGTCGATATTGAAAACAAAGATATTGTGATTGGTATGCTCCAGTCATTGTCCATGAAAGATTATCATGGATCCATGTTTGACAGTTTTGGATTAACGATTATAGATGAGGTCCATCATATATCAAGCGAGGTGTTTTCCTGTGCTCTCTTCAAAATCGTCACCAAATATATGCTGGGATTATCTGCGACCATGAATCGCAAAGATGGCACGACGAAAATATTTAAAATGTTTTTGGGCGAAGTCGTTTACAAGGGAGAACGAGATGAACAACATAGCGTCGTTGTTCGGGCGATCGATTATGTATCCAATGATGAAGATTTTAAAGAAGTCGTCACGGATTACCGCGGTCAAGTTCAATATAGCACCATGATTACGAAATTATGCGGGTTTAATCATCGCAGCGAATTTATTTTGAAAGTACTCGTGGATTTATTACGCGAAAGCAGTGAAAAAAATATAAAACAACAAATCATGATATTGGCGCACAATAAAAATCTGTTGAAATATTTGTATGATGCGATTGACGCTCGAAACATTGCGACGGTTGGTTATTATGTTGGCGGTATGAAAGAGGCTGCGTTGAAAGAAAGCGAGACCAAAAAGGTGATTATTGCGACATATTCTATGGCAGCGGAGGCATTGGATATCAAGACATTAACGACACTTATTATGGCGACCCCTAAAACGGATATAGAACAAGCGGTTGGTCGTATTCTTCGTGAAAAACACGGTTCGCCTATTGTGGTGGACATTATCGACGAGCATCAACCATTCAAGAACCAATGGTCCAAAAGAAAAACATTTTATAGAAAACAAAACTATAAAATCATTCATTCGTCTAATTTGAATTATAATCCGGATGTAAGGACATGGAAAGTTGTATATAACCCTAAAGTTGAAGCAGGTGGGTGTGCTGTTTCGACGAATGATGAAAGTAATGAAAAAAACGATTTATTACAAGGAAAATGCTTGATTTCGATTAAAAAGAAAACGGAACAAAAATAATCTAACAGGACCAATTTGGACATTGTAAAAACTCCATATCGTCGTTTCTTGGAAATTTTCTCATTATCTTTTTCAAAAAGTCTGTCATTTCATCAGTATTTCCATGTTTATGTTCATAATATTTTCCTTTTTTACCACACATATCTTCACTATTTCTTACAAATATACATTTTTCATAATCTACTAGAATCTTATGTCCATTAACATTTTTTTTATCCGTTTTTTTTATCTGAAATAACAAACATTTTCCATTTTCCACATTCGACAAAGGATGGTCTAATAAAAAATGTTTACAATTCACACATAATTTTGCCGGTTTGACTTCTATACTGTATACTGAATACAGTGAATGAATAAATAAAAATATGTATAAATATAACATTTATATTTATGTTTATACATAATAAACATTTGCTTTTAATATTTTTTAGTAAAATATCTATCTATACAAGTTGCTCTAAATATAGATTCTTCTTCTTCTTTTTTTAGTCTTGTGAACATTATGTTTGAATTTATCTAAATAGTATTGTCTTTTTTCTAAACTATCCATACTGGTTGTGTTTTTTCTTTTACGAAAACTCGTTTTTTTTCTATTGTGAGGACTCGTATGTTTGGCATCACGAGTTTTATTTATCAAATTAAATAATTTATTATATGATTTAGCAGTTATTTTTTTGTTATTTAAATCTTTTAATAATGATTTCTGTGATTTATTTTTTCTTGATTTTTTAAATAATCCAAAAAAATCATTTTTGGATCTAGATCTAGATTTGGATTTCGATAAGCCTTGATTACGTATTGATCTTTCACGATAGTGTTTTGTTTTATGATGCGATTTTGTTTCATTATATATTTCATATGAAGCACCACCAACTATTAAAATTCCAAATACTGTTAATAATGTTTCTAAAGGAGTCATATATAATAATAAGAAAAAGTTTATTTCAAAAATAAAATTGATTTAATTTAGTTTACGAATTTATTTATTTCACTAATAAATATAAATTATCAAATATCCATGTTCGAATATCAAAATAATGATAAATATTGTCCGGACAATCCAAATAAAATTTATTCTCAATCAGCTAGACATTTTTATATAAATAATAATTGTAAATATTGTAAATGCTCTAAATTTGTCTCAGTAGGAATATTTGAATATATTTTTAGATATATATTCAGATTACGACGATTATGATTCAATTACCAGATTTGTTTTCCACTGTTGGTAAAATGATTGTAATTATCTGTACAATTACCGGTATTTTTTAATACTTCAAATGGAACTGGATTTGCTAATCCTAACAAACTTGGCGGTAAAACTCCGCCAGTTGAATATACGGGTGTGTTGGGGACATTTCCCATATATTGATGGTATCCACCGCCACGCATTTTCATTTTACGCGACATACGGTGTTTTCTTGAATGCTTTGTATGTCTCGATTTTTTCATGCCAAACATTTTGGATAATCTTCGTTTCATTTTCTTTAATGTCATCTTTCTACTAAATTTAGACTTCATCTTCTTATACTTATTGACAATATTTTTTATTTTTAATTTGAATGGGTTTTTATTTTTTTTTGTTCCACCACATCTTCGTGGCGCACCACCGGATTGTATTTTTGACGCAGCGGCGGCTTCTACATTACTGATTGGTAGTTTGTTTAAAACTGAAGGAAAATTACGGGATGTTTCGGTACTTCTAAAACCGCCTGAATAATCTGAATTGTCTACATTTACTAAATTGGGATTTATATTCGCAGAAGGAGTCATAATGTCGCCTTTAAATGTAAAGGGATTTAGGGGGGAATTTATATTCATGGTCGCCATTATATATAAGATGCGATTATATTTTGATTCAAAAATTATAAACGACCTAGGCCTAAATCATTTTTATTTGCTACGCGTTGCCCGCGTGGTGCTAAACGCAAAGGCGTCCACTTTTTATGTTTGTAGTTATACTCACATATCATATTGTATTCCTTGTCCAAATGAACATATTTATCAATATCCTGGTTTTCGAATTCTTCCTCATCATCACTTTCTTCTAAAGCATCCAAATTCTCGTTTTCTTTGATTTTTCTAAATAATTTATTCATCATGACACTCGTTTTGTAATCTGGTATACACGCCGTCTCAACATAATAATCGCATTTTTTGCTATCATGATTATACACATACAACCCATAAATATCACTTTGTATTTCTGGTTTCACATTGAATATATATTCCTTCTTTTGTTGAGGGGTTGTGTGGTTGTTGCCATACCTCTTTTCTCCTAAATTTGACTTGTAATATACACAATTGACGATCGGTGAATTTTTGTTGTTTTGTCTAAATTGTAAATATTTGATTTTATAAGGAAGAATGGTCGCTATATTCAAAATATGTTGGTAATTCGTATCAATGACTGGAAGACCAAACACCATTTGGTGTTGATAATATGATACTTGTTTGATATCCTTGGTGAAAATATGTTTCGATAATTCCAGTTTTTCACTGTAATTTTTCATATGTACTGCGCATCCCTTATAATAATACAAATCCTCGACTGAAAAGAAACGTGTGTTTTCATATTTGAAAACGGTTCCATAAAAAATAGTGCAAAAACTCAAATGATCATGAAAACAACAGACCGCGTATTCTATATTTGTGAATTGTTTTGTTTCTGTATTGATTTCCATCAAAAAACAGACATTTTGTTTTTTATATGTCGTAAACCAGGCAAAAACCTTTTTTCCCTCAGGAATACATAATATGAAATCGTAAACTTTATTATGTCCTATTGTTTCATAAGAAAGTTCTATATTGGGGAAATTTTTTATGATTTCTTCTTTTTCGTAGTCTTTTAACATGGTGGTCAATATATATATTTATTGCGAAAGCTTTAAACCAATTCAAAATATTATTATTTGCCTAAAAGGGTTTTCATGTATTGAATTTCATCTTCTTGAGTATTGATAATTTTAGACGCTAATATTTTCACTTTTGGATCACTCGTCTTTTTCAATATTTCGCCCGAAGTTGTTAGAGCCATGGAATGATGTTCTATCATTTCGTTCAAATAATCACGATCATATATATATTGTTGCGTCTTGTACATATAATATAAGGTTCCCAGAAGGATAAATAAAACAATATAATATTTTGCGGAAATCATATTCATGTAATAATCATTCATGGCGACTTCCACGATTCCCATGAGGAGTGCCATGATTCCGGACATGTACACTTTTCCTAAACTATTGCGGATATTTGTGAGATCATTCGTCATAATGACACTCATGACATAATATTGTATGAAAAAACTCAAGAGCATCATAAAAATCACGCTTTGTAAAAGAGTCATTATATATATTTTAGGAGTAGATTATATATTTTATAATCCAAAAAAATCTGGTTAAACACTAATAATTTGAATAATATGACGACGACCCAAAGGAATCCAATGTTGATATATCGGTTGTTGTAGAGTTTGTCGTATTAGTCATTTGTTTTTTCAAGAAACTTTTAAGTTCATTCTTCATCTCTTGATTTACATCATTTTTTATTTCTTCTGAGGTAAATCCTGGTTTCGGTAAATAATCTTGTATATTTGGATTTACCTGGCTCGCGTTGGAATTCAAAGATTCAGCGCTCCCTATAATTTTAAACATGTCGTTGTATTTTTGAATCGGCGAATTTACTAAATCTTTTGTTTTAGGCACCGTCAATATTTGTTTGAAATAAGTAATTAAATGATGGACTAAAAAAATTAAAATAAATGATATAAGAATGGTTTGAACTGTCCAAAATAACATATAATTATACTATGTAAATATTAGAATAACTGGGATAAAAACTCATTGATCACTTCTTTACAAAAATAATTGTCAAAATCAAAATTATCATTTACTAAAAAATAAAAATCATGTGGAACAAAGCGATAGTATTTATTGTTGATATTATTTGAATTTGTTTGTAAATTGATCTCGTTTTCCTTATAGGTTCCTTCTACCACAAGCTGTATAGAATAATCATTCTTTTTCTTCTTGGATAATAAAGTTGGGTTACAAACCTCGTAATAAAAACAAGTAACATCTCGGATCTCGTGTTCAGGTGGAATTTGCGAATATATATTTTCTGGTTTAAAATAACTTTTGTCAATAAATAACACTACATTTTTATAATACTGTTTCAAGAGCTTTACAGGATAATCAACCGGGTGTAGTTTGAATAAATTATTGTTTTCTATTTTATAAAGGCCGTCATTTGAAACAATTTCTATATATTTGGTGGATCTGCTAAAATTCGCATCTATTTTTTTAATTTTATCCAACATATCAATGGGATTATATGAATTCACATATATTTTCATTTGTATTTCCTAAATATTTAATCTTAATATTATTAGTGTAAACTATTTAAACCCATTTATAATATTATTAGTAACTATGGAAATACAAAATATTTCAGTAATTATTGTTGAAAAAAATGGGAGTTTAAAAAGTCTGACTATAAAGGAATACAAAGAGGACGAATTATACAAGAAATGTGGTTTCAAAAAGGCTGACGATTTCGTAAAACAAACAGAATGGTCGAATATTAAAATCGACGGTAAAAAATATGTTGTTGTTCTTTACGGTAAGGCCGAAGGTAAGGCAAATACAGAGAATAAATATGATTTTCCTCCACCCGTAGACAGCACCCTGTTTTTCGGTAATTGCGTTTTAGTTGCGCATGTGAAAAAAGAGAATTCGGAATATGGATTGTGTCATTTAACCCTTGAATTATGGAACAAAATATATGAGAAATTATTTGGGGGATTTGAGGATTTGGCAGTGACTTGTGCGGAAGATGAAAATGAAGTGGATGAACTGGAAGGCGTACCAGAAGAGAAAAAAACAAAACACGGGTATTTGAAAGACGGATTTGTAGTGGATAGTGATGAGGATGAGGAATATGGAAGTGGTGATGACGACGATGATGATAGTGATGAGTTGGAACAAAGTGATGATGTTGATGGGTCGGATGATGTGGATGAAGAATTGGAATTGGAAGATATTGGATCTGAATTGAGTGAGGAAGAATATGATTATAGTGATGATGGTGGCGATGGTGATATGGGTGCTAGTACAGTATTTACAAGTGTGAATTCAAGTACAAATACAAAAAAAAAGAAGGATTAGAAATAAAATTGATTTTGATATAAATACATATTATATGTTATAGTAAAAGACATATAATATGCGACAAATTGAAAACCCAGAGGTGTTTCGTAATAATATTCGTTCAAAAATAAATGCGTTTATTCAAAATGATAAAAAGACCGAAAATTTGGAAAAGGGCATTTATAATTATTGCCTAAAAGAGGCGACCAATCGTAAAGTCGTGAAAAAATGGGATAATCCCTATTTTGTTCAAATATATGTCGACCGTTTGCGTAGTATTTATTTTAATTTGAAGAACCCAGAATTATTAGAGCAATTAACCAGTGGACAAATCAAAGCGCACATGGTAGCATTCATGACTCATCAAGAAATGAACCCGGTGAAATGGGAATCTCTGATTCAAGCGAAAATAAAGCGTGACAAGAGTAAATATGAAACCACGATGGAGGCTGCGACCGATACTTTCACTTGTCGTAAATGTCGTTCAAAGAAATGTACCTATTATCAGATGCAGACACGGTCAGCGGATGAACCGATGACTACATTTGTCACCTGTATTGATTGTGGTAATAGATGGAAGTGTTAAACTCCGCGTTGTTACGGGGTTGGTATTTTTGGTACATCGGTTGATCCAAACCCACCAGAACCGCGTTTTGTTTCACTGTGTTCAGTAACAATTCCTATGATTGGACGATTTATTTTCTCAATGATTAATTGCGCGATTTTATCGCCTTTTTTTACTTCAAATGTGTTTTCGTTGTGATTATTCACAAGTAAAACAAATACTTCACCGCGGTAATCATAGTCGACAACGCCCGCGCTGACATCAATGCTGGACTTGGCGGCTAATCCGGATCGTGGCGCGACACGAAGATAGTAGTGTTCTGCGTCACAGCCTTTCCATGAAACGGAAATACCGGTACCGACAAGTTTTCGTGTTCTAGGAGGGATGGATTCATCGACGGCTGAAAATACATCCATTCCGGCGGCATAATCAGAGCCATATACAGGTTCACGAGCGTCTTCGCGTAGGTATTTTACATTCAACTGTAATTGCGACATTTTATAATATAAAAACAATATCAAAACCTATTTATATTGTTTTTCTCTCATTGATATAAAAATCTAAAAAGAATTTCATCTGGAAATTCTGGTGAAACCTTTCTCAAAAACATAGTATATTCGTTTTCTTTTGTAAATTTTTGAATGTATTCTACATCTTCTTGTGTACCGTGTTTAAACACATATGGACTCGTAGGACTACTTCGTCTATTCCAATCCACACAATGGGTGATTTCGTTAATGACGCCACTGAGTGTTCCCATCGAATACAAAATGATGGCAAAAATGCTTTCATTGGCTAATCCCCCATTACATATTAATTTAAATATACTGCGATTCACTTTTGAATACAGGAGACAATGATTGATATCTTGTCGATTCAAAATAAACCATGGTTCGTTGGCGAGTCTAAACTCGGGCGCCAAGAGACGCAAATTGGCGCGTTTATGTAATTCCAGGTTCCACCACGCTGGTTTCCACCCCATGATGCTTTTGTCGTGATTTTTTATAAAGATTTCCCTAAATTTGGCGGGTGGCACAATCGGCGCACATGCCTCTGTTAAAAAACAGAATTGAGTGTTTTCCTTGTCGTGTAACATGGCGTAATATGCGGTCGATAAATAAGCGTTCACTACATGATAATAAGAGGTTTCAACTATGTATTCCCTCGGTATTGCGTGTTCTTTTATCCAAGGTGACTTGATCATGTTGATGTCCTTGTAATGGAAATATACATTGATTATATCTTTATTGTGTTCTATCCAGTCTCTCCATATATGTTCCTTGTTCACCTCGTGATTGTAACTAATTAAAAAACACAATGCTATTTTCATTCTTTGTATTTATACTTTTTCTTTACATTTTTATTCTTCAAAAATTACTTGTTTGAGAGAAAAAAGGTCTTCGAATAAAAAGATTGGAATTTACTTGTTTTTATTCAAAATATTCGAAGATCTGGTTTACTAGAATTTCTAATTTTCAAACAAAAGTAATTGGAAAAATCAAAAATGGACATTTTTGGTATGTCCATTTTTGAAAATCCTAGGGATTCATGTTAAAAACACTGTTTTTTTGGGTGTTTTAGAGCATAAAGCTCTCCCGGGCCTTTCCTGGATTTTTCGATGAGAGCATAATTTTGTGAGCATAAATTTTAAGTTTTTTGAGGAAAAGGGTTTAGGGATTTTTTTGTAAGTATAATATACAAATGGATACTTACATTTTTGGGGACAAAAAATCCCAAAAAATCCCCAAATATAATTGTGAATATTGTGATTATAATACATGTAATAAAAAAGATTATACAAAACATTTACAAACCATAAAACACACATCAATGTCAAATACTGACGGATACTTACACAATACTTCCAAAAATCCCACCACACCATATTTTTGCGATTGTGGAAAAAAATACACTCATCGACAGAGCTTGTATACTCACAAGAAGAAATGTAATTTTGTCAATGAAAATATTCAGGTGACGATTGAAGAAAACAATGACGAAACCAATGATGATGCCAATGAAGAAATCAAACAAGAAAAGAATGATGTTATACAGGTAATCAATGAAAATGAACATAACCCAAATGGTCAAATGGATGTACTAATTAATTTGTTTCAAGAACAACTTAAAGAAAATAAGGAACTTAAAGAACTTATTATTGAACAACAAAAGAAGATATTAGAAATGGGTGTAGGAACAACCAATATTATAAATACGCAAAATAATAACAAATTCAACCTGAATGTTTTCTTGAATGAGACATGTAAAGATGCGTTGAATCTAAGTGATTTCCTGGAATCGTTAATCTTGAGTTTAACCGATTTTGAGAATTTTGGCCCCCTCGGGTATTGCGGTGGTATAAGTAATATCTTGGTCAATGGATTGAACAAACTAGATATAAGTAAACGCCCGATTCACTGTAGTGATCTAAAGAGGGAGGTGATTCATATCAAGAACAACGACACTTGGCATAAAGACGACGATAAACAGCAAATGATAAAGGCCATTAAGGCGATTGAACACAAGAATGTCAAGCAAATGTCGCTTTGGGCAAAAGCCAACCCGGAATATAAAGATCCCAATAATAAAAAGAGCGACTTGTATACCAAGTTGATAGACCAGAGCTTGTGTGATACCGATAAAGAAAAAGCGCAAAAGAATTACAATAAAATTATTCGAACCGTCGCCAAGGAAATATTAGTAGATAAATAAATCGGTAATAAAGATAGTCGGACTAATAAATATATGTATTCAATAAATAAATATATTTTTGAAGAAGTATGTGATAACAATATGGAAATATATAATGACATCATGGAGACTATCCGGTGCGATTATAATGAAATTGTTGGTAAATTAGCACATGAAAAAAGTATTCCAGAAATACGACAACTTGTTCATAAATTGGTGGGTGTTATTCTTATTCTTGAAGGAAAAAACTATGAAATCATGTATTATTTGAAATTGTTGTTGAATATTGATAAACAATCGACGAACCTAAAGTATTACCAGATATACATTAAAATGATTACAGATTACGACAAAAGTTTTTTGGGGTTATAGGATTTCGCTGGCGCAATCGTAACTATATTTATCATTGATTTTGTTATATAAAGTTTCTAACTGTTCATGTAAATCATATTTTTCGGGTAAAATCATTTTTATATTTAATCTTTTTTCATTAGTTCTTTTATCAAATACTAAATGATTTTTACCCCTCATATTCACTAAAGAAACATATTTTGGAAGTTGTAATTCTTCTTTTTGTGGATAAATATTATTATCTAAATCTTGAACCACTTTATTCGCTTGATTTAATTTTTCTTGTATAGATACTTTTTCTGATTTTGTTGTTGTCCAAGGTTTATCTAATTTTGGGTGTTTTTCAACTTTGAAGAATTCTCTTTTTTTTGTATGTTCTTTATCTAACCACTCGTGATAGTAAACAACATATTTTTTCATCATTTCTTGTGTAATTCCATTGGGTAATTCTTTTGCGCTATGTTTTCTTTCTCTTTTAGTTCCCTCTTTTATTCCTTTTGTATTTTGTTCCTGTTCTTTTCGAGTAGCAATACGAAGATTTTCGATTGTATTATTTAAAGGGTCTTGATCTATATGGTCAACACTAATATTTTTAGTTCCTTTACCATTTCCATAACAATTCATAATTATTTGATGAATATATATATTCAGTGAACATAATATGTATCCATTTTGGTGTTTATACCAAGTTATTTTTTTATCAATTGTTTTTTCATAATCTAATATTTTTTCATAGCTTTCAAGAGATAATTTACATATTGTATCTTTTTCACAATACATTAATAAATATTCTTTTTCATTTTCACTTACTTTCCATATAGGATTTTTCATAATACCAGCATCTTGACCCACTGTTAAGTAATGACCATGAATATATTCAATAATATTATACTTTTCTGAAATAACTTTATGATAAAAGTGATATATTTCAACATTACAATGTCTTAAATCATATTTATTACCATTTTTAAAATTATAAATAATGCTTTCAGTATTATAATTAAATATAAAATCTAAATATGTAAAGCGTTTATAATTACTTGTATATGATGGATAATCCTCTTTATCATATTCATTAAATACGAAATTTTTATTAAAATTTATTATTTTATCTTTGTCTTTATAATCAACAAAGTAAATTTTATCTCCAAAAGTAATAGTTCCGCAATTAAATTGTTCATTTATACTATAAATAGGTTTCATTTTTGATAATATATTATTATCACTCTCAAAATATGAATCAATTTTATTTATATTCATATTATGATATCATTTGTAACATATTCTTTAAGTAGTTTGGGGTAATAAATAGTAAAATATAATTGTATATATTTGTAAAATCCACCCAAACCGCTCAATTGGAATATGCCAACCCGCCCATTCCCGACATGATTCTTAGCCAACATGTCTCCACTAAGTTTCCCTAATGGTTTGGACTGTATCTCAAGCTGTCTCCGGATGATTAATCCATCATCAACAACCAACACCCGTTCAGTCTCTGACGCCCTACCATATCCTATCATAGCGGATTTAGGTAGTAAGCATGCGGATTGTCCAATCCTTCTAACTATTACCATACCAGAGTTAAATCTCTGCCACATAATCCTTTCGGAATTATGCTTGGTGTAGAAGGCTCTAAGGAGTTTCCCGAACAACAAGGTGTTTTGCGAAACTGCGTGTAGTCAATAACAGGCAATTTCACTAGCTATTAGCAAATTTTGTGAGTGCTTAATCATTTTTTTCCAAGACAATTGCTCACTTTGTCTTGGTGAATAGCTTTTCAACGCACTAAGATTTTTTACGTTATAGTTGGTAGCATATACACGAACCTTTGCGGTTCTGGTTCCTTCAACGGTTGCGTTGGAAAGAACTAATTGAAGAGTAGCGTTATCAATTCTGGAGAAGTTGCATGTGCCGCTTGGTTGATGTTCTTCTGGGCGAAGAGCAAATGAGTACACGTTAATACCCTCATCAGGATTGCGGGTATGTGTTTGGTATGGTTGTACCCATGAGAAGTATGAACCTTCACGCTCGGAGAAACGATCTTGTCCGTTAAGTTGTAGCTTGGCAACAACAACTGGGTTTTGTCCCCAACAATGCATGTCCAAAGAGGTTTCGGATAATACGAAGGTACCAGCATCAGATACTGATGATCCTTCGTTGTGTCCCTTACCACCGAAATCGGAGGTAGTTAAACCTAGAGAAGCTAATGCGGCAGCATTGTCAAGAGCAGGGTTTAATGGGACAGCAGATCCACCAAAGTTGGTTTCATTGTATGCGTTGTTGTTGACTCCTCCGTGCCAGTATCCAGTGAATCCATCAGGGATGGAAGCATCAAGAGCACCAGCATCTTGGAATAAACCACGAGCATCAATGAAAGCATTGGCACCGGCGGTGGCATCAGGACCTCCAAAGGCATGGATTGCGTTTGGAAGAGCATCGATGGCATCAGTGTAGTTGAATGGTTGGGCACCTAATACCTTGAATAAAGTGGCATCACATAAAAGGGATGAACAGTAATCTACGTTTTGATCAGGTTGGACGACCCAGATTAATTCCTTAACAGGGTGGTTGAAGTTCAACTTGATTTTGTTGGATGAGGAACCGACGGATTCATCACCAGTGAATTGTAATTGGGTGATTAAGTATTCATGAGGATTTTGTGCGAATCTTCTGCGTTCATCAGTATCTAAGAAGACATAATCAACGTATAAGGAAGCAGCAACAAGGGATTGGTTGTATGCGATGGTGGCAGTGACTGGAGTTCCAACTTGGTATTGGTTGGCAGCACTGTTGGCATATGGACCTTGTTTTGGGTTTTGGGTGGTGTTGCAACTTAATGAAGTAACAGCCCATAAACATTCATCAATTGGTCTTAAATCAAGGTTAATCTTGACTTCGTGGTACTGTACGAACCACTTATACCCCTTCTTTCGAAGTATTTATTGGCATTCTCATTGCGATTAACTTGTTACATAAATGAGAACTTAGCCAGGGACTAGACTATATCTTAAGTCTTCTACGAAGTTGATTAGACTTCTCAGACCCATAACCATTTAGTCGTTGAACCGTCCTCATATCCTTATCATAATGGAATTAGAGGCTTGGCTGCGGATTGTCTATTTCAAATACCTTTTCGGTATTATCATACGAGGGATTTTTACCATACCTGAGTTCTAATCTCAGCCATCGCAAACTTTCATTTACGATTTGGTACCCTAAAAATTGATTATTTTGTGAATTAAAGCGTGTTACATTCACGATATTATTAAAATAGTAGTGTAGTAGTAGTTTGTCTTTTTTTTGTAAATTTTCAGTAGAAGTAAGTGGTTGTAAATTAGTCCAATGGAAACAAATCATTTTATCATTGTCATTTATTAAATTGAATCGGTTAATAGGTAATATATGATCTATATGCCAATAACTACCTAAATTATCCCAATTCATATTTTCATCAAACCTAAATTCTAACCATTTTTTAAGAAATTCTATATCACAACCAAGATACTCAATAGAAGATTTGTTTTTGTTTCTTTTTAATGCCTTGCTTAATCTGCTTCTAATAATTGAAACCAATTGAAAGTTTTCATCATTTTTATATCTTTCTTTTAAAACTTCTTTTCTTTTGGTCGAATTTTGTTTTAATCTTAGTTTCTCCTTTTCTTTTACTTCTGGTTGATTTAAATATTCTTTATGTCTTTCTTTTATTTCTGGTTTATTTCTATATTCTTCATATCTTTGTTTTACTTCAGGACGATGATAATATTCTTTGTATTTTTGTTTCTCTTTTTCTTTCACTTCCGGATTACTTCTATATTCAGCTTTTCTTTGTTTAATTTTTTCTTTATTTTCCAAACAAAACTGTTTTGAATATATACTTACACAATTTTTACATTGACTTCGTACACCATCTTTTTTAGTTTTATCTTTTGTAAAAGAATCAATCGTTTTTATTAATTTACATTTACTACATGTTTTTTCAATTATTGTATTATGATTTTCTTCAATTTCCATTCTACTATTTATATTTAATACATACACTTTATTTTTAATCAATTTTATTTTTACATCTTTAAGAGTTTCCCGCAATTTGGATATGTTGCCAGTTGCGATTCAATAGCAACTGACTAGCATCTGGGATTGACAATTTTCATTGTCCCGAGACCACAACAATTTTTCCCTAAAGCATTGCTCGGATACTTTAGGTTGGATACTTTTCTGCCCTACAGATTTTAAGGCAATTAAAGGTAACGCGAGACCGGGATTGGTGCAAAACCAAAATTGTAATGGAACATACAAGGTAGTCTCTGGTAAAGCGTTACGAGGAGCGCACACTTGACGAGGTGCGGTGGAGTCACAAGGACCATCAACATCAGAGAAGGATGGATCAGTGATGAAGGTTAATTGGGTGGTGTTACCAATCATCTTGAAGTATCCGCGTTGTTGTTCAGAGGTCATGGTAAGTTGGTTCCAGATGTGCATCCAATCACCGTATTGACGATCAATGCGTTGACCACCAATTTCGACTTCAACTTGGGCGATTAATTGCTCACCAGGGTAATCTAACCAACGAGCATAGACTGAGTGAGCACCTGAGGATAAGGTGGATGAGTTGCCCATCAATTGGTTGATTTCAGGTAAAGTGACTTGTAAGTAGGTTCTGTAAGCAAGATCACCATTTCTGGAGATGATGCAGGTGACACGGCGACCGAAATCGGCTTGACCGTTGAAAGTTTGTTCGATTGACTCAATCGAAAAGTTGGTGTAACGTCTGTAAGTTACTTTCCAAAAAGTAATCTGCGGATTGCCTGTTAAGTACACATCTTGCTTTTGTGTTCCCTAATATTTCTAAGAGGGGTAGAGTACACCTTAAGAAATTTCCGGTTTTGCTAGAACCATCATAAATTCCCGATTGCCGTCTACTCGTTGAACCTTAATCTTATATCTGCGGTATTTCAAAATCGATATAAGATTCTTGGCTGCGGATTATCCAATCTTTAACGTTTTTACTATGCCATTGGACATTACCCAATGGTATTATTTATGTCACCACAAATAAGTAGTAGTTAAAGCTCTAAGGAAGTCCCCGCAATTTGACAATCTTGCGAAATAAATATTTAATTTGTTCATAATAATTGTTCAATATTTAATTCACTAGCGAGTTATATGTTAAATATTATAATTTATATTTAACCACATATTTACACTGTTTATCTATTATGGTGATATGTGACCCATAATAGCAGCTCACTGTTGACGCCCAAGAGTTAAGCGCCGTAAGCTACGAGTTGCATTAAACCGCCTCCCATTTTATAATATTGCTAAAGAAAAAAAATATTTGGATTTTAATTTAATTATAAAATTAATTAATAATCTTATAATTCAACGCCCCCACTCGTAAAATCTACGAAACACACTTGTTTATGTCCATATTCAGCTTCATGAAAGTAAGCAAATAAGAATCATGTAATATTTCCTTTTTTCCTTCATGGTTTTTTGTAAAAATATAACTCTCGTTTTTCTTTTTGATTTTCCAACCATCATTCAATGCGTTATACAAGAATACCATTTTGTGAAACTTGTCGTTATCAACGGACAACACATGGGTTTTGTCTTGTTTATTTTCAATATTAATTTTTATTTTTATCGGTTCCACATCCATTGTATAATTTGTTCTTAATATTTCCAAGAAAAGTAATCTACAGATTTAAACTATATTTTATTTTTGATTCTAAAAATTGTAAATATAATTATTATACAAGAATAACAAGTTAAAAAAATTTCATTATTTTTATTAAATACACTATATATGCCTAGTTTTAAACCAAAAACCACCAAAAAAATCAAGGTGAATAAAAAAAGTAATGTCACTTTGGATGGAAAACACAATGAATTTATTAATGAATTCACTAAAGATGAACAAAATAATTTGCCCAAATTGAAAAATGAAAAAAGAGAAATCATTGTTAAAATCGAAGAAAATGAAAAATCCCCGTCAATGAATATTGAAGAATTGATGGATTACAAAGATCGCCTTAATGAAATCAATAGTGAAATCAAAAACATCAAATCCAAAAAAAAAGAATATTTCCTAGATAATTCCAAATATATTTTTGACTATTTTGAAAACAAGAAAAACATTTCCAATGGCGTTGAAAATTCTGCTAAATCAAAAAACAAAATACTTAATTCGTTCTTTAAAATAGAATCAAACGCAAATAATGTCATTACAAATCAAAACAACAATATATTTCAAAAATATTTGGCAAATATCGACGACTCTTTTTTGGACATTAATTCATTTTTGAAACCGTCGGATATTTGTCAGTCGTGCTATAAGGGTGAATTAATACCGCTTGACGATGAAGGCATATTGATTTGTAACCATTGCTCTAAGAATGTACAATACTTGATTGAAAATGAAAAACCGTCTTATAAAGAACCTCCGAAAGAAGTATGCTTTTATGCTTATAAAAAAATAAATCATTTCAAAGAAATATTGGCGCAATTCCAAGGTAAAGAAACAACGCAGATCCCGGATGATGTATTGGAGAATTTGAAACTACAGATTAAAAAGGAGCGTATTGATATAAAGAACATGACCTATATCAAGACCAAAGAAATACTGAAAAAATTGGGGTATAACAAATATTACGAACATATTAATTTTATTAAAGACAAACTGGGCTTGAATCCGCCGATTATTGCGCAAGAACTGGAAGAAATATTGTGTAATTTGTTTATGGAAATACAGTATCCATATGCGAAACATTGTCCGGACTATCGTGTGAATTTTTTACATTATTATTATGTTTTGTTTAAATTGTTTGAACTGTTGGGCGAACATTCGTATTTACCCGAAATACCCATGTTGAAAGACCGTGAAAAATTGATCGAACAAGATACGATATGGAAAAAAATATGCGAAGAATTGGATTGGGAATTTATTGCGACGATTTAAGATTTGATTGATACAAATATAATTATGGTATAAAATACTAGTGATTTACTGGTATTTTATTTTTTATTTATGACCGACACATTTATAGACCTCCTGGGAAACCGACTAGATTCGCGCCGATACCGAATCCGGCACCAGATCGTGCAGTCACACCAATACTTGGGATGTATGAATCTAAAATACTGAATGTTGCTGCGGCAGTTAAAGCAAGTAACATAATTTCATCTAATTTTAGGGATTGCTTTGGAATTGCGTATGCGGCAATGGCAACCATTAAACCTTCTACTAAATACTTGATTATTCTTTTTACTAGTTCGTAAACGTCAAACATATTATATTAATTCAAAAGAAAAAATTATTTATTTTTATTTTATATTTGTTTAATTCTAGTTATAAAATATTCTAAATTATTTGAATTATTTGAATTATTTGAATTTTGTAAAATATAATAAATTATAAAATAAATACTTAAACGAATTATATTACATTATTTATAAATAAATATGAAGGCAGGAGTAGAACCAAAAATGGATCAAAGTGGAAAACCAAATCCTAAATATGTTGATTTACTTGAAGAGGATAAACCAATTGCTGGTCAAAAATTTGTGTGCGTATCTTTTGTATCACCTGATAAAATTTTAAAACAAAAGGAAATCTTTTTGTTTGAGGAATTCCTAAAGAAGTGGGAATTCAACAAGTCTATGGAAAAATTCCATCAATTTTTAAATTTTGTTTCATACAAATACAAATTAACATTTGACGATGTCATGAAGGATTTTCAAGATTTCATCAAAGAAGAACAAGAAAACTTGACACAGACGAGTTTAGAGGACGATTATAAAACCTTTATAGATAAAAATGAAGAAGAATTAGAGAACGCGTTCAATGTAAAGCATAGTTTCCAAACATGTACTCGTGGTTTAAAAATCCGCGGCGTGTATCCAACCATGGAAGAAGCCGAGTTGCGCTGTAAAATGTTGCGCGAATTAGATCCAAACCATGATGTATTTGTTGGTCCAGTCGGTTTATGGATGCCTTGGGATCCAGAGGCTTACAAGACAGGTCGTGTGGAATATATGGAAGAGGAGTTGAATCAATTGATGCAAGAAAAGGTAAAGAACGAGGATTTCGCCAAGTCCGCATTTGAACAAAGAGTTAAGGAAACCAAGAAGAAGGCAATCGAAGAAAATATCAAGAATGCTGAAAAGACTGGATCATCATTAACTCAGACAATCGATGAGAATGGTAATTTAATTGGTGTTCAAAATATGAATACCCAAGAAAGCTTTTTGAAGGAACAAGATGTGATTTCTGCGGCGGATATTCGAAAAGAATTATTCGAAGGTGAAAATATTATTACAGGTAAGACTGATAATGGACAAAGCGAGTTGATTAGTGGTCCATTTGCTACCAAGAAAAATGATTAAAATAAAATCTATTTAGAAACTCGATTGTTTTGATTATTTGATTATTCAAAAAGAAAAAGAAAAATTATATATATGTATAATATATATAAATTTATAATTCATGAGTACGACAATAACAGAAACAGAACCTGTAATAACAGAAACAAAAAAGAAGGTGGTTTCTTTAATACTCACCCATCAAGCACGAATACGATGTTTCATGGATATGATTATCAAAGGATCCCAAAATGAAAAAAAAGAAGCTATTACTGAAAAAATAAACAATAATAAATTTGTGATTGGAATGAAAAATTCGATTAATACACTGTATACAAATACTTTAAATAAAATTAGAAAAGAAGACTATGCTCCGCATTTATATTCTTATAAAAAGGAAACAGAAGAGGAAGAAAAACGATTTAAAAATTGTTCATTTCTTCGTTTATGTTTGAATAAAGAAACCGGAATATGTATTCAACTTGTCTATGAAGGGGAATTAGATCCGGGTGAGGGTAAAGGTGGGAGAATATATTATATAACCGGGAAAGAGGATGATAAAAAACAAATTGGCGGTGTTGTTGATGTAAATAAAAGTGATGTTGTTAAAGATACAATAAAAAATAATTTTGTTTCAGCAATCACTTTATATAAAAAAAAACAGGGTAATACCGATGCGGCAACAAACGAAATCATAGAAGAAATATTTACAAATATAAATTCGGGTTTAAATAGATTAAAATTGTCAAATAATATTTTTAAAGATGTGGATGAATATGTATTTTATATTGGAAGACATGGTCAGGCAGAACATAATTTAAAATACGCGACACATTTAAAAACCGACACGGATGTAACTCAACTTGGAAAGGATCAAGCATTTCGGGCTGGTCAAAATTTATCGAGTGTTTTAAAAAATAACAACGAAAATATAAGTTATGTATTTGCGTCAGATTTGATCCGAACTAGACAGACTATTGAAAATATACTCAAGGGAATGAATATGAATAAAAATGAGAATGAAACATATTTCCCTCGTGAAATTATTATATTGCCATGTTCTCATGAATTAAAATATAATTCGAAAGGAGCATGTGATAAAAAACCGTCGTCATTCTCATTCAAAATTGGAACAAAAGAAAATGATCCCAAATGTTCAAAGACAACTCACTGTCTCGATAACAATATTACGAACCCTGAAAGTGATTGTAATCGTATAAAAATGACTATTGAAAATCCCAAAAATAAAATTGTTAGAAAAATACCTTTACAATGGGATTTTTATTTTGAAAAAAATGGGAATAAAATGAGAAAGATGGATTGTTCAAAAACAAACATGATTCAATTGGCGATTGAATATATAAATACATCAGGACCGATAAGATTTAATAAAAATGTGATGAGTCCTATCAAATTTTCGATTCGTCCAAATCCCGCTGCAAATCCAGCTGCAAATCCAGATGCAAAACCAGCTTCAAATCCACCTGCAAATCCAAATCCACCTGCAAATCCAAATCCAACTGCAAATCCAAGTCCATCTGAATCTACGCTTGATAAAAATGATGAATGTTTCATAGACTGTTTTAAAAAAGTGTTTAACAATGGCAGTGAAATAAATTATTCTACTCTGAAAGACAATAAAAATTTTCAAAATATTAGAAAATATTTTCAAGGTGTTAAAACAATCGGCGATTTAAAAAGTAAAACATATGATGAATTTATTAAAACATATAATTATACTGATGATGTCACAAATAAGTATAAAAATATATTTGATGAATTTGTTCGATGTTTGAGTGAAACATGTTTGGAAAAAAATATTGAAAAGGAAATATTATCTCAACCTCAACCTCCACCACCTCCACCACCACCTCAGGCTCAAGCAAATAATAATATTCCACCACCACCTCAGGCTCAAGCAAATAATAATATTTCATCACCACCTCCACCTGGTTCTAATAATGATTTGGATGAAAATATAGAACAAGAAGAAAATAATAGAAAACAAATTAAATTTTGGGTCAAATTATTTAAGCAAGTGAAAACTAGAAACAGTTTTTTTAAGGATTTTAATACTTTAACTGAAAATAAAAATGTTTTTTATAAAGTGATGGATGAATTATCTATTGACCCTGAAAATTTAAATCTAATTTTTAATAATTATAAAATCGGTAGTAAACCTTCTAATGCTATTATGACATATTTAATTGATAGATTAGATCATGATACGAATGTGTTTTATAAATTGATGGATGAATTACTTGTTATACCAGAAAATTTAAATGAAATTTTTAATAATTATGAAATCGGTAGTAAACCTTCTAATGCTATTATGACATATTTAATTGATAGATTAGATGATGATACGAATGATAAAAACGCATTAAATTTTATGAATTATATAGTAAAAACAAACATAAATTTATATAATGAAATCATAAACCAATCACCACAAAATATTCAAGATAAAATAGAGATAGAGATAAAGAAAAATAATAAAGGCGGTAAAAAAACAAGAAAAAATAGAAAAGCCAAAAAACGATTTGTAAAAAGAACCAAACGCAATCATAAAAAAAACAAAACTCGTCGTGGTCGTCGTAAAACAATATAAATAGAATATAATGACTACTCGAACAAGAAATAAATTTGTTTTGATTTCTGTATTTATTTCTATAATTGTGGTCTCGTGTATAATTATTTTCGTATAATATTGTATACTATGCGAAAATACATGTATTTATTGTCAATCATTGTCTTTGCCATAGCAACTTTATTGTTATTTAGAGGAGTCGAAGGATTTCGAGGGGGCGGAGGAGGTCACGGAGGTGGTGGAGGAGGTCACGGAGGTCACGGAGGACATGGAGGTCACGGAGGACATGGAGGTCACGGAGGACACGGGAGACATGGAGGATATGGAGGTTACGGAGGTTATGGAGGTTGGGGATATTATGGCGGCGGAGGTTCAACCAGTTATGCGGTAAATCCCCTTTATCTAGACTATTATGGCGGATATAATCCAAACTATTATTATTTGTACGATGATGCGGATTATTTATTGGTAAAAAGACCTCGCGGTGATTATATTCTTGATTTATAAAAAATCAAAAAAAATTAAAAAACAAAGGATGATCCGAAAATCAAAAAGATGATATTAAATAATGATTTTTATAAAACTTTTGAGATTATATATTATGAGTTTAAAATATAATTTCAATAAAAATACAGGGCAACTACCATTTGAATTATTTATTTGTTGTATAAAAATAATCATTATTAAAAATCTTTTTTAAACGCACTGCGTGACTCATTTTAGTAGAAGATATGTTTTCATACTGTGATGCTTTCGCAATTGTATCCCATGTTCCTAAAATTTCATTTGTCTCAATGTGTATTTTATAAACTTTTTTACCAGTAGATGATGTTTTTTTAGATTTATACTCGTCACTTTTTAAATATAATCCATAATAACCCTGCCCATTTCCATAAGGAGTCCAAATAGTTGAATACATTGTATATTCACAATCTTTCAAATAATCTTTAATTTCATTCGCTTCGTTTCCATTGATTTCTTTAGATACACTTTGTTTCCATTTTTGATATTCTTCTAATAAAGTGGTATTTAAAATTGTTCCACTTGGTGAAAATTTACATACTTGAAAAATAAATGTTTGAGCATCACTTTGAACCACTTTTTTCTTATATTCTATTTCTTTTAATGAAACGCCCTTATATCCATGAACAACATGATTTTTATCCTGTTTTTCTAATCTACATGGTTTGAAACGAGTGTCCAAGTAATGTTTAAACGCATGAAATGTTTCTTTTTTAGGTTTCTCTTTATTCCATAAACGATATAAACCTTCAATATCTTTGCTTGAAACTTCTACATCATTTCTAACAATACACATTTCATTTATAAATTGATTGAAATTATCTTTGATATTAGTGTCATAAAATAACAAAGGTGTTGTTTCTGGTACATTTTCATGAAAATCTGTTTGACACGCGATTTCCGCCGTTGAAATTTTTATTTCGGGTTTTGTTTTTTCAAGTAACTGATTTAATTTCAATACTTTTTCTGAATTATTTGTTATACTGACTGTCTCAAATAAATTAATTACATTTAATATAATTAATTTTGCTTGTTCAACATCTATTTGAAAAACCTCATCTTTTACTCTAGAAAACGATAATAATGAATGTATGTAATATTCCATATTTTTTAGGTTTGTATTTTCAACAGTATGAGTAAATTCTAATTTACCATGTTTACATATTTGCTTGTATGGTTTAATTCTTTTTGATACATTATGTGTAACACCAATTTTTAATTCTGGGTTTTCCCTTGTAGTGTCAATATTGAAAATATAAATTGTTGGTATTTCATTACATTTGGTTATTTTTTCACTTTCTTCCAACATTTTTTTATTTTCTTCCAATTCTTTTTGTTTTATTGATAATTGTTGTTTTTGTTCGCTTAGTTGTTGTTTTAATTCGTTGCTTTCTTCTTCTATAGTTTGTTGTAATATTTCTTCTAATTTTACAAAATATTCATGAATTTCTTTTGCTTTTGTTGTTTCTGCTTTGATACAAAATAATTTGAATGTTTTTATAGTCATCATTACTTTTTGTATATTATGACCACCGTGTTTTTTGTTGTCAGAATCTTGCTCATCCGACTTGAGGAGCAAGATTTTATAATCTGTATCAACGATAAAATTTTTTTCCAATACCCGTTTCGCATTAGATTTTTGATTAAAGTCAAGCCATTTCCAAACATTATCTAAATCAATAACAAAATCTGTCGTTGAATTGTAATTCAAGTAACAATAAAATGAAGAAACGAATAATTGTTGTTCTGTTTCTGTGAAATTTTCCTTAATTTTCATCAATAATTTGTTGTTGTAGTCATTTGTGAGTTTTGTGATTGGATTAGACTCAATCAAGTCAACAATATCAAGCGATTCTGTCATTATAATCTATATTATAGACATCTCTTTAAGTTGTTTTTGTTCGCTTTTGTTTTTTAAAACCAAGAGCATTTTTCTACCATTTCGTCTTTTTGACATTGATTTTCGGACCTTGTCCCCGTTTTTTGACATTATTCGGGTCATATTTCTCGTCCTCGTCATCCGAAGGGATATTTTTCGATAAGTCCCAGAATTCCTTGCTGCCCAATTTGAAATCGTTATGATTGTCCGCCTTGTACCACATGACTTGATCAAACAATTTGTTCGATTTGGCGTTATTATTTATAACCAGGCACTCGTAATTTTCCGTACATTGATCCATGACTTGACAAAAGGATTCAAAAGTTGGAAACATACCGGCGTAGTTTTCGTAGATTCTTTTACGGTTTGCGATGTATGGTTCACGCAAGATAAAAACATAGTCGATATTGGTGCGGAGAGTTGGGGGTATTCCTAATGGATACTGCATTGTAATGATCAACATTATCTTCCAATGTCTCCCATTCATAAACAAAAGCTTCATCATCTTGTCGCGCGCCCAGGTGCCATCGTATAAACAATCATCTAAAATAACAAATGCGCGGGGATCAATGGTAGTTCGCTTAAATGTTTCCATTTCTTTTTTGATTTGTTTCAACACGGATTTTTGTCGTTTTAAAATGTTTTCAATGATGGCGGTGTTGTATTCGTTATGTATGAAAAGTTTTGGAACCAACTTTCCGTAAAAGCCGTTACCTTCTTCTGTACCGGCAATGACGACACCAATAGGTATGTCTTGGTGATAAAAGAGTAAATCTCGGACTAAAAAACTTTTACCGGTATCTCTTCGACCGATCAATACAACGACTGGACCTTTAGATTCATTGGGTTTGAAACTAATGGTTTTCATATCAAATTTTCTTAATTCAAGATTCATATTATACTAATTAAGAAAAATTAAAAAAAATTATTTACGAAAAGAATATTTTAAATTGGATGTAAAGAGAGAAATCACTAAAACGACTAAAATAGGAATGATTACTAAATAAAGTATTTTTAATGAGTTTGATTTAAAAAAAAATAGTTATTAAGTATAATTATTAATGAGTACTATGAATAAATCTTTAAAGATTAATTACGAAAAAAGGAAAAACGGCGAATTATTTAAAAGTTTTCAAAATGAGCAATTAACCAATCTCTCAGAAGTACAAAATTATGTTCCGATTTACAATAAATTTTTTGATTTAAATGAAACCAATTACAATTCAATTAATTTGAATCATGAATGGTATATTAGCAAAGTCGAAAAACAAACCGACTACAATTTGTACAAGTGTGAAATCAAACATTCGCAAAAAGACAAGACGAAAAGTAAAAACTTGTTTTTCAAAATGGCACCATTAATCGACCCATTTAAATTAATTGTTGGCAAATATGATTTCGCGGATCAAGCCCTTTATAGTTTACCCAAATACAATTCAACTGCCAGTGAAGTCAATGAAAAAATATTGGATCAAAACAATACAGCATATGTGGATGGTTTGTTTTCATATTGTTCGAGTCTTTTGAATCATAATCACCATTTTGTACATGGTATAGAATTTTATGGTTCCTTTTTAGCAATCAAAAAGGATTTTAAATTCAATATTATTGATGATCTTGATTTTGTAAATAGATCAGAATTTTTTAATAAAAACAAAAATATTTTATTCAAAGTACATGATGAAAACAACCGTTTAAAAGACTTGTCGGACACAAAAAAGTTGAAACCAATCAAAATCCAGGATGACAATGACAACAAACCTTTAAATATATCGGCAAAATCAATCAACAATGAATTATTTGAAAATGTTTTTGCGGATGATGATGTGAATGTGTTGGAATCGGGTCAAAAAATAGAGGATCCGCATATATCGCTAGAAACATTAAAGGAGTTTTCGATTGATTTATCTAATTTGTTAGATGATGATGGAAACAACAAGAGTGAAACGATTAAATCTATGGTTTCGGGTTCATCATGTTCATCCAGAACATCCTATACATCTGAAGATACCGAAAATATGATTGATGATTTGGATGAAATTAATGAAAAATCCGGGTCTGGATCTAGGTCAGGTTCTGGTTCTGGATCTGGTTCTGGTTCAAACGGTTCATTCAATTCAGGTAAAAAAACATCCAATTCGGGGTATAGTGATGATTCTGGAGAATATAGCGACGAATCAGATTACGACGATGACGAGCGTATTGATGTGACACTTGATAAATTCCCGGTTCAAATCATTTGTATGGAAAATTGCGAAAACACATTTGATAATTTGATTGCCAATGAAGAATTAGAGGAAAAAGAATGGTTTTCCGCGTTGATGCAAATCATCATGACTTTGGTAACTTATCAAAAGGTGTTTTTATTTACTCATAACGATTTACACACCAATAATATCATGTATAACAAGACGGACAAAAAATTCTTGTATTACAAGTTCAACAACAAGTATTACAAAGTGCCTACATATGGACGGATATACAAGATTATCGATTTTGGAAGAGGTATTTATAAATACAGTGGTAAACAATTTTGTAGTGATTGTTTTAAAAACGGTGAAGACGCCGCGACTCAATATAATTTTGAACCATATTTTAATGAGAAAAAACCTCGTTTAGAACCCAATTCTAGTTTTGACTTGTGTCGTTTAGCGTGTTCTATATGGGATTATTTGATTGATGATATGGATGAGATATCAAATTTAGAAGAATGCTCACCATTGGTTCAACTCATTGTAGATTGGTGTTTGGATGATAATGGCGTCAATATTTTGTATAAAAACAATGGTCAAGAGAGATATCCGGATTTTAAATTATACAAAATGATTGCGCGAAATGTTCATCATCATGTACCATATTATCAACTGGAAAGAAAAGAATTCAAAAAATATGTTGTCTCTTCTGTGCCAAACAATGAAAATATTATGGATATTGATGCCATGCCTGCTTTTTTGTAAGTTCTCTCTTTGATTGTAAAATGAAAAACAATAATATAAATAAAATTAACATTATTATATGATTTTTTTATAACTATATAATAATAAATATAAGAATGACTTTTGGTTTCATCGTATTAAGACATGTGAATTCTGAATTGACAAATCAATATTGGAACGAATGTGTACAATGTATTCGCAGGTTGTATCCTTTTAAAAAAATTGTCGTGATAGATGATAACAGTAAAACAGAATTTATCAAGGCTTTTTACGAATACCAAAATGTAGAATATATTCAATCGGAATTTCCACAACGAGGTGAATTATTGCCGTATTATTATTTTCACAAACACCGGTTTTTCGACAATGCGATTATTTTACACGACAGCGTTTTTATACATAAAAGAATAAATTTTGATTTACTTCGAGGCGTTCCAGTAATACCATTGTGGCATTTTAAAAATTCTCGTGATGAAAATTATGAACGACTTTTACAAATTTCAAAATATTTAAATTATAGTAACAAATTTTATGAAGAATTCAAAAATGTAAAGGAAAATAAATATCTAAATATGAGTATTATTGATGGAACGAATAAATGGAATGGTTGTTTTGGGGTTCAAACATATATAAACCACGGATTTTTGGATTATATACAAAAAAAATACAATATATTCAACATGTTAAAAGTAGTGAGATGTCGGAAAGACCGTTGTTGTCTTGAGCGAATACTAGGATTAATCATTTCCATGGAAAATTCAAGATTGAAGAAAATGCCTTCACTGTTTGGAGACATATTAAAGTATACAAACGGTGAATACCATTGGGGATACACATTTCATAATTATAAGAAAAAACTGGAAAACGAAAAAAAAATAATGGTGCCCTATGTAAAAATATGGACTGGGCGTTAGAACCCAGGATTATCGGTGAACACCGCGGGTGCTATTTTATCGCCTCCGTCTTGTATCACTGGTTTCAACTGGTCAATAATAAAAGTACCACAAACGACACTGAAATAAACAAGCAGCGAGTCTCTCACTAAAAATTTCAATGGTTTATTTTCTTTTTCAACAAATCGCATTTCAATAAATCGAATAATAAAATATATGATTGAAATTACGGCAGAAATTACAAAAACACTCGCCATGGATATAAAATAATATAGAACAAAGTTATTTATTATTTTACGCAATTATGCCAAAATCTCAATATCGTCAATTAATAAATCTGGCATTAAACTCATTTCATTAGGACTATCAATATTGTGAATATCTAAATAGTCTAATTTCACATCTTCATCCGCAATTTTTAATCGCGGATTGTCTTCATCATCGTCCTCTTCGGTTTCCAATTTACGCTGTTCGTTTCGCATCTCACTAATCTCTTCTAAACGACTGATATCCTTTGGCGCATCTACAACGATTTCATTGTTATGTTCATCTCTCGCATAATCAACATCATTAAAGGATAGTCTACTAGATTTTTCAGTTTCTGTCATAACTTCCAATGTTTTGGGTAAATCCGCGTCACTTTCAAGTGATCCACCGCTTTGTTCAATCTTTTTATCACCCTCGTCTACCGTTTCCTTAATAATCTGGGTTTCGCCCTTTGCCTCCGCGGGTTTTTCGACAACTTGTTCCTTAATTTCTTCCACTACATCTTCCTCAATAGTCTCGCCCATGTAAGCCTGTAAAATACTTTCCACGGGTATGCTTTCTCTCACTGTATTTAAAATACATTCTTGAACTATTATTTCCGTTTCTCGAAAATGTTTCTGTACTTGTAAAGGCGGTATATTGATTTCAAATAAATAAACATTCTTGTATATTTTTCTGGCAACATTAATGTAGACTTTGTGTATAAAATCATCCAATTTTGGAATACTAATATCGATTTTTCGCTGTTTTTGACCAGCTCTAATCGCAGTCAATAATTTCAGTTGAATAATATGAACACATGTTACTAAATCTTCTAAATAATTACAACCACTCTTTTCAACAATTCGCAAGCGTTCACTTTCAATAATGGTTGGATTCCATTTTGGAATACGAGTAATGAAATTTTGAAATGTCATTAAATATTTGTCCATTTCGTTATTATCTTTACATAATTTGATCGCCTCGTCAAAAATAGATTTTAAACCATCGACAATATGAGGTGTTAAAATAGTGAGTAAACGCGATCCCCATTCGTTTTTGGATTCATGTAAGCTAGAAACATTAAAATCATCCATATTACATAAAAGAAATATTTTCTAAATTGTATTCTAAACTCAAAAAAAGAAAATTCAAAATAAACATGATGAGTAATTTTTCATTTCTAAACTCTTTGCGAATTTTATGAAAAGTAAAAAGCAATTCATATTTTTTCACCAAAGGCAAATCTTGTTTTTTATCAATATATTCTATCAAATCCAACCCGCTATAGCCTTTTTCATACAATTTCGTAGAAAAAATCATGATTTTCTCGTGATTCATATTTTCCTTATTTTTGATTAAATATTTATGTAACCAGTCATCTCTCGAATGTTTTTGTTCTCTCATGTGAAATGTTTTATCAAGTATATGTTGATATAAATTAACGCCTTTATCATGAATCACCGGTTCAGGCACATATATTTCGCAAAAACGAGACAATATGGGTTTTAATAATTTATATTTATCTTCTACAATAATAAAAAAACGAGTTGTGTGATTAAATAGCTCAATACAACGCCGTAATGCGGATTGAGCATCAATTGTTAATTTATCGGCATTCAATAATATAATGCTTTTGAAATTATCTCCGCCATTGGAATTAATGTGTGTTTTTGCGAAAAATTTTAATTCTTCTCGAATAAATTTAATCCCTTTACCATGTGCGCAATTTACATACATTACATAATTTTTAATATGATCCTTGTTATGATTATAAATAATATCAATAAAATCATTTACAATGGTGCGTTTGCCGTTTCCCGATTCACCATGAAATATAATATTTGGGATTTTACGATTTTTATGAAAGTATTTTAATTTTTCCATGATGAATTGATGAATATGATACTTCATTATATTTTGATTATTACTAATATAATAGTCAAAATATTTATATGTTATTTAACGTAATATACTTTATTTGAATTATACCGCCGATGTCAAACTATGAGTAAAAGGATTTTTCCTGAACGCGTCAAGCAAATCAGGCGCAATACGATCGCAATTGACACTTTGGTCATATTGTTGAGGTTGTCTGATTTCACCATAATTTTCCTTCAACACAGGACGATAACCCATATTGTTTGGAACATACATACGCGTATTGTAGCGATCACTATCGATCTTTGCCACATTTACATTCATTGTTTGATTATATATTTGCGTATTTCCGTGATTTGTTCTAGCATATGTTAGAGGTTCTTTCAATGTATTGTTGGTTTGTATATATGCCGCATTGTAATTCATACTTCCCCATTTGGATGAATTGCCACCAGGATTACCTACAGTGCTACAATTGGTAGAATCGCGCTGATTTTGGATTGCTTGTTGCTCAGCCACCATGTAACCACCACCCTCCACTTGGTTACCCACATAAAAGTTGGGCGAATACAAGGTGGTTTCTTTTACAGTTGTCGGTGTGACATCATTTGGATTGATGACATAATTTTGTTTTACACTTCCATTTGCGTCGCCGTAAATTCTGACATTGTCTTGGGTTTCATTTTTCCTGGTTGGTTTCAAGAAATCCATCAATGGCGCAATCACGGCGCCTAAAGTCCTGCCAAAACCGCTTCGCATAGTGTCGGGTTGTCTTTGTACGGTACGATTGTTTACATTGGTTGTGTAATTTTTTATAATATTATCGCGATCATCACAAGGTCCGCGTCCGACAGCAGCACAAATAGGTACATCTGTACAACCAAGATCTGCTCTTTTTGCGTCTTCATATTCACCAGAAATATAACCACCATTTTTTTCTGCGGGTGCTGCGACACCAGTGTATGAGCGGGTAGTAGCGTTTCTCATAGTATCATGTACCTCTTGAACAGGCTGAAGCATTTGACCCTTTTCTTGTCCAGTGGTAGTTAACCAACGATCTTGTGTTTGTATATAAAAGGTGTCGGGTCTGTATTTTTCGATTTTACCTTCAATACCTACATTTTTGATTGTAGAATAAGATGGACCCTCGTGGTTCGCAAGGGAATATTCTAATTTTGGATTGGTTGCGACTCTCAATTCATCCACTGATTTTGGTAACCAAGCATTTCGAGCTTCCATACCGGAATTGTAACCACCACTGCCGTCGCTTGAAAAGCCTTTTCCTAAACCAGGACCGACATATTCACTGTCAAATGGTTTGACATTATTACTCTTCATACCTGGATTGACTCGAGATTGATAAAAATCACTCATATTGGGTGCGCCATATGCCCACTGCATATTTTCTTGGGGTTTGAAAAGTGGTGCTTGTTCAATCTTCTTAATCATTTGTGAACCATTACCGACGGTATTATCTAAAATTGTTTCGGCAATATTTACGTCATATACTTGTCCCTTAATTTTGCCTCCATAAAAAGGCACCATATTGTTATGTTTAAAATTACTCGAATCGACATAATTACCTGTTAAAGAATATACTTCTTGAATCATGTTTCCGACTTTTACACCACGGTTCTGTTGAGTTTGATAATTATTTTGATCAAAATATTTATCGGTGGCAACATTTGGGTTAGGATAATTTTGAACAGTATTGGAAAGTTGATTCGTATTTATCACTGGATAATTTTGAGGTAATTCATCTACATTTGGTAAATAATTTTTCTGGGTGCCCATATTGGTAAAATTCTCTTTAATTTGATTTGATTCTTCTTTTTCCACATTTTCTTCTTCTTCACCATGTTGTCCTTTTTTCAATACTCGTTGATTGGTTTTATTTTCATTTTTTTGATTTGATACTACATATAATCCCCCTAATGCTAAAATAGGTATTGCTAATTCCATTATTATATATAAGTATTATATTTTTTCAATAAAATACTTATCGTTTTTATCTGTTTTATTTATTGTTTTTTCTTATTTGTTGTTTTTATTTTTTTGTCCCCTTTTTCCCAGACGATTCATTAGTGGTTTGTATAGGTAATGGAAACAGATGATTATTTGTTTCACACGGTAATTTTGCCACGAAATTATCTTTTTCTAAAATTCGTGTGTTTACATTATTTTCAAATGGATAACAAGTATTTTCTTGTGGGTTCAAGGGTAAATAATACCAATCGACTTGTTCTAAATCACGAGCTGTCCATGCGGGTGCGATTGTTCTAGATTCTTCAGTATACAAAGATTTATTGGTGGGGTATTGTATTGGTTGTGAATAGACATTGAATTTGGTATATTCGTCTTTTCCTAAACAATCCCTACTGAGGGGTTTGTTAATTCCCTTTAAACTGCTTTCTACTTCAATAGAATTGGTCATTAAATTACCACCCCATATTTGAATTCTGATTTGAGGGTCCGCCATATACTGTGGTTTGTCACCATAACCAGGTACATTTAATATCCATCTTCCTGGGTCGGTAGATTGTTGTATTTGTTTTTTAATTCTACAAGGATCATCATGAAATCTGGTAAATGCCATCTTAATTATAGTGAATATTTTATATTGTTGTTATTATTTTATTTTTATTATATTTATTCACTATATTTGATTCACTATATTTATTGGCTGTAATCCCTAATCCCTATAAAATTAAATCCATTTATATGGTCCTTCACCCATGACAGTTACACTTGTTTTGCTTGGTTCGACCTGAATGTTTTCTCTTTTTCCAAAAACAGTCCAGAAAAATTCGCCGTTTTCACCATAAACAGTAAATTGGTTATCGACGACTCTTGAAACACTTAATGGTTGTTTATCTTCATTACCATCATAAATGGGTGTGATTTCAACAGTTAAAAATAACGCTAGATTCTTTACATAATCGGGTAATTGAATGACCACGAACTCATTGTTGATGATTTTTCCTTCACCTCGGTAATAAACCCCTGCTTCGGGACCTTCTAAACAACTATGAACGAGGTATTTACTGGTGTCTTCCGGGTGATCAATGACGAAAGATTTTACATTTCTCCAGGTTGAACCATCGGCTATTCTTAATCCGGATGCGCCACCAATTACATCGTCATAATACAATGATCCCCTAGCACCCGTTATTCCTTGTCCAGAAGTATACCCACCAATACTAACAACGCCTTGAGAATATACACTATTGTAACAGGTGTAAGTACCATTACCACCACTCCCTGTTATATATTGTCCTGAAGAAGAAATTGCTACAGCTCGCCAAGCAGCTAATGGTGCTACGGATGTCCAAGTAAAACCATAATCTATAGACAAAATAAGATTCGCTGTTGGGTTACCAGCACGGCACGCAACCATGTATTGTCCTGAGGCAGAAATGGATACAGTTCTCCAACCGGCGGTAGTTGCTCTTGCTGTCCATGTATTGCCATAATCGATTGACACGTACATATTGGAATCAGATACACATGCTGCTTGGTATTTTCCAGATGCGGACACGGCTGTACCTCGCCAATTTCTTTGTGATTCTTTTGATGTCCAGGTAGATCCATAATTCGATGATACATAAATAGTACCGGTTGTAGCAGTATTTGCTGCTGCGTTTTGGTATTGTCCGGTTGCAGATACGGCTATTCCATTCCATGCGAGTGACAATGATGATGATTGTCTCCAGGTAGAACCATAATCTGAAGATAAATAAATAAATCCAACATTACTAGCTGCGGATTGGTATCTCCCTGACGCTGACACGGATACACCGTTCCAAGCTTGGGTTGATGGGATTGTTGCTGTTGTCCAAGTAGATCCATAATTTGAAGAAATATAAATATTTCCACCACTAACAACCGCCGTTTGGTATTGTCCCGACGCAGACATAGCTACACCCGTCCAAGTTCGAACTGATTCTACAGAAGTCCATGTATTTCCATAATCTGAGGATTTATAAATACTTGATCCTGAAAGTACAACGGTAATATATTCTCCCGTTGAAGAGATACATATTATATCACCGTCTTGTGCTGTTCTTGATACCCAATTTCTACCATAATTACCCGTTGGACCAAGTATTCCATAATCGACTACTGTATTATTTAAAAAAATATCTGAATAAGAACCTGGTTGTAGTCCAGGATAAGTTGTACTTGTATTTCCACCAATAGAATATGCTAATTGTAGATGATTCGTACTAATAATAGTTGCGCCATTTATAAATCCTGAACTACCGATGATGGTTACTCCTGGTAATGTCCCGCCCCTACCGACTCTACCTGTCGCACCAAAGATACGACTCGCACCAGCGGCACCAGGATAACCACCACCAGTCGCACCAGTAGAACCAGTGAAACCAGTAACACCATTAGGACCAGTAGAACCAGTGAAACCAGTCGCACCATTCGCTCCAGTAGAACCTGTTTCACCACACCCAGCCGCACCAGTAGAACCAGTCTCACCATTAGAACCATTAGAACCAGTAGAACCAGTCTCACCAATAGAACCATTAGAACCAGTAGAACCAGTCTCACCATTAGAACCATTAGAACCAGTAGAACCAGTAAGACCTGTTTCTCCAGTAGTACCCATAGCCCCGGTAACACCAATGAAACCAGTATCACCAGTAACTCCGGCAACACCAGTAACACCTGTAGCACCGATTGATCCGGTACTGCCAGTACTACCAGTGGACCCAGTCAATCCAGTGTACCCTGTTGAACCATAACCATTAGAACCCATCGCACCAATAGTACCTGTAGCACCAATAGTACCAGTCGCGCCATTAGAGCCAGTCGTACCAGTCGAACCAGTAACTCCGGCAACACCAGTAACACCTGTAGCACCGATTGATCCGGTACTTCCAGTACTACCAGTGGACCCAGTCAATCCAGTGTACCCTGTTGAACCATAACCATTAGAACCCATCACACCAATAGTACCCGTAGAACCAATAGTACTAGTCGCGCCAGTTTCACCAGCAGAAGCTATAGGACCAGTCGAACCAGTCGCGCCCGTAGAACCAATTCTGCCTGTAGCACCAGTAGGACCTCTCGAACCAGTAAGACCAGTTTCACCGTAACCACGCGGACCCGTAGCACCAGTAGCACCAGTAGAACCAGTAGGACCATAACCTGTAGAACCAACCTCACCAGTTGGTCCCGTAGGTCCCATCGGACCAGTATTACCAGCCGCACCAGTTGCTCCAGTTGGTCCATAACCAGCCGAACCAGTCGATCCAGTCGCACCAGTTGCTCCAGTTCGTCCAGTCGGTCCAGTCGGTCCAATCGGACCACTCGATCCAGTCGGTCCAGTCGCACCAGTCGCACCAGTTCTACCAGTAGCACCAGTCGCTCCAGTTCTACCAGTAACACCAGTCGGTCCAGTCGCCCCAGTCGCACCAGTTGATCCAGTCGCACCAGTTGCGCCAGTTCTACCAGTAGCACCAGTCCTGCCAGTAACACCACTCGATCCAGTCTCACCAGTCGCACCAGTTGCTCCAATCACACCAGTCGAACCAGTCGCCCCAGTCACACCAGTCGAACCAGTCACTCCAGTCCCACCAGTCGCACCAGTTGCTCCAATCACACCAGTCCCTCCGGTTATCCCGGTTCTAGATGTTGATCCAGTAATCCCTGTACGCCCCGTCGCACCAGTCGCACCAGTTGCTCCACTCGCACCAGTAGATCCAGTTGCTCCAGTAGCACCAGTCGCACCTGTAGAACCGCTCGCACCAGTTCTTCCAATTCTTCCGGTAGAACCGGTTTTTCCAGTAGCACCAGTCGCACCAGTTGCTCCAGTCGCACCAGTTGTTCCGATTCTTCCGGTAGAACCGGTTTTTCCAGTAGAACCAGTCGCACCAGTCGCACCAGTAGAACCAGTCGCACCAGTTCCGCCAGTAGCACCAGTCGCACCAGTGCCTCCTCTAACACCAGTCTTACCAATCGCGCCTGTAGCACCAGTCGAACCAGTCGAACCAGTCGAACCAGACGCACCAGTCAGACCAGTTGTTCCGATTTTTCCGGTAGAACCTATTTTTCCAGTAGGACCAGTAGAACCTGTTGAACCAGTAGCACCTGTTTTACCAGTTATTCCCATTGCTCCAGTTCCACCAGTGATACCAGTATAACCAGTAACGCCTCTTTTTCCAGGTTGTCCTTTTTTACCAGTTCTTCCAGTAGCACCAGTAGAACCAATCGTACCAGTCACACCAATAGAACCAGTCGCACCAGTAGCACCAGTCCTGCCAGTTGGACCAGTCAATCCGGTCGCCCCAGTTGCTCCAGTAGCACCAGTCAAACCTTTAGCACCCGTTGATCCAGTTGCTCCAGTCGAACCAGTTGAACCACTCGAACCCGTCGCAGCCGTAGAACCCGTTACACCTCTATCTCCGGTAGCACCAGTAGGACCCATCGCACCAGTAGAACCAGTTTTTCCAGTCGCACCAGTCGCACCTGTAGAACCAGTGAGTCCAGTAACACCTGTTGAACCAGTCGCTCCAGTTTTTCCAGTAGAACCGGTTCTTCCAGTAATACCAGTCGCACCGGTGATACCAGTAGAACCCGTGACACCTGTACTACCCGTAATACCAGTTCCGCCGGTTGAACCTGTTGCGCCGGTCGCACCAGTATAACCAATTGCACCACTTGATCCAGTTGATCCAGTTAAACCAGTATCACCAGTCGAACCAGTCGCACCCGTTTTACCAGTAATACCAATACTTCCAGTCGCACCAGTTTCACCAGTAGGACCACTCGAACCAGTCACACCTGTCGAACCAGTCGCACCCACCAAACCTGTAGAGCCAGTTCTGCCAACAACACCAGTTGCACCACTCGCACCAGTAACACCACTCGCACCAGTAGAACCAGTCAAACCAGTTTTACCTGTCGAACCAGTTTTACCTGTCGAACCAGTCACACCAGTAGAACCCGTAGCACCAGTAGAACCCGTCGCACCAGTGACACCGTTTGAACCCGTTACGCCAGTTGAACCCGTCGTACCAGTCCTACCTGTAGAACCGGTAGAACCATTAGAACCTGTTGCTCCAGTCACTCCAGTTGCTCCACTCGCACCAGTAGATCCAGTTGCTCCAGTAGAACCAGTCACGCCGGTTTCACCATAACCAGTCGCACCGACGGAACCAGTTGCCCCAGTAGCACCACTCGCCCCAGAAGACCCAGTTGCTCCAGTAGCACCAGTAGAACCATTCGTCCCAGTAGCACCACTACATCCACTCGATCCTAAAAATCCAATAGATCCTGTAGCACCACTAGAACCTGTCTCACCATAACCAGTCGATCCAGTGGATCCGGTTGCGCCAGTTAGACCACTCGCCCCAGCCGGACCAACAATTGTTACATTCGCATTTGAATTCCAACTGCTAGTATATCCGTAAATATTTTCAATCGTAATATCGTAATAAGTTGTTGAACCAACTATATATGATGTTAAACCATCTACTAAAAAATAATAACAAGAAGTATTACCTGTTAAGAGGGTATCATTTATCATAATGAAACTATTAATAGAAAAATATGCGTTATTTGGATTATTTGTTTGTAAAGCATACATACCGGTTGCGCCGGGTCCTAATATCCCGCTATTCAATATTAGAGATGTTACTAATGGTCCTGGTAATCCAGTACCTCCAGTAAAACCACGAGTCCCCTGGGATCCTTGAGGACCAATCGGACCAGTGCTACCAGTGGTACCAGTGGCACCAGTGAAACCCGTTTTACCTTGACCAGTATAACCACGCGGTCCTTGTTTTCCAGGCGGACCCGTTGCCCCAGTCGACCCTGGTTTTCCTCTAAAATGACAATGTTTATCATGAAATTTATTAAATTCCATCTTGATTATAGTGAATATATTATATTGTTGTTTGTTATTTTTTTAATTATATTTTTTAATTATATTTATTCACTATAATCCTTCAATTTCATAAAAATTATAACCATTTATATGGTCCTTCACCCATAACAGTTACACTTGTTTTGCTTGGCTCGACCTGAATATCTTGTCTTTTTCCAAAAACAGTCCAAAAAAATTCTCCGTTTTCGCCATGAACAGTAAATTGGTTATCAACGACTCTTGATACACTCAATGGTTTTTTATTTTGATTTCCATTATAAATAGGTGCTACTTGAACAGTTAAAAAGGAGGCTAGATTCTTTACATAATTTGGTAATTTAATGACAGCATATTTATTGTTTGTGATTTTTCCTTCACCTCGGTAATAAACCCCTGCTTCAGGTCCTTCTAAACAACCGTGTACTAAATATTTTTCTTTTTCATTTGGATGATCAATGACGAAAGATTTTACTGAGGTCCAACCTGCTCCAACAGCAATTCTCAATCCAGACGCACCACCAACTGTACTGTTATAATATAATGAACCCCTACTACCAGTTAATCCAGTATCAGTCGTATAACCGGCAATCGTGACTACACCTTGTGAATATACACTATTAAAACAAGTGTAAATATTTCCACTACCTGATACTACAGCTGTTATGTATTGGCCAGATGCTGACATGTCTACACTATACCACGATTGTGATGTTGCGGTTGATATCCATTCAGAACCATAATTTGACGAAATATAAATATATTCACCATTCACCACTGCTACTTGATATTGCCCTGATGCCGACATGGATACCGAAATCCAATTTAAGTTTGTTGATGTGACGGATGCCCAACTATTACCATAATCTGAAGATGTATAAATAACTCCACCATAAATAACTAATGTTTGGTATTGTCCAGATGCTGACATAGCTATACGCCACCATGCTAATTCTGATGATAATCCGGTTGATATCCAGTTAGAACCATAATTCGATGATAAGTAAACACCACTAGCCAAAATTACGGTTTGATATTGTCCTGACGCAGATAATGCTACACCATTCATTTGTTGTTGGATGAATGAGGTATATGCTGTCCATGTTTGACCGAAATTTGAAGAGGTATAAATATATGAACCCGCCGCGGTTGCGGTTTGGTATTGTCCTGACGATGACATTGATAACCCTAAAAAGGCAAGAGTTAATACTGTGGTGCTTGTTGCCCAGGTAGATCCGTAATTCGAAGATATATAAATACGACCACCATAAACAGCAGCGGTTTGGTATTGTCCGGTAGCGGACATTGCTACAGTGACCCAACTTTGTACTCCAATACCTGTATTGGTTGATGTCCATCTTTGACCGTAATTTGAAGATATGTAAATATATTCACCACTCACAACCGCAGTTTGGTATTGTCCTGTGGCAGACATTGCTACAGCGGTCCAATTTAGTGCTGACGCAACACTAACCCAATTTGTACCATAATTACCTGTTGGACCCTGTATTCCATAGTCTATTGTACTTACTGAAAAAATATCTGAATAAGAACCGGGTTGTAATCCAGGATAACTTGTATTTACAGTTCCTCCAATAGAATAAGCGAATTGTATAACTCCAGTAGTACTAAACGTGGTTGCTCCATTTGTGAATCCGACATTACTAATTGTGGTTACGCTCGAAATTGTCCCATTCGCACCAGTAGCACCAGTCGAACCAGTGGGTCCAGTAGAACCAGTTGGTCCAGTACGACCAGCAGGACCAGTCGCACCAGTCGCACCTGTGTATCCTATCCAACCAGTTGCGCCAGTTGAACCAGTCAGCCCAGTACTACCAGTCGCACCAGTCGAACCATTCGAACCAGTAGCACCAGTTGGACCAGTCAAACCAGTAACACCGTTAGAACCAGTAGGACCGGTAAAACCAGTAACACCATTCGCACCGGTAGGACCGGTCAAACCAGTGGGTCCAGTAGCACCAGTAGCACCAGTAGCACCAGTAGCACCAGTCTCGCCATATCCACTAGGTCCCGTTGGACCGGTCGCACCAGTCAAACCAATGGCACCAGTAGCTCCAGTAGAACCAGTCGGACCAGTCAATCCATTCGCACCAGTACTACCAGTAGGCCCAGTCAATCCAGTCACACCTGTAGATCCATAACCAGTAGGACCAGTCGAACCCGTAGCACCTGTCCCTCCGGCTGCACCAGTAGAGCCAGTCGCACCAGTTGAACCAGTGACACCAGTGGCACCAGTTGCACCAGTAGTACCAGTAGGACCAGTCAATCCATTCGCACCAGTACTACCAGTTGGCCCGGTTAATCCAGTCACACCGGTAGATCCATAACCAGTAGGACCAGTCGAACCCGTAGCACCTGTCCCTCCGGTCGCACCAGTAGAGCCAGTCGCACCAGTTGAACCAATCGGTCCAGTAGCACCAGTATAACCAGTTCTACCAGTAGCACCAGTCGCACCTGTAGAACCAGTAGCACCCGTAGAACCAAAACCACTAGGACCCGTAGAACCAGTGACACCAGTCGAACCAGTCAAACCGGTTAATCCATAACCACTGGCACCAGTTACACCAATAGAACCCGTAGCACCAGTACTACCTGTGGGTCCAGTCGGTCCGGAGATACCCTTCGATCCAGTCGCTCCAGTGGGTCCAGTCGCTCCAGTCGGACCAATCGGTCCAGTAGTACCAGTGTCACCAGTTCTACCAGTAGCACCAGTCGCTCCAGTCCTGCCAGTAACCCCATTCGATCCAGTCGGGCCAGTCGGTCCAGTCGCACCCGTCGCACCTATCGAACCAGTCGCCCCAGTCGCTCCAGTCCCGCCAGTAACACCAGTCCGTCCAGTCGCACCAGTCGGTCCAGTCGCACCCGTCGCACCTATGGAACCAGTTGCTCCAGTCGCTCCAGTCCTGCCAGTCCCACCAGTTGCCCCAGTCCCACCAGTTCCACCAGTAGCACCAGTCAAACCTTTAGCACCCGTTGAACCAGTAGCACCCGTGGAACCAGTTGCTCCAGTCGCACCAGTTGCTCCAGTCGCACCAGTTGCACCAGTTCCACCAGTCGCACCAGTAGAACCAGTTCCACCAGTAGCACCAGTCGTTCCAGTTCTGCCAGTCGCCCCACTTGCCCCAGTTCCTCCAGTCGCACCAGTTCCACCAGTTCCACCAGTTGCTCCAGTCGCACCAGTTGCTCCAGTCACTCCAGTTGCTCCAGTCGCACCAGTCGCTCCAGTACCGCCAGTTGCTCCAGTCGCACCCGTCGCTCCAGTCCCGCCAGTAACACCAGTCGAACCAGTCCCTCCAATTGCGCCAGTTGCTCCAGTCGCACCACTTGCTCCAGTCGCACCACTTGCTCCAGTCGCACCAGTTACTCCAGTAGCACCAGTAAAACCTTTAGCACCCGTTGATCCAGTAGCACCAGTTTCTCCAGTTGAACCAGTTGCGCCAGTCGCACCAGTAGCACCAGTAGAACCAGTCAAACCTTTAGCACCGGTTGATCCAGTTATACCAGTACCACCAGTCGCACCTGTAGGACCGCTGACACCCGTATAACCAGTAGGTCCTCTATCTCCAGCTTGCCCTTGTTGTCCAGTAGGACCAGTCGATCCAGTTGTTCCCGCTTTACCAGTCGCACCTGTAGCACCAGTACTACCAGTGATTCCAATCTCACCTGTCGATCCAGTAGAACCAATTCTACCAGTTGCTCCAGTTGCGCCAGTTTCTCCAGTCGCACCAGTCGATCCAGTTGTTCCCGTGTTACCAGTCGCACCTGTAGCACCAGTTCTACCAGTTGCACCAGTCGCACCAGTCCCACCAGTCAAACCCATCGCACCCGTCGAACCAGTTGCGCCAGTCGCACCCGTTTTACCCGTAGCACCAGTCGACCCTGTTGCGCCAGTGGAACCAGTCGCACCAGTCCCACCAGTAGCACCCGTAGAACCAGTCACACCAGTACCACCAGTTGAACCAGTTGAACCAGTCGCACCCGTCTTACCTGTAGAACCGGTAGAACCGCTCGCACCAGTAGAACCAGTCACGCCACTCGCTCCAGTAGAACCATTATTACCGGTCGCACCAGTTGCGCCAGTACTACCAATTCTACCAGTTGCGCCAGTCGCACCCGTTTTACCCGTAGCACCAGTGGACCCAGTCGCCCCAGTTGAACCAATTCTACCAGTCGTTCCAGTCGTTCCAGTTGCCCCAGTGGTACCAGTCACACCAGTGGAACCAGTAGCACCTGTCGAACCAGTCGGACCAGTAGCACCACTGGCACCAGTCGAACCCTTAGAACCAGTTGTTCCAGTAGCACCGCTGGAACCAGTGATACCGGTAGCACCAGTGGAACCAGTTGCTCCAGTTTTACCAGTCGCACCTGTAGAACCAGTCGCTCCAGTAGAACCACTCACACCAGTCGCACCAGTCGCACCCGTAGAACCAGTCACTCCAGTAGAACCACTCGCACCAGTCGCACCAGTCGAACCGCTCGACCCAATAGATCCGGTTCTTCCAGTTGATCCAGTTGCTCCAGTTGATCCGGTTGGTCCGGTAGAACCAGTCGCTCCAGTAGACCCAGGAGCACCAGTAGAACCGGTCACACCAGTCACACCAGTTGATCCAGTCGCACCCGTCGACCCACTCGCACCTGTAGTACCAGTCGCACCAGTAGAACCAGTCGCACCTGTAGATCCTGTAGGACCCGTCAAACCAGTCACGCCATAACCAGTTGAACCAGTGAAACCAGTCGCGCCAGTTAGACCGGTCATTCCAATTGGACCAACAATCATTACATTCGCGTTTGAATTCCAACTGCTAGTATATCCATAAATATTTTCAATCGTAATATCATAATAAGTTGTTGAACCAATCGTAGATGATGTTAAACCATTTATTAAAAAATAATAACAAGAAGTATTACCTGTTAAGGGGTTATCATTTATAATAATGAAACTATTAATAGAAAAATATGCGTTATTTGGATTATTCGTTTCTAATTCATACATACCGGTTGCGCCGGGTCCTAATATCCCGCTATCCAATATTAGAGATGTTACTAATGGTCCGGGCAATCCAGGCGCACCAGTAAAACCGCGAGCCCCCTGTGGCCCTCGAGGACCAATCGGACCAGTGCTACCCGTCGCACCAGTGGTACCGGTAACACCAGTATCGCCTAATCCAGTAAAACCCCTAGGTCCTTCTTTTCCGGGTGGACCCGTAGGACCCGTAGGACCCGTCGCACCAGTCACACCAGTTTTTCCTCTAGAATGACAATCACTATCAGATGAACATCCTGAATCACAATCACTGTCAGATGAACTACTGCTACAATAATGACCTCGCCTATTTAGATTTATTTTATATATATCATTTGAATTATCACCTACAAAACGTGTAATTCGCACATGTAATAAACCATCATATGATGAATATTTTTCAACAATTCCTTCAAAATAACTATTTGTGTCATTTAATCTTTTACATATAATGCGTTGTCCAGCAACATATTCTAAATTTTTATCAACCGCAAAATAATCGACATCCCCTATATTTAAGCGTCGCGGATGAAACGTATCAATTGATTGAGTCGTATATCTATCCATATTTTGTTTAATGTTACCTTTCATTATATATTCTTTTATAAAATATTATTTGAAAAATACAATAAAAGGACATAAATTAGATAAATAACATATATTATTTATGTAAATAAATAACTAAAGATAAATAATATTTATGTTGTTGATGTCATAACCCATCTAGATTGTCCAGATACACTGTTGACTATTAAATTAGTCACATAAATAAATGTTATACTCGAATTTACCCCAATTATTTTATTTGAACCTCCAAGTATAAATCTATTGGATGCTAATGAACTAGTTGCTTCTTCTATAAATGTTTGATTTTGAGTAGAATTGTTTACGACAATGATAAATCTACCAGATAATCCATTATCAAAACCATTTACATTTGATGCCACCGTTCCAGTTATTTGAAAATATGATTGATTTGATAAAGTATAATCATCTATATTTGCGGCTGATGGTATAGATGTTCCAAGTGTAAATTGTACGATTCCTGAAAATGTCCCGGCAGGACCAGTTGCTCCAGTCACACCAGTCACACCAGTAGAACCGGTAGAACCGCTAGAACCAGTAGAACCAGTTAAACCAGTAAATCCACGAGCACCTTGTGCTCCTTGTTGACCATAGGGTCCAGTTGCGCCAGTCGCGCCAGTGAGACCCGTAGCACCCGTCGGACCTGTATTACCCAAACCAGTAAATCCTCGTAATCCTTGTTTTCCAGGTGGTCCAGTTGGGCCGGTTGAACCTGTATAACCTGTACAACCAGTAAAACCTGTACGCCCTCTATGATGACAATGACTAAAACACGACGATGAATCACAATCATCATCTGATGATAAACTCCCATATCCATTTTCAACAAAACTACTATGAGAATAGAGCGTATTTTTTAATGTTACAGTATATACATCGAGACTATTGTTTCCAACAAATTTTGTAGTGCGAATATACAATGAACCGGTAGATGCCACATATCTATCAATAATACCTTCAAAATAACTATCGGGTTCTTTTAATCTTCTACATATAATATGTTGTCCAGATGCGTAATCCAAATTTTTATCAACTACTAAAAATTTAATTTCACCAATATTCAAAGGAAACGGGTTTATTTTATCATTTGTTTTTGTAGTATATTTATCTAATCTTTTTTTATTTTTTGTTTTCATCATAGTATACACTTATATAATATTTGTATATTATTTCTTTGTAAAATATTATTTTGTATTTTGTAAAAAAATTACAAAAACAAATAAAAAATATTATATAAGTGTATACTATGATGAAAACAAAAAAAATAAATATGAAATATTTACCAAAAAATCTTTCTCTCAAAGACAAAAAAATACAAGGCAAAATGCTTCAAAAATCTCAAAAAATGTATAAAAAGGGTATCTATTATACAAGAAAAAATGTTCATTCTTTTCATTCAAAAAAATCCAAACATGTTATAAAAGCATCAAAAATGTATAATGTACAAAAAATCGGTGCTACAGATGAATTGGCTAAAAAAACAAAATGTTCTAAAGATTCTTTACAGAAAATAATCAATAAAGGTCAGGGTGCATATTATTCGTCAGGCTCAAGGCCAAATCAAACGGCTCAATCCTGGGGAGTCGCTCGTTTAGCAAGTGCACTTACCTCGGGTAAAGCATCAATCGTAGATTATGATATTTTAGAAAAAGGTTGCCAAAAATCTAGTAAAGCTTTACAAATGGCTAGAAAAGTAAAAAGAAATACTATGAAATTAAGAAAATCTCACAAAACAAAGTTAATTTTGTAATTTTTGTAATTTTTGTAATTTTTATTATTTATAACGCGTTTAAATTTAACATAAAAAGTATTTAAAGATTTTTAATAAAAAATACTTATAATGAACACGCCAAAAAATACTCCCACTACATATGAAGGAAATGTATTGACAATACAAACAGTTCAAATTGCTCCTTTTAGAACATTAATGACCGCATTAAAAGATATTTTATTAGAAACAAATATATCATTTCAACCAGATGGTATAAGAATTATAAATATGGACAAGTCGCATACTATTTTAGCACATTTATATTTGGCGTCCCAAAATTTCGAATTTTATGAATGTAAAAAGGAAAAAATAATTATTGGTGTCAACATGTTTCATTTATTCAAGTTGATTAATTCTATTGACAATGACGATACCTTGAGTATTTATATTGAAAACGGTGATTATGTCGACGGTGTTGTTTCTCATTTAGCCCTGAAATTTGAAAACGGAGAAATTAAGCAATGTAAAACCCAAAAATTACGATTGATTGAACCAGATACGGAAGAATTGGAATATCCGGATGTGAAATTTTCTTCTGTCATTAATCTACCGTCAGCGGACTTCCAAAAAATAATTCGGGATTTGTCGAGTATTTCAGATAAATTGGAAATCAAATCGGTCGGGAGTGAATTAATATTTAAATGTTCTGGGCAATTTGCGTCAGCGGAAATTCATCGCGCGGAATCGGATGGAAGCCTGGGTTTTATATTGAAACAAGATTCATCCAAGATTATTCAAGGTGAATTTTCTTTGAAGAATTTAGGATATTTTATTAAATGTACCAATTTGTGTTCTCAAATTGAGGTTTATTTAGAAAACGATTTACCTTTAGTAGTGAAATACAATGTGGCATCATTGGGAGAAATCAAATTATGTTTAGCACCATTACCTAGTTGTTAAATGATAATGATTCACCATTCTTTTTATTCACAAATGTGAATATTCTGACTCGAATAGTAAAATATAATTTAAAAGTTAATATAAATTTTCTAAATTATATATATGTCATCATTCAATAATTATATGAGTTACTTTACTTCAAAAAAATGTTGTGATTTTAGAGGAGTCGGTAAATCTGGTTTTCCTGGACCTCCGGGTCCTCAGGGAATTACTGGAGAAGTTGGACCTAAAGGACCTCGCGGTTATCCAGGACCGGTTGGTCCAGATAGTGTTGGTGGTTATTTTTTATACAATAGCTTAGACCCGGTATCAATTGAGAATAATGTTCCGTTTGTAGTATACAATGATTATGCTTTCAAAGCAAACACGTATTATTTAGTTAATATCTCTTTTTGGATTAGTTATTATGGTGCTGGAGGTCCGTTAACAACATCTACAACTTCTACCAATATTACTTTTAATTATCAAGAAGAATTATCTAGTACGACTAAACCAATCTATAGTCCATCGATGTATAATACTACAAATAAAGGTGTTCCATTTTTTTTAACTGAAAATATAACTTATCAAGCTTATTCTGGAACATTAAGTGATTGGTTTTTGTATAATCCGACATATGATATAAATGAACCAACGAGTAAATATTTTAATGTATATATATCTCCATCGAGTGAAAGTGGAAATTTTTATTTTATTCAGTATGATATTTCTGTTAAACCGTTGAATTGAAAAAAATTACAAATAATAATAAATTTACAAATAAATATAATTTTACTATTTATATATATTATGTCATTTCCAAATGATTATACTGGTTATTTGGGTTATTTCGGATCAAAAAAATGTTGCGAATTAAGAGGTATTGGTATAACTGGTCCTACCGGTCCTCCTGGTCCGGATGGTCCCTATGGATTTCCTGGACCTAGAGGACCAACAGGTATTCCTGGTCCAGCACAACCTTATGATAGTTGTAGTTTTGGAACAGTTGGTTATAACGGAAGAACAATCATTGGTAGTACGCCTTTTTCAATACCAGTATTTGGATCATTTAATCTTGGTTCATACTATAATGTGAATATTTCTGCTTATCTTTCTGGTAGTACTGGTCTTACATATCCAAATATTTCTTTTAATATGAGAGAATACATAGATACAACACTATTTAATTTTTATCCATCTACATTTAGTAGTGACGGAATAACATGTGAAACTCCATATTTTTTAACAGGTACAACTGCTGGTGCGACTACAGTATATTCATATAGTGGAACAGTCAATGATTGGATTTTGTATGATCAAAAAGTATCTGGAGTTTTTAATCATTATATTGATGTTTATGTAAATAATACATCTGGTGATACAGCATCAATATTTAATGTAAAAATGAATGCGACAGTTACACCTATTATTTAGAGCAAATTGTGTTTTACAATATTATACAACATTCTGTTAGAGTTTAATGTATAATGTATAATTTATTTTTTATTTTCTAAATTAAATTATATATGTCATTGTCAAATAATTATTTAAGTAATTTAGGTAACTTGGGTTCAGCAAAATGTTGTGATTTAAAAGGTCTTGGACCGATTGGACCGGTTGGACCGCATGGTCCGATTGGGCCGATTGGGCCCGATGGTACAGAAGGTGTCACTGGTTTTATTGGTCCTCCGGGTAAATTGTCAACGGGTGGATATTCGTCATATTCAGTTAATTCATTTAGTATCTCTAGTGATGATCCAAAGTATGCTTCCTTTACAACAGTTTTGAACGGAATCTTTGATTCTAATAAATATTATGTCTGTAATATGTCTTTTTATTTTTCTGGAACTGTAGGTGCGGCAAATCCTGATGAAATAGATTTTAATATTACATTTAATGTTTCTGTTGAATTCTCGACTTATGGTACAGTTCAATTCTCTCCATCTACATTTTTTATTGATGACTCATCAATAGAAACTTATCCAATTGGAATGTTACTCACACCTACAGTGGAAAGTTCAATTTATTCATATACCGCAACATTAAATGATTGGGTATTTATTGATCCAACTATATATGGTTTTCCATCAGACGCAAATATATTAAATGTTTTTATTAATGCTCGCATTAATTATCAGGTGAATCCGTTTGCGACAGTTAATTTTAGATGGTCGTCTTCAGTTACACCTGTTAATTAAAATAAATCTTTGTTTTTTGAAAATGTTTTGTTTTTCTTGTATAAAAATATTTTACGCATTAAATATATAATGGAAAAAAATAATAAAAGTTATAAAAAATCCAGTAGTAATTATAAATTTAGTTTAGGTGAATCTACAAGACACTCACATTACAATAATGGTTGCGATAATAACAGCAGTAGTGATGACGATTGTAATAAAAAATGTAAAAGAAAATGTTGTAAAATAGCTCCATTGGTGACAACATTAATGGGAAGTCCTGAAGTTGATGGTTTAGATCCCGGTTATCAATCGACATATTGTATATCACAAAATTGTAATAATAAATATTTATCCATAGGGTGTTATATTACCATTCACTGTACAAGTGAAAATACCCCATATTTTCTAATCATTGATATCCCGGATGTCGATGTTATCACAATTGAAAATATAAATGAATATACTGCTACATGGATATGTGGTGCGAAAGTCGCTTTAATCGGACCGCCCGGACAGACCGGAGCTACTGGCGCGACTTTATTCGATGTTGCTCCTATTGCTGAGGTGAGTTGGCCCTATGGTGCTACTTTAATAACTGGTGTCAGTGGGTTGATTTCTTTACAATTAGCACCTGCGGATAATGTGAATCCGGGTTTATTAACTGCCACCGATCAACTTGTAGCTGGGACAAAATACTTTCAAGATGTATTTGTTGCTGCGAATTTCGACGGTGATCCTTATTCAACATGGGGTGGATTTAATCCAGGAAGTATGTATTTTGACACGGGTTTAAACGCATTACAAATTTATTTAGGAGCAACCATCGGGAGTACTTTTAGTGGAACTACTTGGTGTTCAGTTTTGACTGATTGTACTGGTTGTACTGGCGGCAGTTTGAATGGTGTCACCGCTGTAGGTGCGACTGGATTAGCTTACGGTGCTACTCTTACTGGAAATACTTATTTACAACTGGGACCAGCAGGAATCACTTACCCCGGTATAATAACTACCACAGGTCAAACCTTTTCAGGAGATAAATATTTCAACGGATTTTTAGGTGTAAGTGGGTTATTTGGTCTTGGTAATTATTCATCATCACCATCTGTTGGAATAACTGGATCAATTTATTACGACACAACAATTGCTGGCGCATCTGGATTACAAGTATCGAACGGTTCTACTTGGACTTCTGTAAAATCTTTCGTCATTGATCATCCAAAAGACCAAGATAAATTACTCGTTCACGGTTGTTTGGAAGGACCTGAAGCCGGTGTTTATTACCGAGGCAAGGGGGTCATCACCAATAATGAATCGGTGGCGATTGAATTACCCGATTATGTTGATAAACTAGCGACGAATCTAACAGTTCAATTGACACCTATTTATGATGGAGACATGTATAAACCCCAATATTTCGCAACGGAAGTTTCCGCGAATAAATTCTTGGTTCACGGTGTAAACGGCGCGTTTTACTGGACAGTCTATGGCCAGCGTCTCTCATTCGCTGTTGAACCAAACAAAACCGAGGTAGAAATAAAAGGTGATGGACCTTACAAATGGTTGTAAATATCTTTGTTTTCTAAAATTTTATTTGATTTTTGATCTTATATTTTGATGTCAATGAGAGAAAAAGGACACATCAAAATATATATGTAAAGTAACTTAAAGGCATATCAACAACATTATATAATTGTGAATCGCGAATTTTAAATGGATCAAACAACGGAGACACCAACCCTACTAAAAAATGCGGACCCGTCAATCATAAATGATGATACCAAGGCATATGCGATTAATAATGTATATCAATTATTTGAAAAGTATTCTGGTGACGAATATATGATTCAACGCCTTCAATATCATTTAATAAATATATTACCGACTACACTTGATACGGAGGACAAGACTCACCAGGAGAAAATCAAGAGAAACGATTTTTTGACGAGTGAACAACAAATATTTATTCAGGTGTTCTTGAGTAAGAATCGCTATTATTATTTGCCCAATAATAATTGTTTTTATGAATATGCCAACAATACCTTTGCTTCGGTAAAGGAAGACCATATACAACATAAGCTGTTGACCAATATTTCAAAAGACGGTGTTTTGATACAATGGAAATACAAGACAAAAGTAAATATTATAAAACAAATCAAAGACCGTCATTTATTCAAGTGTGTTCCTGAACCAGAGACCATTCAAAATGTCTTGAAACATTTGTATCCGGCAGGGTTGTTTAAAACAAAAACAGAGGCGAAATATTTTCTTACTGTGTTGGGGGATAATATATTGAAAAAGAACACGGATTTGATTTTTTTCATCAAACCCTCGGTGAAAAAAATATTGACGGAATTGGAAAATATTATATACATCACTAGTGGATTTACAAATCCGACATTTAATTTTATGACCAAATATCACGAGAGTTATTCATTTGATAAATGTCGTATAATAAACATGAATGATACGATTCAAGTCGATATATGGAAAAACATTTTGAAAAACATCGGTTTAGACTTGTTATGCTTGGCGGTTCATTATTCGAACCGATATGACGATTCTGATTCTTATATTCATAACAAAGTGGATGACGAAGAAATAAAAAAATACACATTGTATTTCAAAAACAATAATCAACAAGTCATATTGGACAATTTTTGTAATACATGTATTCAAAAGGTTGATGCCACATGTATGGGATTGGCGTCTTCCATTAATTGGAAAAATATGCATTATTTATGGAAAAATTATATATCGGGGTGTTCTCTCCCCAACATGATTTATTCAAATCATTTGAAGACACTTTTAAAAGAAAAATATCAATATGATGAGTCAGGGGATTGTTATTTGAATATAATCAGCAAATATACGCCTTATGTCAGCGATTTCATTCTTTTTTGGGATACAAGTATTCAAGTTTTGCCACTGGACAAATTTGAAAACGATTTTGAAATCGACGAATTGTGTAGTTTATTCAAAAAATGGATCCAAACATCTGACAGCGGTTCATACTTGAGTTCAAAAACAGGAAACATATCTGAACACGATGTCGTGAAAATCATTCATCATTTTTATCCGACCATTGAAATCGTGGATCATAAATATGTGCTAAATATTTCGTGTTCCCTCTGGGACAAGACCTGCGAGGTAGACAATTATTTGAAAATGTTTAAAAAACACTACGCCGAGGTAAGCTTAAAAAAAGGCACCAGTGAATCCTTGATTTCATTTGACGAGGTCTACGATTTTTACTGTGAAAAGGTCAAGGAACACGATTCCCGCTGTGTAAACAAACGATTCTTTGAAAAATATTTGTTTTATAATTTTACACCGTATATCAAATACGAGAAATTTATTAGTTTGGATTGGTTATGCTGTTAAAATTTTATTTTCTGTATTTTCTACTTTTTTTTGTTTTTCTATGTCGTCTTGTTTTTCTACTTATTTTTGTTTTCCTATATCGTCTTGATCGTTGTTTTCCACCGTTAACAACATCACTAATACAATTAGAACCAGTACAACTCAAATTATTAAACAATTGTTTACCTCTTTGATATATACTAGGACAAGTCATAGGGGGAGATAACATAAATTCTGTATCATCATTACATAGCATTGGGGTATGGTTTTCAAAATTAGCGCACATATTATTACCAAAAACATAAGCTTTTTCATTTTTTAGCTGTTGAGGTGAACCGAGTTTTATATTTCTAAGTTTACCCATATCGATCAAATTTTTATCAGTTTTATTTTTTTTACCGAAATAGCACATATCAATTAATAAGTCACTATCTTTCATATGCTTAAATTCTATTTTAGATAAGTCACTATCTTTCATATGCTTAAATTCTATTTTAGGGTTCATATATTATGATATTATATTATATTATAATAAGAAATTTTATAAAATAATATTATTTTTTTTCATGTAATCAGTAAGTCCTATGATTTATTTTCTGGATTTGCGGGTGCCAGTTAATTTGACATATCCAAATTTTCCCTTCTTGGTTCCATAACCTGCCTTGACCAATCGTTTTTCCTTCTTGGCGGTGGAATGTTTTACTTTTGATACAATACGACCATTTTTGTTTTGAATTAAATCAACCTTGGTTAATCCACCAGCAGTCTTGAATGCGGTACCGTGATATACCTCTGCTCTTGATCCAATCAATGTGCGAAATTTGCGTCCATGAATATGGTAATGTCCATCAGCTGCTTTTGAGAAACGAGTCATTATAAAATGAATAGAGAAAATAATTATTTTTATTTCTAAATATAAATAAAAACAAACAATACTAAAAACAAACTTACTAAACTTACTAAAATAAATAGAATCTAGAATTTATTTCTAGGTGGTCGATTTAACCCCCCTGGTTGTCCCTCCGTTTTTCCTAAAAAGGTGACGGGTCTAGAATACGCAATATTTTCATTACCAAAACTTACTCGCCCTCCTGGATAATAATTGATAATAGTTGCCGCTCGTTGACTCTGCGTTTGGGTTTCATCTACAATACCATTATTGAAATAAAAAGTAGTTGTTTTTATATTTTTAGAACAACTCGCAGCAGATTTATCTACACATTTTTTGGGAAACTCTAAATTATTCATACCGGGTCTAAAATATAATGACGCGTATGAATTTGACATTTGTTTATTTATATATATTCATATGTTATATTCTTAATACAAAAAATACAAAAAATAAAAAAATATAAAATATAAAAATTGAAACAAAATAATCTATGTACTTGACTTAAACATATATAGACTATTTACTTATACTCAAGATGACAACTACCAGTGATGAATTAGCAAACAAATATCAACAAAAAACCGATAAACAACATATATTAGACAATCCTGATACTTATATTGGATCTGTTGAAAAAGTCGACACCGACTTGTGGATTCTGAATGATGATCAAACTCGTATTGTTGAAAAAAACATTTCCTATATACCCGCGCTTTTCAAGCTTTTTGATGAAGGTATTGTCAATTGTCGAGACCATGTGATTCGTATGCAACAAGCTATTCAAAACAAAGTGGAAAACGCATTACCAGTGAATTATATTGATATATCCATTCAAGACGATGGTACAATCGTGATGATGAATGACGGCAATGGTATTGATATTGCGGAACACCCCGAATACAAAATATGGATTCCTGAATTGATTTTCGGTCACTTACGGACTTCCACCAATTATGACAAAACCGAAAAGAAAATCGTTGGTGGGAAGAATGGTTTTGGATTTAAATTAGTATTAATATGGTCTACTTATGGATCCGTTGAGACGGTCGATCATGTGCGCGGTTTGAAATATTTCCAAGAATTCAAGAATAATCTAGATGTCATTGAAAAACCAAAAATCACGAAATGTAAAACAAAGCCATATACAAAAATCGTATTTAAACCGGATTATGCGCGCCTTGGAATCGCCGGGTTGACGCCCGATATTATTTCCTTGTTGAAAAAACGCGTGTATGATGTGGCGGCAGTTACAGACAAAAGTTTGAAAGTAAAGTATAATTCCAATTTGATTCCTGTAAAAAATTTCCAACAATATATTGACTTGTATATTGGTGCGTCGTCAAAAGATGTAGCATCGTCGGCGAGAGCATATGAAGACTCGGGCGAACGCTGGGAATACGCAGTGGCGTTGTCTCCGACACACGAGTTTATACAAGTATCGTTTGTAAATGGTATTCATACCGCAAAAGGTGGCAAACATGTGGAATATATTTTGGGTCAAATCACTCGTAAATTAGTCGCATATATTGAAAAAAAGAAAAAAGTGGTAGTGAATGCGAATAGTATTAAAGAACAGTTGATTTTATTCTTAAGATGCGATATAGAAAATCCGGCATTCGATAGTCAAACCAAGGATTTCATGAATACGCCATCCGCGAAATTCGGTTCAACTTGTTCAGTGTCGGATAAGTTTATTGAAAAGATTGCGAAAATGGGTGTCATGGATGCGGCTTGTGCTTTGACCGAAGTAAAAGAAAACAAGGCGGTTAAAAAAACAGATGGTTCAAAGACTAAAAGCATTCGCGGAATTCCTAAATTGATTGATGCGAATTGGGCGGGAACTGAAAAGTCCGCGCAATGTAGTATTATATTTTGTGAAGGAGATTCAGCCAAGGCAGGTATTGTTTCCGGTTTATCATCGGAAGACCGTAATATCATTGGTGTGTATCCAATGAAAGGTAAGATTTTGAATGTTCGTGGTGAGCACACCAAGAAAATCGCGGAAAACAAGGAAATCGCGGAAATAAAGAAAATTCTTGGCTTGGAATCAGGGCGCGTATATAAAAACGCGGAAGATGTGAATAAAAATTTGAGGTATGGAAAAGTTGTTATTATTTGTGATCAGGACGCCGATGGAAGTCATATAAAAGGTCTTATCATTAATTTGTTTCAAAGCGAATGGGCCTCCTTAGTTCAAATACCCGGATTTATTGGATTTATGAATACGCCGATATTAAAAGCACGCAAAGGAACACAAGAAATAGTGTTTTATAATGAAGGTGAATATGAAACCTGGAAAAATGCGAATGCGCAAGGAAAAGGTTGGAATGTCAAATATTACAAAGGGTTAGGTACAAGTACAGGAAAGGAATTTCGCGAATATTTTGAAAAGAAAAAGATGGTCGGTTTTGACTACAAGGGTAAAGACAGTGATGATAAAATAGACATGGTTTTCAACAAAAAACGCGCGGATGACCGTAAATTGTGGCTAGGTGAATATAATCGTGAATCGTATTTGAATACCAATGACAAGATGGTCAGCTATGAAGATTTTATCAACAAGGAATTAATCCACTTTTCGAAATACGATTGTGACCGTAGTATTCCAAATTTGATGGACGGTTTGAAAATCAGTTTGCGTAAAATCTTGTATTCCGCATTCAAGAAAAATTTGACCACGGAAATCAAAGTGGCGCAATTCAGTGGTTATGTTTCGGAACATTCCGGGTATCACCACGGTGAGGCAAGTTTAAACGCAGCAATTGTCGGTATGGCACAAAATTTCGTCGGTTCCAACAATATTCATTTGTTGATGCCAAACGGTCAATTCGGGACACGATTACAAGGCGGTAAAGACAGTGCGTCAGAAAGATATATATTCACCCAATTGAATAAAATTACGCGACACATCTTTCCTGAAATGGATGACAATATATTGTCTTATTTGAATGATGATGGTCTACTTGTCGAACCAATCTTTTACGCGCCTATTATCCCAATGGTATTGGTAAATGGTTCCAAAGGTATTGGCACAGGATTCAGTACGGATATTATGTGTTATAATCCAAGTCAAATTATACAATATATTCGTGGTAAACTTTCTGTAGCGTTAGCCGGGGGTGGCGCGTTACCTGGAGGCGACATTGAGTTTGTACCATATTACGAAGGATTTTGCGGGACAATACAAAAGGTGTCTGATGAGGGAAAATATTTATTCAAAGGAAAGTATGAAAAAATGGGGGTTGATAAAATCCGCGTTACGGAATTACCTGTGGGTTACTGGACAGATGATTTCAAGGAATACTTGGAGGGTTTGACTGAATCGGTGGATAAAGCCGGTAAGAAAATCGTTCCAGTGGTGAAAGAATATGATGATATGAGCAAAGACACATCGGTTGATTTCATCATTACTTTACAAAAGGGTAAATTGGCTGAATTAGAGGCAACCCAATTGGATCACGGTTGTAACGGCGTGGAGAAACAATTCAAGTTGTTTTCGACAAATAATTCGACAAATATGCATTTGTTTGATGCCAATGACAAGTTGAAAAAGTATGACCGTGTTCAAGATATTATTGATGATTATTTTGTAACACGATTGGACTTGTATCAAAAACGAAAGGATTACATGGTGGATGCCTTGAGCAAAGAATTGTTGGTACTGTCGAATAAGTCGAGATATATTAGCGAATTATTAGCGGGAACGATTGATTTTAGAAACAAGAAAAAAGAGGCGGTCATACAAATGTTGAATGAGAAAAAGTATTCGGTCATGAATGATGATGAGGAATTCAAATATTTGACCAAGTTGCCGATGGATAGTGTTACCGAGGAAAATGTGGCGCGTTTGAACAAGGAACACGCTGATAAAGTGGCTGAATTGGATTATGTAAAAACCACTAGCACATGTGAAATGTGGTTGAAAGAGTTGGATGTATTGGAAAAGGAATATGTGAAAATGCGCGAAGGCGGAGGCGCAGCAAAGGTTGGAGGCGCGGCAAAGGTTGGAGGCGCAGCAAAGGTTATAGAAAAGAAAAAGATGGTCAAAAAATAAGTTTTGGGATTTTCTGTAAATAAAAAATAAAAAATATGAAATATCTCGTATTTTTTATTTTGGGTATAGGTTAGGGTTAGAACCATGGTTTCAATACCAATTGCTTGTCATTATTGGATGACATAATTGGCGGATCCATAGGGGTATACATGGTAGACGCGTCTTCTATATATTTGTAATACCCGATTGCCTCTGAATATACTTGGTCCACCGCATAATTCAAAACGATTTGGTTTAATTGTTCGACTTGTCCCTTAATATTGGTAGGCTGATTTGCCGCATTTTGTAAAAAAATACTTCGCATGATTATTTTCAAAGTGTCCCCGTCTTGATCACTAATAATATATTGACCGTTGGATTTTTTATATACACCGGCGCGAATACCATTTTGTATAATTCCCATGTTTTCTGCTGAAAAAAAGGTTTTGGACAAGGCAGTGTTATCCCATAATCCTTCCGTAGGATCTCTAAAGGTGCTACATTGATTCACAGGTATTTTATCATACATTTGAAATAGATCACTTGTTTTAGGATATTTCGCATTTACTCTTCCGTTCGTTGCCATTTGATCGTTTGTTATTTCCATTATATTATATATTAAATACAAAATATTTTTATTTATATTTTATTTTTATTTTATAATGTAATTGTATAATATATGGGTCCTTTTCAAAAAATTGTTATTTTATTATTTGTTATTCTTTTAATTCTTATACTAGTCATTGTTGGATTTACAGTATCAAATACTAAAAATAAAACATGGCCTCCGATTGTAGGTGATTGTCCTGATTATTGGTTAGACACAAAAGGAGATGGTTCGAATTGTGTAAATATGAAAGATTTAGGAACTTGTAATGGAAGTGTTGCTGCTGGACAACACTTAACTATGGATTTTACACAACAACAATTTTCTACAGTATGTAACAAATATAAATGGGCTAATAATTGTGGACTCACTTGGGATGGTATTACTAATTTGTCAAGTGATCCTTGTAACTCTTAATAAAAAAAGAAAAGTAAAAAAGAAAAGTAAAAAAAAGACAAAAAAAAGACAAAAAAAAGACAAAAAAAAGACAAAAAAAAATAATATACTTTGACTATAATAATGAATACTGAAGAAAAAGAAAAACAATATTTATTATTAATTCTTAAATTGCCAGAAGACATACAAAAATACATTCAACAGTTTCTACCATTAAAAACACTGGTATGGCTAGATAAAAAAACATATGTAAAGAATCATTATATCATTACAAAATCAATAAAACGGTATGATAGTTATATTCGCGATATTATTCGAAATGATAATCACTTTGTATTTTTACAAGTGATGAGAGAAAAATTCAATTTATGGAATGTGAATAAAAAGTATTTTTACAAGAAAATAATTTACAAGAATTTCATTTATTTTTTAATTAATTTGTGTAATGTACATGAATCCACCAACTGTAAAAATATCGTTACACAAATGTTAAATGAGTAAAATAAGTATAAAAAGAATATGTATAAAAATATAATGGATGAATTAGACATAAATAAATATTTAAATAGAGAACATGAAGTGAAAAAAATGAAAGACATATTGAAAGGATTTGAATCTAATAAACAAAACGCAATGTTTAAAAAGGGGATTTATGTCTACGGCGAGCCGGGTACCGGTAAAACCCAATTTGTGATGGATATTTTGAAGGGTATGGATTACGATGTGATTCGGTATAATGCCGGGGATATTCGTAACAAGGCAATCATTGATACGATCACAAATCACAACATGTCTGATCGCAATATCATGAGCATGTTTAAGAAAAAGGTGAAAAAAATAGTGATTGTCATGGACGAAATCGACGGTATGAATAGTGGTGACAAGGGGGGGATTAACAGTCTTATTAAATTAATACGGCCGAAAAAGACCAAAAAACAGAAATTGGAAGAATACACGAATAATCCGATTATTTGTATTGGAAATTACCATATTGATAAGAAAATCAAAGACTTGATGAAGGTTTGTAACACCATAGAACTCAAAATACCTACCAAAAGGCAAATTATTGAAATTATCAAGATGATTATGCCTTATATAAATGAAGACATGAGAGAACAAATACATCAGTTTGTACAATATGATTTACGCAAATTAAATACCATTTCCGAAATTTACAAGAAAAACCAGAATGTTTTGAAGGGGGATTTAATTAAAAATATTTTTCATACCAAATCGTATAATGATGACACGAAAAAAATAACGCATAAATTGATTAATAACCATTATTCATTGAGTGATCATAATGTTCTTATGAATGACACGGATCGTACGATTGTTGCGCTTTTGTGGCATGAAAATATTATAGATGTTTTAGACAAGATGGATAAAGAAACATCGGTACCTATTTACATTAAATTGCTTGATAACATGTGTTTCGCAGATTATATTGACCGTATTACTTTTCAAAAACAGATATGGCAGTTTAATGAAATGAGTTCTCTCATCAAGACATTTAAGAATAATAAATTGTTTCATGAAAATGTAGATGTTTTGAATAATAAAGACTTGAAATACAATCCGGGGGAGGTGCGTTTTACAAAAGTGCTCACCAAGTATTCAACCGAATACAATAATTTGTTGTTTATACAGAATTTATGTCAGCAACTTGGAATGGATAAAAAGGATATTTTTTCTTTTTTCATGGATATAAGAGAGAAATACGACGATGTCGAAATTTTGAATTTATTTGAAAATTATGAAATATCAAAATTGGATATCAATCGTATTTATAGGTATTTAGACAAATTTACCAATGAAAACGCGGAGGGAATTGAAGACGACCTAGTTGTTGATGATGAAAATATATGTGAAGAAATCAATTGCGAATAATCCAGTATTTCGAATAAATATTTTACAAATATCTTAATAAGTAATTAGTAAAAAATAAAATATTTATTTAATATATCATGAATTCAAATATAAATGAGGTTACAAAAAGTATTGGAAAAAAAGTAGTAGTGATTACAAAAAATTTAGATGAAATTAGGGAACTATTAAAAGAATTGAAAATTACAAGGGAACCTATACAAGGTCAAGGTGTACCAGAAAATAATCTACAAGCATCAGACGATCAATATATATATAATGAGAATTATAATTCTGAATTTAAAAATGTAGGGACTGAATCTGATGTTGAATCTGATGCTGGTTCCGGTGCTGATGCTGATGCTGATGCTGGTTCCGGTGCTGATGCTGATGCTGGTTTTGGTGCTAACGCAAAAAGTAATGTTACTAATGTACCAACATTAGCATTACCGAAAAAATTTGATGTTCGTATAGAATACACGCCTATACAAATACAAAACTATCACGATCTTGCTAGTAACGAGGCAACAACTGGAGAACTGAATCCTGAAAAAAAATATAATATTATAATAAATGCGGAAAAAAGACATGATTATTTAAAGAGAAATAAAACTTCGGATGAACAAGAAGAATTTCAAAAATTAGATGAAATTTTTGAAAAATGTAAAAAAAATGGTTTTTGTCAAAAAATTAAAGATAATTGGATGAGTATTAAAGACCGAAGATCACTTAATTCAACTGGTTCTCCTTCTACATATAGATCGAATTCTTCTCAATCAACTCCTCGTTCGCAAGTAATAGAAGCATGGAAAGGAGGAATAAAAACAAGAAAGAGAAAACATCGCACGACAAAACGTCGCAGAACAAATAAAAAGTCGCATTCGCATAAAAAAAGGCACTAAAAACCGGGGTCATCCCAGGAATGATATAATCCACCCGCTTCTATATTCGTAATATACTTGCTTTTCTCATACAAAAAATTATATTCTTCGATTGCCTGTAATTTACATGGTTCGGAGATTTTATTACTTTCCAACATTTTCAACAATTTCATTTGATAACTAAATTTCGCCAATTTTTCCATTTGTCTTAGGTATTCTGTATCCTCAAGTATATTAGAATCAGAATATCTTTCATCTATGCCACTACCTTTATAATGGTATTTATAACTTAATCTCTTTTTATTTGGATCAGTCTTGAGAATATCGCTTTTTCGATATTGTCCCTCTTCATTTCCTTGTATTTTTGAATTTGGATCTACACAGTAATATGTAACGACTGTTTTTGGTATATGTACAAAATGAAAACATTCATATAACGGGATTGACAATAAAAATAATATAATAAATTTCATATTATATTATTAGTGTATATATTTTTATATTCTTATTTTTTATTTGTTATTGTGTTTGTTTCATTTCATTTTTGTTTCATTTTCGCGTCATTATACTTACTATACCATCTTTCTTTATCACCCGCATCAACTTGCGTATAAAAATGTCTCTCATATTGTTCAGGATTTTCAAAAAATAACAAAACGGCCTCATTACCCGTCTCACTTGTTGAAACACTGGTCTTGTAAAATAAATCCTCCTTTATGGTCCCTACCTTATATCCATAATAATATTCTCCACTGATCGCATTTCGAATATTTGTGCCTAATCCTCCAGTTGCATACACATCTACATTCACATTGTTGTTATTTACTTTTCTTTTAAAAGAATAAAAACCTTTCTTGGTGGTGGAAACCATGAATTTTTTGACAATATTATTATCTAACAATTGCGATTCTGGATTCAAAGGGTGAAACATATCTTCTTCGTAAAGCATTTTCTCTCTTACGACTTGATGTATATTACTACAACTTTGTATTTATATTGGTTTCGTTGTTATTTATAATTATAATTCACTATTTGGTCCCCGCTTTCATTTCTTGGATTCTGTTCGATATTAAATCCTTTATTTTCTTTTCTAAATAATCAATTTTTTCCTTTAATTCCCGATTTTCTCTCATAAACTCCATAATTAAAGCTGTTTGTTCTTGAAATTTATTAGAATAATCAATATTTTTACTATTATTCACAATTGAATTCATCTTTTGTTTTGATTCTTCTTGTTGTATTTTGTGCTCTTCTATAATTTTCTCTCGTCGTTCTACAATTTCCGACATTTGTTTCAAAACATCGGGTTTATGTTTGGGATCTCCGGGTTCATACTTTTCAAGCTGTTCGTCTATAGTTACCATAATAAAATGTTTAATACTGGGGTCTTTTACAAAATCATCCACTTTTTTATCAGAAAGTTTAATAAATCTGTCTTTGTCTTTGTTTTGTAACAAGATTTTTTTATCAAAAGAATTATGATTATGAGAGAAAACCAAAATACTTTTCACCGGGTTCAACTGGACAAAAGGTATCGTGTAGTTTTTCAAAAATTGTTTTTCTTCTGCTAAACATGCGTCATTATCATATTGAGTTTGTTTCAATAATTCTCTTCGAAAAGCAAAAGTCGCAGCGGTGGAATGATTGTCTTTGTATGGTCCAAATTGATACATTTCATTGATGTGTTTAAAATAAATATACATTTCACTTGAACCCGCACACAATGCCTGCGGATTTTGTAATAAAGTCTCTACAGCATGGGATATTCTTTCGGGAGGATAATAATCGTCATCGTCCATGTAAATAATAATCTCACCTTTACATTTTTCATGCATAACATTTCTTTTTTTCCCGAGTGTCATCTTTTCATTGTAGCCAAAATATTTTACCTGAGGTATATTGGAAACGAGATCATATATTTTATCTGTTCCATCATCAATAATAATCCATTCAATGCGATCCTTGGGGTATGTTTGACTTAAAAAACAACTCATCATCATGGGAATAAACGGACGGCGATTAAAAGTTGGCGTACACACACTTACAAAAGGTACATTTACCAGATTTTGCATTGATTAATATAAGTAATTAAAAATTATTTATATTATAATTTATAGTATTTCTTTTTCAATTCAAATACAAATCTAAAAAAGAAAAAGAAAATAAAGCTCCCAGCGAGGATTGAACTCGCGACCTTACGCTTACTAAGCGCACGCTATAACCACTAAGCCATGGGAGCTGAGCGGGGTATCCCAATGATAAATAATTGAAAATTCTTTAAATTCTTTATGTTCTTATTATTCTATTTTTCTATTATTCTATTTTTATATTATTCTATTTTTCTATTCATTTTTATATTGGGGGGAGTCGATACCAAAAATTCCAACAGTAACATTCCAATTGTATCCGTATCCATATTTTTGGATCGGCATATATCATCTACAATTAAATAATTTGTAACATATCTTTTAATCTCGTTTACACGTTTGATTTCTTGTAAAATATCTTTGATTTGAAACGCGGGAGACCATATATTTCTGTTAGAAATCGAACTACAACACATACAAGAAATTTTATGTACATGTAAAATATTTTGTATTCTTTCACTGGTTGGATATTTCAAATAATTAATATAAGGTTTGTTTTGAACCAACACTTTCGGCGGATAAAACGGATATTTATTCGATAAAATAAATACATTGTTATCAATTGTAATGCGTATTTCGTCATTACATAAATTGATTTGAATATTTTTGTATTCTTTTTTTCTATAAAAATCTAATAATTCAACATTCCATCTTTTTAAAAATGTATTTTTGTAATTGTATCTGTCGCTATTTATTATTTCGGTTTCCATGTTTATTCGAATTCTTACTAATTATATACTGTTTTATCTTTATTTTATTTTTATAATCAATTTATTTTTTGAATTTCGTATTCCATTATCCAAACCATTTATGTCTATAGGATGATTTTTTTTTAGGTACGGTCTGATTATCTACTTTTTGTTCAACATTTTTTTGGTCAGATGATTCTTCTTTTGCGGATTGATCCTGGGGAGTTTCTTCTTCGGCACCTTCCTCCTTTGTGGCCGTCTCCGTTTTTTCAACATTTGTCTCCGAAGTAACTGGTTCATCAATTAAATCACTACCAAAGTCATCAGGTGGGATTGGTATAGGTGCACCCGGTAATAAATTGTCTTTTAGATTTAATTTATATTTTTCAAATATAGGCGTGAAAAAAAACATGATTAAAAAGACAACAAAAGATATTAATGTTACAATATTTCCAAAATATTTATATGTTGCCGCCATAATTATAAATGCAATAATCAACATAATCACTTGTGATTTATATTTTAAAACATCCAAAAGCGCATTTTTAAAACTATAATCAGTCGGTTTATCAGTATTTTTTACATTTTTTGCGTTCATACATAACGGTAAAATAAAACAATAAATAATACAAAATATGGAAACTAATGGATAAACAATAAAAAATCCAAAAAACAATGTAAATAGCCATATAACATAAATATAAACAAACCCAATCATTATATTTTTTAAACTCGAAAACATACTTCCTTTTTTCCATTTTGGCGGTTTATCCTCATCATTTACTTCATTTTTATTACCGAGAAAATTTAAAAATCCAAATAAAAACCCGCTCTTTTCATTTTCGTTTATACTGAATAATAAATTGATATTTTTAATTAAACCAATAATTATATTTATCAAATTTATAAAAAACATCAATACACACCAACATAAAAATAATAAAGGCGATATAAAAATATTCATAGATTCAGTAAAAGCCGAGTTGAAAAATTTATATAATGTACCGTTAAATGATAAATTTGTTACAATTATATCTTGTAAAACAGTGAATAAATACATGAAATAAACATTTTTATTTTTTATTTTTCTAAAATACCCCAATAATCCCTTATCTATTGTCTTGTTATTTTCGTCAAATGGATATTCTATATGTGTTGAATATACTTCTTTATTTTCTGTTTTAAATATATTGATACTATTTGTTTGAACTTTCATATCTTTTATTTTTGGGTTTTTAACATTTGTATAAGGAAAATAATGTGTATCTAATGGAATCATAAGTCCTTCATATGCTTTACTGCTATATACAATACCTGTGCCAACTATTATTACAACTCCAAGTGTAATGAATTGTCTAAATAGGAAAGAACCATAATTATAAGTATTTTCATAAGTAATATTTTTATCCGGTTGTGTTTCTTTTTTTTTTTTATCAATATCAGATGTATTTGATTGATTTTGTTTTGTACTCATATTATTATTTAAGATTATATTTTCATCGAATTTACCAAAACAAAAATATTATTTTCTTTATTTATCATAAATGAAAATAAATTTACTTATATATGGAACTATTGCTGTTTTATCTGTTGTTATCATTTTTTATTGGACCGATTATTTATTTAAAAACCATTATATTCAAGAGACATTTACAAATTCAAATATAGTACCGATTCAAGAAGGTCCTGATACAACACACAGTGTGAATTTACCGAATCCAGCTTTTAGTGAGTATACTTGTAAAAATATTTGCGGTCCACCTGGGCGTTGTCGGATAACTGGTGAGGACTGTGTATCTGATGTTGATTGTTATGGTTGCGTACCTCCGCCAATTTATAATCGTGAAATAAAAGATCAAAATACCAACATAAAACCAGTCATGAGCACTTTTTCAAAAGATATTACTGAAACCGCTGCTTATATTGATCAATACGCGAAACCTGCTAAATATAATATGGGAGTTGACACCTGGAAATCAAATTTTGATTTAGAAGAAAATATTTTTAAACAAAAATATTATCCGTCGGGGGATTTAACAAATATCATGAAATATCCTGTAAGAACCACTTTTAGTGGAGAATTTGTGGATGACGGCGCATATGCGTTTAACGCGTCCACATAAAAAATACAATAATCAGCAACAGGTTCACTGGTACCATATTTTCTTTTATTTTTAACAAAAACAATAATATATATTTAATCATCAATCTATCATATTGATTTCCAAATTTTTCTAATAATAAACCCAAGTCTTCTTCCTCATCCTCATCGTCTTCATCGTAATCGTCTTCATCAAGTACATCGACTTCTGGTTCATCATCATGAATCAAATCATTCTTCTCATCCTGAATAATATTTTTGTCTTCATTACTATCCTGGATTATACAAGTTTTTGCATGATTATTATATGATATTTTTGTATAAAACAAATTCTTACAATGTTGACATTTGAGAGGATTTTCATTTATTTTATGTTTATCCGTTTTTAAATGCTTTATAAAACTATTTTTCAAAGGAGTGTAATAACTACATGTTATACATTTATATAAATTCGTATCAGGATCTTTCAATAAAATATCGTCATTGTTTAATTCAACGGTTGTCATTTTATATGGTATTGAATAATATAATTAGTAAAATCTTTTTATATTATTTATTTAGTATTTGTTTTTAAGATTGATTCGTTTTTTAAGATTGATTCGTTTTATGAGTATTCATTCTATTAAGTAGCATACATTAATCCGCAGTTTCCACCAACAAAAGTTACCATGTTAATTCGTTCTTCAAAAACAACCAAATTAAAGTTATAATTATATATTCGCCATGTTGGCTTGTTGATTCCGATAATTTGTCCAGATTCGGGGTCACATATGGTAAGCGACTGGGCATAAGGATCAAGAGGCGGTACAATGGTATTTATTTCAAATTCAATTGTCGTAAAACGACTCATATTAATTGCTCCCGACGGTTGTAAATCAAACGGTGATGTATTCATACAAAAATTATAGACATATAATCCATCTGGCGCATTACCTGCGGTTCTGGTGTATTTTTCAACATAATTATAAACACCCGCGGGCTGGGCATTCTCACGATACGAACCATCCAACATTAAAGCCATAGATATTAATATATTTTTTTCATTCTCTAAATTAGAATTGCCGGTTAACATCCACCCAGTTAATTTACCATCCGCATTTACGCCTGGACCAATATAGACAACACTTGTCGAACCATCGGGATTTGTCCGAGTTATTTTATAATCACCGCTTGTTAGCGCTGGGGTTAAATCATATGGCAAATAATTATAAGGCCAGTTGGTATAATTACTCCACTCATTGCGTAAATTAGCATCACTTCTCTGCATGTAAAAGGTATAATTTGAAATCATGCCAATCGAATTCAGTTGTACTTTATTCGCCCCAGTGACATTGTAGAAAATATCTTCTCGCACTTGTCGAAATAAATATTTTTGTTCATTCAGTGCAAAAATTCGAGATTCTGCGTTTGATAAAAAACAATATGTACAATTCAAATGTACATCGGCATTCCATAGTGTCCGGGTGTCTGTATATGATCCTACACCTAACTCTATATCTGGCGGAGTTTGTAAAAAACGGTAAAACTGCATATAATATAAATTAAAATTGGGTGCTACATAAGGGTAATTATTCACACTATCCATGACATCACGAATTTGAAATAATTCTTGTATTGGTCGCATGGTAACATTTATTTGTAATTCATTATACTGCAAAGCCACTAAAGGAAAGGCCATTTGACTTTTCATGGTAAACCACGAATTTAAAGGGATATATAATGTTCTACCCCGAATCGACGGCTCCGCACCAGCTGGATTTGTCGTATAGTATGCGTTTGGATATGAATTCACACGACTACCCGAATTTGCCGGATCAGTTAATTCAGGGACATTTCCAATCATTTTATCAAAAAGCGCCTTCTTTTCCGCGGAAAAATCGCGCTGCGCCATTGCCAGTATGTAAGCGCCCGAATATTCTTGTAATGTTTGGTTTCCACAAGTAATGGTAATTCGTGATATCATTTGTGCTCCAATATTTTCGATCCACTTGAATTCATATGGAATCCACGCGCCACTATTATTTTCTGTGGTGGCCGCATCCGTGTTTGGGGGAAATATAGGACTCCATATATTAGGCAAATCCACGCTCAAATAACAATCCATCAAAAGGTCCGCATAACGCTTTACTTTAAATGTAAAAGTTGATTCTTCTGACAAACGCAAAGTTCGAGCTCCTTCAAAATCGAGTCTAAATTTTTGTAATGAAAAATTCGTATATTTATGATATGTAGATTTAAAAAATGTTTTACTTGGATTACCGGTCAAAACTATATCTTGATTACTTGCTGAAACCAATTGTATTAATCCTCCACTCATTTATCTATTATATAATACTAATAAATTTATATTTAACTGATTTTAATTATTTTTATTAATATTTTAATTATATTTACTTTAAGAATTTTAATTACTTTTATTATTATATAATAGATACTACTAAAAGATGAATAATAATGTCATAAAAGATTTAAAAGACGAAATTAAAAATGTTTTTAACCGAGATAGTATTGTTTCATATATTTTTACAGGGTTTATGGTAATAATTATAATATCATTTCTGGGGTATTATTTATATATTAAAAATTTAATGAATCGTGAATGTAGTTATATGAATCAAATGTATGGTACTATAAATGGTAAAATACAGTCCATTAGTTTGGCAAATCCTAATTCAAAATATACTTTGAAAGATTACTATATTAAAACCGCGTATAATTGTTGTAGTGGCGGATCATACAAGAATGATTATGTGAATACATGTAATTTGACAAATGTTCTAAAACAAGGATGTCGGGGTCTTGATTTTGAAATTTATTCGATTAACGATCAGCCGGTTATTGCGACTTCTACAAGCGATAGTTATTATATTAAGGAAACATACAATAGTGTTCCTTTTATTGATGCTATGAAAATCATCATAAACTATGCTTTTTCAACCACTGGAGCGCCAAATCCGAATGATCCAATATTAATTCATTTAAGAATAAAGAGCAACAATCAAAAAATGTTTCAAAATTTAGCAAATATACTTGATACTTATGACCAATATTTTATGGGACCAGGTACAAGTTATGGAAATGGACAAACTAATTTCGGAAATATAAAATTGTCCGACTTGTCGAAAAAAATTGTGTTAATTATTGACAATAGTAACAAAGCATTTATGGATAATCAAGATTTATATGAATATGTAAATATTTTGAGTAATTCTATATTTATGCGCGCTCTTAGAAATTATGATATTAAAAACACACCGGATCTTTCTGAATTACAGAATTTTAATAAAAAAAATATGACGATTGCTATGCCAGATAAAGGAAAAAATCCGCCAAATTTAAGCGGTATCGCAGCGAGATTAACCGGTTGCCAAATGATTGCCATGCGTTATCAGTTGAATGATGTTAATTTACAAGAAAATGAAAAATTTTTTGGAGACGCCGGATGTGCATTTGTATTAAAACCCGAAAATTTACGCGATATACCAACTACTGTACCTGAACCACCTGCTCAAAATCCAGCACTCAGTTATGAAACACGAACAATCAGCACACAAAATTATAGTTTCAATATTTAGAAGGGCTAGATTAGGTATTCGGGATTATACTAGGTGTTGTAAATATATTATCTCAACATATATTAGATAATATATCTAGGAAAATATGAATAAACTATGCGAAAAAAATATGTCATTTGAAGATTGTGAATTAGTCATTTTACGATCCGCTGTAGACAAGGCAGAACACATGGTTCGTAAAAAAGCGCTTAATTCACCAGATATCACAAAAATTTTAACTATTGTTGAAAACTTTATTAAGAAAAAAAGTCTTATTTGTTATGGTGGTACCGCCATTAATAATATACTTCCTAAACAAGAACAATTTTATGATAAAGACATTGAAATTCCGGATTACGATTTTTTTAGTCCCAATGCGTTAAATGATGCCAAAGAATTGGCCGACTTGTATTTTAAAGCAGGTTTTAGTGAGGTTGAAGCAAAATCCGGCGTTCATCACGGGACATACAAAGTATTTGTGAATTTTATTCCAATCGCCGACATTACCTTATTACATGTTGATTTATATAAAAGCATTAAACGCGAAAGTATTAGTGTGGGCGGTATTTTATACGCACCCGCAAATTTTTTAAGAATGTCCATGTATCTTGAATTGAGTCGTCCCGCAGGCGATATATCTCGATGGGAAAAAATATTGAAAAGACTTACTTTATTGAATAAAAACTATCCACTTAAAACCGAAAATTGTGCCGATATTGATTTTCAAAGAGAAATGAGCGATGACAAAAAAGAAGCCGCGATTTATGAAAATGTAAAAAATACGCTTATTAATCAATCCGTCGTATTTTTTGGAGGTTATGCCATGTCAATGTACGCCAAATATATGCCAAAAGAAATACATCATCAAGTCAAAAAAATACCGGATTTTGATGTTATTTCCGAGGATGCGGGTTTAACTGCTGAAATTGTGGTGGAACGATTAAAAGATATTGATGTGAATAATGCGCGTATTGTAGTAAATGAAGCAATCGGAGATGTGATTCCAAAAAATTATCAAATCATGATTGGTAAAGATACAATCGCATTTATATATCAGCCGATTGCTTGCCATAGCTATAATCAAATGACAATAAAAGGTCAGAAAATAAAAATAGCCACGATTGATACGATGTTGAGTTATTATTTGGCCTTTGTATATGCCAAAAAAAAATATTATAATGTGGACCGTATTTTGTGTATGGCAAACTATTTATTTGAATTACAACAAAAAAATAGATTAAGTCAAAAAGGTCTATTGAAAAGGTTCAATATTGTTTGTTACGGACATCAAAAAACAATTGAAGAAATAAGGTCTGAAAAGGCCCAAAAATTCCGGGAATTAAGACAAGACCGAAGTGGAAAAGAATTTCAAGAATGGTTCTTGTCTTATAGACCAGCGGACATAAAAATCGCAAAAATAAAAACCAGGAATTATGGAAAACTCAAACACAAATATGTAAAAACATTACGGGGTCAAAATAAGAGAAATGGTAAAAACAAGAAAAGGACACAAAAGAAACGCGGATTCTTTTTTTAGATGTTGGTTGGGTTAGGGTTTGGCTTTGGCTTCTGCTTAGGAGGGCTGGGTGATTTTACAAAAAATAATATTGAAATAAAACGCGTCTAAAAGAGTGTATGATTTTAAACAATTTTTTAATAAAACTTTGACGATTCAAATAATCACGAGTTTCTCTCGTCATTACTTTATTTTTTACAAAATAATAAGAATAAATTATATAAAAAGCAATAAATTCTATGATGGGTCTTACTATTTTATAATAAATTTTATTTACAATGGTCCATTCGTTTATATAACTACACATATAAGTGGGTTTTTCTTTGATATAAAACAAATGGGTATCAAGTAATCCGCTAAGAATACGATGAAAACTGCTTTTTTCATTTTTTACTGAAAATATAAATTTAAATTTATCAAATCCGTATAAATCCAAGAAAAGATTTTTACAATCATTTTTGTTTTTTTCAGGAAATACATATGGAAAAAGCCCGTCTGTATACCTATTTTTATAAATGAAATTATTATCCAACAATAGCGGAAAAAAACAGGAGCGTTTGATTGATTCAATAATATCATCTTTATTTTTGTAGGTATATCTTACTATTTTTTTCTTTTTTTTCAAATCGTAATAACTGATATAGAGTTTTTTATGAACCAGCTCGCAAATATTATCGGGAAGTCTCTCTTTCATTTTATTTAATAATTTATTTTTACCAAAGATTCCTGTTTTTTGAAAATGTTCGACACCCATACAGTATAAATCGTTGTATAAATCCAAAATATCCGCGTAATATAAAACCGCAACAAGAGAACCAATGCTACACCCGGATATTTTATCTATTTGTATATACTGTTTTTGTTCGAGTTCTTTTAAAAAATATAAGGACCCAATTAAATATCCTCCATTAAAGGAACCACTATCCAAAATAAGATTGATTTTCTCTCTTTGTTTGTCTTTTAAAAAGGAAATATTGTCTATTAATTTGGTAATTGTCTCATTAATCGTTTGATTCATGGATTGATTCATCATATTTTGATTCATGGATTGATTATTATTATTTATAAATATATATAAAATTTATCTTATAAATAATACGCTAAACAAACACACTATACAAAGAGACTACTAAAATGTGCCAAACAATGTCGTTGTCTTTGACAACATATAATACATGACCCCAAATAAAAGACTCGTAAACAAATACCCGTAAATATTTATATTTCCGTCTTTGAAAAATAAAAAGGGCAAATACTTGAACAATAGTCTTTTGAAAATAGGCAATTGAAACAAGAAATACAATATACACAACAATAAGGGTGTCTGTATTTCGTCATACATTTGATCCAAACTACTCATTCTCTCGTGTTGTTTATTATATTCTGCTATAATATCCTCATTTTCCTGGTAATCCCTAATATAATCTTGTGATTCACTGGGCGCTGGAGGAATATAATTCGGTTGTATTGATGGATCCTGTACAAGACCATCGGTATTTCTTGGAATATCTCTTGATTGTAATTGGGTTAAACCAGTCGAGCTGGCGTGCTGTAGTCCGCTTACTAATTGATTAATGGTCGATTGGTCTAAACTCATTCCAGATGAGGATGGGGGTTGGGACTGGTTATTACCATCTGCCGCAGGAATTCTTTCATTAATAGAAAACGATACATTTCCTCCTATAGTTCCGCCACCCGTAGGGTCAGTCGGCAAGTCTAATATACTTGTGGTATCCCCGGACATATTATTATAATATAGTTTGATTATTATAATGATACAAGATACGCAAATCATCGAATTTATTTATCATCAATTATTTTTTTACTTTTGTCGCATTTGGTAGAAACATTTTTGTATGTATAACATTTATCACCAAACTTGTATACATTATCATCTATTTCATCGATAGGTGGCGCCTTGTAAATAACACAGTTTTTACCTTTACAAACTGTTCTAAATAATGTGGCTAAACCTAATCCTAAAATGATGGACATTAATATTCTCCCAGTTTCAGTATGTAAAAATTTAGATAGTCTCAACATATATTTACATTCGATTATTATTTATAAAAACAAATAGCTAAATTATGAATCTTTTACCGTTGTATTGGTGTCGATTTTATTTTCGATTTATCCGCAGGGCATTTGACTTCATTTGACTGATACATATAACAATTGTCTGCCTTGTCACGATATTGAACAGAATCGCTATTTTCCGGAGTCGGATACATATAAACCTCTTTTAAATCCGGACCCATTATATACACAAAAAAAAGACCAAATGCTAAACTAGACAAAAATACTGGTATTGATATATATTTTGTGATTGACATTATTATTTATATATTATTCAAATATTATTTTTTATAGGGATAACGATTCGCCCTCTTCAATAACAACCTTTTTCCTTGAAACATTTTTCGATTCTCCTTTCCTTGATTTACGAGTTTTTTCTTTTTTACCAGAGGATGACGATGACTCACCAAATTTCATTTTTATTACTCCGGTATCACCTAAAGTATATTCTACATTTTCAAAAGAAATTGGTTCCTGAAGTAAAAGATTCATATTATTCTCTTGATCAACATAAGACGCGGCGTATTTATCCATCATTATTTCTTTTAAACGAGGTGTCATGTCTTCATAATAGATGCGTGCGATATCACTCATAAGTTGTTTATTATGTGTCTTTTTGTATTCATCGGCGTATTTTTTAATGTTTGATATATTTGTGTATACTTCGGTTTGTATTTTTTTTAAATTATTTTTTTTATCCAGATTATCGGTTTGTTGATTTAACAATGACATGTAATATTCGGAGCTTTCGATTGAGCCATTGATGTCATCTTTAATTTGATCAAATTTTTGAACAGCCTGTTCAGAATCGATATATCCAAATAAAAAATCATTCTTATCCAATATGATTTGATGTTTGAATTTTTTTGTTTCTTCTTCATTTTCATTCATTAAATTTCGTAAATCATAAGTTATGCCTAAATTGATTTCTATATCAAATGGACAAGGATTTTTTCTATCACCACACATTGCCTTCAATACTCTTTCAAATTCGTCGTTTACTTTTGTTTCAAAAATAGATCCCACTCTTCGTTGGCAATTTACACACTTGGGAAAAATTTTTTTAAATTCAAATCTGACATCTTTCCAACTTAAATTATTATTGTTTTTTAATTTAATTAATGCGAGTTTTTCCTTTTCATAATCATCCTGGTATTTTGATTTTAGTTGGTAAAATTTATTTGTTGCGTCGTGTAGTGGATTTTCATTGTTTTCTTTCTTGGTTTCTTCTATATTTTCAATATTTTCAATATTTTCAATATCTAATATTTCTGCCATATTACTTATAAATTGGTGATATTTTATTTTTACACATTTGAACACTTTACACTTTTCGATGTAAAAGAGTATGCTCATCGTCCCATTGAGGCAATCCAGTAATTAGGGATTGTTGTGCTCGTAATTTGGTTTCCTGGTAATTCCGGATTTTTGACAACACATATTGTTGTTTTTCCTGATTTTTTCGTTGTTTTTCAGAAGGAGTTAGTTTTCCCTTGTATTTAAATAGAAGAATTGTCCCTAAAAGTAGAAAAAAACCAACCGCCAATGATATATTGAATATGATATTATTGTATTTATTTTTAAATTCGTGACATTGTTTTAATGTTTGATTTAAAAAAAATTTTACACCAGGTTCAATTAAGCTTGGTTTAGAAAAATCGTTAAAGTTCATAAATTATATAATATATAATAATTACTTTTATTATTTCAAAATAAATTATACACAATATACATAATATATGAATAGTTCATATCTTTCCGTATTTGTATTTATTATTGTAACTATTATTTATTATACAGTTCTTAAACCAAAACTCACCTATGAAAAATTAAAAAGTGCTAATATGGATGAAATGTCGAAATATAGTTCAGCTAGCAATTCATCTCTACTCATTTACATGGTTTTAGTTGTCATGACACAATTATTTATTAATATTGGCTATATAGTGAATACTTGTGGAGGAAGTATTACCAGCAATATTGGTGCCGGATTTTTAATCACAATTATTCCATGGATTTTCATTTTTGGATTTTTAATTGCCATGTTGATTATTTTTCCAGGTTTCAAGTCCGCGTTTTCAAATGTAATTGGTTATTTCTGTGTTGCTGGTACAGCAAATGATGTTTTTCTAAAATTATTGGTGAATCCTGATATTGAAAATACAATGAAACAAGATAATTTGAGCGAGGATGAAAGGAATAAGTATAGATCCATCGCAGATGCGATTATGAAAATATCTGGTAATAATTCAATTATCATGAATCAAATTGTACCAGACAACTTTTTAGAAAGTTTGACTACACTAACACCATTAATGAAGCCAGAACATCAAACTGACCGACTTCCAGAAACCGTCGAGTTAAAAGAAAAATTATTTAAAGCTGTTATATTAAGAGATAACATTGGTGAAGCGCTTTGGTATATAAATACTGCTATATTAGTAACAAGTGTGGTTCAATACAATATAGCTGTACGAGGTTGTAATAAAGATTTAAATTCGATTGTACAAAATGCTGCTAAATTTAAAATACAAGAAGAAAAAATCAATAGCGTAAAAGATAAAGCATCATCTGTAGTTTATTCTTTAACTTAGACAAAACAAATTTAAAATTGTAGCCTAGGTTGTGCTAAATAAAACAGGACAAACAAATACGACAATATTCCTAAAATGATTGCCAATAGCCAAACTGGGAGAATTGTCTTGTTTCTATATCCAACTCCAAACTGGCGAATACTTCCATCGGGATTGTATAAAAATCCGGGTTGGCAATAATGAAATGTGCCAAATATGACTAAAAATAAAAGTATAGATACGACAATTGGATGGTTACTAATATAATTTCGATACATATATATTATAATTATAAACAAATTTATTTATTTTATATTCAAATAATAAGAATAAGGAATATAAAATGAATTATTTACTAGAATCGTTTTTTGTTGGGATTTATTGTTGTTTTATCTATTGTTTTACCTATTTGGGATTATCTTATGCTGGTATAACCGTGAATGTTTACTTAATGTTATTTAGTGTTGGATTTCTAAAACATTTTTTTGGATATTTTTTGAAAATTCACGATTATTATTGTCAATATGGTTGTCTGGGAAATTATCATAAAAATGCTCACGCAAAAAGAAATGAACTAATGTTGACGGGGGAAAGTATTCTTGAAGGGATTGTTTTTATTATTCTTGGTTCATTCTTATCGTTTTTTTTTAAATCAAAGTTGCTGCTGTATTTTATACTTGGGGTTTGTCTTCATATTATAACGGAAAAAATAGGATTACATGCTTATTTTTGTAAGAACCGCTGTATATCATCATAAGTAACCAAACCAGAAGACACTATAATACTTTGCATAATATTTTATGATAGGTTTTCCAATTTTTATTCATTTGTAAATATTTATTTATTTTTATTAAAAATATTTACAATATATCGAAGAATCTATAATCTAAAATTTCCAAATTTCAACAAAAGAAATTCAGAAAAAGTAAAAATGGACATTTTTAGTATGTCCATTTTTGAAAATCAGGGGGATTCATGTTGAAAACGCTGTTTTTTAGGCGGTTTTAGAGCATAAAGCTCTCCTGGATTTTTCGTGGAAAAATGTGTGAGAGCATAATTTTGTGAGCATAAATTTAGATTTTTTAAGGAAAAGGATTTAGGGAAATTTTATGTTAACAAAATATATAACATGTCTTTAACAAATGTCCTCCCTTTATCCCAACCAGATAACATAATTTATGAATGCTGCTTTTGTAACATCAAAACACATAATAAAAAAGATTACAATAAACATATTTTAACAAAAAAGCATCTAAAAAACGCGGATTTAACAGCTTTTAACAAATCTTTAACAAAAAATCCCCAAAATTCCCAACAGCATAATTGTGATTGTTGTAATAAAATATACAAATCTCGTGTTGGTTTATGGTATCACAAAAAAAAGTGTACTTTAAAAGCTGAAAATATAACAATTGCTGTAGAAGAAGAACAAGTCTCCGAAAATAACCAATATTCCACAGATTTGATCCTTGAGCTTTTAAAACAGAACCAGGAATTCAAGGAACTCATACTTGAACAGAACAAACAAATGCTTGAAATGAGCAAGGATCGGAATGTAACCAATAATAACAACATCACCCAAAACAATAATAAGTTCAACTTGAATGTATTCTTGAATGAGACCTGTAAAGATGCGTTGAATTTAAGTGATTTTTTGGAATCGTTAATCCTAAGTTTAACCGATTTTGAGAATTTTGGACCTCTCGGGTATTGCGGAGGGATTAGTAATATCTTGGTCAATGGATTAAACAAATTAGATATCAGCAAACGCCCCATTCATTGTAGTGATTTAAAAAGAGAGGTGATTCATATTAAAAACAACGATACCTGGCATAAAGACGATGATAAACAGCAAATGATAAAAGCGATCAAGGCGATTGAACACAAGAATGTCAAGCAAATATCGCTTTGGGCGAAAGCCAACCCGGAATACAAGGATCCGAATCATAAAAAGAGTGATTTATATACTAAGCTGATCGACCAGAGCTTGTGCGATACAGATAAAGAAAAGGCACTGAAAAATTACAATAAGATCATTCGTACAGTCGCCAAGGAAATCCTGGTGGACAAAGATAAATAAAGATAAATACAAAAATATTTTTGTATATATCAAGTAGTGATTCATAGTGTAGTAGATGTAATGTTTTTATTTGTGTTTGTATCCGTGTTTGCTTCAATATCTGTGCCCGACTTTAATTCTTCGTCGACTGTTGTCTCCACCTTAACACATACCTCTTTTTGTATTTTTCCTTCATACCACAAATATAATGACGAAACAAATAATATTATAAAACAACCCACAAATATATGTAAAAAGATGTTTTGATAAGGTTCTTTATTTTCTATCTGGTCCCAAAATTTTTTTAAAAGAATGGTTATCATCAAACAAATGATAATATTTGGGATATAATGATCTGTGTTTTCTATATCTGTTTCTAAATTATATTTTGTATTGAATATGATGTCACATATATCTGGACCCATATTTAATAATCGAAATTTGTGGTGATTTTCATGTACATTATTTACATGAAATATAGAATAATTTATATTGTGTATGGTCGTGTAAAAAAAGTAGAAAAATATGATAACCCATTCATTCAATATTTCTGTATGAAAAGCAAAATATTTTGTATATAGAAATGATAATAATGCTACAAATTCTAATAGAATTTGGATAAAATGAGAGAAAAAATTATTGTTTTCATGGTGATACAAATGCGTTATATTAAATGGATATGATGTTTTTAAATGTGAATAATAATGTATGAGATACGCAAAAACAATTAATATTATAAATGTTACGAATCCACTCGTCAAATTTGTTTCAGACAAAAGAATGATTGATACTACTATGAATAACCACGATTTATAATTGGCGGTGAATGATTTTTTAATATTGTTTAAATAATTCAAATTCAAATTCAAATCCATAATTATATTACAGAATTAATAATTCGTATTTTAATTCTATTTTAATCATTTTTAGAAAAAGGAGAACGACTATTTTAGAAGCAGTTAATGCCCAAATATTTATCAAGAGTTCTATTTGTGATTCATATATGTGATTACATTTATAGACGATACCGCATTTTTTTAAAAATTCATTTATTTGTCTTTTTCCACTTATTCCTAAATATTTTTCTTCCATTTGAGTTAATGGACAATCATGTCTCACGACTATTGCTAAAGCATCTAATGATACAATCAATAATAATACACATAAAATAGATATATTATTGCTAAATAATATTAACAGTGCGCCCAAACAAATAAGTATGGTATGTAAAAGCCCATAATAATAACCAGTGATATATTTTATAAAATCTTTTGAAATATTTGAAACATTTCTAATTACATTTTTATGTTTTTTTATTTTTTTTTCTAGTTTGGATTCGAATTTCGTATTAGATTTTATTTTCATTATTTATTAATATAAAATAATATTTATCATTTAGAACAACGCGTATTTTATTTAATCCTTCTTGTAATTGAATAAAATATTCATCTATTATATAATATGTCCAAAGTGACAAAATCCCGAATTTTCACTTGTTGTAATTTTTTGATTTTTCTAGTTTTATTAATCATACTTTCTTATATTTTTGGATATTTACAAGTTTATGTAGTTCAAATAGAAACAGAAGGATTTCAAGGTGTTACTAAAAAAAATTGGTCGTCAAATTCATTTATTTATATTGGAATGATCATAGGTATCTGCTTCCTATTTTGGGGATTACAAAAGTTTATTGTTCAAAATATTTTCAATGATTAGATTAGATTCGCACATCTAGACGACTGAATACATTTGAAGCGCCGCTTTTCTCTGTTCGCTAAAATCGCATATGGGTTTGACATATTGTATATCTTTATTTTGGTCCCAATATTTATACCACGCGTGTATCACTTTTGGATCCAATTCGTTCAATTCAGGAATCCATTTTTTAATATACACACAATGCGGGTCATGTTCCTCTGATTGTGTCCAGGGATTAAAAATACGGTTATATTGTTGACTATCTGCCCCTGTACCGGCGACCCATTGCCAGTTTCCGTTATTGGATGCCACATCATAATCAGTGAGTTTCGTGGCAAAGTATTTCTCTCCTTCCCTCCAATTGATTAAAAGGGTTTTCACTAAAAAAGATGCCACAATTAATCTGGCGCGGTTATGCATGAAACCGGTTGTATTGAGTTCTCGCATAGCAGCGTCAACGACGGGAAAGCCGGTCATCCCGTTTTTCCAAGCATCTAACCATCGTGAATTATTGTGCCATTTTATTTTTGAATATGAGGGTTTCATGGGGTGACCCAAGACGCGCGGATAACTGTACAAAACATTCATATAAAAGTCGCGCCATACAAGTTGTCGATTTAAATCATGATAATTTTTTGATTTAAATGCCCAAAAAACTTCTCTGATCGAGAGACAACCGAATTTGATATACGCCGATAATTTACTACTTGGTTTGTCCAAATCATTCCTTGTTGTTGCGTAATGATTTTGAGTTCTGAACGCGGTTTTTAAAGCCCGAATACCCTCTTTTCTTCCACCCATTAATATATTTTCATTTGTTTTTGTGAACTTGAAAAAGGCATCTTTGAGAGAAATCAAGTGATTCCCGGGCACCGACCCCGTTTTTTTCGCAAATTTCATTTGTTTCTTCTGTGGAGCGGGTTTTTCCACCGGATGTTTCATCGAAGTATCGTAATACGGTGTGAATTTTTGGTATGCCGTCCCGGATCCATTCACAATGGTCCCCGGTTCGTGTAAATAATAATCCCCCGTTTGTATACATTCCACACCCCTTTTTTTACACAGATCGGCAATCCCTTCGTCCCTCTTTAGAGCATACGGAGTATAGTCTTTGTTGAAACCGACTGCGTCGATATGATAGTATTTGATACAATTGGAAACTACGCTTTCATTATGCCCATAAAAGGTATACAGGCGACCTCCCTTTTGTGATATTGCTGCGGATAAATCTTCTAAAGATTCAATCATGAATTGAACGGCATTATTTGATTTATAGGCATTCCCAGAGCCGACTTGTTCAGGAGTGAATATGAATATAGTATATACATTTTTACACATGGAAACCAATTGGTTTAATCCATTGTTATCGGTAATCCGAAAATCACGACGAAATATGAATAATCCATTTTCTAATGATTTTTTTTGGGTATTTGACTGGGTTAGGGTTTCTGGGTTCATCATTGAATATTATATATATACGAATATAATATTCAATACAATAATTACATATTTATTACTAATTATTTCCTACGAGTTTTTCTACCTTTGTTTTTTCTGTAACCCAAAGATTTTTTCTTTTGTTTTTTATTTGTCTTTCGACATTTCTTTCCTTTTCTATTCTTGCATGTTTTTTTAGATTTTCCTCCTTTAAATTTGCTTTCATATGATTCATAATAAATAGTAATAATTCCATTTTTATTCATTTCTGTGATTGTTTTATAATAATCTGGATGACCCATATTATGTATAGGATATTTATTTAATATTACTTTTGTTTCATTATAAAAGGGATTGTTCAGATGAAAATTTTTCATATTTTCTTCTCCTATATTTTTTTTAATGAAAATCCAATAATCGATATTTTTGATTTTTGATGTATAATAAATTACCAGATTTTTTATGAGATTAACATTATTATCTTTAAATTCTTTATAAATTGTATCTATTTCATTGATCTTATTTAGAGGGTATATTATTTTATTTTTTACGCAGTTAATAATACTAGTTTTTTCACGATATTTGCTTTCTTTAATACAACTTATGTAAAGGTCATAATTTTTTTTAGTGATAAGATTATTCAAAATTTGTATGAATCTATCAGTCAATTCAGTTAATGCATTTTTTTCTTTGTTATTTAATAAAGAAACAATCCTTGGTAATAAATTTCGATCAATACCACTAAATTGATACGACGGTTTTTTAAATGTATTTATCATAATAGATCTATCATTTATTTCTTGTTGTGTTTTTCCCGAGTTTACATACGCATTATCTAATTCACGTATAATTTGAAGAAACATTATCTCAAAATTAATATGATCAAACAGCATAGCTAAAAAAGAGTTAAAATCAATCATGAGATCGGTTTTAATTTCTTCTACCGGTAAAGAATCAAATGAATATTTTGTTAACATACTTTTGTTTAATTCAATATTTGAGTCTAATAGAATATCAAGTAAATTTATTAGAAACCTCTCAATAATTAGATCATATATTGCTTTTTTTTGAGAATTATTAAAATTATCTGGTATAATAGGAATCTGTTGGTTTATTGTTTCTGTCTCGATCGGTTCTTCAACCACGACATCAACTTTTTTTTTGGAGGGAAGTGGAAATCGTTGATAAAAATATTCTTCTAAAAAACTACTCATTTACAAATGAAATATACTAATATATAACAATAAAATAATTTTTTCTAAATCATTTTCAACATCCACAATCTTGATTTACCATTTCTTTGACTAAATTATCAAAACTATATTCAAAAGTCCATCCTAATTCAGTGCGCGCCTTGGTTGAATCCCCCAACAATTCATCTACTTCGGTGGGTCTAAAATATTTTTCCGAGATGAAAATCAATTCACGCCCGGTTTTTGCGTCATAACCGACCTCGTTCAACCCTTCACCTTTCCATTGAATATCAAATCCTTTCAACCCAAACGATTTTTCAACAAATTCCTTAACACTATGAAATTCATTGGTAGATAAAATATAATCTTCCGCGTGCTCTTGTTGTAGCATTAACCACATACCACGAACATAATCTTTGGAGTGACCCCAATCCCGCTTGGAATAAATATTTCCCAAAACCAGTTTCGTATCTTGTCCCGTTAATATCTTATTGAGTCCAATTGTTATTTTTCGCGTAACAAAATTATGCGCTCTTCGTGGCGACTCGTGATTGAAAAGAATACCCGAACACGCATACATACCATATGCCTCGCGGTAATTCTTGGTGATCCAGTGCCCGTATACCTTGGCAACACCATAAGGCGAACGCGGGTAAAAAGGCGTGCTTTCTTTTTGTGGCACTTCTTGGACTTTACCAAACATTTCCGAGGTGGATGCCTGGTAAAATCGGATTTTTTCCAAAGGGATACTCGAATTGCGAAGAGTTTCCAAGAGACGAAGTGTCCCGAGCCCGTCAACATTACCTGTGTATTCGGGCATGTCAAAAGAAACTTTCACATGACTCATGGCGCCCAAATTATAGACTTCTAAAACACCCACGCGATCCTTATAGGTATTATATATTTCATTCAAAATATTAGATAAATTAATCCCATCACTCAAGTCCCCATAACGAAGATGTAATTGTTTGAAAATATGCTCAATACGATGAGTGTTGATATTTGACGCACGACGAATCAGACCCCATACACAATAATTTTTTTCCAATAATAGTTCCGCCAAATAAGATCCGTCTTGACCAGTAATACCTGTTATTAATGCGATTTTTAATTCGTCCAACATTGTAATAGTCTAATAATTATATAATTTTTATATAGTTATTTTCATATAGTTATTTTATAATATTTTTATTATTTTTCTTTTTCCTTTTTACATACTTCTTTTTCTGTTTATTCTCAACTAAATAATAATTAAGAGCAGTTTCTTTATAATCAATACTCTTTTGATAAGGGATATATATATAAAATACGTGGAAATAACAAATAAGAATCCTAAATAATTCAGGAAACTTATGAACGAATTAGCGACGACGATTTGATTTTCTGCGATTTGATTTTCTGCGATTTGATTTTCTTCGATTTGATTTATTTTTTGATCCCCTTTTTTTTCTTCCACCTAAAATTTCTTCATCCAAAGTTCCTTGATCCAAAGTTTTTTTTTCAACAGTAATATTACAAGAACCATATTTATTAATTTGTCCCTCCTGACAAGAATTATTAAAACCTGTTATTTTTACTTTAATATTATCGTTTAATGTATGATATAATCCACTTTTACTAAACATATCTTTATAATCGGTTAATGGGAATTTTCCGCCCGTCAATACATATTCTGTATTGATCGGAAAATCAGTACTAGCATTAAAACCACCAGTCCCGTAGTCAATAACACCTAAACTTTTGAATCTATAGGGGGAAGAATCTCTTATGAGTTCTAAAGTTGTCATATATATATTATAATAATAAAAAAATTTCATCTAAAATGGGAATTTTAAATGAGAAAATGTGTAAATATATATCTAAATATCTAAACTCAACGTATTTTTATCACTCTTTTGGCGTCGTTTGCTTTTCTTGGGCATATTTCCCTCACTTTGTAATTCCTTCAAATCACTGATTGAAATTGTACTATTTTCGTTCTGTGATGCGGATGTATTTTGTCTTTGTACAGACACTGGTGCGGGTGCGGACGATTCTTGTATATTGATGGTCTTGGTCTTTAATCCAGACAATATATCGGAAATATCACTAGGTCCTTTCATTTCGGGACGTGATGGTCTAGAAGTTTTTTCCGAATCATTTATACCTCCGAAATTTTCTCGAATATTGATACCATCGTTGAAATTACCGCGTCCTGATCCCATGCTCAAATCAGGGCGTGACATATAAGCACTGTTATTACCTCCGCGCGAAACGGATGGTGGCACTGCGTTTGGACCTTGGGTCGCCATAGGTGGTGGTGGTCCTCCCCCGCCATTCATCTGCTCAGGATTCATTAGACCATTCATGAATCCAGAAAATCCAGGACTGGTTTGGCTCATGGAATTTGCCGCAGCCGATTGGAATTGTCTCATTAAATCGGGGTTTTGTCGTAAAATATCGTCCATTCCGGGCATAGCGGATTTAAACATGGTGTTTGTCATGTGTACCATCATAGCACTGCCACCCAATTGGAATAATAATTTCAATTCAGGCGCCATAGATGCGCGCGATTTATATTTATCAAATAATTCTCCAAAAATCTCATCATAATCGGTCAAATTTTCATTCACTTGTTCACTCCAACCATCTAATTTGACATCAAATGGATCAAAACGGTTATTCAAAAATTCAATACCATTAATACAAGCCATCAACATGTTGCCTTGGAATTTAATCGAATTTTGTTTTGTTTTTTCTTCCATAATCATTTCATATTCTCCCTGCATTTCGGCAAGAGGTGATTCCATGGTATATTTTTTCGTCAAATTCACACCCTTTGCCTCCAAATTTTCCAACTTTCTTAAATACTTGAATTTCTCTCTTAATAATTCTTCCTTGGTCATTTGAGGCTCCGCTTGACCTGGTTTATCGGGATTCATGGGAATATTGTTGAATTTGCCATATCCGTCCCATGTTTGAGCATCATGATGTTGATCCGCTGTTGCCTGACCGATACTTGGTCCAGACCCCGAATCATTGAATCTTACATTTTGTTTTTCACTTGAAAACGATGAGGATGATTCTATTTTTGCGTCAAACAATCCAGATTTAGATTCATAGGTATTTCTACTTGGAAAATCATCATGAACTAAATCATTTAATTCACTTTCCAAGTTTTCTAAATCATCAATATGAATATCGCTGGTTGGTGTTTTTGATCCTTCTTTCATTTTGTCGTTCATTAATAACTCAAGTCCACCACCAAAATTACTTGATTTTAATTTCATAGGTGAGTCGTTTAAACTTATTTCTGAAATATCAATGATTTCATTATCCATGTCTTATGAATTAATAAGAACATATAATTTTAAGTCTTACGAATAATAAATATATTTATTTTATATAAAAAATATATTTATTTATTTTTTCTAAATCCACGCACACTCGCCAAAAATTTCCACTACATTTTATTCTTTACATACCATAATCCTTGTAAAAAAGAATCCGCTAAATCATCTTTTTTGGTATGTTTTGAAAAAAAGCCTTCCCAACATTGATAATAATGTGTATTGGTAATTATTTCTAAACATTTTTGTATTCCCTTTTTTTTACGATCACTATATTTCATTTTTTCGTCGCTTTTTTCCACATTAGTTTGTTTATCATCCTTTAATTTATTTACAGAGGAAACAAATTCAATACAAATATTATTATTCTTCATGATGAAATATTGGGCAATCATTCCTTGTATCGTCTTCATTCGATTCGCAATAGGACTGATTTGATTTTCAATAATAACCTTGTCTATAGTTTGTAAATGTTCCTCCAGTATCATGTCAAATTTGGATTGAATATTTCTCCCGATTGTTACTAAATCAATTTTTGATGCGCTACTACTTTCAATTTGTTCAAAGCATGTATTATGTATATAATCGTTAATAAGAGAGATCAAATCATTCTTCTTGATAGGAGTGGTGTATGTTATCTTATATTTTTCCGCTAAATCATATAAATCCTGAATTTTTTTCTTGTTTAAATTTGTTTTTAATTCACTATTCGGAACTTGATACTCTTGTTTTTTCGAATGTTTCAAACAGTAGCATTTTCCGTTTTTGGTAAATTTTGCTGGTTTGTCACATACTTGATTATTTTTATCTGTTTCTTTACATTTCATTTCACATTGTTGTGCTAAATTAATAACATCCCATTTTTCAATAGTATAATGTTCTTCTTTTTTCACTAAAAGGCAGAATGCTAAATTTTTAATTCCGACATCTATACTCAAAATTTTCGAAGAATCTGGGCAACAATGATTCATATATAACAAGTCTATATCTATTTTTACATAAAAAGTATTATATCCTTTTTCTGTTATAATACTTTTTCACATTGATTTTGGTTTTATGCTATGCTATGGTATTCTATTCAGGTACAACAATAGAAGGCGATATGAGTCGCGCTTGTAATTGCTCGCGCGTTAAATATGGTGATTTCAAGTCACTATTATTATATCCGTAACCAGGACGAGCATTATCGTAAGTGGATTTATACAATAATGGAACATTGGATGACGGGGTTTTTCCTGTTTGAATATGTGAAGGAAGTCCCATATCATAACAAGCTTCTGATGTATTGTATTTCATGATTTCAATACCATTATTGGTTAAATATTGTCTATATTCCCAACTTGTTTTAATATTTTCTTGTTGTTGAATTCTTTTGTTCACCACTGCTTCTGGTTGCCAGGTGGCATAATTTCTTCCATCTGCCATGATGGGTGGATAATTGAAATGAATATTATTTGAACCGGAATAACAAGTTCCCCAAGACATATATATTTAAATGCTATAATAAAATTATACAAAATATATAATTTTATTTTATTGATATGGCTATTTATTCAAGTAATTTGAGTAATTCGTTTTTTTTCATTTTTGATGGATCGGTTGTCAAGTTTCTCTCAACAACAATTTCCCTTAATTTGGTTAATGACATTTTTTTGTAATCAATGTTTTCATTTGAACCACTACTAGATATATTTATGGTTTTTAATATATTTAAATCAAATGAATAATTTTCGTCATTACTTGAAATAGTATTTGGGTCTTCTTTCGTAAATGTATTATAATTTGATTGGTCTTCTAAAACATCATGATTAATTAAATCAATTAATTCAACGGGTTCGTCATCGTCATTGCTTAAATCATTATCATCGTCATCATCATCATCCTCATCATCTTCATGATCACTTTCATTATTTTCGTCTTCGATTATCTCGACATCATTACTATCAACGCCATATATGGATTCACTTAAAATATTTATTATTTTAATATTTTTTGCGGATTCATTTTCGTTATTATTGTCTTCGTCGTCGTCTTCGTCATCGTCTTCGTCATCTTCATCCTCGTCGTCGTCTTCGTCATCTTCATCATCGTCGTCTTCGTCGTCGTCTTCGTCGTCAGATACTTGTATTAATTCACTTTCACTCTGTCTAAATCCGCCACTTAAATTTGCCAATACTTGTTGAGTTTGGGGCGCAAATGGTTGTATGGTGTTAATACCAGAACTACGAATATAATTCAATTCCTCTGCCATAGTATTTACTAAATCGAACATACCATTAATTTTATCATTTTGCTGAGTTATTTTTTGATTGAAAAACATAAACATACCACCTAAAAGAATAATAATGATTGCTAAACAAATTAGAAATGAAGGGCTAAATATCGATAACATTATTAAAAAATATATATATATTTATATTTTTTAACAAACGAATATTATTTATTAAAATGTGCTTTAATATAATCAATCGTTTCTTTATTGGACAAACCATTTTTAAATGTTCTCCAATATTCGCTGAATATTTTTGATCCAAAGAAAGAATCCAATATTTTCAATAATAATTTTTCAGATTGAATAATTTTAATTCTTCTCTCATCATTTTCAGTTTTTTTGTATGTATTTATGTAATTAATAATGGAACTCATTCTTGAAAATATAATAATACTAATTTGTGATTCTAGCTCTTTATTTCTTTCTCTTTCTTCATAATCACTTTTATTGTAAAATAATTCATCATAATAATAATTCATTTCAGGATGGCCAATAAAAAATTTAATAGTCTCATCTAAAAATCCTTTATAAAAATTATCAAAATACTGTACTTCCTGATTATTTACACTGTCTTTATAAGAAATAATTTGGAAATATACAGAGTAAATTGTGATTATAATTGTTGCGGCAATCAATACTTGTACATAAGTTTGAAACTTTGGATCGTATCCATATTTAGTTTTCCAGTAATACTTAGTTAATAAAATAAATGCTATAAAGTATAACAAATATGAAATATATTCTAATACATCTACTAAAGTAGTGTTATTGCTAAAGTTATATTTTATAAAATTTGTAATTTCTGTTAAATAATTCATATTTATATATTATATACTATAATATAACCATATTATTTTTTTGGGAAGAGGTTTAAATTTTCCGGGATTCTTCTATAATTTCACTTGGATAGTCCATGTCATATAAAACCTTAATTCCGCCTCGTACATTTGAAATTCCTTTTTTTAAAACATATTTGTATTTAAAATTTTCGATACCATTGTCTTCACCATCGTCTACATATTCTGTTTCCATATAAAAGTTTTCGATTTTCTTGTTTTTATCTAAATGTTCGCACAATTTCATAAAATGCGTCGTTAAAATACAGTATATACTATTTGTCTTGATTAAATAATTCATAAATGCTAAAGCACTGCGGACAGCCTCATCCGGATTTGTCCCGGAATACAGCTCATCAAATACACAAAAATGGTTTTCTTTTGGGTTGATTTTAATGAGATCCAGGATTTCTTTACAACGGCGTGCTTCTGCCTGAAATAAACTGTCTCTACCAGAAGTGTCGGGTATATTCAAATAACAATGTATATATTTAAATGGACATATTGTCGCGCTATCGTAGAAACCACAACCCATTTGTTGACTTAAGATTACATTAATGAGAACCGATTTTAAAACGGTTGTTTTTCCCGATGCGTTTGGACCAGTAATAATCAAATTTTTCTTCATTTTCACCGAGTTTTTCACTGGATTTTCATTTACGGGGTAATATAAATTCTTCATATTTGCTTTTGATTTTTTCTTGTCGAATTTAACAGGATTCATCTTTTTGCTTTTCACATTTGTCACTAATCCTTCTAAATTATCAATATAACCATTTATTCCAAAACTATATAATATTTGATTGTTTAAATCCATGTTGTCGTACAAGGTATAAAATGATTTTAATATCAGGCCTAACTCGCCGAGTTTTTTTAAATTCAATTTATATTCTGTCACTTTTTCCAATTCTTCTTTTATTTTTGTTAATTCTACTATCTTATCTTTTATCTGGTCATTGAAAACTTGATATGTTTTTAATTTATCGGTGAATAGTAATAAATGATTCATCTTACAAATGCTATATTCAATATATTCCTTAATACTTTTAATATGCGAATGAATTTTAATCATGTTTTTATTGAATTTTATACATGTCATTATATTTTGATAAATTGAAAAAATATAAAATCCAGCCGATATTAATAAATATATTTTTTCATTTAAATTCACATCGCTGAATTCAGTAAATAACCGGCCGATTGCGTGATTTGAAGCAATCACTTTTAAAACCTCCACATATTCATTGAAGGTAATAGTCATTCCTTTCATTTTAATAATTAAAAACGGGATCAATAAGATAATAAACGGCACAAATAATGAAAGCACTGGCGATGCCAAATTATATATACTCATTATTTGTAAAAAAGGACTATACTGATTTAAAAACTCCAACATTGGAAAATCAATATAATGGTATTTTTCTTTGAAACCCGTATCGTTTTTAATTTCATCCCATATATCAAGAATACTTGTGAAATAATTGTTTTTGGTTTCAGGGGCTTCGTCATTGGTTAAATCGAGTTTTTTATAATTTTTCAATAATTCTTGGGTTTCTTTTAAGAATTCAATATCCGTGGTGTAGTATTCTGAAAATTGAAGAATCACTTTTTTACCAAAACATGTGTTGGGTTGAAATACATATGAATAAATAGGATTACAAGAGGCATCAATTGTTTCAATGAGTTCTAAATCTGTTATAATATTTTTGTTTAACTCTATTTTTTTTTCATTAAAACAAATGGGAATCTGGAATGATTCATTTATTTTTTCTATATTTGAAACAATCGGCATAAATAAAACAAATATATATTTTATATTTGTTTTACGAATAATATAATTCGCTAAATTAGACCAGCTTACACTGAAATCAATACTATTTTAATAATGTATCAAAATCCGCAGGTAATTCGTTAATTTGACAAGAGTAATGCGCCTCAATATCTTTCATAATAGTAACATCTCGACGAGTAATTAAATTAATACCAATTCCTTTACGACCCCAACGACCACTTCTACCAATTCGATGTAAATAATTATGAACGCATTTTGGCACATCAAAATTAATAACTACACTCACTTGTTGAATATCTATACCTCGTGAGGTAACATTTGAAGAAATTAAAACTCGGTATTTACCTGTCCTAAATTCACTAAATGCCGCAGTACGCTCCGTTTTATCCATACCACTATGTATTCTACAAACAGGAAACCCGTCTTCTACCATCGCATCATATAAATCCGCAACGCGTTTAACACTATTACAATAAATAATACATTGTGACATTGAAATCACCGAATATAAATCCTTTAATGTCGCATATTTTTGTCGATCATCCTCAATCGCAACATAATATTGGGATATTCCCTCTAATGTTAGTTGTTCTGTCTTTACTGAAATTTTCACTGGATTGCGCATAAATTTATCAGTAATATTATAAATATAATCTGGCAAGGTGGCACTAAATAACGCCACTTGTATATCATTTGTAAAATATTGGAAAATATTATAGACTTGTTCCTTGAACCCGGAAGACAACATTTCATCCGCCTCGTCTAATATAACAAGTTTAATAGTCTTACTGTTAATGTGTCCGCGTCTTATCATATCGTAAATTCTACCAGGACAACCGGTTATGACATGGGGTGTATTGTTTTTCAAAGTGTACGAATCTTCGTTAATAGATGTACCTCCAACAATTGTTTGAATAATGAGCCCATTCATCATACTGCCAATACTCGTAATTACATTTGCGGTTTGTTTGCTCAATTCTCGCGTAGGAGATAATATCAATACTTGGGTTGTTTTATCATTAACATCGACTAAAGATAAAGCACCAATAGAAAAAGTACCGGTTTTACCAGTGCCAGATTGAGCCTGGGCGATTAAATCTCTTTTCTCCATAATCGGTTTAATTGCTTTTTTTTGTATAGGACTTGGTTTTTCAAAACCATAAGCATAAATACCTCTTAAAAGATCTTTATTTATGTCTAAATCATCCCAATTATTTATTTCATCATAATAATTTTCCAAATCGATACTACTATCTTTTTCCAATGACATGGTAATAATATTTGTAATTATATGTTTAAGTGTATTTTAATACAAAATAATAATTATTGTAAAAAATAGATATAAATGAAAGATTATTAATATAGATATACAGCACAAAAAAGATGAAGTATACCTTGGAGAATTTTTCAAATATATTATTTAATGGATTTGAAATTAAATTACCAGATGAAACATTAAATATTATAAGTGATATTGCTCAACATGTGGGGTCTCCGACTTATATAAAGACTCCGGTATTTAATAAGCGGGAGGTTATTCCTGGAAAAAACAGTCAACCAACAAATAGTGGTGATGGCGCATACAAGAAAAAGCGTCGTAATAAAAATAATGAAAATATAAATGATGAGGATTGGGAGTCCATTCGTAATTTCCAGGCTACCAAAATAGAACAAAAGGTTGGTATCGACTCAAAGATTGTCATTATTCGATCATTAATAAATAAAATAACAGACAAAACATATGTTGATTTAAGTAATAAAATAATTGAAACATTGGACGAGTTAATTCAAGATGAAACATGCGAGGATGAAATGATGAAGGTTGGTAATTCCATATTTGATATCGCATCAAACAATCGTTTTTATTCAAAAATATATGCGGATTTATACGCGGTTTTGATTCATCGTTATGAAATTATAAAGATTGTATTTGAGAAAAGTTTCAATACATTTTTGGAATTGTTCCAGAATATCGAGCATGTGAATCCTGAGGAGGATTATAATAAGTTTATAAAAATAAATGCCGAAAATGAAAAAAGAAAATCGTTGAGTTCATTTTTTGTGAATTTAATGTTGAATGGTATTATCACCAAGGAAAAAATAATAGAAATAACTTGCGATTTGATGCGCGAGGTTTTAAAATTAATAAAAGAGGAAAACAAAAAAAGTGTTGTGGATGAAATTACCGAAAATATATCACTCTTGTATAACAAAGATCTATTTGAAACTGTCAAAATAGGTGACGAATTATTTACAGACATTATAAATAGATTATCCTTATGTAAGGTAAAGACATATCCGAGTTTATCGAATAAATCAATATTCAAGTATATGGATTTGAATGAAATGTAACATATATTTGGTGTAAAATAACATAAAATAATAATATTATATTATAATTATATTTATATTAAACAACAAATATGATTGATGAAAATATAATAATAGATGAAAATGTAAATATTCAAATGATAGAAGATTTTGATAAATCAAACGATGACTTTAATTTAAAAAAATTAATGGAGGATTTTGAAAATATATCTTTACATGAAAATGAGAATACGGGTTATGAAAACGATCAATTGTATATTGACATGTTGAATTACGATATGAATTTTACAGTGAAACAATTATTGTTGATTTGTGAGTATTACGGTTTATTAAAAGATGTGAAAACAAATAAAATGAAAAAACAAGATATTATTGAACAAATATTATTGTTTGAAAATAATAATGATAATTATGAGACGGTTATTCGTCGAAAAGAGTTGTGGTATTATATAAATGAATTAAAAGAGGATAAAATGATGAAAAAATTCATCATTTGGGGGTGAATTTAATGGAATTGAAATAAATTAATTGATGGAATAAAAATATAAAATATTGTTATATTTTAATTCATATGGTATTGTCAAAAATAGATAAAAAGGTGAGTTATCCTGAATTGAAAAAGGTGGATCCGAGTGATTTAAAAAAGGAAGTGAATTTATATGAAACTGAAATGAAAGGGGTCAATGTAATTATTGCGGTTGGAAACGCAAAAACAAATTATGAGGACAAAAATATTATATATTTCCCGATTTATTTAGTAAAATCAAATAACAAGGTTATTCAAATTGGTGTATATGAGATTAAAGCGAGTGATAAGAATATCTATATTGATGAAGATGGTAATTTAGATATCGAAAATATGGATGAACCTTTGATTTATGTATTTGTTAAAAAAGATATGCTTGATAAAATGAGAATGGTCCCAGATGATGAAATATTGGGTGAATCTGTAAAAAAAACGAAGGATGATACTAAAAGTGAAGATGAAAGTCTGGATGAAAGTGATGACGACGAAGATTCTGAAAGCGATGAAGCTGGTAAAATTAGTCAAAGAATGAAGAAAAGTAATAAATCAAAGAAAACAGAAGATCCAGAAGAAATTACTATTTCACCTCTTAGAAAAGATATTTTTGAAAAAACTACAGATGCTTTTGTTATGCCTGAAATGTTGGATGAGGAAAATCGTGGTGATGCTGAAAAAATGAGAGGAAAATTTTTGGCAGAAGAAAAAACATCAAAAAGAGAATACAATTGGATACAAAAATTCATGGAGAATAATTATTATTCAATTATTGACAATGAACACGGCGGAGATTGTTTATTTGCGACGATTCGCGATTCGTTTGCGCAAATTGGACAAATCACGAGCGTACAAAAAATAAGAGAAAAACTATCAAGGGAAGTTACAGAGAAATTATTTTTTGATTATAAAGAGCGGTATGATATTCTTAAGACAACCTTGGTAAAAGATTCCCAAGATATCAAACATTTAGAAGGAGAATACATGAATATTAAACAAAAATATGAGGGTACATTGGATAGAAACGAAAAAAAGATGCTTATTGATGCTGCCAAGGGAATCAACGATCAGCGAGAAAAATTATTACGAGAGAAAAAGGTAACCTCGGAGGTTTCCCAAGATGTGAAATTTATGAAAGACATAGATACCTTGGATAAATTCAGAGAAAAAATTAAAAGCTGTGAATTTTGGGGTGAAAAATGGGCATTGTCTACTTTGGAGCGCATACTAAATGTTAAATTTATATTATTATCAAATGACGCATATAAAGAAAAGGATTATGCGAATGTCTTGAATTGTGGAGAGGTGAATGATCCTCTATTGGAATCGCGAGGTGAATTTATGCCTGAATATTATATTATTTTGGAAAATAGTGGATGGCATTATAATTTGGTCGGATACAAGAAAAAACAAATATTCAAATTCAAAGAAATACCATATGATATTAAAAAAATGATTGTGAATCGATGTATGGAAAAAAGTGACGGATTGTTTTCTTTGATTCCCGATTTTATACAATTTAAAAAAAATGAATTTTCGGGGTCATTACCTGCTGAAAAGGCGAAATTTGAAGAATTATCGGAGGCAAAAATAAGAGGATTATACGATGAAAATATAGTATTTGTGTTTTATGATAAATCTTCTGCGAAAAAATTGCCCGGAAAGGGTGTTCATGAACAAATGCCGGATGATATGATGTTGCGAAACTTTTCTGAATTAATAGCGATTCCAGATTGGCGTCGTAAATTAGATAACTTATGGATACAGCCATTTACTTTGGATGGAAAACGATGGAATAGTGTGGAACATTATTATCAAGGGTCGAAATTTAAGGAAAATAATCCGGAATTTTACACTTCTTTCAGTATGGAATCTGGTACTGAATTATCGAAAAATCCGGAAATGGCAAAAGCCGCTGCGGGAACAAGTGGAAAGTACAAGGGAACACTTGTTCGTCCTGTAGAGGTAAAAATAGATCCGGATTTTTATGGAAAGCGTAAAGAAAAAGAAAATAATGATGCGTTGTATGCTAAGTTCTCTCAAAATGAAGAATTGAAAAGACTTTTATTGGGAACAAAGAATGCGAAATTATTACAGTACAAGGTGGGTAAAGAACCGGTTATTAGAGAAGATTTAATCTTGATTCGTGATAAACTTTTACATGAGAAATAATAAGGTAAATTATTATGTTAGTTATTTACATAATAATATACTTCATCTATTTATAATTCAAAATAATTTAAATCGAGAGATTTGGCGTCTAACTGGTTTGATCATTCTGTTTAAAGAAAATTGTCTATTTTGTTGTGGTTTATTATTTATTTGCTGTTTAATATTCTCTTGTAAATCAATTGTGATCTCCTCGTTATCTGGTGTTTCAAACGCAACATGTTTTTCTTTAATAACTGGTTCTTCGACTACAGGTTCAACAACTGGCTCGACAACAGGTTCGACTACTGGCTCGACAACAGGCTCGACTACAGGCTCGACAACTGGTTCGACAACAGGCTCGACAACAGGTTCGACAACAGGTTCGACAACTGGCTCGACTACAGGCTCGACAACTGGTTCGACAACAGGCTCGACAACAGGTTCGACAACAGGTTCGACAACTGGCTCGACAACTGGCTCGACAACTGGCTCGACAACTAGTTCGACAACTGGTGCTTCAACAACTGGCTCGACAACTGGCTCGACAACTGGCTCGACAACTGGCTCGACAACTGGCTCGACAACTGGCTCGACAACAGGTTCGACAACAGGTTTGACAACAGGTTTGACTACAGGTTCGACAACTGCTTCGACAACTGGTTCAACTGCTGGTGCTTGTTCAACTACTGGTTCGACTACAGGAGTCTCTTCAACTACTGGTTCAACGACAGGAGTCTCTTCGACCACTTGTTCAACGACAGGAGTCTCTTCAACTACTGGTTCAACCACTGGTGTCTCTTCAACAACAGGAGTCTCCTCGACAACTGGTGTCTCTTCAACTACTGCTTCAACCACTGGTGTATCCTCGACAACTTCTTCTTTAGCAATGATTTGTTCTGTCTCTTGTTCTAGGTTATTATCCATATAATATAATTATATAAATAAAAAATAAAATAAAAATAACTTATTAATTTATATTATAAGTAATAATAAATGAAAATTACAAACAACAGTAAATTATTAATGTCATTTTTTCTAGACAACAAATGTATAAACCATGTAGAGAGAACAAACAAAACAACAAATATATTAAAAAAACTATTTAAAGAACTAAAAGATGCCGAGGCATATATTCATTTAAAAAAACAAAATGAAGGCGCCCAGTTTTACAAGATACACATAGAAAAAATTACAAATATATCACAAGTTCCTAAACCAAAAACTTTTAACCCAACGAGTTTTCCTAAAGAAATACGCGAACATATTGATACTGAAACATCATATTCTTTATCGTATACCTTTTCTCTCTTCAACAAAGAAATCAAAATATATTTTATAGTAGAAGAAAACAATCCAGAATTATATATTGACTATTATAATCAATATATTGAAAAAATTCTGGTTTGGTTATATATTGTATATCAATATTCATCTAAAAAATGTTCAAAACATTTGACACTCTATATTTATTTCACAAGTTTGACCAAAAAATTACCACCATCAAATATTTATGTAATAAATGAAAACAATGTAAACACCGCATTTACATATTCTTGTCATCATGATCCAGAAATCGTTATTTTTCGTAAGGAAGAATGGTTCAAGGTATTGATTCATGAAACATTTCATAATTATGCCTTGGATTTTTCTGATATGAATACTCATCGAGAGATATGTAATCCTGCGATTTTATCAATCTTTCCAGTACAATCTGATGTGAATTTATACGAGGCATATACTGAATTTTGGGCAGAAATAATGAATGTTATTTTTTGTAGTTATTATGTTGCGTTAGACCAGAATTCTACGAGCGATGAAGAGTTACTTTCCAATTTTGATTTTTTTATTAATTTTGAAAGGACCTATGGTTTTTTTCAAATGATTAAAACATTGAATTTTATGGGATTAACTTATAAAAATTTGTATTCCAAAAAAGAAGAATCATCACTCATGAGAGAAACATTATACAAGGAAGATTCCAATATTTTGGCATATTATATTATTCGTCCTATTTTATTACACAATTACCAGGGATTTTTGTCATGGTGCGATAAAAACAATTTTTCCTTGTTACAATTCAAAAAGACGAATGCGAATTTGGATGAATTTTGTAAATTCATTGAAAAAAATTATAAAACAAAATCAATGAATGAATCCGTGGATTGTATGCAAAAATTCATGATGAAAGTCAACAAAATGAAAACGACGAAATCAAAAAAATCCAATTCTCAATCCAAAAAAGCAAATGAGGCAGATTTGGATTTTACCCTTTCAAATATGAGAATGACCATTTGCGAGTTGGGTTAATTCGGTTTTAGCGTTTATTTTTTTTATGATAACCACAGGTTTCACAATCGATGCATGGTTCTCTCATACATGGTTTCCCATTTTTTAAATTTTGACCGCAAATATAGGTATAACAACCATTACCTTTGGATTTTTTGTTAGATTTCCATGACTCACTTGCGTCATTAAAATCGATATCAACACTATAAGGAGCATTGTTTTCATAATTGGTTTTACTTCTTGTATTCATTTTTTGCTTTTGGTTTTACATATCAATGAGAGAACCAAAGTATTTCAATTTTTATTTTCTCTCTTTAATTATAAAAATTGAAAGTGATTTTTATAATTTTATAATAGATATAAACAACACAAAACACAACTACACAATCATTCATATTATTATAAATAAAATGGGAATCAAATATTTGAATCATTACATAAGAGAGAATTGTTCAAAAGAAACTGTCAAATGTATATCATTAAAAGACTTGAGTGGTAAAAAAATCGCAGTGGACATTAGTATTTATATGTATAAATATACAAGCGGCAACTTATTAATCGAAAATTTCTATTTAATGATGTCGGTATTCAAAAAATACAATATAACTCCCATCTTTGTTTTTGACGGTAAATCTAGAACTGAAAAAAAGGAACTACTCGTAAAAAGACACCAGGATAAAAAATATGCTGAAAATGAATATAATTTATTAAAAGAAAAATTAGAAAAGAATCAAGATCTTGATGATGTTGAAAAACAAGAAATACAATCTACTATGGATTCCTTGAAAAAAAGATTTATTTATATTCAAAAAGAACATATTCATATTGTAAAGGAATTGATTCGTTCATACGGGATGACTTATTGTGATGCGGAAGGTGAGGCAGATGAATTATGTGCGTTACTTGTTTTAAAGAAAAAAGTATGGGCTTGTTTAAGTGAAGACATGGATATGTTTGTTTATGGTTGTTCTCGTGTCTTGCGATATTTAAGTTTAATAAATCATACTTGTATTTTGTATGATACCAAAAAAATATTGGAAGAATTCGAAATGAATCAAGATGATTTTCGTCAAGTATGTGTATTATCTGGGACGGATTATAATATACAAAAATATCGAGACGATCAAACAAGTTATGATTTGTATAAAGTCATGAATTTATTTAATAAATATGTCAGAGAAAAGGAAACTATCGGGTTTTACAATTGGATTGAAAAAAATAAATTATTACAACAAGATATGGGTTTGCTGTTAAATGTATATAATATGTTTGATTTATCTTGTTCGAATTATAATATTGATAAAATAAAGATCGCAAATGGTGTGGTTGATAAAGAAAAAATGAAAACTATTTTAGAACAAGATGGGTTCATATTCTTGAATTAGTATTTTAATTTCAAAATAAATATAAAAATACAGAAATCTTATTTTTATATTTTTTGTTTGTTTTTGTTTTTGTTTGTTTTTGTTTGTTTTTGTTGTTTTTTATTTTTTTGTTTTATTTTTTGTTTGTTTTTTTATTTTGTTTTATTTTATTTATTTGTATTTTTGTGGGTTTTTATTTATTTTTATATTCATGTAGATGATTTAAGCAGTAGTTGCTGCTGCTGCTCCAGCCTTGTCAAAATGATGACTCATGAATTTTTGTAAGTTGAAATAGGTTAATTGATCAGTCTTACTTAACTTAAGAAGGGATGATAACTTGGTATCTGGGTTGATCTTGCGACCGTTAGCAGGATCTTGTAACTTGTTAGCACGGATGTATGCGTTGATCTCCTTGGTAACAGCAGTTCTTGCCATTTCGGATCCCTTGTCCTTTCCTAAGAATGAGGCAAGCTCATCACTGATACGGGTTGGCTTAACAAAACCACTTGGCTTGCGGTTGCCAGACTTTCTCTTGTTCTTTGAGTTTAATTTCTCAACAGCCTTCTTCTCCTTTGACCATTGCTTTTCAATTAAACGATACTCAGTCTTTAATGCGGAGATTAAAGCACCGACTTGTTGTAACTTGGCGAAAAATTCAGTGGATTTCTCACTCAATACAGCGTCAACTGGGGCGCTTTCAGATGATACTTGTTGTTCGATCTTTGGTGCTTCAACAACTGGAGCAGATGCTTCCTTTGGAGCCTTGACTTTCTTTACTTTTGGGGCAGCGGTTTGGGCTGGAGCGGATTCGACGACTGGTGCTTGTTCAGCGGACTTTGCTTTTACGGTTTTTGCCATATTATATACTATATAAATATTTACTTTTTAAGTCTTTTAACGCATTATATATATTATTTTATATAATTGTGAGTATGTGGCATCACAAACATATTCCTAAATAATAAAAATCTAACACACATGGATTTTTATTGTTTTAACGCAAAATACAAATAATGATTTTTTCACGGATTTTCCTAAAGCATTTTGTAATCAAAAAAATCAAAGTCTTTTTTATAATATTTGTTTATTAATTGGATCGATTTTTCGTTCAAAAAATCCATATACTCTCTCGAAATGGTTGTTTTGTAATAGTGATTTTCAAAATCGGCGTGTCCTATTTTTTTCATATCCTCATTAAGCGTTTCTGTTTTCAATATGGTTACATTTTTTAATAATTCATAGTTTTCATCCAGTAAAAACATGTATTGGGGTATACGATGATTGTCATTATCGGGGTTAAATATATTTGGCAAATATTCATTGCTCAGTTTATCAAATACTTCTTCTGGGGTGCTGGTTTCGTTTATGATTTTTACAAATAACATATCGCTTATAATTCTATAGTATGGATTTCTAACAACACTTATGATTTCTAAATTATCGAAGTCTACATTGAAATACTTGTGGTTTTCCTTAATTGTTTTATATGTTTGATGTTGAAAACTAACCCCTTCAAAAAATTCGTGTTTTTGATATGTATACAAGGAATATCTATTCAAAAGTATTCCATATTTGTTTCTAAAATAATATTGTAAGCTTGTACCACCTGTTTTTGGAATGTGTATTAATAATAAATTCACCTTTTCATTGTGAAAATAGGGCATATTTAATTAAATAAAATATATTATTTTTTAATTAAATACGTAATCGAAAACGTTTTTTATTTTTACATGTTTTGCGTCTTTTGTGCGTTAATTTTCTACGACGAATCGTTTTTTTATGAGTATGTTTTTTACTTTGTTTACCACCTTTACGGTCTGGAGAATTATCTCTAGTTCTGGGTCTATCTACTAGAGTAAGTGGACTTCTATTATCAACTCTAATAATATCTGATGATGAATTTCTACGAAATAAACGAGTTGCTCTAGCTAAGTCTATTTCATGTGGTTCAATTGTGCTAAATTTTCCATTTTTTATACTAATTACATCATTATATACAGAACACGACAAATCTACAATAATAAATTCATTTATTTTCTTGATATTTTTTATATAACCTATTACTTCACTTAATAATACTTCATCATCTGGACGTTTATTTTTTTTTTGATATTCAATAACATCATCATATATATCTTGAATTTTTGGTCCCGAATACCGATTATCAAATCTTGATTGTTCCGGTTCTATCAAATTAATTCTTACATCATATTCACTGTTGTTGTATCTTTCTAAATCCTCTGTATCTTCTTTAATATTTCTTGTAAAAAATTTTTCGTAATATAGTGGTTTTTTATTTGGGTCTCTAGTATCTAAACTATTTATTTCTTGATATGTATTCATTTCTCTGCGATTAAATGCCTTAGAATAATTGTTGATTAATTCATGATTATCATCACCATGTCTATCAAGTAGTTCGTCTATATTTTCAATATGAGTTTTATGAATATTTTCAAAAATACCAACTAATTCGTTTACAAATTGTTGTAAGGTTCGTTCATCATGCATATATTTTTTTATATTTTCATATACATCGAAAATATTTGTATTCGTCGTAATAGTACATACTCCTAATCCAGCTGCTTCTATTTTATGTATTTTCATTCCCTTCCAGAGTTCACGTTGTATTATTTTTACTTCTTCTACTTTATCAACAATTCCTGTTCCCGTTGTCTCCTGTAGTATCTTATAATTACCATGTGTAGTTATTAATACAACTGGCAATAGTTTTTTATGAGGTTTCGTTGAATCAGGTCTAGCGACTTTGTATATGTATTCAAATATGGTGTTCATTAATTATCTCTTATATTATCATAATAAAAAATAATTAGACAAAAATGATTTTGATATTCCTAATGTTATTGTTACATCGTCTAAAAATAAGCAACCGATTGGAATAACCACGGTAATGCCGCAGCAGCGTTTGGGTTTACCAAAGTCAGCGCACCTAAAACATAATATGCACCCAGTGCCATGTGATCCTTGTCTTGCGCACTTTTCACAATTCGCTCCATGTAATAAAGCGCCATTTTTTGTAATTTGGTTAAATTGTTTTCATTTACAAATGAATTCATATTTAATGTTACAAAAGGGTTACCTCCTGGCGGATAAATCAGACGTTTTACCTCACTTGGTAATTGTGCTCTATAATTCCATATATCTACTAATTCTCGCATAAATTTTATGATCTGAGGTTTCACCAAAGAGAGAAACCATTCAGGATTACTGTAATTACCTAAAGAATCAATAAACTGAAATAGATCCAATATTTTTAATTCTACGCTTTTTGTATCCGATAAATCATCACACACATCTTTTATATCGACCTCTATTGGTATTTTCAGTATTTTGCTAAAACGAATCAAAGATTTAAAATCATGAATCACACTACTAGGTATCACATTTCTATTATATGGATTTTGTATTGTCTTTCCTGATTTTAAAATTAGGTTGTAGAGAGAAATAATATCAAACCCGTATATAAAACCGTCAGCATCTTTAAAACTAAAAAATTGGGTTGCCTCCATATCTTTCATCTCCTCCATTGTTAAAAAATCGCATTCATTTGTACACAAACCCCGCTTCAAAAATGCTGGTCCATGTAAAACATTGTATTTTCTTTGTACATTTCCCCTAAATATCTTTTGGATTTTTACAATAATAGACGATAATTTTAAAAAAACATAGAGACGATTGACCAACTCGTTTTTATTCCCTGATATTTTCATTTTGTAATGTTTTGCGATTGTTTTCAGTTGTTGTAAATTATAATTGTTGCGTAATAAAATATCGTATGATTTAGTGTTTGGTATAATAACATTATCGTTTGTTACCTTTCCAGTTTTCTTTATTTGTGGCATTGTTTTTTCACAATTGCTGTAAATATAATCAATATACTCATCAATGTTTTGTTGATGTGTATTTTTTTTTGTTTTACTATTTTCTTGTAATATATTATTTTTTGTATTCATTATAATACTATATATACTCATAATAAAATCTTTTTGAGTTATTTTTATTAAATAATAATTATTTCATTTGTAACCAATATGATTATCAAAATAAAAAATAAAAATAAAAAAAATAAAAAATAAAAAATAAAATAAATCATTTTTATAATTAAAAAAAAAATTGATTCTAAAAATAATACATAATGAATATTATATATACAAAGCAAGAAATGGCAGACACCATCGTAGACGGCACCTTATTCAACGCAGAAAACATTCGTTATACCTCACCAAAAGCTGGTGGTTCAGGTGGAAAAAGTGTGAATATATTAAACAAGTCCACTAATACTGGTCTTCGTTTATCCACTCCATTAATGTTAACCTGGGGTGCGGCGGATTATGTTGATGAAAAAACTGGTAAAGGTAATGGTAAATATGAAATGTCATTAGTATATCCTAACGACGAGTATAAAGATGATGATACTACATCATTCTTAACCAATATGCAAAACTTGGAAAAGAAAATCAAAGCAGACGCGCTTACCAATTCCAAAGAATGGTTTGGTAAAGTTCACAAGAATGCTGAGGTGGTTGATGCTTTATACAGTCCAATGTTGAAATATACCAAGGACAAAAATACGGGTGAGCCTGACATGAGCAAGTCGCCTTTATTAAAAGTGAAAATTCCATTATGGGACGGTGTTTGGAAATGTGAGGTTTATGATGAGGATGGCGCTAAATTATTTCCAAATCCAGCAAATCCAACTGTTTCACCTCTTGATTTGATTCAAAAGGGATCTCAAGTTGCGGTTATCATGCAGTGCGGAGGTTTATGGTTTGCCAATGGTAAGTTTGGTATTACCTGGAAATTAGTACAAGCAATGGTACAAAAACCAAAGACATCACTTGTCGGTCATTGTTTCATCAAATTAAAGTCGACTGATAAGGAAAAGTTAAAGAAAGCTCCTGCTCCAATTGAAGAGGCTGATGTTGATTTCCCTGAACCAGCAAATACTGCTGTTGAGGAATCTGATGATGACGAGGAGGATGATGAAGATGATGAACCAGCTCCAGCACCAGTTGTTGTTAAAGTTGAAGCACCTGTAGCTGTTCAAGAAGAGCCTAAGAAAGTAGTAAAGAAAGTAGTAAAGAAAAAGACTGACGCATAAAGACAAAAACAAAGAAAAAATAGAGCCAAAATTAGAGCCAAAATAAAGACAAAAATAGTAGCCAAAATAAAGACAATAATCTAACGAATTTATTATTATTATTATTATTATTATGAATTATGTAATTAACTAACCCTTTTTTCATTGGGACTATATGTGCCAAATAATATATCAAATATGGGTATTGATAAACAAAAATTGTAAACAAATCTTTTATGGTGTATATGGTGATGGTCGCATAATATTTTTGAATGCGTTAAATATGAATATGTTAGATAATAATATAAAGTCAATATGTGCTCAAACATGTTTACTTTTACAATGATTAATGGGACTCCCAGTGATAAAATCAAAAACTGATAATCATACAAGTTGATGTAAAATGTATCAAACGGATATACATCTAATGATAAATGATGATCTGCGTGTACATACTTGTAAAGAGAATTTTTATGTATCCATCGATGATAAGTATAGTAAAATAGCTCAACATAAAAGAGATATAATAATATATTTACAGTTGAATGTGTTAGTGAATGGGTTCGTTCATCTAAACGCGGGTATAATATATTTGTTGTTAAAAAAACAGTTTCAGTTGATATAATGAATATGTTTGTGACCATTGTTTTTGAACGATTGTATATTTTTTCAACCGTATATTCAGGATTTATAAATGGATAATTATAGAATTTACATATAACATACGATGTGAATGTTGACATGAATAAAACTCCACCCAATATTTGTATTGAGCCCAACAAGTCAAACATTATCATGTGTATTATGTATTAATTGTATATAAAATTATTAAATATTACCCCGGCTAAATATATTAATTAAATATATTAGAAAAACGATGATATAATAATACAATTATAAAATGATTTTGTTAGATTGTATAAATGCAGTCATGCCAATGAATAATGATACTAAAACTAAAACAATCAATATATTTAAAATGATACAAAATTTGTATTGTTTTCCAGTTGTATTATATGCTACATATGCGTGTTATTCGAATGATATAAATACGCACATTAGAATGCTTTCAATAGTTAAATGGCAGTGTATTTTTGATTTTTTATTATGTACCCCAGATTTAATGATTCATCATATAGCAGCATTACTTTTGATTTGTCCATCATTGAATTCTATACATGCATTATCAAATTTAATGCCATCAATATTAATTGCAATGAAAACTGAAATAAGCACTCTTTTTTTAGTATTTCGCGAGTTTATTCCAGAAAAATATAAAACAATCACACTTGTGAATAATATATTATTCATAGTTTTATTTATCTATACACGCATATATCAATATACCAACAAAGTAATATATAATGAAACCCTTCATCTTGAAATAGATAAATATCATGATGTATTTGATGCGATGTTAATAAAAATAGGAATATATTTACTTTATTTCATGAATTTATATTGGTTTTCTATAATTATAAAAACTTTTGTAAAAAAAATAAATCAATCATGTATAGTATTATCATTTTGTCAAACCGAACATATAATAAAGTGTATGTATTTCTTATCAATTTTGGCATGTTTATCTATATATAAACCTTTTCTTAATCATATTTATTTATTAGATATATTTGGTGTAACTATGTTATCTATAACATCATATGAGTATCATAATAGGGTAACCAAATATAAATTTGACAAAAATGTTTTAGATGATGATTTAATATGGTATTATATAGATGATGTCTTGCTTATAAATATTCGTTGTTTTTTATGTATATTAACCAATACAAATCTGTATGTTTCATTAACTACCCTCTCTAAAAATATGTATATAAATATCACATTGGTATATGTTTCAGTATTATTTCATAGTGCGAGCATGTATCATTTTGTAAAATACATGTTTAAAATAAAAGGTGATAATGAAAACATGACAATTACTGATGGTATTCCGGACAAATTCGCAGCATTATGTTTGTTTAATGGATTGCCTATTTTGATCGATACACTCATTATTATTTTTAATACAAATGATCTGTATAATATAAATAATATGATACTAATAACAGCATTAATCTTTATAAATGGAATGGTAAAACCGTTTTATCGTATGAATCATTTGGCTTTTCATGTATTATTGTTCTTTCAAACCATATTTTTATGCCAGTCCAATGTGTTTGTAAATGAAAACATGTAGAATATCATTTATTGATTTTTATTTTAGAAATCAATAAATATTTATAAAATATGTTATATGTTAAATAAAATTTATCCTTACGACAACATCCCCCTTTTTTTTAATATTATACATGTCATGCTCATCGATTTGTGATATACCACTATTTTTGAAAACATAATTCTGGTTTTGTTTACAATACAACTCCTCATTGGGTATTTCATACCTTTTTTTTCCCACAAAAATAGTTGTTGTTTTTTCTTTGAGGAGAGAAACTCCGAATTTTACATTTACATTTATATACAAATGATTGTTTTCATCTATACACATATGATCTGGTAATTCGGGTATACATTTTACGATTATTTCTTTTACATCACTTGTAGCTGTGTCATCAGTATCCGCGTCAAAATAAACCTCGCCATGCCACAGTGGAACAAAATATAATTTACTATTGTATTCTAATTTATATACATTGTTTTCAAACAAATCATCAATACTTGGATTTAATGTAAAGATTTGTATATCTTTGAATTTTTCGAGAATGATTTCTCTCACCGTGTTTAAAATAGAATCATGTAAATGAAATAAATCTTTGTATTTGACAATAAAATGATATACATATAAGGATGTTTCTCTATCCATTTTATCAAACATTTTGAGAGAAATATCCTTACAACCGCTTACAATATCCATAATGATTGACTGGACACCTTCACTGTATTGCCCAGTTACAATGTTTTTTAAAAACATATTCAAGAAAAAAGAATATCCGCTCGTATCCGAGTTGTTAAATATGGGTTCATCCTTTTCTATTCCACTATGACTATGACTATCAATATGATTCATATATTCCAATTCTTTCTTTAATAATTCATAAGCCTCACCTATTTTTTGAAACTTTTCTTTTGCCTCTATATTGTTCCCATTCTTGTCAGGATGGTGAATTAATGCCAATTTGTGATATTTCTTTTTCAATGTATCGAGAGAAAGATTACTAAATCCGTTGTCTATTTTCATGATTTGTAAGGCTTCTTGTAAATTCATTATAGTATGAATACTGTATTAATTACTATAATGAATAATATAACAAATATTTAAGTGATTATTCATGGTTTACTATACTTGACAAATATAGAATATAATTTTCTATATGATAAATTGGTCTATAATTATTGTTGTAATATTGGAAAAAAGTAAATGTTTTGATTAATATATCTGATATATTTTCTTGTTTAATTTTTTTATGACTCACCAAAATATCCAGTATATACCATATACATTCACTAATGTCCAAATTATAAATAAACATGTCATAAAGTAAATCGCGTAGTTTCAAAAATTTACAACTGTCAACATCAATAATTACATTTATAATTTTATTACATATCAATTTATAAGGCAACATCAATAATTGATTCACATCTGAATTTACATTTTTTATATTAGATATTTGATTTAATGGGGTATATATTTTTTTGTTAAGACATTTTTCGTAATTTGTCTTCGTTGGTCGAGCTACATTTATTATTTCACAACAATTCAATATATTATCAGGTATAAAACTGATTTGTTCACTAATAATAAAAAATTTTAAATCTATAGATGACGCATTGTTTTGCTGCATGTAACTATAAAAATTCTCCAGTAATTCGCTATGAATATCTTGAAAATTTTTACATACAATAATTCCAATTTTATTTGTTTTTGCCGAAATAATATCAATAATTTGTACATATATTTCATGCCATAATAATTTCGAATTACATCCCAATAAAGATAAATCCACCTCATAATGTATATCACTTATTTTCAAATAATATTGTATTTTATTATACAATATACTTATTTTTTTTTCATATTTCAATTCAGATGGACTATATTTTTTAATGGATTTCAACATAATCGAATATTTTCCAACCCCACTTGGACCATAATAAATCATATTTTTTAAATCTTTGAATTCAGTTGGGAATTTTTTAAGTATTTTATCCACGGCTGGGTGTAAATTTTGTTTTTGACATGTTTGAACATACTCTTCAAAATGGCTTTCGTGGAATTTCATAGAATCTATTATATGTTGTATATTATTCTTTATTTAATTTTATAACTAATTAAACATTTTTATTCAACCGTTACATTATTCAACAAATAATCAAACTTAAAAACAAATTGATTATTTATAGTAATCATTCTTTAAAATGAATATAGCATTGAATATGAACCAATTTGATATAAATAATATATATTTTTGTGACGCGATTAAAAATAATGTAGTAAACGAAGGTCTATTTATAAGACTCATATACTCAACCGATTTCTTTGTTACAAATGGGATTAATTTATTGTTTACCTTATATGATGTTGTAATTGAAAAATTTTATAATAAATATAAATGTTCGTTTAATATAATCAATAACAAAAATATTATTGAAAATATACTACAAATCGAAGAAGGCATTCTTAAAAATATAAATATTAAAAATAAAATAATTCAAAAATCAATATATGATCAATTACGCGTTGGAAATATTAAAATATTTTCAGAAAATATAGATAAAACAAATAATTATTTATTTATATTGAAAATTTCCGGCATTTGGGAAACCGATACACATATTGGACTCACTTTTAAATTTTCTAAAATTAATCAGTGTTGAATCGTAACTAGTGGTACCCTATAACTATTGGTACCCTATACTTGATGTAATATTTCTAAAACCATCTGTTGAAAAATATGTTAAACTTGTATACATGATGATTAAAAATACAAAATTGAATATTCCTAATATATAAATTAAATAATCGGTAGTTTTCTTGTCACTTGGTTTGGAATAGTAGTAAATGATGGATGTTACTTGGAGTATTGTTAAAATGAGAAACATATTTTTAAAAATTTTAAAACTATCGCTTACCGTATCGGATGATATTTTTTTAAAATATTTTCCAATTATATATATTGTCCCAAGTATAGAAAGTATCATTAGTAAATAAGGAAATAAATCGATAATTAATTCAAATATATTTTTGACAGTGTATATATCGTTCCATCTATTGACTAAATATGTTAATACGCCTAATAACATAAGTGCTAAACCAACATTTACTCCAAATAAAGTATTCGGATTATTTGTCCCTAGTATCATTGTAATTAAAATGATGATAATTCCAGGTATAATAAATATATGAATCATTCTTTTATATAATAAATAAATATTTTATTTATCATATCTGAGAGATATTTCGAAAATATTTGGGCTTGTATTTGTGTGTTGTCTTTGTTCTTGAGTATATTTACTATGGTATTTTATTTTTCAAGACATCGATTTGTTCTTGAAGATCCTTGATTTTCAATAATAATAAAGGTATCAATTCCACATAATTTATTGTTTTAGATCCTTTATCATTATAAACAAGATCTGGATACACTTGTTCCATTTCCTGAGCAATTAATCCATAATGTATTTTTTTATCCTTTTTATCTTTTTTATATATATACGATTTTGGTTTTAATTCCATAATTTTATTTACATCCACGGTCAGTCCTAAATCACTAATATTTTCTTTAAGCGCTATATCAGACGGCGCTGTTACTGTTCCCACTAAATTTCCATATATAGTGCCGTCTACATATAAATTTTGCGATATATATATGCTATAACTAGACGGGGATGGAGTGATGGTGTTTACAGCGGTTGTACCGTATGTGTATGATTTATATACCCAATCATTTGTGTTTGGTGGAATACTTGTGGTGAGCTGTTTAATACCTAAACTCACAAATGCTTGGTTTTTACCACCACTCGTATTGGGATAACTTTGTTTATTATTAAATGATGTTGAAAGACCAGATGTTCCTAATGGATTACCGCCAGACATACTATATTATATAGATTTATATTTATATTATATAAATGTTAAAATAAAATAAATATTTGTTATTATTATATATTAATATTATATCTTATATATATAAAATGAGTAATTTTATGAGTAATACTTTTACAAATCACCCAGTGATGCCTGTTCCACGTGATACAGCAGAATATCAAGAAGTGAAATATTATGTTTCCGTACATTCAGAAGATCGAAATATTATAAAATATCCTAGCTCGTCTAGTTTCGAGATTGAATTACCTCGTGATTTTTATAATGTGAAAACATTGAATGTTTCTGAATTGGCCCTTCCTATTAATATTGATACATTTAATGAATTATTTAATAATGTGTATATGGTGTTTAAATTTACTGAAATATACAATCCACTAGCAAATGTTCCTGTTGGTGGAGAAATCGACCCGTTACAACAAGCAATATATTATGGTTTAACCGCAAATTTAGAAAATGAATATATATTTAAAATCGAATCTGGATTTTATAGTGTAGGACAATTGGCGGTGGAGTTGACCAATAAATTTAATTGGGCGGTTACCGAATATTTAAAAGAATATATTTCAATTAATAAACCAGATGTATTATCTTCATTTACAGGATATAACGAATTTGTCGTTGTTTATAACTATGTAAGTCAGTACATGTGGTTTGGTAATAGGAGTTCTGCTTTTGAGATTACAAATGATTCCCCCTTTTATAGTCAACAAGAAGAATATTATAATTCATTATGTATAAATTCGAAACGATTTACCCAATATACCAATTGGGGATTACCTAATAATTTAGGATTTATTCTTAAAACAAATGAATACTCAAAACAAGCACTGGATGACGGGTCAGATGTTCGGTTTTTTTATGGTGATGTTGTTCCTGGTGATAATGGGTATTGGTTAACACCTAATCCGGAATTACTTGGGTCACATGCTTATTATATAAAAGCGCCATTTAAAATAAATATTTTAGGTGAATCCTATATTTATTTATTAATTAATGGTTGGAATAATATTGATATGACATATCCTTTTAACGATGACGCATTTACACAAAAATCCAATATCACAAATGGAGCGGTTGAATACGCATTTGGAAAAATACCTGTCGGAAGTACTCCGGTAGCATTGTCGTATTGTAGTGGCTTTTTTAACCCCAAAGTATTTGAACCGCCTTTAAATAGTATCCGAAAATTGAATATCGAATTTAGATATCACAATGGGTTAGATGTAGATTTCCAAAATATGCCATTGGCGCTCACATTTGAAATTACTTGTTTAGATTTGAAACGAAAAAAATAGTAGAATTACATAAGTGAAACCATACCGATAAACCCTTCTTTCCTTAGTAAGGTCAGTAAATAGTACAAGGCAAAAATAATGAGCGCACCATAAAAGTAGAAATATTTTTTATTTTTTTTGTATGTCTGGTTGTTTTCTCTCATCATCATAATTATATAATGTAAAATATTATATAATTTTCAGATTTTATAATTACAAACACTTGGTTGGTCTAATAAATATGATATGTATCATTGATCCAGGCAATGAGTTGGCTTTTATCGCATAATTTATAATCATCGTGAAAGCCATTCAATTTGAAAAACTCGGGTTTAAACATTTTCTCATTCTTGTAAAAAATATAATCCCCGAATTTACCGCGGCGAATGCTTATTGTCTCCGTTAGGTTACGAACTGTATTACTGGTTGCGTTCGGGGTCGTTTCTTCGATGACTTTTACCACATCATTATAGCTAATGTTTTCGATGGGGCGATTGCCAAAAACTTTCAAGGATTTCGTGTTTTCACCCCATTCCACATACAAACCGAATTTGCCCTTTTTAAGAATGAGATCTTGGTCCTCGTATGTTCCAAGAACATTCGTATTGATTCCACCAATACCGCCTTTTGATGAAACCGTCCACGCGTTGGGGTCAACCAGGTCTTGTAATTTGTATCCACCGTTTTCTAGTATAGAAATATCAATATCTTTTTTCACTGGGAGAAACATGGTTTTTTTAGGGTCCAATGTACACTTAATGACTGGACCGTATTTTCCAATAATGTAACTATGTGTATTATCTATTTGTATTTCGTATTTATCACTGCGTTTTCCGGACTTTGTTTTAGGGGTATTTTCTGTTTCCACATTTTTCAATTTACCGATCAGTCCGTCGATTTCGCCTAAACAAGTGTTACAACATTCAGTCCATACTTTTTCACCTTTACCGATTTTATCCAAAATTGTTTCCATTTCGCTAGTGTATTCATAATTGAATAGTTCGTTGAAATGTTTATACAAAAACTCCATGACCACGACACCCATTTGTTGTATCACTAATTTGTTCTTTTCATTCCCAAATTCACGAGTCGTTTCCGTTTCACGAATCGTGTCGTCTTCCAATTCAAAATCCTTACATACAATACGCTTTCCTGGTATATCCTCTTTTTTCACATATGCCTTGTCCTGTATTTTATCAACAATCATTGAAAAGGTAGATGGTCGTCCAATACCCTTTTCTTCCAATAATTGAACTAATTTCGCCTCGGTGTAATGTTGTTTTAGATTTTTCAATACAAATTTACTGGTGATTTTATTATATTTTATTGTAATCCCCTGTTTTTTTTGATTCAAAATATGGTATGTCTTGTTTTCCTTTTCGTCTTTCAATGATTTATCGTTCGCCACGATTTTCCATCCCAAAAAATCTAATAATTCACTAGTAAAGGCGTATTTGGCATCCATGGGTGCGCTAATGTTTGCTGTGATGGAATAATATTCCGCTGGAGCCATACAACTTTCTAGGGTGGTCTCCCAAATCAGTCTATACATTCGTTTCTCTCTTGCCTTGATTTTTTCATTGTCATCACCTAATTCTCTCATTTCTAAATGAGTTGGGCGAATCGCCTCGTGTGCTTCCTGAGGTTTCACCTCATTGTCTCCTTCTGAGCCCTTCGCTTTTTTTGACGCACCTTTGGTCTTTTTGGGTTTGGTTTTGGTTTTCTCTGGATGAGGACTCGGGGTATCCTCGTTTTCTCTCTTCATGGTGTTTTTTAAAGAGTCAATTTCATTATGAATATACCTTTTATCATTATAATTTTGTATAATATAGGTTTTTACATTTTCTACAAATTCATCACTGTATTTTTTGCTGTCGGTTCTCATGTAGGTAATGTAACCTTCCTCATACAAGGTCTGGCATAGTTTCATGGTTTCCTTGGGTGATATGTGTAATTCATTACTCGCCAGTTGCTGTATGCGCGAGGTAGTCAATGGTTGTGGTGGTTCTTTGAATACTTTTTTAGGATCACTGCGGGTAAATACATGGTCATGCTCGCAAGTCTTTTCCAAAAATTCACACATGGTAGTTTCGCTTTCGTATTCCTTATTTAATTCAAAGGAAATCCCTCCGCTGAAATAGCCGGTTGTGTTGTATAATGTATTTCCTGGATGATTTGCGATTTCGATGTGATTATCGTAAATAATTTTCAAGGCGGGAGTTTGGCATCTACCAGCGCTCAAACCGTTACTCGAAATATATTTCCACAGAACAGGTGAGACTTTGAATCCGACCATCAAATCAAGCACCTGGCGTGTTTGTTGCGAATTCACCTTGTTCATATCTAATGTTTTAGGATTCATTATCGCATTTTGAATCGCGGTTTCTGTTATTTCATGAAATATAATTCTTTTTGTGGTTTGAATAGGGAGATCAAAGAGAGAACAAATATGCCACGCAATAGCTTCACCTTCGCGATCATCGTCGGTCGCCAATATTACTTCTTGGGCTTGTGCTATTTCTCTCCTCAACTTGTCTATTTGTTTTTCTTTTTTTTCATCATTTTTGTATTTAATATTAAAATATTGGTCGATATCATCCAGGGATTCCAGTTTTCGCAAATGACCAAAACTAGCCACGCACTTGTAATTCGAACCTAAAAACGATTCTATTTTTGCGCATTTGGCTGGCGATTCTACAATCACTAATATGGTTTTTGAGTTATTATAAGATTTGGTAGACATACTTATCAATCCAGTTATATATGTAATATTATAATAATTTTAAACCCTTTTTCCTTTTTGAAAATAGAGTCAAAGAGAGAAACCAAGTAGTGTTTTAGGTAGTGTTTGTCATTTAGACATTTTTAATTATTTTTGAATTGTTTATTATTTTTGAATTTCATTTGGAATTCTAAAAATAATAATATGTGTATATACTATACGATTATATGCGTTGTAAAAATGGTACAAGAAGAAATAATAAAACTGGTGATTGTCAGCGATTGTCGCAAATTGTGAGTCATCGTTGTATAAATGGTACTCGAAAAAACAGGAAAACCGGCGAATGTCAGAAAAAGTCGGAAATAAAACGGGTTCGTTGTCCTAATGGAAGTAGAAAAAATGTAATCACAAAAGAATGCGAAAAAATGAAACATGCGAATAAAACAATGACAACCAGAAGCTCTCGAAAATCACCATCATCATTATTATCATCTTCATTATCGTCATTCCCAATAAAAATACCTAGTCGTAAAACACTCTTGTCCCAAAGAAAACCAATTGATTTTAGTAAACCAATCGATTTTGGCACATCTTCGTTGTCATCATCTTTAAAATTAAAACCAAAGACACCAACCCCGTTACCCTCACCTGATTTTGTTTCTATAGTTGAAAAGAAAAACACTCCAAAAAAGAGTTCATCTTTGTCTTCTCAAAAAAATAAATCAATCGAATTCAATAAACCGATTGATTTTGGAACATCCTCATTATCATCTAAATCAAAAACCGAAACACCTGTACCCGTAAAAGAATCCTCAAATAAATTGCCAGAAACACTTGTTCTTGATGAACCGCTTTTTATTGAAAACCCTTCAACCTCAAAGAAATCATCATCTGCCAAGAAATCATCATCATCATCCAAGAAATCATCATCTGCCAAGAAATCATCATCATCCAAGAAATCATCATCATCCAAGAAATCATCAGAATCATCATCTGTAAAATTAAAACCATCCATCAGTTTTAGTAATAGTAATAGTAGCAATAGTAATAGTGATGATAAATCTAGTGAAAAAAATATACCAATTGTTTTTAAACCAACGATGGTAATGAATATGAAAAACGCTCCAAGTGAAAATACAAAACGCGCAAATGATCAATTTATTTTAAATCGTTTAAAAAAAAATAAAGCAAAGTAATTATAATGTTTTTTTGAAGTCTTTCCATGAAATATTTACCACCTCTCTGGGTTGTATCATCTCTGGTTCGTCTTGGTTTAATTTTTCAGCTTTTCTTAAAGCACTGTCTACATATAATTCTTTGAGTAGAGTACCAATAATAAACGATCCCTCATGTTGATCGATTTCTCCGTCTTCGATTCTTCTTAATATATTCAAAAATTGATTTAGGATTTTTAAATCGATTTCATCTTTTCGTATTTTATTGTAAATGTCAGTGTAATAAGTGAATAAAAAGCCGCATTCGCTCATACCTTCTTCATGAATTTTATCTTGATTATTTCTGTATTTCGCCTTTAACATGATTAAATTATTTATATCATTTTGAAGTAAATGGCTGTGTTTTAATTCGCGAATTAAATCTGTTTGGTCTTCCACATTATTTGCCTTGATCATTTTTTGGAGTTGTAGTCTTGCCTTGTCGTCCATTTATTTATTTTCATATTTTTATTTTTATATTTTAATTTATTATAATAATATATATGTCAAATAATAGTTTAAAACCTCAAGAATTAAACGGTGGAACAAATACTATATTGCCTCCTCCACAAGTAAAAAGTATGCTTGCCGGAACTCCAAATGAAAGCGCTTATATTGCTGGTAAACAAAATACTGAATTATTGTCTTCATTGTCAAAAGTTGGTGGTAAAAAAAGGAGAATGAGAAGAATAAAACATATTTATAAAGGAGGCGCATCTGGAAGTGTCGTAGTTCCTACTATACCAGTTTCTTATAATGATCAAATGGCCGGATCACAATCTGTGAATGGTCAAATGGTTGGTAATGCGAATACATTATTAGCAGGAAATGCGAATAGTAAATATGATCATTTAGTTTCACGGCCAGCTCCAGTTCCTGCGAGTCAATATAAAACAGGCGGAAGTCGGAAATTCAGGAAATCCAGGAGATCCAGGAAATCCAGGAAATCCAGAAAATCAAGGAAATAATTTATTTAGTGAGATAATATATAAATAATATCTACATAATATTTAACTATGCCTACTGGTTCTGATTACGCAAAATTGATGATTGTTATTATTGGATTTATAGGAATTACAATGGCAACATTTTTATTTGTATCGATTAATGAGATTAAATCTAATTGGGCAAAATACCGTTGTAACCCGATGTTTATGCCTTTGTCAGATAATATAGAAAAAGATTTTACTTATTGTATTCAAAATATTCAAACAAATTATATCGGATATTTACTTCAACCATTAACATATATTACATCGAATTTATCAACCATGGCAAATCAAATTGTTGGAGAAATTAATGGTGTCAGAACTCTATTAAGTAATATTCGTACATTTACAGCAAGTATTGTGGGGGGTATTTTTTCTGTTTTTTTAAATATAGTTGTATCATATCAATCTTTGGTTGCATCTATTAAAGATTTAGCAGGAAAATTAATCGGATCGATGGTGAGTTTAATGTATATTATGTATGGAAGTATGCTTACCGTAAAAAGTACATGGAATGGTCCTCCTGGTCAAATGGTGAGATCACTTTGTTTTCACCCTGAAACAAAAATAAGATTAAAAAATGGCGACATTCGTTTGATGAAAGATTTGGATTTAGGAGATGTTTTAGAAAATGATATAAAAATACAATCCATCATGAAAATGAATAATTTAGAAAACCAAAGCAAACTATACAAGTTTGAAAAAATGGGCGTAGATGGGGATACTATTTATGTCACCGGAAAACACATGGTTTTCTGTGACGAAAAACAAAAATTTATATATGTTGATGAACATCCCGCAGCGGTAGAACAAACCGAGGTTTCAAGCAATTGGTTTAGTTGTTTGATTACATCAAACCATCATATACCCATTGGTAAACTTGTATTTTGGGATTGGGAAGATGACGACATCGCATATTAGATGAGTGTTTATTCAAATTATTAAAATAAAATATTGTTTAATAATATGAAAGAATATTCTAAAAAAATAGTGAAAAAAATAATGAATAATATAAGTCATATTGCTGATATATTAGCAATACCCTTTTTTGCTTTAGCAGTTATTTACTTTTATAATATTGAAAACAAAAGTAATTTAGAATATATATTGTTATTTTGGAGCGTTTGTGGTGTTGTATTGGATATTTTATTCACCTGGAAGTTTTTATATCGTAAAAAAATATAGTACTCTATAATGATACAGGAATAAATATTATAATATTATAAATAAAAATGAAAACATTATTATCCATCATTTATATATGGATAATAATACAAATATAAATAGGAATATAAATATTAAAAACAATGAAATATTCGATGATTCATATAATACAGTGAAAGATTTATACAAAGATGTCGGATTTATGGGTCAATATGGAGGTGATGTATTTTTGTGTTTACTTTATTTATCGATTCCTGTATTTGTTTTTTTATATTTTAAAACGATGAAAGACAGCGAGTCAATTAAAAATGACTGGGCAAATCAAAGATGTAAACCATCAGTAATTCCTTTTGCGGGTTTCATTAATAAACCTAAGGATATGAGTATCGGTGATTTTACTCAGAAAAACTTTACATTTTGTGTTCAAAATATATTTGTATCCATAAGTTCATTCCTTCTTCAGCCATTAACTTATATTACACATACGATTGGTTCTATTTTTGGAAATATAGGTAATACATTGAACTTAACCAGAACATTAATGGCAAATATTCGAACAAATATATCAAAAATTAGTTCTGATATTTTGGCGCGTATCATAAATTTTACAGTTCCAATCAGAAAAATAATTTTGTCTTTTAATGATCTTATAAAAAAAGTAATAGGTGTGTTAACATCTGGGTTGTATACTAGTTTAAGCACTTATTATGCTTTAAAAGCATTTTTGGGAGCTCTTGCTCAACTAATTATTTATATATTAGTTGCGGCTGTTGCGGTGATTGTTAGTTTATGGTTAGTCCCTATAACATGGCCTATGGCAATTACCGGTACGGCTATTTTTAGTGCGATTTCAATAACTATGGCCATTTTTCTTGTATTTTTAACCCAAGTGTTACACATAAAAACCAGCGGATTAAAACTTCCCAAAGGTCCAAAAAAACCAGCTATAAAAGTGTGTTTTGATAAAAATAACTTGATGAAAATGTCTGATGGCAGAATAAAAAGAATAAGTGAAATAAAAGTAGGTGATGAATTATGGATGATATGTGGTAATAAAAATATTGTCACCGCAAAATTAAAATTATCCGCATTTAATTCTAAAATGTATCAGTTGGGCGATGTTATTGTAAGTGGATCACATCGTGTTAAATATAATAATTCGTGGATTTATGTAAATAAACATCCTGATGCAAAAGCAATTGAAAATTATAATGAACCGGATATTTTCTGTTTGAATACAACTTGTAAGGAATTTACTATTGGGGATTATTTATTTACTGATTGGGATGAAATCACTGAAGAAAATTATTTGAAAATAAATCAATATTTGAAAGAAAATAATGCTGAATATGAAGAAAAAGATTTAGATAAAAAAGATATTCACATGTTGTTTGATAAGGGATTCGATGAATATACATATATTCATTTAAAAGATCGTAAAATATCAAAAATAAGTTGCGTAAAGTTGGGCGATGTTTTGAAAAATGGCGAAAAAGTCTATGGTTTAGTAGAAATTTTAAATCGAGATTCTTTAGGTAATTCAAATAAATTATACCATTTATTGACTGATAAAAATAGTTTTTACTTGAATGGAATCCAAATTGGGGACTATAATTCTTTAATTGATGATTGTTTTAGTGAAATATAAGAAAATAAAATATTTGAATGATTATTCGCCGAAAAATATTAAAAATCTATACTTATATTATAAAATGTCGAAAAAAATGGTATCCATGAAAAATAATGCATTCAAAACAGTCTGTAAAATTGTATTTTATCTATTTTTATTTTGGGTACTATGGTTTCTTTTTTCAAAAATTGTCTTTAGAAAAAAAGAAGGATATTTTGTTCCACTTGGACAAAAAGAATTTTTCAAGCCTTTAGGTTGTGATCCAAAAAAAGACCCCGATTGTAAATAAAAATTATTGATTTTAGGTAAATAAAAATTATCTTATATATAAAAATTATCTTATAATTATATATAACAAATGGAAATCTCTATACCTGGATTAAAAATTAATTTAGTAACTTTAATCATTATTTTCGTTTTATTTTGGATAATGATGGGTCATTTACTATGCTCAACTTATAGGGTTATGCCTGCTGATGGTGGAAGTATATTCAAAAGTACCGCCTCAAGAGTAATTGAAGGTTTTACTCGCGGAAGAAAAGAAGCATTCACTGCCATGAAGGATTCGCAATTTGCCAAAGCAAATGATGTCCCTGTCGACACCTCGGCTTGGTTCACTCCTAACCTATCTTACACCAAGACTACCGACTTGAAAAAAGATAAGCCAATTCAAGATATCTTGAACCGCCCAGAACAACCAATCCCTTTACCAGAAGGCGAATTGGATTTCTTTGCGACTACCGAATTCAAACCCGAATGTTGCCCTAATGCTTACTCCAACAGTACTGGGTGTGCCTGTATGACTACAAAACAATACTCATATTTAATTGCACGCGCAGGTAATAACGTCCCTTACTCCGAGTATTAAATGTTTCATTTTCAAATAATAATTTTATACAAATAATTATTATTTAAACCTACTTAAAGAAACATCGCATCTAAGCAAAAACAAACATATATACTAAAAATCCTACAATGGATACTATAAATGTTGTCGAAAGTATATATATATGTAAAAGATCATTATCACATATATTTGTTTCTCGTGTATTTCCATTTTCCAATAATTGAGACGATAGTGTGAAATCACTGCTACTTACCGAATTCATCATTTGAACTGCTTCTTTATTTAAAATAATATTTTTAATACAATTCAATAAAAAATATTATTTTACAAAACAAAATTTAACTATTTATAACTAACTATACATACAAACCATATAACGATTTACTTAATTCGTCCTTATCTTTTTTAATTAATTTATCTACGACATCATTGGCGACTGTCATTGGGAATTCTACTTTTAATGACATTTCTTGTTCAAACAAATTCGTACCAGGTTTCATAAGGCGATACAAGTTGAGTTTAGTATATATGATTTCTAAACAACGCTTCAAGTTACGCACTCCGTCTTCCTTCATACAATATTCTTCAATAATATGATGAATTGTGTTATCAGGTATCACGATATCTTCACTCGAGAATTTTACTTGTTCTCTTATTTTTGGCAGTAAATAGTTTGTGGAAATAATCGTCTTTTCTTTCTTATCGTATCCTTTGGTTTGAATTTTATACATACGATCGCGCAAGATTGGATTTACTTTTGATTCATCATTATAACTGAATATAAACAAACATTTACTCAAATCAAAATCAATTTCCGAGAAATACTTGTCGTGGAATTGCGAGTTTTGTGATGTATCTGTTAAATGTGTTAATATTCCGGCAATTTCCTCACCTTTTGGCGTATCGCTGATTTTATCCAATTCATCAAAATAGATCACTGGATTCATACATTTACTGTCAATAATGATTTGAACTATTTTACCCCAGACACTACCTTCATATGTATAGGAATGTCCCTCCAGGAAACTACTGTCTGTCGCACCACCAAGAGCAATAAATGAAAACGGACGATTCAATATTTTACTGATTCCTTCTTTTACAAGAGAGGTGTTGTGTGTTACTGTAAAATCTCCTAATAAATATCTATGATTATTATCTAATTCAAAACCATAGTAGTCACCTTTACCTTTATGTTCTATTTTAACACCTGTAACTAATCCATTTTTGAATTTACTTCTATCAGTTGCTTGTTTTCTTGTACATTTTGTGGGAATATCGTTTAAGTTATTACCTGAAATACATATACGATAATAGATACCTTCTTTTTTTTCATTTTTATACATACAAGATTTTATACTTTCTTTTTGATATGCTGCAAAACCAAGAGAACGGGACAAATATAGTATATCATCTGATAGTTTTTTTGACTTTTGAATTATATCAAAACATTTATCTTTATCCGAATAAGAACCGTCTGTATCAATTATTCCAGCAAGAATTTGGAGTCTTATATTTCTATCATTTATTTTATAGTCGTTGGGAATATGTTTATTATTTATTAAATTATAATGTCGTAATGTTTTTAAAAATGAATTATCCCGATTATTTGTATTTGAACGAATATTATAGTCGTATTTACTGATATAATGTAATTCTAAATTCATTTTAGGTAATTCTGACATAAGATAATGTAATATCCTTGAATCTTGATTTGTAATTTGTGGTTTGGATGATGTACCATCACCTAACCATAATCCAATTATATATGGATCAAATAATACTGGTTTATGTGGAAAATCAATACCCACACGATAACCTTTTAACCAATTTTTTTTTACCTCTTTTGGTAGATTCAAATAGTCTTTAACCGATATTTCAATAATATTGTCTTGTTCATTAAAACTAGTCAAATATTTATTTGCGTAATCTATGTTATCATAATTCTTGTATTCAAGTTTACAAGTTTGATTATTTAAACGAACAGTTTTGTATGATGTGGTGCCACTTATGTTTTTAATAGTTTTAATACAACCGAGTCCTGATTGTTTTAAACATAAAATATGTTCTGAATTTACCACATATTTTTCTCCTTTTGTGGGGATTACTTCATATAGATCATCTACACCTCTACCCAGGGATAATACATTTCTTGGTTGAGAATCGTCACCCATTACAACGTCTCCAACTACTATGTCTTGAACCATTTTAATAGAACCGTCATACATTAATATTGGAGTATTTATTCCGTGACACTTACCTGTACCCATGGGTCCCTTAATAGCAATCGCACTGCCAATTGCCTCTGGGTTGGTTACAAGTTGTCCCAACATTTGCATGATTTGCATTTTCGCATCATTTAATCCATATACGGCACCATCAAGTGTTTTTTGTGCTTTTTCCATGAATTCGTGGCATGCCTCCACACCATCACTAATATTCACTGGTAAGGTTTCGTATTTGCCAAATGGAATACGCATAAAAGTGTCGACCCAGTTTTTGATTTTGTAATACTCGCCACTTCCGGGTTCCATGTATCTCAGTGATGCGATTTTCTTCATGGCGGATGCTTTAAATACAGCGGGTATATTGGACTCTAACAATGTCATTCGGTATGGTTTTTCAACACGACTGATTTTATTAATTTCGCGCACCTCTTTGATGATTTTCTTTTGTTCCTCGGTTTCCAACTTTTCGAAAAACTTGAAATCATTCATCGTATTTTTGTCACGAATGACGCGTTTGAATATACGCGAATTCTTCGCTTTTTGTTTCTTTTCTTTCTTTGCCTTTTTCTTTTTATTTTCTTTGACCTTTTCCTCATAGGTTTCAATACAATCCAAGATCGCCTTGTTGTTTTTGTTTTTACCTTGTAATTCTTTTAATTGTTTCAAAACCTCGTCCTCACTCGATTCATTTTCTGAATTGGCATCGGTTTCCTTTTCATTGGTAATTTTCAAGACATGATTCTTGGACGATTTTTTGGATTTTTTGACAACAATATCTTCCTCTTCTTCTTCCTCAGATTCGTCGTCCTCTTCAACATAATCTTCATCAGAATCATAATCGTCATCCTCATCATCACTTGAGGAATCCGTTGAAACACTTTCATCCTCATCCTCAGTTTCTGAATCATCATAATCTTCATCCTCTTCAGAGTCATAGTCTTCCCAAATACTTTCTTCATCTTCATCGGCATGACCACCAATAGTGAATATAATATTGACTTTGTTTGATCCAGATTTTTCATTATCATCATCGTCTTCAGAATCATCACTACTTTTTTCGCTTTCACTTTCAGAATCCGCCTTTTTGAGATTTTTCTTGCTTTTATCTCGTTTTAATGGTTTTTTTGATTTGTTTCTGTATTTTTTAACGGGTTTCTTTTTTGGTGATTTCTTTTTAGGCGCTTCCTCTTCTTCATCGGATTCATCATCTTCTTGTTCCTCTTCGGATTCATCATCATCTCGTTCTTGTTTTTCCTTCTTTTTCTTATCGTTCTTCATAATATCGTCACATAATTTTTTTAATTTATTCGTGTCTTTCACCTTTTTATCCATATATTTTGATGGAAATATTTTTGAAATAAATTTGCGATACTCTGGAATGTCGATTTCATCTTCTTCATCATCATCATCCTCAGTTTCAATATAACTGTCACTTTCACTGTCAGATGATTCATTGTTTTTTCTACGATTTTTGATTTCCTCTCTTTTTTTTGATTTAGAGGTTGACTTGTCCTTTTTAGATGCGTTTGTTGAGGTTTTAACTTTTGAGTCTTTGGTCATTGTGTATAATGTTTATATATTTTTGTATTACTAAAATTTAAATCAATTTTTTTATAATTATTATTTCTATTTAAAAAGATAAATTTAATTATTATTTTAATAAATAAAATTGATTTTAAACAATCTAAATAATATTTATATTAATATATTAAGATGTCGTCTACAAAGATAAATACAGTTACACAAAATAGTTCCAAGATTATCGGCATTCAATTTAGTATTCTGTCTCCAGAGGAAATACGCAAAGGGTCCGTTGCTGAAATCACCTCGCGCGACACTTATGTCAATAATAAACCAATTATTGGCGGATTATTTGACCCGCGTATGGGTGTATTAGAGCCAGGTCTGATCTGTCCAACAGATGGGTTAGATTATATGCAGACTCCTGGTTATTTTGGGCATATTGAATTAGCACGACCTGTGTTTTATATTCAATATTTAAATACTATATTGAAAGTATTACGCTGCGTTTGTTTCAAGTGTAGCAAACTTTTAATCAGTAAAGAAAAATACAAACAAGCGTTGAAATTAACTGGCGATAGTCGATGGAAATATGTGTTTAGTTTAGCAAGTAAAATTAAGCGATGTGGTGAAGATACCGAAAACGGTTGTGGCTGCTTACAAGCAACACGAATTCGTAAAGAAGGTTTAGCAACTATTTTCGCGGAATGGAAAACAAAAGAAGAAGAGGTGGTTATTAAATTGACCCCTGAAATGGTTATGAAAATATTCAAAAGAATTTCTGACGAAGATGTATCTTTTATGGGATTTAGTCCTGTATGGTCTCGTCCAGATTGGATGATATGTCAAGTCATGGCAGTGCCACCACCTGCGGTAAGACCGTCGGTGAAACACGATGCTCAACAACGCAGCGAGGATGATTTAAGTCATATTCTAGTCAATATCATCAAAACCAACAAGACTTTACAGGAAAAATTACAAAATAATGCGCCGGCGAATATTATTGATGATTGGACGACTGTCTTACAATATTATGTTGCAACGCAAGTTGATAACAAAATTCCTGGTATTGCGTCGGTGGCTCAACGATCTGGGCGTCCTTTGAAATCCATCAAGGATCGTTTGAATGGAAAAGGTGGGCGTATGAGGGGAAACTTAATGGCAAAACGCGTTGATTTCAGTGCGCGTTCGGTTATTACTGCTGACCCGAATATTTCCATCCGCGAATTGGGTGTGCCCATGAAAATCGCGAAAAATATTACGAAACCGGTTGTCGTAAATAATGTGAATCGTGCGTTTCTAATGAAGCTTGTTCAAAATGGTCCAGATATTCATCCTGGCGCCAAAATTTTGGAGAAGAAAAATGGAGATTCTATTACATTACGATATGTTGACCGAAAGTCGATTGTGTTGGAAAACGGGGATATCGTTCATCGTCACATGATGGATGGTGACCCGGTGTTATTCAACAGACAACCTACTTTACATCGTATGTCAATGATGGCGCATATCGCGCGTATTATGAAGCGCGGTGATACTTTTAGAATGAATGTAGCAGATAGATTTTGTGTTTGCAACAGGGAGCATTAAAAGTGTGAAACTCCCTAGTGTCTTTTAAATAAAGATGCGAAATACCTTGATGCGGGAAACCCCTTAGAGCCTTTACTACCACTTACTTGCGGAAACGCTTGTAAGGAACACGATTAATAGTCGTACCCAATGGTAATAATGTAAAGGATTGGGCAATCCGCAGTGTTACTTCCTAAATCCGTTATGATAGGATATGGAAGGCATTCAGAGACTGAACGGGTATTGGTGAACTATGAAGGATTAACCATCCAGAGTTTGCTTGAGATACAGTCCGACCCCTTGGGAAACCTTGGGGATACTTCGACAAAACCGTACAATGCCGATCAAAATTTTGTGACCATATAAGGTCACAAATCCGTCGAGGTTGGCAACAGGAGGCGTAAAAAGCGTGTTACCTCCTAGTGAATAAATAAATAGATGAATGAGGAAAATAATAATTTTAAAATGATTTAAAAAGGTAACATATATTATATATATGGAAGTAACAGATACTAAACCTTTAGAAAAATGTTGTTCAAAATGCGGTCTAATAAAATTAGAAGATAAGTTTATACCCAATAGAAATATATGCAAAGAATGTCGTAATTTAAAATGTAGGGAAAAATATAAGGTATTAGAAATTGATATTGATTTACAAATGAAGTGTAATCTTTGTGATAAAGAAAAATCAGTTTCATTATTTTATAAATCCCGAAAAATATGTAAAGATTGTCTTAATGAAAAACGACGAAATCATTATAATACTGATAATGATCATCGTTTAAAATTAATTCAAAACGCATCTACATTTAAACATAATAAAGTTTTAGAACGACAAAAAAAGAAACTAGAAGAAATTGGTGAGGGTAATAAAAAATGTAGTTGTTGCGATATCATTAAAGACAATAGTCGTTTTAGATACAATCGTTTAAAATGTAGAGATTGTGAAAGAGACGACCCAATGGATAAATTCAAACGTAATGTAAGAAGTAGAATTTATATTGCTTTAAAAAAAGATAAGAAAATGAATACAATTAAATATTTGGGTTGTAATTCAAATGATTATCTGAATTGGATTTTAAATTATAATGAAAATTATAATCTTGAAAATAGAGGAAAGGAATGGCATATCGACCATGTTATACCTGTTTCAAAATTTAATTTAGATGACCCTGTACAACAATTAATAGCATTCAATTGGAGAAATACAATGCCTTTATCTCCTAAAGAAAACTTATCGAAAAATAGTAAAATATTAGTACCCCAAATTGAAGAACATTATAAAAAATTATTAGATTATCATAAAGAAAATGATATGGAAATACCTCAAGAATTTATTGATTTATTTGCGAAATACCTTGTTGTCGGGAATCCCTTAAAGTCATCACTACCACTCACAAATGGAAACATCAGTGAGGAACTCAGTTAATAGCTGAACCCAATGGTAATAAAGTGATGAATGATTACTGAAAAGTATGAAATAGGCAATCCGCAGTGTTACTTCCTAAGTCCGTTATGATAGGATATGGAAGGCATTCAGAGACTGAACGGGTGTTGGTCTTAAATGATGGTTTAATCAACCTGATAAGGCTTAAGATACAGTCCTTCCCCTTGGGAAACCTTGGGGGTTGTAGAATTTATGGTGTAAAATAAGTTAGTTATGACTAAAAAAAATGACACCATAAATGATGCGAAAGTTCGACGGGGATGAAATGAATTTACACATGGCGCAGGACGCCGAATCGGACGCAGAATTGAAACATTTGGCAGCAGTGCCATATCAAATAATCAGTCCTGCGAACAACAAACCAATCATTGGTATCTTTCAAGATTCCATGCTTGGATCAAATCGTTTCACAAGGGAAAGCATCAAATTCACGCCACGCGAGGCGATGAATATATTAATGATGTTTCAACGCGTGAACGAATATGCGTTATTAGACAAGGGAGATATCATTACAAATTTTGATATATTATCCCAAATATTACCACCACTGACATTAGGTTTCAAGACCAAATTATTTGGAGACAAAGAAGATGCGAAAACATCAAATAATGTCTTGGAAATAAGAAACGGTCAATATATTCGTGGTCAAATGGAAAAGGATATTTTGGGCGGTGGCTCAAAGGGTCTTATCCATCGTATTTGTAATGATTTCGGTAATTTCGCCTCGGCAAATTTCATCGATGATTTACAAAATATCATTACCGAATACATGAAATCCAGTTCCTATAGTGTTGGTATTAGTGATTTGATATCTGACGAAAAAACAAATCAGGCAATTATTAAAGTCATTAGTGAGAAAAAGAATGATGTCAAGAGTTTGATTGACCAAACACAAATCGGCGTGTTTGAAAACAATACAGGTAAGACGAATCAAGAAGAATTCGAGACACAAGTCAATAATATATTGAATCAAGCATCCTCGGAGGCTGGTAAAATCGGTTTAAAATCATTGGATAAAGACAATCGTTTTGTCATCATGGTGAATGCTGGTTCTAAAGGCAGTGATTTGAATATTTCTCAAATGATTTCTTGTTTAGGTCAACAAAACGTGGACGGAAAACGTATTCCTTATGGATTTGAACACCGAACATTACCGCATTACACGAAATACGACGACACCCCAAGTGCTCGTGGTTTTGTTGAAAGTTCTTATATTAACGGTTTATCACCACAAGAATTGTTCTTTCACGCCATGGGTGGTCGTGTTGGTTTAATTGATACTGCGGTGAAGACGTCGACCACTGGGTATATTCAAAGAAGACTTATCAAAGGTTTGGAAGACCTTATGGTAAACTATGACATGACGGTTCGCACAAATAAAGGTAAAGTGGTTCAATTCTCTTATGGTGATGATAACATTGACCCAGTAAAGGTTGAAAACCAAGGAATACCTTTGGTGAATATGAGTATTCAAGATATTTATGCTCACTTTAATATTCCCGAGGACAAGGACAAAATGAAAACATTGTCGTCATTCTTTTTGAAAAATGTAATGACTCGTTATAAGAAACAAATGAAAGAAACCCAGGAAAAATGTAAGTTTTACACCGATTTCATGATTGAACAACGCGACGAAATCATCAAGAAAATATTCAAAAACAAGGGCGACAGTGTAGTAAGTACTCCGGTGGCATTTGTACATTTAATCAATAATGTTCAAGGACAACAGCAAATCAATGCGAACTCGATTGTTGATATTACACCCTTGGAAGCATTTGAAATGATTGAAAATACTTATTCAAAATTGGAAAAAATCCGTTGCGCACCACCAACCCTTTTATTCAAGACGCTTTATTATTTCAATTTGTCGCCAAAGGAATTATTGGTAGTGAAACGATTTAATCGCGCGGCACTCACGATATTACTTGAAGACATTCTGGTGAATTACAAGCGCGCAATTGTTGCTCCTGGTGAAATGGTGGGAATGATTGCTGCGCAGAGCATAGGAGAGCCGACGACACAAATGACACTAAACTCGGTAACATATGAGACACCTATTATCGTAAGGAATCGTGAAGGAGAAATTCAAAAAGTCCAGATTGGAGATTTTATTGAAAAACACATTGCGTCGCCAAAAAAGTTGGAATATTATGCGGATAAAGACACGACTTATGCTGAGGTGATGGATTACTTTGAAATTCCGTCATGTAATGAAGAAGGAGAAGTATTATGGAAACAAGTCGAAGCCGTAACAAGACACCCAGTGGTCAATAAAGATGGAACAAATACCATGTTGAAAATAACAACGACTGAAGAACGCGAAGTCATTGCTACAAAGGCAAAATCTTTCTTAAAACTGGTAAATGGAAAAATTGTTGCGGTAGATGGCGATTCATTAAAAGTAGGTGATTATTTACCAGTAAGTACCAAACAAATTGATTATAAGGAAAGTTTTGAATTGAATTTAAAAGAGATTCTTCCTCCAAATGAATATATATACACGAGTGAGGTTGACAAGGCAAAAGTAGTGATGGATGAATATCAATGGTGGTCAAAACACCAAGGAAAAACATTTACATTACCTTACGCACGAAGCGATAGTTTTGTCGCAAAAGTAAGTGAAAAATTAAGAAATGGTTGTAAAACAAAGACCACATTTACACCGGGTTGTGTTTATACCAAACAAACCAATATGTGTGATTATAAAATTCCTGAGGTCATTCCATTAGATTATAATTTTGGTTATTTGATTGGTGCTTATGCTGCGGAAGGTTGTATGACTAAGTTCCAAGTATCTATTTCAAATAATGATGTAGAATATTTGAAACCAATACAAGAATTATGTGAAAAATGGAATATTACTACAAAAATATATAAAAATGAAAATAAAAATCAAGAAGGATGGACATCACAAGATATTCGTATTTACAATACTGTATTGTGCCGAATCTTGGAACTATTTTGTGGAAAATTGAGTCATAACAAATTCATTTCAGACAAGATTATATTCTCTAACAAAGATTGTTTAGTTGGATTCTTGGATGCTTATATTGGTGGGGATGGATGTGTTGATACTAGAGGAAAAATAATAAGCATGTCATCTGTATCAAAGAATATGTTGATTGATGTACAACAAATCTTGAATAATTTAGGTATTTATAGTTACATTACAAAATATAAAAAACAAGAAACAAATAATCGTGGAAGCAAAGATATTAAACAATTATATAATTTATTTGTTAGAAACAAACAAGCATTATTATTGGCTGAAAAATTAAATATGAAATTAAAATACAAACAAGACAAATTAACAGATATTTTGAACCACGATTATAAATATAATTACTGTAAAAGTTATGATAGTGTTCCAAATGATGTTGATGGCGAAATCATATTTGAAGACCGTAACGGTCGTTATAAAAATATTTTGTTTGACAAAATCAAAAGCATAGAAGAAGTTTCAAATACTACAAATTATGCGTTTGACCTAACAGTTGCGGACACAAGAAATTTTAACATCTATAATGGTCTCGCGATCGTCGATACGTTCCATTTCGCAGGGGTCTCGTCTAAATCTAATGTCACTCGTGGTGTGCCAAGAATAGAGGAAATATTATCCTTGTCACCTGAACCAAAAAATCCGTCGCTAACCATTTACATGAAACCAGAGGAACAAACCGACCGAGAAAAGGCGCAATCCATTATGTACATGTTGGAACACACCAAGATGGAGGAAATCGTGAAATCCATTGACATTTGTTTTGATCCAGATGATTTAAATACATTGATTGGCGAGGACGAGACGACAATGGAACAGTTTCAATCATTTGAACAAATGGTGGATGAATGTATGGAGAAATCAGTTGAACCAGAAACCAATGAAAAATCGAAATGGATTCTACGAATGGAGATGGATTCGGAAATCATGTTGGAGAAGAATATTACCATGGATGATGTGAATTTCACCTTGAAAAACAGTTACGGCGACGAGGTGGCTTGTGTCTATTCGGATTATAATGCGGATAAATTGGTCTTTAGAATTCGCATGAATACAGTTGTGAATAAAATAAAAGATAAGGGTGTCGTACCCATTGGACAAAATAAGAGCAAAGTCAATCCGCTTGATCAGTCAGACCAAATATACATGTTGAAGAATTTCCAAGATCAAATATTACACAATATAGTGATTCGTGGTGTTAAAAATATCAACAAGGTAATTCTTCGTAAGATCAAGGATAATTTGGTGGAAACATCGGGTGTATACAAGAAACAAGATATATGGGTTTTGGATACTATTGGAACAAATATCTTGGATGTATTGGCACTTGATTACATTGATGCGAAACGCACCTTTAGCAATGATATTGTTGAAATATACAATATCTTTGGTATTGAGGCGGCACGACAAACTATTTATAATGAATTGGCTGAGGTCATTGAATTTGATGGTACTTATATCAATTATCATCACATGGCAATGTTGTGCGATAGAATGACATTTACCAATAAGATGATTTCCATATTCAGACACGGTATTAACAATGATAACATTGGTCCAATTGCCAAGGCGTCTTTTGAGGAAACCCCGGAACAATTCTTGAAGGCAGCAAGACATGCGGAATTGGATATTATGCGTGGTGTATCAGCAAATGTCATGTGTGGTCAAGAAGGTTTATTTGGAACCAACGCATTCCAGGTGGTGCTTGATTTGGATGAAATGCGTAAATTGGAGGATACCATTCAATATGAAGAAGAGGACACCAACAAAATGATTGATGATGTGTTTGGTGGTCTGGAAAATGAAGATGATAAATGTAGTAAAAATAAATTGGTGATTGAAAATAATGTTGTAAATATTAAGGCAAGTGATTTAGGTCACGACGATGACTATAATCCAGGGTTTTAGATAAGTGGTTTCTTCTTGATCGTTGTTTTATTACGAGATTCAAATCCTTTATTTGCGTTGTTTACAAAATTTAGACATATTTTAACAATACAAGAAACAGTTTCACCTATTAAATAACCGATTGACCATTGGATATCGTTGCAGCATTTTTCGGTGTCACAACATTTTTTCTTGGTTTTATATGTTTTTTTTATATTTTTCATTATCCTATTATTAGATGGGATTATATTAATATATAATGTTATATATATATTAATTATATGACAAAGTTAGATTTTAATGAATTTTCAATATCTCTTAGTGATAATCATGGAAAATCAAGTAAAGGATCAGATGAAGAGAATGATTTTTTAACAAATATTTCCAATTTTTTTCGTAATTTATCATCCAATATATTAGAAAGAGATGATGAGGATGAAGATGATGAGGATGAAGATGACAGCTCTAACGATATGAGTGAATTAGATGATTTACCTACAATTATTGAAGAAGGTTCGAATGAAGATGATGACGAAAATGAAAGTCCTCCTCAAGTTACTGAAGTTACTGAAACGCCGTATAGCCGCTCTAAAAAATTAATGAATGCCCAGAAAACTCCCGAAAGTCAGATAACTAATACAGCTGCTCCGGATTCTATAGCGAATAATGTAGCTAACTCACCACTTTCTCCTTTTAATTCTAAAAGTGAGTATAGAATACCAGGTTCTAATATACCAAGAAAAATGATGGATACAGGTCTTTATGAAAAATTTCGTAAATTAACTGAAATAAACAAAAAGCTTAATAATAAAAATATTTTTTATGTTAAAGATATAACTCAGGATAATATTGAAAAATTAAATAACTTATTAGAGGAAAAAGAATATTACAAATCAGGAATAAAAAGAGATATTAATAGAAAATTAACGAAAAAGATTACAGCGGAAATTAAGGATAGTATTGTATTTAATAAAAATAAAAAAACTGGAAAATTATTGTCAGATAAAGAGAAAGAAACTATAATAAATGATATTATTTTAATTTATAACGGAGATAAGGATGTAAAAGATTTAATAAATATTTTAACAAATAAAGGAATCATTAATGAAAAGGATAATGAAAAGATTAGAGAAATAGAAAAAATGATAGAAAAAGACGGTTTAAGAAAATACATGACTGAAGAAATAAACAATAAAGCATTTATAGAAGATATTTATGGGAAAATATTTGATGAAAAGAAACATAATTGTTATTTATGTAATTTAAAGATAGGCGATAATATTGCAGATATGGAACATAAAATACCCGCAGTTTATTCGTTATTGTTAATAGATAAACTCAGGCATTTTGATGATTATTATGAAGGAAATAACTATGCGAAATGGAAAGAATATAAAACCAGACCCGAAAATAAAAAAGAATTAATTAAAATTTACAAAGCGATAAATAGTAATCAAAACGAGAGTCAATTAGTAACTAACTTGGAAAAAGATTTGAAAAATAAAGGTTATCGTGAATCTTATATAAATTTGTTGGTTGCAAATATGTATGCATATTCTTATGCACATTCCTATTGCAACCAAGCAAAATTATCGGTAAAATTTACAAAAATTACAGATAAAAACACATGTTCTTTTTGTGTAACATCTAATAATGAGACGATTACAAATTTTACAGAAATATCCAATCGCGTATATAATGAAATTAAAAAATCTACAAAAAAAGAAGGAGCATGGAAAATAGCCGAAGACGGTTCAAGATTTAATGAATCAGAAGAATTATATGAAATACTTACATCTGAACCGTTTAAAAAACTTCATAATAATAAAAGACCTATCGATCCTTCTTATAGTAGATTCAAAACAGGTAATAGTACAAATAAAATAAAAATAAGAATGTCATTAAGAAGTTTTAGTAATATAAAAAATATTTCAATATCTTCCAATATTTTTAGTAGTGAACATATAAAACGTCAATTTATTAAAGTAAGCAGCGCAGTAAATAAATACATAGGTCAAATAGATGGTAAAAGTGAAGATAAATCTAATAATTTTTTTACCAACAAACAATTGTTTAAAGCAGTTAAACACAGTTTGAGAAGTACTTATCATGCAAAGGTAATAAAAGAAGGTAAAAGAAATACTCAAAATTCAAAAAAATTGCAAGAAACTCTTAAAAAAATTTTTGGAAAAGATAGTAAAAAAAAGAAAGCATCCAAAGTAAAAGGAAATAAATCAGTAAAAGACGGTAGGACTAATGGTAAGAAAAATACAACATCAAAAATACATCCAAAAAAGGTTAGTCAAAAAAATAAAAAAAAGGAAAAAAGAAAAAGAAGCGGTGCATCTCTCAAAAATTCTTCTGGTATTTCCATTACAGAACAAAAAACGAATTCATCATCGAAGGAAACCAAAAAAAGACAAAAAAGAGAAGAAGATAAACAAAAAAATAATAATACAAGAAACAACAGGAAAAATGAAGAAGATAATCCATTGAGAAAACGCCTTCGTAGTTGAGTATTTTATAATTGATGATATTTAACGAGATAGAGATTTTTGCATTGCATTAGATATGTATTGTATCAGATAAATAAATAATAAAAATGTATTAGAAATATATCTTTATTATAATATAACATAATTTAATTTTGAAAATGCATTTGTGTTGTACGATTACAAATAAATTCGTTTCAAATAAAAAAGATATATTAATTGATAAAAATACACAAAAACAAAATTATCCATTATTATTTCACAAATTATTGTGTGAAATATACAAGGTAGACAATGAGGAAAACCAGGTGATTGATTTTAATAAAACAATGGTGGTCGGTATATTATATAGTTACGTAATAAGCATGTATATTAGTCTCATAACATCCGATAAAAATATGATTAAAAATAAATATATTTTTTTAAATGATGTGTTGAATAATATATTTTATAAAGATGAAATAAAAGAGTTATTTTTCTCCTATTTTTCAAAAATTCAAAAATCGTATTTTGGGTTTATGCGTTTTGCTAGATTATATAAATACAAAAAAGCGGTCGTTCAAATATCGAGTGATTTATATATGAATGAACTTGATGAAAAACATCGAAATGTGTTTGTCTTGTTTCAAAACAATTGTAAATATTTATTTTCGGCAAGTGATTTGGTAAATATAATGAATAATAATTTATCAAATTCGTATTTATTTTTTAGTGAACCGTTGATTCCAAAAAACCCGTACAACAATATTGCGTTTGATATCGCGACTTTATATAATATTTATTTTTTTATGAAAAACCGCCCCTTTGCGATGCCGGTTTTGTATCAACAATTTTTTAATGTGGATTTTGACCTTGAAATATTCAGGGAAGACAATGAACAATTAATCAGAGAAGAATCGATCAAAAGATATGTATATTCAACGAGTCCCAATATATTATACAATACGGTCGTTTCCATGATTGAAAGTTTAAAGTCGAATAATCCAAAATACAAAATATTATGTATTCATAAAAATTTCCCTAAAACCAAATTGGTGGAAATCATGCGACCCTATTTACATTTGTATTATTTATCGAAATTCTATGTTGTTGGAACAGAAAAAATAACAAATTCGTATGAAATCTTGGTGAAAAAGTTTGATTTGTTTGTTCGGTTCAATCCATATTTTGGGAGAAAACTATTTAAAAAAGATAATAAAAACAAAATATTAGTCGATAATTATGACGATAATCATATGAACTTTTATAAAAAGTATGACAAAAGTGTATTTAAAAAACTTCCAAGTATTAACTATGACGAAATGTTTGGATATAATGGAGATTTTGATACAGATGATTCTATTGGCAGTACTATTCGTAACGATGCGACAGCATCATTACATAACGCCGTACAGTATATTCGGTTTCACGGTGTAGCAAATACCGAGAACGAGAACGATAATGATTCAGAAAATGACGATGATGATAGTGATTATGATGACGATGAAAATAATGATGAAATATAATAAATTATAATAAACAAATATAAATAATAAGTATTATTATAATTTATATGAAAGTTTTACTTATTGGTTTCGGTTTTGTTGGTAAAGCTACATATTTATTAAAAAATAAAGATGTTAATTTTTTCATATACGATTGCGTTCCGGAGTTATGTTCACCGCCGAATTTAGATTTGGATGAAACAGTTAAAATCGTAGATTTAGTTTTTATCTCATTACCAACGCCAACAAATATAGATGGTTCATGTTATACAAATTTGATAGATATGTATGTTTCTCGTTTGAAACATGATTATATTGTTATTCGATCCACTGTTCCAATCGGGTATTGCGATTCACATAAAGTATTTTTTATGCCTGAATTCTTAACGGAACAAAACTGGAAAGAGGATTTTATCAATAATAAACATTGGTTATTTGGAATTTATGAAAATTGTAATTTTGATATAGAAATGCAATTTCGTTTACATGTACGACAATTAATTGATCATGCTTATACACACAAAAGTATAAAATATGACAAGGTCCATTTTGGTACAAATAAAGAAATGGAAATGAATAAATTGATCAGAAATACTTTTTTATCAACCAAAGTAGGTTATTTTAATGAGATTTATGATTTGGTGGATAAATTAGGTATAAATTACAATAGCGTCATCAATTATGTGAAATTAGACGATCGTATTGGTGCGACTCATATGAATTGTCCTGGATATAATTATAAAAGAGGATACGGGGGAACATGTTTTCCCAAAGACACCAATTCAATGTATAGTCAACTGATTCAAAATGGTATTTCATCTTATATTTTACAGGCGAATTTAGATAGAAATGAAAATTATGACAGACCGGAGCGGGATTGGTTACATGATGTAAACCGTACAAATGTAAAGGATACCGAGTCGTCTTATATATTAGTCACGGGTGGGGCTGGGTTTTTAGGTCGTCATATTTGTAAGAGACTATTGGAAAATCCTGTGAACAAGGTGATTTGTATGGATAATTTGATTACCGGTAAAACAAGTAATATTGATGAATTTGTAGGAAATCCAAATTTCAAATTTGTCAATTTTGACATTACAAATAAAATATTTTTACCCAAAGTTGACCAGATTTATCATTTGGCATGTATTGCCAGCCCAGATAAATACAAGGCAAATTCGATTAAAACACTTACGACTTCTTTTGTAGGAACCAAAAATGTCTTGGATTTGGCAAAAAAACACGGGGCAAAGGTGTTATTTACATCTACCTCGGAAGTTTACGGCGATCCATTGGTTCATCCACAGCCGGAGACATATTACGGGAATGTAAATACAGTAGGAGAAAGAAGTTGTTATGATGAGGGAAAGCGCGTAGCAGAGACATTACTTTACGAATATCGTAAAAAGTTTGACATGAATGTGAAAATCGTGCGTTTATTCAACACTTATGGTCCATATATGGATTTAAATGATGGACGAGTGATTACGAATTTCATTAATCAAATCAAGAAGAATGAAAATCTCAAAATATATGGTGATGGTTACCAAACCCGAAGTTTTTGTTATGTAGATGACCTTATTGAAGGGTTGATTTCCATGATGGCGAGTGAAGAATACGGCCCAGTGAATCTAGGTAATCCAAATTGTGAATTTACTTTGAATGAATTAGTCAAGATTTTTGAAAAGGTTTGCGGTTTTGAATTAAAAGTGGACTATTTACCACCAACCGAAAATGATCCAAAACAAAGAAAACCTGATATTCGTTTAGCCTGGGAAAAACTAATCTTCAGACCAGTAGTTGATCTGGAACAAGGTATTCAAAAGACGATGGAATATTTTATGGAAATACAGCAACATGCCAGAAAGTGAAAATATTTTATAATTACAATTATATTTCGACTTCATTATCAGAGTCTTCTTCAATCACTAATTTCACTTTTGGTTTTTCAGCACTCTTGTTTTTTAAAGAATATTCTTTTTTATTGAATACAGTTAAAAACTCGCTCATTGATTGTTTGTTGTCAACTGCCTCATCTACACGGTCGAGTCCCTCGCCTCGAAGAACACTTTTCTCAATAAATATTTTGCGCTGATCATTTTGAACTAATTTATATGTCGATGTCTTTTCACCGCGTGTTAATGGCGATGTTACGATAAAACAAAACTTGTCGTTTGTTTCACCGTATATTACATAGGCATTATTGGTATATTTATTCTGACATATTGGTTTGGTAGAAATAAAAAACGAAGGGATTTTATATTTTTGTAAAATCAAACAAATATCTAAATTGGAAATGAAATAATCCCCATTATAAATAAAATTCGTAAAAGTAATTAATTTTTCTCGTACCTGTTGTACAAGTGTTTTTTTTCCTTCTAGAGCCAAAACATCTAATATTTTATTTTCATAATCGCCATTTTGTTTGAAATATGATGCGTATTCATGTAATAAATCAAGTCTGATTTGATTCGTTGTCAGGTTTTGGGATGTCGCCCTTTTAATAATATCAATTAGTAAATAAAACCCGTTATCATAATTCAACTCACTATATGACGATGGGAATGATTTTTTCCACACCCCCGATGTTATCTTATCTTTCATTTTGGGCACATATTCTACCAATTCATTATCCACATCATTATTAATATTTGTGTCATTTAATTGAACCATATTATCATATACTTGTGTCATTTGTGGTTCAACTGTATCATAATTATTATATTTTACATATTTATTCAAGACAGCTGGAACAAGTGTATCGAAATATTCACTTGTCAACAATGATTGTATCATCACAACTTCATTGTCGGTTAAATTATATCCCAAATTATTAAATGACAAATAAGTTTGGGGGTCAAACATGAATGATTTTATTCTATTGTAACGAATAATTTCATCTGCCATTTTATCATAATAATATTCTTCGTTATCGTTTGAATTACTGATTAAATTATATTTTGGAATCACCAGTTGACATGTATTCTTTTGCGGATTTGTTTTACAAGAATTTTTCAATAAACATTTATTCGAAGCATTTGTCATACAAGCGGATATGTCTGAATTTTTATTTATTTTTCCAATATCATAATCTTCTGTAAACATTACTCTATCGCCAACAAGTTTTCTCAATTGATCGGAAATACTATCCAACTGATCATTATACAAGGCATATGGCGAATTCGCATCTTTTTCGATTTTCTCTCTTTGTTTGATATTTTTAAAATCATTCAACAAGATTCTAATTGTATTTCTAAAAGAATTGTAAAGGTTTGTTTCTATTTTAATTCGTTGTATGGTTTCTATCCTATCTTCATCGACTTTTTCTGTCAATATTGTTTTATGATCTATTTTATACTGGTCACTACCTTCAATGATTATTAACGAATCGTCGCTAGTATCATCGAGAGAAATGTATTCATTTATTCCAACGAAACTATTTGTTTCGGTTAGTATACCAACAACCATTTTATTTTTGTCAACTACTTTATACAGCGGATTACACAAAATCACTTTTTTAGTTGACTTGTAGATTTCTCTCAAAAAACGAACAGTGTTTTTATAATTGGTGAATATATCTTTACTCACTAAAACAAAATCGTAATTATTGTTAATCGATGATGGATAACATGGCACAAAACCACTAGATACACCATTTGACGCAATAACGCCAATCACTTTACTTTCATAATTTATAATTTGTTTTACTATAGTATATTTTACCTTTTGTAAATTTGTAATTATATTATTGAGTAAATTTGCCCGTGAGAATTTATATTTTAAGGGCATACTATTCAAGGGCTTACACATTGTATGAATGTATGGTTTTATTATTTTTTTGAACAAGTTGCGTATATTTACAGGTAGTTCGGGGTTTAATTCACTGAATTTTTTAATTATACTCAATTTCTTATTCACATTTTTATACGAATAAATCGGCTCATAGTAATTGCCATTTTTTACAATTAAATAAGTATACTTTCGATGATCAAATATTTCACTCGAATAATGATTTGTCGGACAAATCAAATTCACAGAATCCGTTATATCATTGGTGTCCACTTCTATTATAATTAAATTGATTCCTGCCGAAAAGAGGTTAGGGTTAGGCTTACAAATAATGTCCCACAAATAAGTATAGTCAATATTCACAGTATTATCCATTAAAAACGCTTTAAAATTTTCAAAAGAGGATACTATTTTGTAGAAAAAATCTAAATTATTTTTGGTAGTCTGGTAAATTTTTGAATTCATATATGTTTCGACTAATTCTTCTCTAATATTCAATGGTTCAATATCAAAATCAATATACAGATTCCCGTTTTGATAAGTTAAAAAATCATCAATGGATAATGATGAAATAATAAGTTCCTTCATTTCTTTAATGGTTGGGATTCTTTTTGAATCAATATAAAACATAATGTCGGCAATACAAGCGATGAATGATTGAGTTTCACTGAATTCAACTCCATGTCTTAATAAACAACTGTGTAAATATCTCACATTTTGTTTATTATTTTGATTTTGACATTTTGAATTGTCTTCGTGTAAAAAATGCTGAATACTTATTGGTAAATATCCCCAACGCCCGGGATTGAGTGGTACTTTTTCTTGTCCTTTAATATAGAAATCCTCCTTTTCTGTTGCCTGGTCGCCCTTTATAATTTGTTCATCGGATACCCGTGTTTCAAATTGAGTGGTTGGTATGATATTTTCTGGTATTTCTGTCTTTTTTCGAGTTTGTTTATCATCATCACTATCCATTTCTTCAGAATCAGAACCCGAGTCTGAAATACTTTCTTTCAATTCCTCTTCTACATCAGGTGCCATTTGTTTCTCACATTTTGCCTTTTTTGTTTTGTGTTCTGTTGTATTCCACTTTTTAAAACAGCACGGAATACATAAATCATTCGGATGTAATCCCTCTTTCATGAAACCCGGGTAATGCTGTATATATTTCTCTTGTGTTCCGTGTTCTTGAGGATCAAAAAATTCATATATATATGCTCCCTTTGGAACTTCTTTTGCAGTTCTTGGAATCACCTCTCCGCAAGTAGGATGTTTTTTTACCATCTCTCCTTTTTCATTACGAACTTCAATGAGTTCAGACGGATCAATTGGAGTATTTGTTTTTAAACACCAATAACGAGGACAAATGTAATAATTGGGATTTTTTGGGTCACTCCCATATTTCAAAACATCTTCTGGTTTAAAAAATCCGGGCTTGTTTTTTTTGATCTTTTCAAATTCTTCTTTTGTAAGTAATACGGGTTGTTTTCTGTAATTTGACGCACATGTTCGTGAATATGGTTTAAATTTCCCCTGTTTTTTTGTTAAAAACAATGTCGGATCATATTGTTGTAATTTTTGTTCAAACACATTGGGGTTTTTTAAACTCATCCCGTCCAAAACTATTATATTTTCATTGATATCTTCAATGTCATCATCATCCACACCAGGATATAGGGGATTTCCAATAACAATATTTTTACTGTCTTCTACATCTACGTCTTCATCAGGTATTTCAAAATCTAATATATCTCCTTCTTTGAATGTTTCAGATAAGGAATTGGAATTGGAACTACTTTGTCCTCCTAATATTTTACGGGTATCCTCATCTTCCAATTCACTGTCTTCACCGTAAAATAAATCAATTGCGGTCTTGATGCGGTCCTTTTTTTCTTCGTTGTATTTTTCATCATCGTCTTCATTGAATGCTGTTATATACGGTTTATATTCACTTTCATTCACATATACAGATGATGATTTTGAACTGGCAGAACTTAAATCAAACATTTTTTGCTGGTCGTTTTCTTCCTTTTCAAAATCTTTAAGAATAATTTCGGTTTTCAATTCGCTGCCACTACAATTATTTTTAATTTGTTTTACAGGATACTTGGTAGTTTTCATATCTTGGGTTAATCTTATCAGTGTATCCAAATATATGGGTATATTGTTCAAGTATTCAATATTATTAATACCATCTACAGAAATGGTAATGACACCAGTGTTTTTATTTAGTTCGATCCTTGTTTTAAAACCAGGGTTAATTTTAATTTCTATATCTGATTTTCTAACACCTTTGACAACTTCTAATTCATTCGCCACTTTTTGTAATAATTCTTTTGCGTCATTTTCGGACATTTTATAATTCTCCATTAAACCTTCAATGATTTCAAGAAGTGTATATTTTTGTTTTTGTTTTTCAATAATAAATGCCTCTTGACTATTGGTTTTACTAAAATTGGAGACTCTTTTAAACCGCATTTCAATGCCCGTTTTCAAATTGGCCGATTCAACTACGAAAATGCTTGAAAGACATGCTTTTAATTTATCCAAATTAATGGATCTTTCAATTTCAACAGTGGTTTCATAGTTGAGATGTTTAATTTCCACATTTTTATCAGTAAATCCTTCAAAATAATTAATACTATATCCGCTTTTTTCAATATAAGTTTTCACATCATCAATAATCGGGTTTACCATTTTTTTGATCAATGATTCAATATCTGCCATGCTTGTTGCTTTATCAAACTCGCCTTCAATAAAAACATTTCCATATTCGTCAAATTCGCACAACATAATGTGTTGTTTTTTAGAGATTTTATATTCAATGTATACCGTTACTGATTTGGTTTTTCCAATACTTTTAATCAATTTAAAAATAGTTGCCCTCGATAAATACGGTATTTTTCTTCCATCTATACTTATTTTATCCGTATACAGACGATAAATATTTTCCTGTTTGACTGATGGGTTGAACTTTATTAAAGGTTTCATAATATCCGCGTGTATGAGTTTAAAAATAACGTCTAGACGGATTTTTATATCATAAGTGGGTTTCACCATGACTTTTATATAATTAATTCCAGCTGTTTTATAATTGAAGTCCGTTGTTCTCTCTTTGTATATATCATAAAACATATCCACATTTTTAAAATTATCAAATACATCATCATCAAATAAATCTTTTGATTTATCAATCAACAATTCCCTTTTTGAATTTAATGTGTCGAGAGAAACAATATCGTCTTTAAGTAGGTTAGGATAATATATCTTAACAGCGATTTCCTGGTTTAAACCACGATTTTTATTATATTCCAACACATCATTCGCTAAGCACACATAAATGTTGTTATTGTATATTACTCCAGTATTCATTAATAAAAGAGTATTTAAAGACAACATTGATTTTCTCATTTGTTTTTCTATCGTATCACTATAAGATTCAACTAGATAAGGGTTACCAATATAAGGGTATTCATCCGCAATAAGTAAGTGTGATTGTCCTAAATTCCTTGTTATTAAAAATGTTTGATTTGTTAAATCGAGAGAAAGTATGTCATCATATGTATAAGTGGATTTTTCAGGTATATCAAATTCCGCGTTATCGACAATATTCAATAGTACTAAATCCAAGGTTTGTCTTGTGATTTCTTGTTTTTTATTTGTTAATGCCGAATATATATTGGTTGGGTTCAAAGTGGTTTCAATCAGTCCAAATAAATATAGTTCGCTTAGAGAAATTGGCGATTTATTGTATTTTTGGTGAGATGTATTTAATTCATCGGTTACTTTTATTTTTATGGATAAGATATTATCATCTGTATGTAATTGTTGAAATGAAAAATATACTGGTATATTATCGACCATGATTTTTCGCAACTCGTCATCATTGAAAATATAAGATGAATTGTCGAAAAATAACTCGTTTTTTGGGTCTTTTTTGAATAATTCTTCTAGATTTATATTATTTTTATATACATTTCCATAAAATACATGAATGGATTCTACTTTATTTTCAATATTTAATATATTTATCTTGTATATGGAATTTTGTTTTGGTGTTGCCATTCTATTATATATTATATATAAATAAAGTATTTTTTATTTATATAAAACGACTAATTATTATTCTTATTTTCATTATAAACACGATTTTTTATTTCATTTATTTTTTTTCTAATTGTTTCACCAGAATATCCAAGTAAATCACCAATTTCTTCGTCAGACCTTATTTTTTGAAAATAAAAATTGTACTTATATTTCATTATTTTTTTGTATTCTTCGTCCAAGTGATTGATTATATTCCATAATTCGATCAATTCCTTGTATTTATTCACAAAGACATCACTATCTTTATGAGTGCTTACATACAAACCATCATAATAATCATAATGACTCATAAACTTTGTGTTGGTCATTTTTTTATACAAGACTAGATTTTGGGTTCTCCATTTTTTACTGATTCTTTTTGAGATTGGTAATAATGTCAGTGGATGCATTTCTGACATCCCATAATACAATTCTCCTTTTATATATATTGACGCATATTTTGAAAATGAAAATGGCATGGACGCGTTATACCGTAATATAGCATCTAATAACCCCCGTGACGCGTAAAGTTTTAATTCGTTCAAAGATATATGTCGGCATTTTTTATAATATGTTGTTTTGAAATCGTACGCCATATTGTACGCATAATGTTTATAATGTTGAAATATAATTTCATTACAAGCATTAATCATATTACTTGTACTTTTTGGATGTTTTAAAATATGTTTTATACTTGTCCACTGATTTTTTGTAAGATAATTGATACTATTGGCATTCATTATACAGCATAATAATATAATCAATATTGAAAACATGTAATTATATTATTTGTCAAACAATATCTATATACATTCAAAATATACATTACAAAAACTACGATAAAAAACTAATAAAAATATACAAATATTCTTGAGTTTTTCGAAGAATCCAGATTCTAAAATTTTCAAATTTCAACAAAAGAAAATCAGAAAAAGTAAAAATGGACATTTTTGGTATGTCCATTTTTGAAAATCCCAGGGATTCATGTTAAAAACAGCGTTTTTTTAGTCATTTTACAGCATAATGATGTCATAGAAAAATCATGGAAAAATGCGGGACATCATAATTTTGTGAGCATAATTTTTATATTTTTCGAGGAAAAGGGTTTAGGCATTTTTTTTCTATAGAATAAATAGAACAATAGAATGGAAAAGGAGCAAGATCAACAATATACAAAATACTATATATGCGACATTTGTGACTTTAAATGTAGTAAAAAAAGTAATTATGAAAAACATTTATTGACATCAAAACATCAAAAAGGCATTTTATTGAACAAAAATGCCATAAAACCTATAAAAAATGCCAAAGATAATTTCATGTGTAAAAACTGTAATAAAGAATACACCGCGCGTAATAGTTTATGGTATCATGAAAAAAAATGTGTAAAAAATATGGATTGCCAACCATGTGCTGAAAAAAAAGAACCATCTGAAGAAGAAACCAATAATAATGAAAATATTGTTATTGAAATATCACCTAAGGAAATGGATATGCAGTCCACCATTGTTGAATTACTTAAACAAAACCAGGAGTTCCAAAAGCAGATTATTGAATTGATGAAAGATAATATTGGAAATAATACTACAAATAATAATATTATTAATAACACCACAAATAATAAATTCAATTTGAATGTATTTTTGAACGAGACCTGTAAAGATGCGTTGAATTTGAGTGATTTCTTGGAAATGCTAACATTAAGCTTAACCGATTTTGAAAATTTTGGGCCTCTTGGGTATTGCGGAGGGATCAGTAACATTTTAGTCAAGGGATTGAATACATTAGAGGTAAGTAAACGCCCGATTCACTGTAGCGATCTAAAGCGCGAGGTAATTCATGTCAAGAACAATGATACTTGGCATAAAGATGAGGATAATGAACAAATGATAAAGGCGATAAAGGCAATTGAACACAAGAATATCAAGCAGATGTCTCTTTGGGCAAAAGCCAACCCGGAATACAAAGATCCTAATCATAAAAAGAGTGATTTGTATACCAAGCTGATTGACCAGAGTTTATGTGATACAGATAAAGAAAAAGCCAGAAAAAATTATAGCAAAATCATCCGCACCGTCGCCAAGGAAATCCTGGTCGATAAGGCGTAATTTATCAAACGCTTACAAGTCGTAATAAGGATTGTCTGTAATGGTCATGCCACAATATTGCTGTGGTGATTTTTTATAGTCAACAGGGTTATAGATCCCTGCTTTTTTTGCGTTTTCCAATACAAACTTGAAATTCTGCCAAAACTCTTGTTTATGACCGATAGATGTAGTCATAATATGAGATAATTCGTGTAACGCAACAAAGGTTAGAGTGTTTAAATCAATCAATGTGGAACTATTCTTTGTGCGGTTTAAACAAAATGCTAATTTCTCTCCTTTGTTTTCACTATATGCGGTTAATTCACTTGTTGGTAATGTTTCATTTATTTTTTTTGGATTAAACCCTTCCACTAATTTTTTCACCTTGGAATCATTTGGATATTTTTCTTTCATATATTTCACCAAATCTTTACATTTTGTTGTGACATTTGCTAAAAGATCCGCGGCTTCATTTACTTTTGCGCGTTCTCTGACGCAATATTTATTTCCATCGACTCCTGAAATAACACATTTCAAGTTGAATACATCTGAATCATTATATATTTTTAAACAAATAAACAGAACAAAAAATATAATAACGTATAAGAAAATACTATGTTTATCTAATCCGGCCATTTTTATAAGTATTATATAAATACTAAATACTATTTTTACGACAGATATTGAGAGAAGAAGTATTTTTCTCAATATCATTATCCTACTTGTAAATTAAAAATATAACTAAAAATACAAAATTACTCCGAGTATTTACTGCATATTGGTAGCACCAATTTCAAGTGGTGGTCTCATGAAATCTGGTTCAATAGTTGAAAGATTCCATGGTCCAACATATAATTGTGGATTTGGTGGCTCAGAACGGATTTGTAAATTGGCATTTCTTAATGTTTGACCAATTGTATCAATACCAATGTGATAACCAGCCTTTAATAAATTAATATTGGCTAATTCACCTTTTCCTGAAGGATTCAATTGTGCCCATTCACTGTTGGTATCCTTTGGTAATAATTCCGCAGGATTTTGAATACTTTGTTGAGCACATGATGTTGGTACACCAATGGATGGAGTTGGGACACCGTTTACGGATGAATACATCTCGTTACTGCCTTCTTGTGCTGGACTTGGACCAGATGGTTGTTGTTGAGGGCGTTCAGCACCATTACCATACGCTTTTTTTGGTGAATCACCAAATTTTTCAGATCCAGAAGACGATTTGCTTGACAAATAATTAGCAAATAAATGAATAGCATATGCTAATGCTACAAGAATAATAATAGTGCCTACAGTACCATTTTTTTTCAAAAAATCGTTCAAAAAAGAAAAAGGATTCTTCATTATATAAAATTAATGATAAAATATTTTTTTAAATACAGTTTAATTACTTGAATTAAAATTTTGTAAATCATTGATTGTCCTTAATTATTCTTTTAATTTTCATTATTTAAATATTCAAATTGTTCATTTTCTAAATCTGAATCACTGTCTAAACTATTTTCATCACTATCACTATCTTCTAAATCGTCCAACATATAAGTTTTCTTAATATTCTTCGCTTCTAAATACGCAATCATCATTTCTTTTTTTGCTTGTTTTGCTTTTTCTTTCGCCTTTTTATATATTTCATAATAAAACTCATTCGGTTTTTTAAGTTTCATTGGTTCTAAAGTATCTATATTGAAATTAATATCATTCATTTCTTTTAATTTATCAGTATCTTTATCAAGATCTGTAAATACATCAATCTTTATATCATGAATTTGATTTTGATTTTGATTTTCATTTTCAATTTTGACAGGTTTTTCTATTTCTGTTTCAGTTTCTGTTTCTCTTTCTATCTTTTTAATATCTTCTTCTTCTAAATGTAAATTGATTTCATTCCTTATACTTGAATTCGCACCATCTTTTTTAATATTACTCAAAATAGTTTCACTTGTTTCATTTTCTTCTAAATATTCATTTTCAATATTTGGTGTAAATTCTTCTAAAGAAGGATCGTCATCCGTATTTGTATTTGTAGAAACAACAACGGATTCAATCGTTTTTTCTATTATATCTTCCACTTTTCGTTCATTATTATTGACCGGAACAACAATATTTGTTCTGTTGTAGACAATAGGTCTTTCTTCTAAATTGTTCATCATTGGTTCAATCACTGGCCTCGCACCAGAATTTCTTTTAATCAAACAACTTTCAAACATTTCATAAGTATTCAATACCATTGCTTGTTTCATTTCCAATTCGATTTGAAAATTTCGACTCGTGAACTTGATCCCCTGTATTTCAATAATTGATATAATATTTGTATCGCTCTTAATATCGTCTATGTTCAATGGTACCTCACTTTCATTGTATATTTTTACTAAAGGAATGTTTGTATTGTAATTCATTTTTACATTCACTCGCATCAAGTAATATTTACCAGATTTATATATACGAAGCGCAGATGTAAATGCTGTCTCTATATCGTTCAAATCTAACTTATTTTGAAACCATTCATCACCCTTCTCATGAATCAATTGTTGACATTTTGTTTCTAAATTTTCAACCCAGTTAATAAATTCTTCATTTGTATTGTCAAACATCAAGTCACAAAACATTTTTTTACCGTTTTTTACAAATCCCTGTTTACTTAAAGATTTAGGTGTTTCTATGAAAAACGGTTTGTCTTTGTATAATATTTTAGTAAAATAAGCGCCTCCTTGAATAGATGTTGGTTGTCCTAAAGAAATATTTGAAAAGAGAAAATCTTTATTTGGCTCAAATATATTATTTTCCATTATCTTTGTATTAGAAAAAATTACAAAGAGTAAAACGAAATGGAAACAAATAGGAAAAAATATAGTTTTTTTATATCTTAAATATTTATGAAAAATAGTAATAGTATTATTAAAGAATGTTTAGAAATGTTGAAAAAAGAAAATATTAAATATGAAATACGGAATTTTTGTAAACCAATCATGGAACTCATATTGTTTGAATTCAAACCCTATATTTATATTATTGTTTCTCTCATTATCCTTATTTTTATAATGATTTTAGTAATATTAATTTTACTTTTTTTAATTTTGCGTAATAACAATTTATTATCAAAATAATATCAAAATAATATCGAAATAATTATTATTTTCTTTTTTAAATATATAATGGCATCACGAAGAAGAAGAGGTCACAGAGGAAAAAGACACAATAAAAGTAGAAAAAGTCGCAGAATGTATCACGTTCCTTCAAAACCCGGAGCATTTTCCCAAGCAGGTGGAGCACCTTTAAATCCATCAACCTATGCTGCTGGTGGTAGTGAAGGCGCAGCACCATATGTTTTATCGCAATATGGTAACGGAAATACCCAATGGGATAATGTTTTTAGAGGATCCGGACCATCACCATATGGCAACCAACTTGTAAATTTACAACACGCAGGTGTTACATCACCAGCAATGGTTCCAGACCCAGCAACCGTAGCACCTCCAGCATCAGGACAAAAGGGTGGATCACGAAGAAGAGGACGAGGAAAAAAAGGCGGATTTATGGGAAGTGTCATCAGTCAAGCAGCGGTTCCTTTTGGATTATTAGCACTACAACAGAGTTACGGAAGACGCATGAAAAGTCGCAGAAGAGGCAGTAAATAAACGCACAACATATTGACTATATATAAAATAATATAACATGAGTTATGGTGTTATATTATTATGTATTCGTTTTTATATTTGTCTAAGTATTTGTCGGGGTATTTGTGTTTGTAATCGTTTTATTTTTATGGTAATAAAACCCTAACATTTTTTTTATTCGCGGCGCGTATTTATTTTTGACATCAAGATTTTCGACTGTATTGTAACGATTATGGATTCCGCTATCATAATTACGCTTACTACCTGAATCATCCGTTGGTAATTTTATTTTACGATTCATATAGGTTTCCTCTGATTGATACACGTGGTGGGCAATATAGGCACCCACCTTATTATATTCGATATGCCATTCATTGAATGCCGGTTGATTTGTATTGTTTTTTAAATTTAAAGTGAGCATTCTTCTAGGAAAAGCGATCACAAAATAATGTGGATTTGTAACATTTACCACATATTCGGGTCGAACAAAAGTTTTTACATGTTTGTCTAAATACAACTCAGATTTGGTGTAATTTTCTAAAATAAGTCCACTGGGTTCTTTTTTATGAAAATTTGTTCCAAACATTAACCAGTTCATACTTAAAGAGTGTGCGAAATTATAAGATTGTAACAAATGTTTGACCCCCATGAATTTATTGAGAACCAGGAATTCATCCGCATCTAAATACAACATCCAATCGTATCCATGTTGTTTTGCTATGGAAACAGCTCGTTTCATTAACGGAATTTTCACTGGATTGTTCCAGGCTCCTCTCTCAATCACAACCCGTTTACTGAAATTATGAAAATCGTTTTTCAATGGAACGATTGATTTATGATCAAAAATATAAATCATGTCGAAATTTAAAAGTAAATGATGTGTGACCCATTCTTTCATGTTTTTTTCATCACGCACATTTGTAAAAAGAATAACACGATTTGATTTATTTTTTTTTGTTGCTAAATGATTCAATGGTGTATAATTCATGCGTTTTGATAATAGCATTTTATTATATAATATAAAATAAATATATTATAAATAAATATAGAATAAATTATATAATAACTAATCTTTTTTATTGACCTATATAAAATATGTCATTTGAACAAAACATACAAAAATGGGTTTCTTTAGATAATAAAATCAAAATTTTAAATGATAATTTAAACCAATTGAGAGAACAGCGGGCGGAATTGTCTAAATCTTTGTATAACTATGCTGAACGAAATAATTTAAACAATGCCAATATCCAAATCAGTGATGGTAAACTGAAATTCGTCACCAATAAAGTATCGAATCCATTGAGTTTCAAATATGTTGAAAAGAGTTTAGGCGAAATCATATCGAACGAAGAACAGGTGAAAAAAATCGTACATTATTTGAAAGATCATCGTGAATTCAAGACTGTACAAGAATTGAAACGGTTTTCAAATACGAATTCGAATACTAGTCAAAATTAGCATTTTTACTTTGGTTTATTTCGCTAAAGTAAAAATAAAATTATATATACAATATGTATATACATTAATGAATCAATATATGATAACGGGTGGCGGTGATAATTACAATTATGGTGTATTACCACCATTGTTTAATAAATTTCAAGAAATGGCCGGCGGTGCGATGACCGATAGTGAATATATGAATCATGTTGCTGTTCCGATGACTTTATTATCCATGGGTGGGGAACGCACTAAAAAACGCGATTATGAAGAAATCGCGCACGATGAAGTGATTAAAGACGATTTATACGACAAATTACTTGAATTGTTACAAGTGAAGAATAATAAAAAAACAAGTAGAAAAAAACGACAACATATGAAAGATGCGGAGTCAACCGGAGTGAAAAAACGCAATCATACCCGGAAAAACATGTAATTACCAGTTCAGATTGGTCTAGTCTAGTGTAATCTAATCCGTTGTTTCATAAAATCCCCGTGCGCTTTCCCAGTGTTCATTGATTAATCCCTCACTTGTCAACTTGTGTAAGATGGATAAATATGTGCGCCCATGTAATTTTGCGATTTGTCGGATGGTTAATTCTTTTATTTCGTATTCATTATGGAGACGATTGATTTCATTCATTGACCATTTGTTGAAATGTCTTGTGATTTGTATTGGTTCGCTTAGTATTTGTTCTTGTCTGGAAGTTAGCATCTGTGATGTGTAATTTAAATAAACCTTTTTTCTTTAAATAATATTTTACATAATAAATATTATTTAATCATTCTTAATTTGTAATTGAAATAAATCCTTAAATGTAAAAATTAACATTCACATTCTTTATTATTCATAAAAGAATTTCCTCCGAGGAATTTGTAATTACCGTAAACACCTTGTTTAGGAGGCGCTGTGCAACCTAAACAAGTCCTCAGGGGAGTCATATAGTTACATGACCCTCCAGCTCCTTTTTTATAACCAAAATAACATCTACATTTTTTTTCTGTATCAAATCCTTCTTTTTTTACGCTTACTGTAATCACGGCAATTAGTAAAATCACTACTACAAGAATCGTTATAATAATAAAACCTTCACCAATACTTTTTCCTCTTCCACCAATAAGCATGATATATATTATATATTATACAAGATTTTAATTTGATTAGTTATTCACCGTTTTTCTTTAAATAATATTTTACTAAATAAAATAAAATAGAATATATATTTTATTTTTCATTTATATCATAATTTACTAGTAGGACATTTGTTCATAACTCTTTTTCCTATTTGTGAAGCCATTTCTTTTTTTAATCAATTTCATAAACACGACAATTAAGGCAATAAATAGTATAAACAAAATTATAAAAACCAAAATTTCAGCACCACTCATGATATATATTACAAGATTTTAATTTTATTAGTAATTCATTCAATTTTTAACAATTGGGTGGAAGCCCATACTCCTAAATAATTCCACATATTGTCAATAATATTTCCGCCGTTATAAAACGCCCAGCGTAATGCTTTACATTGCGGGGACGACACCAGGAATGGCGATAATAAGTACCCAGTGATTCCACTAGGAACACAATAATGGACATATAATTGACACGATATGTAATGTATGGTAATCCATATAATATATACTTTGGATACAAAATACACCCATTTCAACACAGGAACGATTGTATTTATTGCGCTCATAACATATTCATAAATGGTTTGTAACATATTTTTATCTGGTTTTTCTTGGGTTTCTTCTTGGACTGTTTGTGTTTCTTGATTTTCAGACATGTTTTCTTTTTGTTGTTCTTGTTTTTCTAAAACTCTTAATTTTGGCATAAATTGGATTGCCTTTTTTACATGTTAAAAAAGATAAATCAATTTTTATTCTTTTACACATATTTTACAACTACAAGTATACATTATTCATTTTTTTTAATAATTAGCTGACTCTCTATTGTACCCAAATCTGTTATTTTATTACAAAAACAACTTCTAAATGCGTCAATACCTTTTTGCGTCATATGCCAAACCGGATGATAATCATCAAAAATCATGATACCACCCTTTTTTAATTTTCGAAAACTTAAAATAGCGTCTTCCAATACATATTCACTTTCATGATTACCATCTATATAAATAATATCAAAATATTCATCTTGAAATTTAGGTATTTCTATATTCGAATAACCGCGGTTGATTATTATTTTATCTTTTACATCAAATTTTTCAATATTATTTATAAATGATTCATAAATGGTTCCTTGTTGATTTTTATATTCAGGATAATCATTATAATCTTCCCATGGATCTATACAATATAATTTACTATCATTGTGTAATCCATATGTATTCGATACAGATATAATATTTGCCCCATAAAAAGTACCAATTTCTAAATATTTGATTGGTTTATTATTAAAATCATTCACATTTACAAGAGAAAACCAATTATCTGCTAAACGATATTGAATACCACTAAATTTGTCTTCTAAAACCATAATAGTTGTATATAATATACATAATTTATTTACACATATTTAACGAATATATAGAAAAGGGGCCATTTTAAACCCGACTCCAGTTTTTGTAATTGAATGGCGACACTAAAATTTCATCTAATTTCGTTTTCCAGTAATTAACGCGGCGCTCCATTTCTAAATCTTTTTCCGTCTTTGGATAAGGTGTACTCGTATTCATCAAATCTTCTTCCTCCTTTGTCATTTTTGGTTTGTATCCATAACAATTGACACCATATTGGATTTCTGGATTTGCCATGTATCCACCATTTACACCTGGTCGACCACAATCGTTTTCATGCCCCTTAATCTTTTGTAATCCATCAAAAGTTTTTTTTTGAGTAGGGAATAATGCCATTTGACCCTCGGACCAACCATAATTACACCATTCCGCACCGTTATTATAAGCGTCTTCGACTTCATTATATGTAGCTAAACGCGATCCTTGTGCTTGACATAAAGATTTCGCATTATCATAATTAAAATAATTACCAGGAATATTAAATACTTCTTTTTTTAAAACAGGTTTTCTAATTGTTGGAAATATTTTTTTACCCCCAGTTTGATCATCTTTTTTCATATCATCTTCTTTTTTCATATCATCATCTTTATTTTTATGAAAATAATCCTTAATTTTCGCAACAATATCGACTCCGAAATAATATTGTATTCCATTGATTAATAATAAAATAATAAATATTATTAGAATCGTAAAAGTAAGAATATTAGTAATGATTGACAATATCGACGAAGAATTATTTGGTGCACTAGATAATGACATACTACTTGTATTAGATGATGAAAATGGTGATGTTGTATTAGAGCCTAATCCAATTGAACTAAATATTCCTTCTTCTAAAGAATTTGATGAATTGTTTAATGAACTTTTTGATGAAGAAAATGACATATTTGGATTACTATTAAATATACATGAGTTATTATTTTTTCCTAAACTAAAAAAAAATACAAAATATAAAACAATCACCACCGCAAATATACAAATTAATATTGGATTTGTAAAACCGAATCGGTACAACAATTATATATATTATGCGTCTGTTTATTATGCGTCTGTTTATTATGCGTCTGTTTATTATGCGTCTGTTTATTATGCGTCTGTTTATTATATGGTTGTGTATTATGTATTTGTCTTATTTCATTTGTAGTTACCTCCATAATATCATTGAAGAATGGGTTTTTTTCGATAGAATAAACAATATGCTTTTGGTGTTACCAACTCATTCATGTTTGTAACTTCGGTTACGTACTGGTCGTTAAAATGATACCATTTTCCATTCGCATTTTTCAGAAATGCGGTATAATGACCTCCTTGTGATACTCCACTATGGTTACAAATACCATATAAATCATAATTATAAGATTCCTTTTTATATCCAATCACATAATCTCGCAAATCCAAATTTTCTAAAGGAAATGAAACCAATATTTGATTTTTTCGATTACTTGAATTAAATCGCTTTATATCAATGACTAAAATACTCGGCAAACTCCAAAAAACAAGTTCCTTTTGGACATTTTGTATTGTTTTTGTATTTTCATTATACCACGCATTTTCTCCATCAAGTGTTTCACCTTTTACATAATAATTAAAACAATCAATCAATGTGGGCGATTTTAATTCAGCAGGTATTGATAAATCAATCATGAAAAATGGCTCAGGAGTAGATACCAAAATTTCTTCACTTGTCAAATCTTTTATTTGTGATATATGAATCCCATAAAACATATTCCATATTTCAGAATATTCTTTAGAATACATATTTTTTATCATATCAAAACATTGAACCGCTAATTTATCTGTTTTGTTAACCACTTCTCCGTTAATCGACATATTTACCTCCCTAGATAAACTCGTATGAAAACAATCTATAACAAACAATAAAAATTCTGGTAAGTCATTTTGGTCATAACCAGTAAACATGTCCATTTTTTTAATTTTCGCCAATTTTTGTATCGTTTTAATGAATTTACCTGGACTAACCACGCAATTGGATTCCCACATTAAAGATCTCAAATTATCCCATTCAACCAATAATGCCGATTCGTATTTGTTTTTTAAACGCCTTTTGTAATAAGAACCTTCTTCTTTTGTTAAAAAATCATTCAATTCATAAGTATGAGATAATACTTGCATACATGAATTTATAAAACATGTGTTACCTAAATTCGTAAGACCTGAAAGTCCCTTATTTTTATAAATTTCAAAATTCATTATTATAGTTAGTTGAAAATTAATTATATATTAACATAAAAATATGTTTAAATGTATTTTTTTATTATTTAATAATAAATGTCAGAAAGAGATTTTTATGGTAGGAGATTCAATCGTTTGAATTTATTAAATAACAATGATCGATTTATATTGAATATTTACCTTGAAATGTATAATCAAACAATTCATGATATAAATATGATGTATGAAGACATTGATTTAATGTATGAAAATATAAGTGAATTGAGAAATATAATTAATAGTATAACTGGTATATCCGATATGACGGATGATAGAAATAGAAATAGAGATAGAGAACACGTTAGAATTAGATCAAGGGAAAGAAACAGTAATGAAAGCGAAAATATAAGAAGACAAAGAAGAAGAACCGATAATGGGGATGGTTTTTATGATAATATTCATGATATATTTCATAGCCCAAATCGCTCAACTGGTTATGAAAGAAGAGCGTCTACAATTCCAAATGTATTTCAACGATTATATAGAAACCAAACAAACAATAGAACAACTGGACAAGCTGGGGGGGTAGGATTAGGAGATTTTTTATTGAGTTTTTATGATAATGTACATGTATATCCAAGTCGTGATCAAATAAATAATGGCACTCGACGACTATTATATTCAAATATTGAAAATCCGTTGAATTCTAGTTGCCCTATAACATTGGAAAATTTTGAAAACAATGATAATGTTACACAAATTTTGGGGTGTGGACATATATTCAACCACGAAAGTTTGAATTCCTGGTTTAGAAATCATGTGAGATGCCCAGTGTGTCGTTATGATATCAGGAGTTATATACCAAGAAGTCAACCCCTTATTCAAGAAATAAATACGAGTCGTAGGTCTTCTCCTGATCGAACGCAACAAGAAGAAGAGACAAACGAGGAAATATATGAAAATAATGACGAGGAAGAAACAGTCGTAAATAATTCAACCGACAACACCCAATCATCTGGAGGAACAACTCTACATACCACAATAAACGATGAAGCTGAGTCTGAGGGTGAGATGATGAGTAATTTAACAAATATTACCGAAAATCTCATTCAGACATTATTAAATAATAATCGTCAAACTGGAACAGCAGGTGGTTTGTTTAATGAAATTGTATATAATTTACCATATATAGATCCATCGTCCAATGATATTGTATTTGAAGGATATATACAAAATAATTATAGAATGTAGATATATAATAACATGTGTAAATCTCATGTGTAAATCTCATGTGTAAATCTCATGTTATTATAGAAGTGTATTGATATAATTGTTCATATACTTGCCAAATTCGCAAAGCCCAAATTCAGTATAATCTGATAAATTATCAGACATGACTTGTTCTTGCGTATATTGACCGAGCGCCTCACGAGGATTGACAAATGAAATGCCGTGTTTTTCGCAAATTTTGTCCAAGAGACAAACCAACCCGTTTCTCGATTCAATATATTCACCATTTATTTTTGAATTGTAATGTGAAACAATAACCACTTTTCTAGGATATAATAATGTTTGGATTTCAACTATATCATTTTCGATTTCTTCATCACTCTGGGTTTCAACTGTATAACTATCCAAAATATCTTGGGGAGTATTATTATTAAAATGAGTCATGCGTTTATCTACGCAAATATGATGTAAAAAATAATTATTGTGAATATATTTTTTTCTAGAACATATTTCAATAATGAAAACCTTGGTATTATTGAATTTACATTTATAATGATTATTCAAATGAATACCATTACCATTATTATCTATAGCTGGGTTAAAACATAATGTATTGTATGGTGGTGGAATATTGATTTCTCCTTTTAAAAAATGAATGAATTGTAAAACCTCTTTAGTGTTATGTGTATAACTAACTAAATTATTCAAATTTGTATTATAATGTATTTTATCAAAACGACATGTACCAAATAATGTAACGAATGTGTATCTTGTATTAATATAAAATGCGTCACCCCATTTACAACCATGTTGCCATATTGTTTCAACGCGCTCAAAATTGAATTTTTTTAAATATTCATCAATTTCATCGATAAGTGGACAACCTTTATAAACATAATCACAATTCACCTCTGTATAAATATATTCTACTTTGTCTAAATAATCATCCATACCTTTTAAGGCATTTAATTCAGCACCTTGAATATCTAAACTTAAAAAATTATAATGAATATCATATTTGTAAATAATATCTTTTAACATTTTTGTATCTGTATAAAAGGATTCCACATAATTAATATGTGGATAATAATTTTCATGTAAACCTAGATCAAATATAGATGATGACATTGTGCTATTTGATATATTAAATTTAACGGTTTCATATTTATCGTATACAACCGCTTGTTCAATCAATAAATCCGGATATTTTTGTATACAAGAATCCACTTTATCTTTTAATGCTTCTATCCATAAAATTTTATTTCTTGGTAAAAACAGTTCATAATCTTTTATTTCTTCACAATCATGAGCACCTACATGTAATATACCTTTTAATTTTATGTGATATTTTTCGATCAATTCATATAAAGAAATTAACATGAATTATAAATATCATCAAACAAATATATTTATATTATATTTATAACATATTTATATTTTTATACTTTTGTACATTTATTTACACCACATCATTCCCCAATCATGTTTTGGTATTGTATTTAATAATTTTGATTTTACAATATAAATATCATAAAAATCATTATCTTGTGGTCGAAATGTGTATGCGTCACCGTTTTGAATATAGTATTGTGTATAGCCCAAATTGAATAAATAATCTATACATTTGAGCGTAATATCATTGGTTTCGCTTGCCCATTCAAAGCAAAGTAAATTAACCTTGTAATTCAATGAAGATATACATTCATATTCTCCGCCTTCAACATCTATTTTAATCAAATCTGGTAAACCATATTGTTGAATTAATTTGTCAATAGTTATTGTTTTACAAGTAATTTCTGTATACGGATGATTGTAAAACCGAGATGTTTCGTCTGTTAGCCACGATTTGTTTATTGTCGATAAAACATCACAATTTGCGTGATAAAAGGTAATATCATTACCATTATTATTACAAACCGCATAATTCAGTAAAATTGTTTTATCATTTTTTATATTATTTACTAATTTATCAAATGTAATAGGAGATGCTTCTATTGTAACTATTTTATCACATCGATCAATATTTGCTAAAGTCCATGCGCCGATATTTGCGCCTATGTCAAAAAACATAATATATTATATTATATTTTTTATAATTCGAATATAAACGAAATTAAAATGATCTGTTTTGTCAACGAAATATTAAATCGTACAAATATTCAATTTCTAATTTTATTCCTATTTCTAATATTTAATAAACAATACATACGGAATAAAATACAGGGTAAAAATCAAATTTATGATATTCGCATTGAAACTATAGGTGGCAAAATGTGATGCCAATAAAGAAGAAAAAATCATAATCATACTATCACCGATAATGGCTTTCTGTGTTATTTCAGTGGCATAATCCTTGAAAACATCCAGCATTGCGTTTATTCCACGAGGTACCCATGTAAAGAATTTATAAAAGAGAATATCATGTGTGATTTGAAGAAAAAGGGCTAATAAAATAAAGAGTATGAGAGAAAATTGGGAAAAGAAAAACGGGTACAAGAAACGCGTTAAAATAATGACTAAAAATACGATAGACACATCTGCTAAAACCGCGGACAATTGGAATTTTTGATACCAAAAAGTGAGAGTTTTTGAACGAAGAAAACTGTGTAAAGTGAAAAAAATGGTGAATGTTTCTACGAATAAAATACCGTTTAAAATCGGTAAATAATCGGAAATATTGTTGAAATTAGATATATCATTAAAAAATTTCATTTGTTATATATATTTGTTGTGATTTTTATTTTTGAATTTAGGGTAAAGAGAGAAATTTAAAATATAGGGATATATATATATTTTAAATTAGAATGAATGATAATATGGAAACAGAGGAAGAAAATGAACTATTAAAAAATATAAGTACATATATAAATCCATCAAATAATACACAAGCCACAACACAGATTCCGCATATATATGAAATTACAGAAATTACAGATATAAATATTTTACAAAATATTGTAAAAGGGAATGTTGATAATGAATTAGGTGACGGAGATCATGATATAGCTCGTAGAGGTGAAGAAACAAATCCACTTATAATGTATTGTGAAAAAAATAAAAAAGGAGGAAAATCATATATAAACGGGATTTTTGTTGATTTTAGTTTTAGTTATCAAGGAAATAGATCACAAGCAAAAATACTTGAAGAAATGGAAAAAAATATTAAATTAAATCAAGTAACACATAAGAATAGAACGATTACAAATTTCGAAAGAACAATTGTAAATATCAAAAAATATATGATAAATTTACAGGAATATTTGAGTGGTACTCAAGCCGAAACTAATACTACTGAAGAGGGATCTCAAGAAAAAACGAATATTATTGGAGGTACTATTTCAAATACTATTGTTGAAACACATAGAGGTCAAGAATGGGATAATAGTGTTTCCTTGGCTAAAATGTATAAAGCACAAGTAACTACTACGTTTGATAATCCGGGACAACATGATATGGATATTGGAAGGATTTATGATAATGTGCGTGAAATAAACAAAATAAATTATATTGAAAATAGATTATTACCTTTATTGAGATTTTATCCGAACTATTTTCCAAATGCGTTTTCTGTTTTCATGAAACCAGATGATTTTAATAATGGAAAATTACCTGATATTCTTTATACTTATTACTCTAAAAATGATATTTTTTCTAGAATTGATATTAATACTGAAGTAGAACGTATAAAATCTCTTCTTCAAATGGTTCCAAAAGTGCTTCCAGAAGATAAAAATATTGATTTATTATTGCTACACATGTTTTCCAATGAAAAAACTACATCATATTCTATACAATACGGACAAATTACGGCAAATGAGGTTACACATCAATTATACGGTTATCCAAAAAGAGGTTGTGGAAAAAATGTTCCTCTGGACAAACCAAAAATGGTATTTGAACATGATATTGAGATTGACTCTTTCATGAAAAACTGTCATATTTTATGGGGAAAAACGTGCGGAGACGGTGTATCAATTGAAGCCGCAAATATGTTGTCTTATTTAACCGGTCAAACAGTGAATGTATTATCATACGATGAATGTTGTAATTTAAGAGCAACTTTTATTACTGGTTTATCTACTTGTCAAAAACAATCTACATTCGCAGGGACTGGATTGGGTTTTCTTTCTACCCACAGAAATGTGGAATTTTTTAAATCAACAAATATTGGACAACGTGTTGAGGAAATATATATAAAAAAAATTTTGGATATCTCAAATAATCCAAATCCAAATTATTTTGAAGAGCAATTACAATTATTGAAAAATAAGTTAAAGCCACTCACTCAAGATATAACAATTATAGATGAATTTGTGAATAAATTTATACAGCAAAAAAATGCTGGTCTTGATCTAGTTTTTAGGGATTTTAAAAATTTTATTGACAATAACGGTTTAAAACAAGATGGTAGTTTTGATAGTGTTACATTTTACGATTTGGGAAAATTTAATATTCAAAATTATATTGCGGAAATAGATGAATATAGATCATCATTTACTAAATTATTGAATGATTTTAATACTCGTTTTGAAAAGATTTTCATGTATAATCCTCGTAAAACACTTGATGATAATGAATTTATAGTTAGTAATATTGAACTGGGTGTGCGTTTTATGTCGTCTATAGAAGAAAAACTGATTGAATGTGGAATGAGTGGCGGAGATTTAGACGACCAGCGCAAACAAATTGTATTTACTTTTTTGAGTACATTAATGACGAGTATAGGTTATCAAAAAGTAAATACATATTGCATTCATTTATATAAAAATATACTTGAGTTGTTCAATAAGAATTTTAAGGATTATTTTAATAATATACCTATTACAATAGATAATTCTATTGTTTCTATTGACAATAATAAATATAAAGAATTATTAGAATTATATGATAATATCGCAGGAATTAGACCAGAAGAGACAGAAAAATATAAAAATAAGTGTATCATCAAAAAAAATATCAATTTATTAAAATTTATATTGAGACATCAAGAATTTATGACGAACCCACAAAGTCCGTATAAAATTAAAATTAATCAAAAATTAATAAACCCAAAAATGAATACAAATACAAAATATTCTGTTTTGGAAAGTAAAGTACAAAGTTATCAACGTTTTTATGAAGAAACAAGAGAGAAATTTAAGTCACCGATAAAAACCGCAGAAAAAAGATTAAGAGATAAAAAACGTGGCGAGGAACCAAATACGAATTCTTCTACAGATACATCTCCTGATAAATCTAATGAAACATCTAATGAAACATCTGGTAAAGGTAAAAAAGTAAAAACTGGTTTTGTTATTGGTCCTGATATAAACGGCGAAAATAATATAAACGGCGAAAATGATATAAACGGTGAAAATGATATAAACGGTGAAAATGATATAAAGAGCATACCTTCAGGAGTTATTATAGGATTTAATGAAGATATTTTTTATGAAGAAATTTTAGATGAAGATAATTTCAACGACGTATTCCGAGGTGTAGAAGATTGTGATGACACCGAAAATAACTTAGTCAGTGTAGATGAGGAGTGTACTGAGATGAACAATTGTAATGACCCAGACAATCTATTTTTGGGTGTAACTAATTTTATTTCAAATATATCTACGCTATGTTATACTGCTTTCTCAAATATATTTAGTTCTCCAACTACAACTGAAAAGGATCCAAACGCAGAAAGTTTGGAACGATTTGAAAAATCTCTTGAAGGTATTCAAAACCGAATGAATGAAAATGTTAAAAGCCAAAATAAATTAAATAAATTAAATGAATTAAATGGTATGACTTTGCGTAGTGGAACTACAGTAGAATCACCGATTTACCAAGAAGAAATGGCTAGATTAGAACAACAAATGACTGAATTAAAACAACAAATGGCTGAATTAAAACAACAAGCAGAGGCTATTGAAGTAAAAATTAATGTAATAATAAGAATACAACAACAACCACAAGACAGTGCGTCATCATCATCTTCAAATGGGAATAATGGGAATACTACATCACCACCATTAAAACAAAAACCTGGTGGTCGTTCATATTTTTCTTTCTTTTCAGGAAAAAAAGGAGGCAAAAAATCATCAAAAAAACCAGCAGTAACTCGCAGAAAAAACAAGAAGACATTCAAAAGAAAAACCATGAAGAAAAGAAAAATACCCAAAAGAAAGAATAAAACGCGACGACGACTACGCCAACGCAAATAACCAAGCGACGACTACTATTTTTTCTTAAAGAAACTCGTGACAACCGCGTTACCTTCTTTTTGATTATTGGATTCGCGTAGAAACTCGTCAAACAAGAGCGCCTTGACTTCCTTGTTTTTCAAAGACTCTATTTTATCATCTAATTTCTCTGGGTCAATCGTTTTTTTTAATTTTTTGATTTCCATATTTAATTTATCGGCTTTTCCCTTTTTACCATCCATGATCCACATCTTTTCAAGAACCAGCGCAAACACTTGTTGGACGGGTTTCATGATTTGGTTCGTAATATAAAACGAATAATCTATTTTTATCTTGTTGTCGCGGATAAAATTAGGTGTTTCTATTTTTTCGCCTTGTAATGCTTTCTTGTCCGCATTGTGGATATATACAAAAGGAATTCGGTCCCCCGGTCCTGGTTTATTCCCCGGATCGCGCGCTGTAATCCGATCCGCCAACACTTTGTGCGCGATTTGTTGCGGATTTTTGTAACCACTACGCAACGATTTGGTGATGATTAATTTTTCAATCGGGTATTTCTCCTCGACAATATTTTTCAAACAATGTCGCAAAAACTCTTTTGCTTTGATAATATCTTTTTCCTTCATTAAAATATCAATGATTCCGCCATAAATATCCTTTACTATGGGTGCATTATCCCTGCGTTTCAAAACAATACCCATTTCCTTGCGCTTACCTTTGTCGGGGTCGTGCTCATAAAGCATACCTACATATCTCTTTTTGGATAACAAACAAAAGGGCATGAATGTTTTTTCATATTCTAAATCATGCGGACCTTTCAAAAACTTGGACGCCAAATGACCTGCCTCTTGGGCTAATTCAATTGTTATTTCTAACGCGTCTTTGCCTCGAATAGGTTTTCCATCGGGCGTTTGTAGATTGAATGTAAAGAATACAGAATCCGTGTTATGAACAATCATATTTCCAATTCCTGCGGCGAAATGATGATTTTCAGTTGTCAAATCATATACATATCCTTCATATGGGATTGTGTTTATTTTTTTTACAGCATTTTTGTTTTTTCTTTGTTTATTTTTAGTCATTGTAATTCTATAAATATTTGGTTTATCATTTCTTGTATTTATTGATGTAGAATAACCAAGACTGTGTCCTAACCAAGAAATATAAGACGCGCTTATTTGATTTTTTTGGTCTATTCTTGTATAACCATTCATATCTTTGTCACCATCGGCATCATATAATCCATCAAAGAATGCTTGTCTTATATTTACGCTTGAATTTATAATTTCATTTGGGATTATTTTACTTTTATCATAATATAATTTTTCTCTATAATTTTTTACAAATTTACTAATAGAACCATATTTACTACATCTTGGAGATATTTTATAAACACCTGAACTTTCTAATGTAGGCATTATAACCCAATCAAAGTTTGGATATACTTTTTTACATAAATCTAAATATTTATTAATTATTTCCATGGAAGCATTATTTAATGCCCATGATGATTTTTTTCCAGATGGACAGTCATAATCACCACAACTTCCATCACCAAAGAAGAAACCCATGATTCGCGCCTCATCTTCACAAATATTATTTGTATTATTATCATTTAGTGGGGGTGGATAATGTAGTAATTCAGTGCCAACTTTTACATCTTTTGGAGATATTTCTTCACCTGAATTCAATATTAATGAATGGTCATCTGTAACATCTACCATTCCCGTATGTGTTAATATTCGCAACATTTTTTTATGAGGTGCTAATTTATGACGAATCACCCTTTGTAATTTGGTCCATCCTTTTTCTGTCCATGTTTGAATATCGTATAATTCACAAACTTCTTTTTCTTGTTTTCCAGGTTCTAAACATTGTGTCCATGTATTCTTTCCATATTTGTTTGCTAATTCTTCAATCGTGCAAATATCAAATGTTTCATTGGTCTTTATATACACAGGCGTGTAATTCGCAACACTGTCGCCGTATATATATTCTGCTTTGGTAAGCACTGGACCATATTTTTCGGTTTGACAAATGGAATCACCGTAGCATTCTTCTATGATTTTTTTGGCATATGTCAATAAGAGACGACCCGTCGCAGTCGTCGACGCCGCCACATCTTTCTCATAAAAGGTACTCGTTTTCGCACCACATTGTCCATAAAGAGAATTCGCAGTTACTTTGTAACCAAGTTGTCTTTTATCCAAGACATTTTTCATAAATTCATCTGTTTGTTGCGGAATCAGTTTTCGTGTTGATTTTCTTGCCGCCAACAATTCATCCAAAATAGACGGCATAATGGCTCGCGTACCATTGGGAAACTGGGCAAACCGACAAATTTTATAACCGCATTTGATTTTTTCCGCCGCAGAGGTCGCCGATTTTCTTTCATACTTGTATGTATCATAAGTGATGTTTACATATTCGTATTCCGGCAAATTGTCATATATGAAATTTCCCTCTGCGTCTTGTTCGCCAGTCGTTTCAATCAAGTCACCGTCTAAATCATATTCTTTGGTCCATACTTTACTGTCATGAGACAAGTTTTCACTCATCATGGACGACGGATACAGTGACGCATAATCCACGCATGCCACTGGATTGTCTAAATACAAGTCACATTTGGGATCCAACACAATCGCACCTTCATAGCCTTCGTCGCTTTCGGTTTTTTCCATCACTGGCATGAGCGTCTCTTTTTCCCGGCATTTTTTCGCAACATAACTGGTGAGTTTGATGCCTTGACCGCGCAAGATAAGGAAACTGATGGGGACACTACAAATTTTCGACATTTCGATATAACCCGTCATCACATCTACTTTGTTCATCAAATAATGGACCAAGTTACAATCCTGAATACAGTATTTCGCAATAATGGCGCGTTCATTCTGATCACCATTGGTCATTCGAAATATATCCTTTGGAGTGACATCATCCTTGGCTAAACACCATCGCACCTTTTTTGTCATATCCGGATTGATTGTGCCGCGTATTTCAAATTTCCCGCAAGTCTTATCCACATGAGTCACCACAAATTTTTCACCGTCTTTATAGTAATCAACTGAATGACCAATTTCTTCAAAATGAATATAACTACCGACTAATAATCCGGTCAAATTCGAGCTTTGTATAAGCGTTGTTTCATTATCACCGGTGGTCTCATATTTTTTCACATAATCACCTATAAAATGACCAGCAACATAATCTAATTTATAAGATGTCAAGTTTTCTTCACGACGAAAGAAATTATACATATCCACTTGAATTCGTCCGTTCATCTTGATATATTTCAAATCATGCTGACCACTTGCGATTTGAATACTACTTTCCTCGATTTTATATCGCCCGTCTTCCAAAGTGGCACATAATTCATCCGAGTTTCTAGATAATCTCAAGAATTCATTCGCGCAGTAATTTTCCTCGGCGCGTCTCACCATGAACTCATAATCAAAACCAAATATGTTATAACCGATAATAATATCCGGATTTTCCTTTTGTATTAGATTTTTCCACGCTAAAAGCAGGTCTTTTTCCGTTGTATATGTTTCAATCACCGCATTGTCTACTTTCGAACAAGTATTTACAACCGCACAATGATTCAAGTATGGCTCTGGATCACCGTATTTTAAAAAGGTTGATCCGATAAAAGTAACCCGATCGCCTTGTAATTTGGGAAAGAATGAATTCAAAGAAATATTTAATTCGGTTAATTTTGTTTCACGAGAGTATTTTTTATTGGATAATATATCAATAACCGTGTCTTTTTTATCGACTTTTTCTTTTTTTGAATAATACGAGTGATAACCAAAGCCGAGCCCTGCGTCGTCTTCTTCTTCATTCATTTTCTCAAATACTTCCTCTATTTTCATTTGATTTTCGAGGTCCTCGACACCCCCATTTTCATCCAATTTACGCACTGGAGATACCAACCATTTCTCAATAGTTGTCTCAAGGATTTCTTGGTTTTTCGGTGGACTTTTGGGATACACCAGATCAATTTCAATCATATGTTTGTATCCAAAAGCGGATAATAATATATTTCGCAACACATCTTTACATTTGTCTCTGGTTTCCAAACCTAGTGGGTTTGTCTCAAAATATTCAATGATATTGGTCGCCAATTTTTTATATGATTTAATCGGCACTGGGAAATCACCGTGACTACTACTAGCTTCAATATCAAAACTACATATCTTGTACGGCACTCGGTCCTCACAAATATTCAAAGGAATAATGTGCGTGTAACTAATCCGGAATTCATAAGTACACGATGTTTTTTTGTCGTTATTGATTTGAATGGTTTTCTTGTTTGGTAAGGCAATCCAACCAGATGGACTAATATCCATGATGTGAAAGAAACGCAACAATGGCGGAATATTTGCCTCATACAATTGAGTCTTGGTTTTGCCATATAACCATCCCCCGACAATGAGTTTGCGGTCTTTTCCATACCATAAATTTTTCACCTTGTTGTAAGCAGGCATATTGTCGAATTTGAAACAAATAAATTTATGTTGTTTTCCACCGTCAAACCCGTATAATTTTTTTTTCTTGACGAATTTACAATCGCAAATGGAATTTTCGTAATATTTACCAATTTTCTTTTTGATTTCATCCAGAAAGTTTGTTTTGATTTGCGTCGTCCAAAAATCGTCGACTTTTACATAAAAGAAGGGTTTAAAATCCTCAACAATAATGGAGCATGTTTCGCCCTTTTTGTTAATACCGAACATTTGAATCAAGAATGCTTGAGAATCAATACGGGATTTATATCCGGGTTCTTCCTCACTACCAGAAGATGATGACGCGGATTTTAAAATATTAATATTAAAGTCAAATAAGCGAAAGGATTTGTCCATTTTGTTTTGTCTGTTTATTATAATATCATCACTTGTGTTTATTTCCTTTCAATTTTAAAATTCATATTTTATTATTTGAATAAAATATAAAATTATTTGTGTTTTCCTCGACCACCTTTTTTGCGACCATATTTACAATGTTGTCGTTGAGAAAATCCGCGGGGTCTGTTACAATTAATACTTCTTTTGTATTTTAATGACCATTTACCTCCTCGTTGTTTTCTTTTATTTTTGCGTGTTCGCATAGGTTGTTTTTTGACACCCTGTTTTTTAGAAATCTTGTCTTCAATCCATTTGATAAAAGAATCAGTTGAACGGTCTCTTATACTACCATCAGGTGATTGCCAGTCTTCAAATTCTTCCGCCTGGTCTTTGGTAACATGTCTTAAAGAAGGAAAACCGCCGGGCTCGCTTCCCATGTCTTTTAATAAAGGAAATAAATCTTTATTAATACGCACAGTAACCACATCGTCACCGTGTTTGATATGATCTTTTAATTTATCAGATTTAGATATATTATCCCATTGTGGTATAGTAGAATTACATGGACCACAACCGTCCATATATGTAAATAAAAATACACTTTTACCTGATTTTAAAAGACGATTGATTTCATCAATCATTTGTTGTTTGTTTCCATTATGATTATCTGGAATTATTAAAGATTTCATTATTATATATATTATTAGAATATTATTATTCAACTAGAAAAATTATTTTTGTAAATAATATATATGTTGGTTATTATTTTTATAATTATAGTATTTTTAGCAGGAATGTATTTTTGTATGAAATATAGTCCGGATAGAATATATCAAGAAGGATTTGAAAGCAACGCAACAAAAAATCCTAGATGTCCGAATATATTAATACAAAATGGTTCAAAAATATATCTATATAATTCAAAATTAGCAAAAATACCTGGAGTCAATCCGCTTCAGTTTGATAATTTAGAAGATTATACCGAATTCATGGATTGGCAACGAAGCCAGGGTATACGCTGTCCTGTTTTATTTTTACAAAAAACATATGATACCCAAGGACAATCTGTATATAAGGTTCGTCCCGGCGTTAGTGAGCCGCAAGGTGGATTACCACCCGCAATTGTAAATGATCAATCCGTATATCAGGATCCAAATCCAACGAAATTAATAGACGCGGGGCGTAATGATCCGCCTTATAATATAAATTCAATGCCTTCCTATGATGAATCTAGTTTTTATGTTGGTGCGACAACTCCTTTAGACAAAATGGACGAGACGCAAGACGGATTATTGTATAGTCCAAATGCGATGGATCCAAATTGGGGCGGTGCCAAATTTACGCAAGCATTGGTTGATCGTGGTTATTATGCCGACAACGAAGTCGCAATTCGTGTATAAATCCTAAATAACTCTAAAAATATTATGTGAATTCTTGTTCGACCACATAATATTTATACTTGTACTTATACAGAATCTACAAATTTCATGATTCCATTTAACGATGTTTTAGATGCGCTTAATTTATTAATATTTTCTAATAACGCAATATTTGCCGTTTTCGATTCTTCACTATCGTCTGTTTTTATTTTTAATAAACTATCCAACATTAAATAACTAATGTATTCGTCAGTGTTAATAACTAGATTTTCATAATTTTTTCTGTATTTTTTAATTAAAAAGGTATCTTGCATTCGAATTGTTTGCTCGCCGATCGCATTGGCAATATTTCCAGAAGATCCAGCGACACCCGCATTTGTACTGGGTTCACCAGTAGATGTTGTTGGACTGGATGTATTTGTCATTTTTACGAAACCTTCCAATAAATTATTCTGAATTTTTAATGCTCCCGTACTAAAGAATATAAATAATGCTAACAATGCTAAAATTCCTACAATTTTAAACACATAATCACCGCCACTCATTTATATATATATCTATATATTTAACATAATAAAATTTTAACATAATAAAAATTTCTTAATATTTTGAATAACATTTTTATTTATTTTTCTGGTTTGATTTTTGGAATTTACATAAGAAATATGATTTAAACAATCGTTGTTTTCTCTTAATTTATTTAATAAATTCGGCAATGTTTGGAATTCTTTTAAAATGGCAATCGCACTTACAGAACTGATTCCTGGTATTTGACACAACATGATTTCACCAATATTTTGCGGGGTAACATTTTCTTTCTTAACCTTTTTAATAACCGCACAATAATCTTTTTCATTTGCGTCAGTTTTGTTTGCTTCAGTTTCATTATTTTCAACAACAACAACAACTTGTTCATCATGTGTAACGGGTGTTTCTTCAACAACTACAACTGTCGGCTCACCTGTGGGTTTTGAAACAACTTCAGGTAATATATCCACCTTATTTTTGTAATAAGGTTTTTTGTTTTCTACATCACATTTTTTCATTTTATATGCCATGTTACAAATCACTAAAGAAGTTTCATCAATACTAAATGTCCTTAATACTGAAAACCCCTTATAATGATTCAATGAAAACATTGCGGAATACAACGAAATCTTGTCAATTCGATCTTTGAATAAAAATTTACTATTTAAATCACCCTCAATCAAATATATAATATTGTGGTTACTAAATGGTGATCCATTCAAACGATACGATTGTTCCTCATATCTACCGTCCTTTATACTGGATGATAAATCTCGAATACTTTTTCTCTCTATAATCAATCTTTCAACATTGTTTTCATCACAAATAATCACATCACCTAATGGCAAGTTTTCAGTTACAACCGTGATATTCTTATAGGATGGACTAATTTCTAAATAGTATTTGATTAATTTAAACATTTCTTGTTCTCGGATATCAACCTTAATGATCATTCTTTGCGTAATAATATAATTACTAATTTAGTTATTAAATTATTTTTTTACTAAATGTATTATTTTTCCTAAATAAAAAGAATCCGTAAAACCCAAAATAAAAAAGGTTTTACATTATACCACGTCTGGCATATACTTGGTATCTTGTACCTTGTACTGGGCGTCTGGTAGTATTGAATAGCGCGAATGCTATAGATGGTATTCTTTGTGGGGCACGTTTTAAGTAATTTCCCATGTTACCACGTTGCCAAGTAGTACCAAAAACGACAATGCCTGCCTTTTTGTTACCACCTAATGAACCACCACTTTGTTCGGTTCTTGATGCGATAGTATTTGTATATGGGTTCGATTGAACAAACATTCCAACTGGCATATTTATATATACCTTAAATATTATATTTTTTCAAAGAATGGAAATAAATGGAATATTATAATAAAAAATAAAAAATTATCATAAATTATTTGATATTTTCATTTACTATTTTCATAGTGATGAGAGAAACCCAACTTTCCTAAAACTAAATTAAACATATATGAAAACAATATAAAGCTATGGTAATAATACATATATAGTTTATTCACCTAGTTACAGCATAATGAATCAAGACGATAAAAATATAATACGCGACGATGATATTGTTAAAGGAGAAGATGGTTTAATATTTAACCCATACAATCCTGCGAATGTGGAGATTACATTGAGCGAAGTTCAATCTATTCTCACTAAATATGGTGTTCCCAATATTGTTCATAACTTGAACTTGTATAAACGCGCTTTTGTTCACCGGTCTTATACCAAACGACCTCATATTGAAAACGCGTCTCAAAATATTACGATTGTGGATAGACCCCCAGATTGTATGCCATTAAAAACAAAATCAAATGAAAATTTAGAGTTTTTGGGTGATGGTGTCTTGGAATTAGTCACTAAATATTATTTATATCGCAGATTTCCCAAGGAAAATGAGGGGTTTATGACCGAAAAGAAAATCGCGATTGTCAAGAATGAGGCGATCGGAAAGATTGCCCTAGAAATGAAACTACACAACTGGTTGATTCTTTCTAAACACGCAGAGGAAAAGAAAATCCGCACCAATTTGAAGAAACTGGGATGTCTGTTTGAGGCGTTTTTGGGTGCGCTGTTTTTGGATTTCAACAAAATCGATGTGAAAGATGACGAAGGATGGTTTAAAAATATATTTGTCACCGGACCTGGATTTCAAATCGCGCAAAAATTCGTGGAAAATGTCTTTGAAAAACATATTGACTGGATTGCCTTGATTCAAAATGACGACAATTATAAGAATATATTACAAGTGAAAATCCAAAAGGAGTTCAAGGTGACTCCGCATTATTTGGAAATCGAACATGATGTGGACAATGGATATAAAATGGGTGTTTATTTGTGCGTTGGACAACAAGTCTATAATTGTAGTCAAACACAGGCATTACATATTGACATATTGAAAAATTTTGGAGCGATTCGTGAATATATTGAGAAAAACGAGGGAAAAATATTTTTATTCCTGGGTGAGGGACAACATAAAATCAAACGCAAGGCAGAGCAAATCGCATGTAATGAGGCGATTCAAAAGTTGGATTTATATTCATCTGTGTAATTTAATTATTTTTTAGATGTTCTTTCTCTTATTCTTTTTTTCATTTGTAAAACATAATTATGTACTAATGCGTCGAGTCCGGCTTGATCCAACAAATAACTTTCTTTATTATAAATATTTTTATAACCATGTGGATTGTTTTTGTTTTTGTATATACCTAATGTACCTAATTTATCATCAACTATCAAATCGTCCGGGTCAGTAAAGGGTCTTTCTTTATATTTTTTTTCTGACATTTTTATGTCCTCTTCAGTAAATAATTTTCCTTTTTTATCATATACTCTGTTTGTATTAGGTAAAGTATATAGTTGTATTCCATAATTTGCGTATTTTATACCTTTTTCAGGTAGTAATATTTCTTTAATGTAATCATCATATCTTAAAGGAGGAGGTATATTTTTGCCCATTGGATAATTTTTAACATAATCATTGTATTGTTTTTTTTCATATAAGATTTCTTCGTCACTATCTTCTTCAATTTTTGACAAATTTTCGGTTGATATTTTTTTTTCTTCTTTTCCTGGAATGAATATTTTTTGTTCTACTTTTTGAAAAACAGGCGTACTTGTATTTCTTGTTAAAGAACTTATTATAGGTGCTGAAATAGGACGTTCTATTTGTGAAATATATGGTTTTATTGGTGTGCCTGATTCTAAATCGAATTCATCTAAAGAAAATGAAGAAACAATCGGGTTTCGACTATTCTTACTTATACCAGTTTTACCACTTTCAATATCATCATGGGAAATTGGTCTAAAAGCAGAATTTTCACTAGGAGCGAATGTTTTTTTCATACCACCTTTTTTCCACTGTTTTCTAGATTTCCTATTTTTTTTGGATACTTTATGTTTTTTCATTGATTTGCTTCTATTATTTTTTTTGTATTTTCTAGTTAATTTTACCATATATATTAATTATAAAATAATTTACACCTTTTCTCATTTAAAACGCCCAATTTTTATATAGTTTAAATTATATAAAAATAAATTATCATATTACTTTAATGTCAAACGAAGAAATTATTAAGGAAAATCAAGCACTAAAAGAAGAATTAGAAAAAATGAAAAATGAGTTAATGGAAACAATGGATAAATTAAAGAATTATACAGCGCCTAAAAGAAGCAAAAAATTTTATGAAGCACATAAAGAAGAGATTAAACAAAAAGTTAGAGAATATAAAGAAAAAACAAATTATAATAGCAATATACCAAAGGAAAAGAAAAAAGAATATAATAAAAGAGCATATCTGAAAAAGAAAGAAAAAAAAGAAGATAACGAAATAAAAGAAAATGAAATTATTTAGGAATATTTAGAAGTTTTTTCGTTAAAACTACTTAAATTTATTTTCTTTTGTAAATATATAGAATGGTAAAAAAGAAAAAACCAAAGGACCCATTCCAAGAGTTTAGGAATAATGAAAAATCTGCTTACAAAACTTTCAAAATACCACTCAAAACTATTCTTCTTAATCGTGCTACGATACAACCAGTCATTCACAATTTAGTTTTTGAAATGAATGATTTAGTTATTCATACATATCAATTTATTCGGTTGTATATTTTGAATTGTTATACAAATAACGCCCCATTGCCTATGATAGACGAAACATTTATTTTGTATTGTATCAAATCGTTAGGTAGTCGTGATAATAGAGGAAAAAAAGGAAAAGATACAGAACTTTTAGAAACATTACAACAATTCTACAAAACCGAATATCAACCTTTACTGAACCACGAAAAAACCAATTTGAAAAATACTACTTTCTTATTACCTTATTTAGCAACACAAATACATACTTCTTTACATAATAATTTCCAAGAACATTTTATTCAACATTTTTTGAGATTTATAAATAAAACTACCAATGAAATTACCGAAGATAATACAACTTTATTCCAATTCAAAAAACAATTATTAGAATTGAATGAAACGGATGAAATATTTTCTAACTGGAAACTCACTCATTTACATAACATTTTACCTACTGAAATTAAAAAGTCAATTCACTATGATATTAAGGTTAGACCATTTGAGTATTTGAATGGAATGTTGTATATGAATTCTGTATTAGAAAAACAAAAAAATAAATTATTCCAACCTTTACCATTAAGAAACAATATCATTCCAAAACATATTATCATAGATACAGCAAGTTTGATAAATTTGTTTTGTTGTGAAAAAGACAAGGAAGGTAATAAATTGAAGAAGGGCGAATTGTTAAGTAATGTAAAAGACAATCAATATGAAGTATGGTCTAATTTTCTAAATTTGAAAGATAAAATATTCAAGAATAAATATTATCAATTTCATAATCAAATCCAAACTGACGGAATTAGTTGTTGTTTGTTATTTATAAGAAAAGATTTGAAAGATAAAAAATGGGGTTCAAGAGTCCAGGTTTTACAAGAACAAGATTTTTATAATATTGAAGATTTATCAAAAGAACAATTAGATACTTTGAAAGATAGAAATATTGTAGGTTGCGACCCTGGTAAGCGTTCATTAGTATATATGATGGATAAAAATGGAAACAAACTACAATATACATCACCACAAAGAAAACGAGAAAGTAAAGCAAAAACAAATCAACGGATTTTATTAGAGGAAAGAAATAAAAATGGCATTATAGAAAAAGAAACTCATTTATCTTTTCATAATAGTAAATCCGTTGATTATAATAAATTCAAAATATATTTAGTAGAAAAGAATAAATTGAATAAAGAAACAACCGATTTTTATAGGAGAGAAACATGGAGGAAAATGAAGTTTCGTCAATATAGTTATGGTAAGAAAAGTATAGATATATTTTTGAATAAAATCAAAGAAACATTTGGGGAAAACATCCTAATCGGTTATGGCAATTGGAGTAGGTCTTCTCAAATGAAACATTTTATGCCGACGATGAATAAAGGATTAAGGAAACTAATTAATAAGAAATACGATACAATTACTATAAATGAATGTAATACAAGTAAAAAATGTTGTGATTGTAATAAAGATTTAGAGTATTACAAAAATAAAGAAAATAAACAAGTATTTCGTCTGTTAGTTTGTTCTAATTGCGTGAGTTGCGAAAACAAAAAAATCGTATTTAGGACAAGAGATGCAAATTCTTCCATAAACATAATGAAATTAACGAGTTGTTGGATAGAAAAACAAGAACGACCATTATGTTTTCAAATTTCGTCTTTCACATCTTCAAATAAACAAAAGGAAGATGAAAAAGTAAGACCATCGTAGGTGAAATTCCTACTATTGATTTTACATTTTTTCTTATTTTTTTGCCTAATAAAATGGGCGTTTTAAATGAGAAAAGGTGTAAAACACTAAATTAAAAAACTTGTAATTATATATAAGTATGAGTGATGATATAAAGAATGATGGAAGAAAAAACCCTTTAGAGAGAATTACCGATACTTTAAGAGTAAAACCAATTGTCACTGAACTTGATGAAAATAGAACGATTAAAATAGTGATTCCTAAAAAAGAAAAAAAAGACAAAACCGGACAGAAACGAAAAATAGAATTTGCGGATGACCGTAAATTAAATCCCGATTTTGATATTGAAAAATTACGCACTGAATTAGCAACGAATAAATTAGGTAAAGTTACGGTAAAAGATACAGTGAAATTAGGTGAGCGTAAAGTTTCACCGGTGACTGAGAAAAAGGAACCAGAAACTGCGGTTGAAATAAAAATAACAAAGGTCAAGAAAACGACCAAACCCAAGTTGTCATTGGTTGAGGAAGAGGAAGACGAAACTGCGTATGTTCAAGAAAAGAAACCCGAAAAAGGAATTGTTCTTGATACTGAAGAAAAACCGACTACACGAAAAACGCAACAACCACCTAAAGGCGAAAAGGTATTAACCGAGAAAGAAATGGAACTCCTTGATAATGCCAAAATGGTAGAGCGATTACCGCAACCAAAACAACATGTGGATATTAAGGTGTCGAGTTATTACATGAATAATCGTGAAATATTTGTTAATTTTATTAATTCACTCTTTCAACCATATCGTGACCAAATTATTAATGATACCACACCCATTACTTGTGAAAGTATGAATCAAAAAACCACCGGTGAAATTGCCCTATTGACTCACCAAAAATTAGTGAGAGATTACATGAATATGTATACGCCTTACCGCGGGTTACTCGTGCTCCATGGCTTGGGTAGTGGTAAGACTGCCACATCTATTGCCGTCTCAGAAGGCATGAAGAGCACAAAAAAAATTGTGATCATGACTCCCGCCTCATTACGCCAAAATTACATAGAAGAGATCAAAAAATACGGCGATCCTATTTATAAAACCAGTCAGTACTGGGAGTGGATTTCTACCGTGGATAAACCAGAATTAGTCGATGCCTTATCGACCGCCTTGAATTTATCAAAAGAATATATCGATCGAAAAAAGGGTGCCTGGTTAGTGAATGTAAAACAAACACAAAGCAACATTGATGATTTAATGCCACCTGAATTGAAAAGTTTGAATGAACAAATAGACGAAATGATACAAACCAAATATAAATTTATTAATTACAACGGGTTACGAAGATCCAAATTAAAGGAAATGACCAATAATTTCGAAACCAATATTTTCGACGACGCCGTCGTGGTCATTGATGAGGCACACAATTTAATCAGTCGTATTGTGAATAAATTGGAAAAAGAAAAGGATATTCCATTCAACAACAAGGGGAAAAAAGAACGCGTCTCACAATCGCTTTCACTGATTTTGTATGAATTATTAATGAGCGCAAGTAATGCGCGTATTGTTTTACTGTCGGGAACACCTATTATCAATTACCCCAATGAAGTCGCCATATTATTCAACATGTTGCGCGGGTATATTAAAACCTGGGAATTCCCACTTGATGTCAAAGGCGGTCAAAAAGTAACCAAAGAATCGTTACAAGAAATATTCAAAAAGGAAAAAATATTGGATTACATGGATTACACATCAAATAATAAGAAATTAATTGTCACTAGAAATCCTTTTGGTTTTGAGAATAGAGAGAACAAAGACGGAAGTTACCGCGGGGTGACAAATAGTAAAAAAGAGACGGTTGATAAGATGACCGGTAAAACGATCATGGTTGATCGTGGCGCAGTAAGCGATGATGAGTTCAAGAAGAATATAATATATTTATTGGGCAAAAATGGGATCGAGGTTATCGGAAGTGGCATTGTAGTCCATATGTATAAAGCATTACCAGATAAATTTGAGGATTTTATAAATCGTTTTATTGAACCCGAAACCGGAACAATGAAGAATGTGGATTTATTCAAACGACGAATCCTCGGTCTCACCTCTTATTTTAAAAGCGCGAGTGAACAATTATTGCCTAAATATGAAAAAGCAGTGGATTACCATGTCATTAAAATACCCATGAGTGACTATCAGTTTAATATTTACGAAGAGGCACGCCAACAAGAACGAAAACTGGAAAAAAACACGGGAAAGAATAAGGCGGCGGTGATGGATAAAAATGGTATTTATAAAGAATCGTCCTCGACCTATCGTATTTTTTCAAGATTGTTTTGTAATTTTGTTGTACCACGACCACCAGGAAGACCATTCCCAGAGAGAAAAACCGGTCAAACCAAGGATGAAGAAGCCGCATTGCGTCCCCAATTGACAGAAATTGGTGAGGAAACACCTGGAGCGGATAAAAAAGAAAAGAAGGATGATAGTTTGTCTCAATTATATAGTGATATTTTGACACGAGGAGAGAAAGAAAAAGACAAAAAGAAGAAAACCAAGGAAGAAAAAGGTGGAGACGATGATGATGTTGATTTGGATTTGAATGAGGAACACGGCAATTGGGAAGGCGTGGTAGAAGGAGACGATGTGATTGATAATATGGTAGATAACGCAAATGAAAAACGCAGCTATGAAAAACGCATTGAAGCGACACTGTATTATTTGAAAGAACACGCGGATGAAATATTATCTCCGCGTGGATTGGAAACGTATAGTCCAAAATATCTTCACATGTTGGAAAATATCCAAGATGAGGATCACCAAGGTTTACATTTGGTATATAGTCAATTTAGAACCCTGGAAGGTATCGGAATATTCAAATTAGTTTTGGAACAAAATGGCTTTGCTCAATTCAAAATGAAGAAAAACGCGAGTGGTATTTGGGAATTAGATATACCCGAGGATGACCGTGGGAAACCTACTTTTGCGCTGTATACAGGAACAGAAAGCGCAGAGGAAAAAGAGGTAATTCGTAATATTTACAATAGTAATTGGGGTGATTTTGAGGTGTCAGCACCGCGCATGTATGAGGAACTCAAAAGTATCGCAAACAATAACAATACAGGTGAAATCATCAAGGTATTTATGATTACCGCGTCGGGATCAGAAGGTATTAACTTGCGAAATACTAGGTATGTCCATATTATGGAACCATATTGGCACCCCGCGCGTTTAGAACAAGTCATTGGTAGAGCGCGCCGTATTTGTAGTCATAAGGATCTCCCTGAAGCACTACAAACCGTAGAAGTATTTGTCTATTTAATGTCTTTTACCAAGTCACAAATAGATAGCGATTTGTCTATTGAATTGAAAAACAAAGATTTGAGTAAAAAGCAATACAAGATCGTTGAATCTGGAAAAGAGGGTAAAGAAGGAAAAGAAAAAATGGCATATATACCACTCACGAGTGATGAGGCGTTATTTGAAATTTCTACAATTAAAGAAGAAGTTACAAATCAATTATTGACGGCGGTGAAAGAATCATCGATTGATTGCGCGATTTATTCCAAACGCGGTTCAAAAGAGAATCTACATTGTATTCAATTTGGTCAAACGAATCCAAATATGTTTTCATATAATCCATCGATTTCGTTGGATCAAACCGACACCGTGGCATCTATAAATAAAAAGGCGATCGAATGGAAAGGAAAAGAGGTTACAATTAGTGGTAAGAAATATATTTATCGTAAAATGAATGACCGTTTGGGTAATTTATATGATTACGATAGTTATTTACAAGCACTTGAAAAACCTGGGTTTGAACCAGTGATGGTTGGAACAGTGGAAACAAACAATAAGGGACAACAAGTTGTTAAAAAAGTGTGAGCGTATAAGTGAGATCATTCGGCAATTCCCACATTTTTTATGAAAATATAAAATATTACTAGAAAAAAGCTCATTGAATTCTTTTTTATTTTCATATATTGATTCAAATAACGTGAATCATTCATTTCGCTATTACTATTACTATTACTATTATTTGAAAGCGCAAGAATTTCTAGTTTTTTACTTTGTTTGTATCCAATATTCAAGAAAAGCGACAATACTAAAAACACCGAATTATATAATGATTGTTCGATGTTTTCAAATTGAATCATGAAATTGTCTCTTCTCAAAAATTCTTCGTAAAATATTTTCAAGAATCCAAAAAATGACGCATTTATATATATTTTTTGGTTTTGTATAGTTTGCTCACATTTGTTTTGGTTTTTCATTTCTAGGGGGGAGGACGAATAGTCATATTCCACGATAAACAATGGTTGTGTCTGGAGTTCCGTTTTTTCTTTTTCCCAACCGGTTTCCCATGCGACTTCTCCGTGATTCCAAACAGTATCTTTGTTGCTAATATAATTGTATTTTATATATTTGACGCGGTTATTTTCTATTTTGATTCTTTTTTGGGTTTTTATTGTACACGCTGATGTCAGTATTGTATATGTAATATAAATCCAACATATATTGTATATAATATATAAGAAACGCAAAATAATCATTTGGTATTGTATTGTAATATATAGTAATTATATTATAATATGAAAGATATTTATATTATTTATTATTTTATTCTGTTCAAAAGAATTTCCATTTTTTCATGAATACTTGTCATTTGTTTTTGAATTTCATTGACCGACATTTTTAAATCCAGTATATCTTGTTGTTCTTTGGTATACGTTTCTACTTTTTTTAATTTTGAAAACAACGTATTAAACCCTGGTTCATCTTGGAGTTGGGGTTGTTGTGTCGCACTATATTCTTGATACTCATTTTCACCCCAGGATACATTCTTCACAACCCCCATTGTTTTTTCTGGGGTCCTTCCAAATAGATCATTTACATCAATGGGGGTCATTACTTGTTCTTTTACCTCTTCTCCGATTTTAATATATTTTATTTGTTGTGGTATTTGTTGATGTGTTTGCTGTGATGGTGGTGGAGGACCAGGCATTTGTCGTTGTATTTGTTGTATATCATAGTTTCTTTCAGCCAAGGTTTTCGCAATCAGTTCATCCATAGCGCTCCCTATTGGTTTATCTAAATCTTCCCCGAATTTGGGAATTTCTGGCACAGGCACTGACATCGCCCTCGTGAATTCGTTTTGTTTCCGGGTTAAATCATTTTCGAATTGACTTTTTCTTTCAGCTTGTATTTCTTGTGAGGTATACAATTGTTTATTTGGAGAGGAATTGGGATTTGGACTAGGGTTGGGTGTGGATGTTTGTAAGACCATAATAAAATTAGTAATAAACTGTTTATTCAACTGAACTAATGGTATATTTAGTTTTGCGGTCGCATTGTGAAATTCCTTTATTTGAACAATAAAATAATTGCGAAATTCTACAATTTTTTCTTTCGATACGACTTTTCTTATAAATTCTTCTTCCAATATAATTTCCCATAGTAAATCGATATTTTCATTGGTTGCGAATAAGGATGACATTTTTTGAGAATATATAAATATATAGTATTTTGTTTATATATTCTTTTTGTTATTTTATTTTACAAATCCTCATTGAAATATACCTTTCTGAATTGTTGCATATATTCGTCTTTTAATATATGGTGTTTAAAATAATCCGCCGTGTGCTTATCTTCCAACATGTGAACAATAAAATAAATCGCATAAACTCCGCATTCGGTATCCCCATATTGATGCTCCACGGGATAATTTTGGTCAAATTTAAAATCGATTTTTTGTCCGATAGGTAGCGCCACTCCTTGTTTTTTCACAGTGTTTACAAATTTCTTGATTTGTCTTGGAATCGCATCGCCTGCGCTGTCGAAATAGAATATTTGCGCCTTTTTAATATTAATAAACATCGAGACCCAATGGGATCCACCCTTGTAATGCGGGTCTAAATTGAAAATAATACCTATTTTGAAACGCCCCTTTTTGATTTCATCTTCCAAATTGAAATGGCACAATTCTTCCCAGACGCATTCACCGTATAATTCATGGGTGTCGTAATCTATTGGCGACGGTCCAATAAAATCAAAACATTTATATGCTTTTTCGTATTGTTTCATTACATTTATAATATCTACACTAGACAACCATTCATTTGGATTCAACTTCCATTCCTTGGGTGATTCTGGCGCAAAAGACTCGGTTTCTAAATCATGTGCTACTTTTGTGTCGACAAATTTTTGTTCTAGCCAACATGATTCTTTGTTACATGTGTTTTTGAGGTAATTATTCAACTCATTCCATATTTGTTTGGTGTCGTTGGTTTTAATCAACGCATCGGGGTGTCTGGCATTCCATAGTTCTTTTAATTTGTATAACGATTCATCATCATAACAAGTATAATCTTTTTGTTCTTTATTGCCCTTTGGTGCGCATTTTACTTTCATTTGTTGTTTTTCTAAAACTTGTCCTACCATTTTTTTATTTGTTTTGTGTGTTTTATTTTTGGTTCCTCCTTTTTTATATTTCGCATCTTTTCTCTCTCTTCGTTCTTTCCTCCCCTTTCCTGTTTTTCTATATTTATTATTTTTTTTCGTCGTCATATTTATTGTTGATATTATTCTTTTTACGAATTCCTTTATTTTTCAAATTGGGATCTTTTAAATTAATCTCTTTTTCCCTCGGTAAAATCATTGGTTTTTTCAGTTTTGTGCTGGTTCGTTTCACCAATTTTTCCAGAGCATTCGGTTCTTGAATTTTAATCGTGCGCAACATTAATTGGTCTGCCTCTTGTGAATTACTGATATGGTCAGTGTTTAGTTCTGCCGGGAAATGATCACCTTCGGGGAGATCTTGGTAATCTTGTTGTAGTATATCGCTTTTGTCCAAGACCTTGAAATACTCGATACACGCCTTAATATAGGATTCAAAAGAAAAAACAACATCGGGAAACATTTTATCAGTGGTTTCATTATTTAGTAATTGTTTTGTTAAATCATAGATGCGTTTCTTGTAAAATTTTCGGTCACTATTGTTGATTTTTTTAGAACTCGTGGGTTTTTTCATGTGTAAAGAATATTGTTCTTTATTCATGAGACACTCCAGTGTAAGTTGGTCAACATAATTGAATTGATTGACATGTTTTGTATTATTTTGTGGAGGTTGCTCTGTCGTCATTTATAATATATCGCTTATTAAATATTATAAATAGTAACGGTATTCGTTTATTTATTGTTGTCTGGTTTGCTATTCGGTGTAGGCTTGCTATTCGGTGTAGGCTTGCTATTCGGTGTAGGCTTGCTATTGGATGGTTTCACATCTTTTTGCGGTGTTTTTTGTTCAATCAAATCATTCACACAATTATACACATCTTTGTTCGCATAGAAGTCACCCACTGTTTTCAATTGTTGGCGTGTGGAATTTTGGAAAAGACCGTGCCCAATATTTTCAGGATTTGGATTGAAATCGCTAAAATGTTCATTTTTGAATAAATACGGGAAAGGTTGTGCTGTCTCATTGTTTGGTTTAAAACCGAATTGATATAAATCGCTGTTGCTACTAGGGACATAGACTGCTTGACTGCATTTCTGAAGGGCGAAAATCCGGTTTTGTAAGTCGGATTCTACATTCACATTTGAGGCATATCCAGACCATGGCGCAGTGGCATTCCCAGGATTAAATACTTTTTCAGTGTTGTAAATAGGTAGTTGTTCCATAGGGACATGAATAGGAGCGCGAGGGTCAACAATCGGCATCAGGGAATATTTAGTCATCACGGGTCTTACACTCAAATATGGTTGTAATAATTGAGATGGAATATTTCTGTCATATATTCTTAAATTCGCTGAATCTACTCTTTGCGAAGAAGATACTTCACCATAATTTAATTGACTCATTATATATTTGTTATATATAATATTTTACTCTTTTAATTTTTAATTTTTATTTATAATAAAATAAATGTATTTTAGTAATATTATTATAGACAACTATATTAGTGGATAAAATAATGGACAATGAACTTGAAGATATAGATATTGATAATGAAAATAATGAAAATAATGAAAATAATGAAATTATAAATGAACCTCAACAAGATGCGAATAATGAAATTATAAATGAACCTGCACAAGATAATAATGAAGAAAATGAAGATAGTGATTATAATATTTTACCAGATGCTAATTTTTCAACTGATATGGTTAATCTTACAGCGTATAAACAAAAAGTAAACGATTCTATATATGAAAATAAATCCATCAAATATGAAATCGACATCATCAAGAATGATGATAAAGTTGTTGAATTATCTTGGAAAAAACCATTTATGAATGGTTATATAACCAAATTACAAAGTGAAATTGTTTCTGATTCACCGCAATTGACAGAAGAACAACAAAACAATAATACAAAAAATTCATATTATATTGAAGCGTTAAACAATCATAGAGAATATTATTTAATAAATAAAAATGATGAATTTGTTAGTGTTTTAACATCATCTATTATACTTTTTATTCGTAGAGATTCTCTTAAAAGTTATATCGATCAAAAGGACTTTACGGTAGAACTCGAAAAAATTGAGCATGATAACTTTAAAAACAAACATCCTGATATATTATTTTATAATCATGTAAGTCACAATATTGTTATTAAATGGAATAATGGGAATACTCGTGATGACAAATTTTTAAATCATATCGAAACAAAAGGTAAAACAATATTATTCACTTTTGTTACATGTAAAGTGAATGATGAATTGTACGATGAGTATATTAAACCTAAATTTATCACAGAATCTTATATAAAATCAAATGAAATGGATATTGACGACGGTTCAGAATCCGAAAGACAATCTAAATATTATTTTTTTAATATAAATTTTCTTGTAACATTTCTTCCTTTACTCAAATTTTTGCCACGAGATATATTACCTTTTGCGATTGCACGAGCGAATGCCTTAAAATATACATTTGAAAATCAACCAGATTTAAATGTTGAAAATCAACCAGATTTAAATGATATAATGTTTGATGATGAAGCGACGAAACAAAATAAAACACTTCAACACGGTATAATGGAATTATTTCTTTTAATAAAAGATAATATTTACCCATATTATCGTTCTTATCCTTATCATACAGAACAAATAAATTCAAGAATTTTTCAAATAATCGAATGGGCTGCCACTGTATCTAATGCGAAAGTTACGGTTATTTCAAAAAACATGGAGAAACAAAATAAAAAACCAATGTATAATTATACTGGTACTGGTGAAAACAATAAAATTATAAGCGAACCTGTTAAAAAAACGACAGATTCCATGGATAATGAATGTCCTGTAGAGAGAAAGCCAATATCTGAAGATGGAGAACAAACAGAGGAAAAAACGTATGAAAATTTAAACAATTTTTATTCTACTTTTAATTCCAAATTATTAGATCATTATCCAGATTTATACGTGTTACAAGATCGTAGATACCAACCAGACCCTTTTAGAAAATTACCAAGTTTGCGTCAATTAAGTAGACTCATATCAACTATTTTTTGTTTATATTTACTTTTAAATGACAAAGGTTATGCTTCTGTATCGGGAGGTGATTTGTTCAGATATTTACTCTATGACGAAATTAAAACAAGTGCGGATCTTGATTATGTATTTTGGTTGAATGACATAAATGATAAAGAGGAAATTATCTATAAATTAACAAGTTCGCTTGTAACATTAATCGCATTTTTGCAAAGTGCTTTATATTTTACGGATTTAAAACATTTTATAGAATTTGATATGTTTTATTCTCCAGATAAATCATACAAATTTATTATTGAAATTAACGGTAAAGGAGACCATAACAAATTTACAATGAGAACAATGAATAATCCGGACAAATTTCCAGTTACATTGTTATCCGTAGACTGTAATTTAAAAAAAGAAATGTATTTTATTGCGAATGATAATGAATATACAAAATTTAAAACAAATATAGTAGATGTAGATGAAAAAGAAAATGAGGAACTTATAATAAATCTATATAAAAGTACATACCTGAGCAGTGGAAATTATTATGTTCTTGCTGCGATTGATATGGTAATAAAAGATGTTTCTAAAATTGACGAGAAGTTACGCGTAAATATAAATACAGAAATGGAAACTGGTAATTCTAAAGAAACAATAAGATTTCCGAGTGATTTAATGGGTATTCGGTATTTAACAGATGAACAAGGTAAAATGATAAAGACAGATGATACTGATAATTATTTTACATTAACAGAGACAGTTCAAACAGATACTGGAGGCAAAAAGATAGGTGATATTATTAGTGGTGTTAGAAGAAATTATTCAAATGAAGCAAATAAATTAAAATATTATAATGAATTAAAATATTATAATGATATTATTGATCAAAAATTACAAATACCCTCTATTTTTACAAATTCGGATGATGAAATTATGGAAGAAGACGTGGATATAAATGAAAGCAAAGAAACTGGACAAGTAACTAAAAAACAAAGAGATAAAATAGGTAATAAAACGAGATATTCTGTTTTACTTACTCCGAGTGTTACTACGGATGCGATGCTTGCTTTAGTGAAAGAAGTTCTTAAAGACGGATTTAAATTAGCTCGTATTATTGGTGATAAAGATAAAAAAGACAAAAAACGTAAAGACAGTATTGAAGAAAGAATACATTGTTTAATTGCGCAAATGTATAAAGATATTGAAGTTATTGAATTAGATGCGGTAAATAATGTAAAAACTGGACCTATCATTAGAATATTGCGTGAATTAATTGAAATGATTGTTTATAAAGAGCCATTGAGACCTTTAGATGCGAGTATACCGAGTATACCAGAAAAATATAATATATTTATTCCAGGTGATAATATAGTCGCGTATAAATTAGATGAATTATTAAAAAATATTAATTCCCGATTAATTATTGATTATTCTGATTCTTCTTCTGATGAAACCTATTATCCAGAAGATGTTGAAAATAACGGAAGTCAAGGCGAAACAGTGTCATCGGTATATAATTCACAAAATTCACAATCTTCACAATCTTCATTTGGGGAACTATCACAAAATTCAATTGATATAGGTATGTATCCCGGGTTTTCTCTATCAGCAAAACCAGTAATTTCAAAAAAAGTAACTGATGCGTTAAGTAGACAAACAAATGTTCCATTCAAAAAAGCACCAAAAAGTATTTCTTCATTCAGAGACTTGATAAGAGAAATTACAGAACGATTGTATAATTTAACAACGACAAATACTCGCAGTGGTAAAATACCTCCAAAAAAAATATTGCCAAATAAATCAAAAATTCTTACAGTTATTCCTGAAGATAATCAACAACCGGACTTTATAAAAAACGGTGAAAAATACATTTGGGTTGAGGTAGTAGACGGGCGCGACCATTATAAAAAAGAAGGAGATAATGATGAACCTCCAACATTGTATTTTAACGACGGACAAGAGATATATGGTCCAGTACCTGAGTTAGAATCTAATGAACCTGTGGAAAAATCTAATGAACCTGTGGAAAAATCTAATGAACCTGTGGAAAAATCTAATGAACCTGCGGAAGAATCCATTGATGAAGAAACGGAAACCGGAGGAAAACGCAGTCCTGATGGTAAACGCAGTCCTGGAGGAAAACGCACCCGAAAAACAATCCGCGGAAAAAAGAAAACCAGGAAAACTGGTAACAAAAAGAATAAAAACAAAAAACGCGTGTCGCGTGTCAATAAAAAACGCAGGAAAAGGGTTAAGACTCGTAAAAATGTGTAACATATAAAATCGAAAATCAAACCTTCAAGAAAATTATTTTATAATTATAATATAATAATATTATGTCAAAAAAAGGATTATTATATTATATTCAAGATCACGCATTTAATATTTTTATCATCCTTACATGGATTTCCGTGATTACACTTTCTCTCGGTTTTACAATTATAAATCCCGAATACATCTCAACAATGAATTATTATATTAAAATTTATGTGTCATTATATTTAATGTATCGTTTTAATATGTTCAGAAAAATTCAGTTTACCGATTTAGATCGTAAAATTGTCTTTTCAGCAGCGGTTTTCATATTTACTGCGACCGCATTAGATAAATATTTACTAGACAATATATCAACTGTTGAATCACAATTAAAGGCGTTGTTAGGGTTACAAGTGAAACGGGGTTAGGGTTAGTGGGGGTTTTCTCTCTTTCAACCCTTTTTGAAGGTCCGATTTCTAATATTTTTATTTGTTTTTCTACTTTTCATAAGAGGTTTAGGAATTGATATCCCACTATTTTTACGAATCGTCCCCAATTCTTTGGAATGAAAGAAATTTTGTAAATAAAGCATTGTTTGTTTGGTAATAATTTTATCAATGTCTTGTTCTTGTTTTGTTTTGGGAACATAGTTATAAGTATGAAAAACTTGACTCATGTAATCATAAAAGTCTTGCGGGTTATTCAATAGTTTTTTACCAATTTCACTTGTGGAAAAACGATTTATTATTTCATCAAACGGCAAATCATATTTGTATGCCTTTAGTTTGATGTAATATACATTGTCATAATTCATCTTGGGATGAAAAAGATCATCCAAAAAACATATTTGCGTATTTTCAGGAAGTTTTGTACATTTAATAAAATCCTTCACTGTTTTTTCGTATGTCGTGCGACACATTTCTATTTGTTTGCCATTGACTTTAAAAGCACAAATCACATGATTAAATAACTTGTAGTTGATTTTTTCTTCAAAGAAATCTTTAATATGGTGAATCCATTCTTTAGGACCTGTATTGTTGGTATAAATCATGACACCTTGGCATTTATTTATTTCCACTTTGTGTTTCAAGTATTTCAAAACAGATGAAATATTGGGACGAATATATTCAGGATATAAAGCTAATATTTTATTGAAATTATCGTCAAGCTGTTTTAGCTTTACTGCGTTATTTTGTTCGTTAAAATAGACTTTTACATTTTCCCAAAAATAAGAAAATTGTATAAAATAACCTAGGGTCTCATCCATATCAAAGACGACCACTTTACCTGGATTTTCGGGTGTTGTCATATTTACCTAATATAAATATATATTTTAAATTTTAGAAACAAACAAATTCCAAAATAACAAAAAATAAAATAAAATACTATAATAAAACAAGTAATTTATGTCTTTCAAAATAACTAAAAATGATTATATTAAAATTTTGCAATATTATAATTTAACGGTACCAAAAAAACTATCAGATATTAAGAAAAGCGCGGAAAAAATATTGTCCGAAAAACTTTGTAAATGTATTAAGAAAGTCAGTCCAATAAATGAGCCCTTAGCAATCGGTGTTTGTTCCAAAAGTGTATTCGGTCGCAAAGGTTTAACTCGCGGAAAATTTACTTGTAAAAATAAAAAAAGTGTCGTTTTTAAAAAATCTCGAAAGAATTTAACCATCAAAAACAAGAAAGAATAAAAATGAAAAAATAAAAACAAAAACATATAAAAACAAAATAAAATTATATTATATATTTTGTATAATATAATGACGACAAAAGCGATTGCTGTATTTGATGGCAAAATAAAAGGAACCGTTAAATTTTTTGAATTCGACAATTCGTCCGTTTTAATAGAAATAAATCTATCTGGATTAAAGAAAAACGCATCACATGGTTTTCATGTTCATGAATGCGGTGATTTGACAAACAAATGCGAAAGTATGTGTGCGCATTTTAATCCATATGGAAAAAAACACGGTTGTCCTGGTGTCAGGGAAAGACATGTCGGAGATTTAGGAAATCTAGTCACTGATTCAAAAGGTTGTGCGAAATATATTATGATGGATAATTTTATCGAACTACATGGGTCCAAGGCAAATATAATTGGTAGGGGGCTCATTATACACGCAGACCCGGATGATTGTGGAATGGGAGGACATGAAACATCTTTAACGACTGGAAATTCGGGAAAACGCATTGCGTGCGCGGTGATTGGCGTTGCATCGCCATCTTGTATCATGGATACTTCTTTGCCGTTCATGAAATTTGATTTTACGAATACAAATACTGAATATAGAAAAAAATAAAAATATTTTGTTATGTTACATGGATTTAGAAGAAGAATTTAGACAAAGCGCATCACGTATCAAATCAAGGGATACAATGCCTTCAGATGAGGATTTATTAATACTTTACGGGTTGTATAAACAAGCAACTCAAGGGGATTGTATGATACCACAACCTTGGTCCATACAACTCGCGGCTCGGGCAAGATGGGATGCTTGGTTCAAAAATTGTGGCATGTATAGAGAAACCGCCATGAAAAAATATATAGAAAAGGTCAATGAACTATTGGGTGGTCAATAAATATTACTAAAAATATATATAAATATTTTGTATTCTTATATATATATTCTTACATATTATGTCATTGTATTCGGATGTTGTGATTGTCGGCGGAGGTATTGCCGGTCTTTATAGTGCGTTACAAATACAAAAAATATCGCCACAAACAAGCATCACCATTCTTGAACGATACAAAAAAAGATGGTTTGGTGGTCGTCTGGGGACAGAAATATTTCAAGGGGTACCGGTGGTAAATGGGGCGGGAGTCGGGCGTAAAGAAAAGGACAAATTGTTGATTCAATTAATGGATGAGCTGAAAGTGCCCTATTCGGAATTCAAGACGGGTGCCCATTATTCAAAAACGATCGGGGCTCCTTGTAATATCAAAAAAACAATGGAACATTTAAGAAAAGAATACAAGGAAAAAGGATCACCACGAGTCACCTTCAAGGAATTCGCTGGAGGCGTATTGGGCAAAGAAGGATATAATCATTTTGTGACCTGTTCGGGATACAGTGATTATGAAAACGAAGACGCGGGTGATACATTATATCATTACGGATTTGACGATAATTATACGACTTGGACAGCGCTTCATATTCCATGGAAATTGTTGATGGATACACTTGCGAAGCGGGTCTTGAAAAACAAAAACACACGTTTGATTTTGTCAAGTGAAGTCGTTAAGATATTGCGATTTAACCACGGTTTCAACATAAATACAAAAAATGGGAAAATATACAATTGTGGAAAAGTGATTGTTGCGACAACCATCAATATTGTTCGAGAAATTGTTCCTGGTGCTGATAAGACGAGCAGTATTTATCAACAAATTCACGCGCAACCTTTTTTACGCTTGTATGGAAGGTTTTCCAAGGATTCGCTGTATGCGCTAGACACGGTAATCAAAGGATACACGGTTGTTCCTGGTCCTCTTTACAAAATCATACCGATGGATCGCGAAAAGGGCATATATATGATTGCCTATAATGATAATCGGGGGGCGCTGTTTTTGAAAGATCATTTGGAAAATACTGCGGAAAATCGTGAATTTTTTAGCAGGCTAGTTGAAACATCGCTTGGCTTATTACCGCATACGCTACATTTGATTGCCATCAAGGATTTTTATTGGAAATACGGGACACATTATTGTGAACCGCTTAAGGGCGATTATAAGAATCGTCTTGAATTTTTGAAAGATGCCCAGCATCCCATGGAAAATATGTTGGTTGTTGGTGAGGCGGTTTCGATCAATCAAGGTTGGACCGAGGGTGCGCTAAATAGTGTCGTGAAAGCGGTGACTAAAAAATGGGTCAATATGCCTTAAACAAACATATAGTAACCATGGTATCCCGCAGCGGCAATACCTAGCATCAACAAGATTTCAAACAAATAACGCGGTGTTGTATTACCATAAGTGCCAATGGCGAGTAAAACGGGTGCGACGATAAACATGTGAATCAAATTGACCCACGGGTTTTTTCCTTGGGATACTTTAGAGTATGCGCGGTATGCGTGGTATAAAAAGATGATTAGACCAAGAGCGAATAAAAGGCGATACATGAATTCAGGAATAGATGTCCTTTGGGTGCCTACATATAGGAAAAGACCGCCGACAAACAAAATGTGAAATACATGGACGAAAAAGGGAGTCATATATTATAAAAATATTTTATTTGTATAATGTATGGATAATAATGAGGTACAACCAAATGTTTTTAATTTTAATCCAGAACAAGTAGAGCCAAATGTTGTTGACGGGGAGTTTGATTCAGATTCAGGTTCTGATGATAATAGTTTAAATTCGGAAATTTATGAAAGAACATATATTAGACCATTTCCACCAGATAAAATACAACATGTTATAGGAGTTGCTGGATTGGAGGAGGAAGTTATATACTATAAAGTGATACTTTCTAACGATAATGTAAATGATACTAAATATGATATAACTCAATTACAATTCTTGAGAAATCAAGGGGGCGCAATTTATTGGTTTGGGAATAAACATGGAAATAAAAACATTCCATTGCTATCTAACCAACTATTTATTCCAGCGTATTTAATGTTTCCAGCTTCGTATCCTAAAGGTGAGCATGATAAAAAAAAATTCTCTTCAATATATGGTATTGACGATGAGGAAACATCTATTGACAAAGATTCGTCTGACAGTGATAGTGATTATAGTTACGATAGCGAAGAAATGGATTTAGAAGATTTAGAAGGCGGAAAAAAGCGTCGTCGCAACAAAAAACAAAAGAAATTCCATTTTACATCCACCCAGAAACATCAGCACGGCGGCAAAAAAACGGTTCGTCATGTTTCCATCAAAAACGGCAAAGGGCACAAAAAGGTCTCGCATTATCGTGGCAATAAACTCGCGGGCACGGTGAAAAAATCCCTTAAAAAACCAGAGATGGAAATGATACGGCTTGGCAAGTTCATTCCTGGATTATTCCGAGACTGCCAAGTAAGCCGAAAAAAAAGCACTACGCGTCGCCGGAGGAAAAAAAATTGATTCTTCTTTTTATAAGTATTTTATTTCAACACACTTATAAAACTCTCGTTACAAAAAATAAAATATGTCATTCGTTGGTTGGATAAATAATGATAAACAAAATATTGTTCCTGAATGTTTGGCAATGAATCCAAATCCAAAATTAGTCAGTTATTTAAAGCGCAATCCAGCGATGGTAGATTGGAAAGTTCTAAGCGCAAATCCGGTAGCGATTGATTTGTTTGTATATGATTACGGTATTACCGAATATCATCCATCTGGGTTGATTGATTGGCAACAAATATGTTTAAATCCGCACCCGGAGGCAATTCGTTTAATCAAAGAGCGACACCGTATGAATATGGAAAAATACAACAATGGTAAAAGAATAAACCCTTATTGTATATTACATTGGCAAAATTTGTCGAAAAACACGAATCCCGATGCGATTGCCTTTTTAAAGGAAAATCCAGATAATGTTTGCTTTTACAGACAAGAACATGAATATGACCCGCACGAGGATGACCCAGATTATGACCCATATGACAAAAAGAATCTATATGGTGACCAACCTTATCAACCAGACGATATGTTCCAAGAAGAATTTCCACAGGAATACTTTTGGCACGAAATGTGTGAAAACCCCGCGGCAATAGATTTTGTAAAAGAAAAAGAACAAATTATTCTTGCGCATTTGACCAAGAATACAAGTGATGCCGCGTTGGAAATCATTAAAGAAGATATCAAATATATAAACGACCCATATTCGTTGTCTTGGTTATCCGAAAACGCGGGTGCGGTTGAATTATTAGAGGAAAATCCGGAAAAAATCGTATGGGCATCCTTGTGTAAAAACCCTAACCCCAAAGCGTTGGAGTTATTAGAAAAGAACCCTGACAAAATTGACTGGACCTATTTGTCGGCGAATCCGAGTGCGATTAAATTATTAGAAAAAAACCCTGAAAAAATAGATTGGCGATGGTTATGTAAAAATCCAAAAGCGGGTAAATTATTCGGGAAAATGATGTATGATGAAACGATAATTCATGTCATTGACAAACTTGACTGGCGTTGGTTGTCTGCGAATCCATGTATATTCAAATAAAAAAGTGATTGATAAATTATTGATTATCAAATACTTTTTTACCGCCTTTATAAAGGAGATAAAATAAAATAATAGAACCCAATATCAACCCGATCAATATATAACTTTGGGTCGGAGATACTCCTTTGAATCCTTCAGTTCCATTGAGTCGGTTAAATTCTTTCATTGTAATTGGTCCGATTAAAAAATAAACAATGACGAAAATTAAAAGAAGGTAAAAAAAGAATACCCGGATTTTTTCATTATATATATTATGATTATTTTATTTTGATGATGTTAATATTTTTTAAATCATAAAATACGATTTCTTCTAAATACAATATACAATATAAAGAATCCAATATTATTTATATTGCGAAAGCACGAAAATACGCACTCAGTTTAGAGTATAGACACAGTGTCTAAGCTCTATCGCTTCGCGAGTAAATAAGCGATTAAAAGACCAATCATAGGGACCAATATAATCCCGATTAATGCATAACTTTGGGCCCAAGATAGTCCTTTGAATCCTTCAGTTCCACTGAGTCGGTTAAATTCTTTCATTGTAATTGGTCCGATTAAAAAATAAACAATGAGGAAGATTAAAAGAAGGTAAAAAAAAGAATACCCGGATTTTTTCATTATATATATTATGATTATTTTATTTTTATAATATTGAGATTTTTCAAATTATAAAATATGATTTCCCCAAAAAACAATATAAAGAATCCACTACTATTTATATTGCAAATGAGTGTTGAAATACTCTCGTGCAATGTGCTCTGTTAGCTCAGTGGTTTTAGAGCGAGTTGCTGTTGAATGGTGAGAACCGTTGAGTAAAACAACTAGGTCGTAGGTTCAATTCCTATACGGAGCGTTTTTTGTATATTTGTTTTTTTGTCAAATTCTTATTTTTCAACCTTTGGGAAATAATAATTTATCCACCGTAGTTCTTACACAAAACAAACGATGGGCAATAATTCCTAAAAAAAACATTGTTATAATGGAATGAACGCGGGTCATACCCGTAATCCAAGAGAGGATGAGCCCTGCCAAGATAGTCAATAGTGTATCTACGACGGCAATATTCCAAAAACGATATGAATGAGCGCCTTTGCCGGGTTCGCCAAACATGTTCTTATATTTACATAAATTTATCTTTGTATTTGTATTTGTAGTCATATATATGTATATATACACCGGTGAAAATATTTTTACACTTTTTCATTCGGGGAATCCAAATGATCCAAAGCGGACAACAATACTTGTTCCTGGTCTGACAATTTTTGAAATATCAGGCATTCGTCAAATATCAAATGGTAATGTTTTTTGGCGAAATTTTTACAAATAATGGAAACACCAGTGTCGAGCACTTTTATTTCACACACGACGCCACCGGTTGCTAAATGTATATTTTCCGGGTCTTTCAGTGGGATCCAGCGAATAAATCTGCCATAACGTATTTCATTTATTTCGTCAATGTATTGATAGTCTTTCAATTTGGTCATGTATTCAACGAGTTCATTGCGCGTTAAATCTAATTCCTTTAATATTTCAAATTTCATTTCTTTTAATTTTTTATTGGTCAAATTCAATAATTTGGAATTGTCTTCATTGTCGAGTGCTTTTAATAATTTTTCAATGTCCATTTTATCAAGTAAAATATATAATATATGTATATTATATGTTTATACTATCTTATGAATATATTTATATCCCCATTATATTTACTCAATCAATTCCATGGATGCCTTGTCGCGAATAAAACGGATCGGCGAGGATTCCACCAGTAACCCACCATTTGCGTAAACGCCAAAGTTCACATAAATATTATCACTTTCCAAAGCAAAATGCCATATGGTATGTTCTCCCATGGAACTCCATGGCTCGGCGCGATCATCCAAAAATGCCAGTAAACGGTATTTATTTTCGGTAACAAATATTTGTCCCAAAATTTCAGTCATTTTCTTTCGTTGTTCATCAGTGATAGAACCGACTAAAATAGAGTGATCTCCGGTTAATACTAAATCTTCGGTCAATTCGGGGTATTTTTCCTTTGAACAAATATACAATTGATGTTCTCCGCGCATACTTGATCCCGAATTGATAAATTGTTTTCTTCCAATCAATTCTACTTTCCGGTATCCGTTTTTAGATGTCTTTACCAGTGTTCCCTTTCGCATATCCTGGATAGGAACATATTTTTCTTCATTATCTACCAAACAAAGAATGGTACTTCCTTCTAAAAAACATGGTACTGTATAGTATAAATAATAGGTTCCGGCTGGATCTAAACTATCTCCTGGTTTATAAACAACACTTTGTGATGATGATCCAGTGCTGTTTGGGGCAATTTTCCATGTATTATATGGTGTTCCGGGGAATGATAAAACCGTATAATTATATATAGAATAATACGGCGTTGCGAAGGGATCTATCGCATCGGCATAAGTTAAATAATAGTATGTACTTGCTCCAACCGGAAAACCGGATTCACTCATGGGACCGATCGCTAAACGCACCGTGTCATTGGTTCCCCTAGTTTCGTGTGATAATCCTTCTGGGAATACATAGGCGTTACCTTTTTTGATTTCAAAGGTTTGATCTCCGATGATAAATTCACCTTCACTATCGGTTAAATAAATGATATATGTGTTTTCGAATGAAGACTCACCTTGATCTACATGCGGACTACTATCTCCCTTAATAAATCTCATAGGGACATCTGTAATGCTAAACAAATCAAGACCTAGTTTGGTTTTTAAAATATCTTTGATGGAATCGGGTAATACAGCAGTGAATTTAACACTGGATGCCTGCGTATGTAATATTTTTTCTTCGGCATGAATCACCGAATCAAGTGAAGTAATAAGTGAGATTTCTTCGTTGGTTAATACATCAGTATATCTCGAGGTCATTTATGATAATATACTAAATAAATATAATTTTATATAATTTTTTATGAATTATATTATATAAAATTTTACAAATATACGATTTAAAAATTGGCACCAAAAGCACTACCACCTAAAACTTCGTTGGCGGCAAGAATCATACCACCGTTGTCCATTCCAGGAGTCGCGGCACCAGGCATTGGATTGAATTCACTGCGATGCATGGCATTGTAATCAGGCAACTGTTGTTGTGCGGTTGGCATCGTTGGTAAACTGCTGATCGATGTGCCATCACTAGAGGCACCCATATTTGTGCTACCCGCATACAAGGATTGAGTCATGGCGCTTTGTCCCTGCGATATTGGTTGAGAGACTTTTACACCGTTTTTCTTTCCTTTACCCTTTTTCTTATCCTCATCCTTTTTGCCTTCCCACAATTCAGTGACCCGGTCAACTAAAATACTTACTTTCTCTCCCAACTTGGTTTGTAAACTCAAAACAATGACTAAAACAGAAAGAATAATACAGTTGATATTGAAATCAGGATATTTGGTTCCACTGTATCTTGGGATGTAGCAAATGATTCGGTGAATAATTAATAAACCCAAAAACATGTAAATAATTTGAATCACCACTTCTGCTAAAATTTCGAAACTTCCTTTTTCTTCGTCGGCTTCTGGTACAAATTTTTGCATAGTTTTGTTTAATACAACAACAGGAATCACTGCTAATAATGCGTATTGGATTATATTCATAATGTCATTCTTGGAATCTTCATCAAAGTTAAATACATATTTAAAAAATCCCATTTTTGAAGATACGGATTTTCCTGTTTCATCTAAACTTTCCATATTTTATAATAAGAAATAAAAATAAAATATAAAATATAAAATATAAAATGAATATTTATGACTTAATATTTAAAAGTATTTTCTTAATTATTTTTAAATGTCGACGAGAGAAAATCCGCTAAATGAAAACAAGGAAGAAAACCAATATTTAGATTTAATTCAACAAATACTTGAATACGGTACGACCGAGGTGGGGCGTAATGGCACAACCAAATCTATTTTTGGGAGTTGTATGCGTTTCTCTCTTCAAGATGGAAAAATACCTATTTTAACCACTAAAAAATTAGCCTGGAAAACTTGTGTAAAGGAATTATTATGGTTCATTAGCGGCAATACTAGTAATCGCGTTTTGAATCAACAGGGAGTCCATATATGGGATGCGAATTCGACTCGGAATTTTTTGGATGACCGGGGATTACAAGAGAGAGAAGAGGGAGACCTGGGACCCATCTATGGATTTCAATGGCGTCACTTTAATGCCGCTTATAGGGATTGCGACACGGATTATTCTGGTCATGGCATTGATCAATTACAGTACATTATCGATCAACTGAAAGATCCTGTGAAACGCAATTCGCGTCGTCTGGTCATGACCGCATGGAACCCCTGCCAGTTGGATGAAATGGCATTACCACCGTGTCATATTTTGTGCCAGTTTAATGTCCATGGGGGAAACAAGTTGTCATGTGCGTTATATCAGCGCAGTAATGATGAGGCGCTAGGCACGAGTTTTAATATTGCGTCGTATAGTTTTCTCACTCATTTGCTCGCCAAACATTGCGGTTTAGAGGCACACGAGTTTGTATATTTCAAGGGAAATTGCCATATTTATGAGGAACATATTGATGGTTTACGCGAACAAATTAACAGGAAACCTTATCCTTTTCCCACGGTTTTCATTCGACAAGTGAGAGAGAATATAAATGATTATACTTTGGATGATTTTGAAATTCAACATTATCAACATCACGAAGCAATAAAATTCAATATGATTACTTAAAAAAAAAAATATATATATATATGAAAAGTAGGAAACTGCGAATTCATAAAAGAAAAACATTTAAGAAATTTAAAAAAAGTGGAAAAAAGAACAAAACCAGAGTGAAAAGACATATGATGATTAAGAAAAGTAAGAAAAGTGGGGACTCGTCGAAATTAAGGCAAGTTGGTGGAAATACCACTCAACTAATAGATGCCATTCGAGATGATAATACTGAGTTAATTCATGGATTGATCGAAGACGGAGCCGATGTCAATGCGAAGGATAATAATGGTTCGACCCCGCTATTATGGGCAATTGAGAAGAATAATGCTAAACTAATTATACTGCTGGTTGAAAAAGGAGCCGATGTCAATGCGAGGAATAATGATGGTTGGACCCCGCTATTATTGGCAACTTGGAAGAATAATACTAAACTAAGTAAATTTCTGATCGAGAAAAAAGCCGATGTCAAAGCGAAGGATAATAGTGGTTGGACACCGCTATTATGGGCAACTAGGAATAATAATACTGAACTAAGTGTACTGCTGGTCGAAAAAGAAGTCGATGTCAAAGCGAGTAATAATGATGGTGATACCCCGCTAATATGGGCAACTAAGAATAATAATACTAAACTAAGTGTACTGCTGGTCGAAAAAGAAGCCGATGTCAAAGCGGGAAATAATTATGGTTGGACCCCTCTATTATGGGCAACTATGAAGGATAATACTGAACTAAGTGTACTGCTGGTCGATAAAGGAGCCGATGTCAATGCGAGGGATAATTATGGTCGGACCCCGCTATTATGGGCAACTAAGAAGAATAATAATGAAATAAGTAAATTATTGATCGAGAGAGGAGCTGATGTCAATGCGAGGGATAATGATGGTCGGACCCCGCTATTATGGGCAACTAAGAAGAATAATAGTGAAATAATTCAATTTTTGATCAATAATGGAGTTAAACCAAGTGAAAGGTTTTGTAAACACGGTATTTTATTAGGCAACGAAAAATATCATCCACTTCTACATAATTTAGAGGCTAATAGTATAGAAGAAAGATGTGGACATTTTTATACTCAAGATCAAATCGAAGAAATGAAAAAACAAATAAAAGTTGCGGAAGATTGTTCAATTTGTATGGAGAAAATAACTAATATTAATAATTGTTTGCGTTGTGGGGATGGACATAAATTTCATAAAAATTGTATAGAGGACTATTGGCGTATAAGTCGTAAAAATAATTTTTGTCCTTTAACAAATACTATTCCAGTAACAAATACTATTACAGTAACAAATACTATTCCAGTAACAGGTAAATGGACAGAATGTAATGATCTTAATGACTCTAATAGTGGCGGAAAAAAACATAAAAAATCTAGAAAATCTAACAGAAAAAAGAAAATAACTACCTAATTATCCAGCATAATTGATTATTCAAAGAGTGAAAATAATAAATGATCTGCAGAATATGTAATAATATGTAATATTATATATTCAATAAACGAATTAAAAACAAAAAAATATATAAAGTATATCATATGAGTTCAAGTAGAGCAAATGCGGCGGCGAGACAAAGACGTGCGGGTGATACACAGTCGACCCCACAGCAATCATCTTATAATAGCACTGGTTCAAAAACAAGATTCGTTCAACAACAGCAAGAAGCACCACAGCCTCCGATGAATCCAAAATTATCCATATCAGATGCGATTGCCTTGATCACATTGCGTTTAGGTAGGGTCGAAACCATTGTTTCCAATTATGATCCAAATGCTGGTTCAGGCGGCGGAAATCATCAAATGAATTACGATGAAAATATGCGAATGGTAGATCAACAAGTATTTAATAGTATTGTATCTAGATTAGACACATTAGAAAAGGGTAGAAATGTCGGAGCTGTTAGTGGTGTTATAGAACAACGCTTGGGTGTTTTAGAAAAGAATCAAAAAATATTGATTGAAAAACAACAACAAACACCCGTAGTTGTTACACAAGCACCAGAAGAAACAATGGTTGTGAATGGTTTGACTGAAGAACAGTTGAAACCAATGGAGGAAAGTATTGAATCTGTAAAGAGTGAATTATCATCTTTGAAGGATTTGCTTTTGAAATTACAGAGTTTCACGATGGAGACAAATCAAAAGTTGGCGGATATTGTTTTTGATGCTGAAGACAAAACATCCGCGGCATTAAACAATGCTTTTATGATGTCTTTACATAATACTGGTTTCAATATGAATATGAATATGGATGGCGGTATTAAAATATTAGATGATGGCGATAATGAAAATGAGCAAGACATGAATGCTCAATATGATGCATCAGAAATTGACACGAATAATACATTTCAATCTACTAATTTAAAAGAATTGGTAAAACAAGAACTTATGAATGAAGAATCTGTGGTGGAAGAAGGGGCGCCTGCTATGTTGTAAATTATTTTATTGTAAATTATAATAAAAATTATATAAATATTTAGTAACTATTTATATAATATAATAAATAATGGAATTGGAAAATATGGTTGATATAAATGAACAAAAAGAATTGACCAAATATTTTTCCAAAAATGACTATAAAAATATAAAATCAATCGTATCACATAATAGAATGAATACTTATGAGGATTTTTTGAAAAAGACATGTTTTGTTTATAAAGAAAACCATATTGTGATTAATTATTCTTATTTGAAATGGATCATGAAAAATGGGGTGTATACCAATGAATCTTTAATAGAATATATAATGAATGTATTTAAAGAAAGATTAGCACATCATAAAAAATTTATTCTTCATATAAACTCAAATCATTTGACGATGATGGATATTGACAAGTATTATTTGTTTATAAAAAATATATCACTTATCATGAAGGAAACCTTTCCCAATAAACTGGAAAAATGTTTTGTATATAATGCGCCGTTTATATTTTCAAAGTTATTTAGTATTCTTTCGGTTTTTATCGATAAGGCGACATTACAAAAAATAAAGATTGTTGATTTAGATTAGGATATAAAGATTTTTATTTGTATATTATATACAAAAATATAAGGTATGAATTTCACTTTTCTTTTGTTGGCGACATTTTTATTGACAACACAACCATTAAGGAATTTTCATTTTTTTAAAAATCGTAGAATAAATAGCGCAATTGATTCTTGTTGTAATAGTGATGAACCATGTTCAAACCGTGATGAACCATGTTCAAACCGTGATGAACCATGTTCAAACCGTGATGAACCATGTTCAAATAATAATGAAAATGGTAGGTCTATTAAATTAAAAAAAATAATTGACGCATTATTAAGACCTCAACAAATAAGACCTAAAATAACAATATTTCCAAAAATAACACAACAAGATGAGGATTGGGAGTCGGGAGAAATACCGTGGGATTTTGTGGAAGATGGTAATGTTTCTGTTGCGTTAGATCCACATAGTATAGCCATGTTATTATTATGATATAATAAAGAAAGGGTATAAATATATATCAATATAGTATTATATATTTATAATTACAATTTGAAATGAAAGTCACCATTGAAGAAAAGCACAAAAAGGAATTATTTGTATCACTCTTTCAACTTCTTAAAAACAGCACCAATGCGTTAAAAATCGCATTCAAAGAAGACCATATGTATATTCAGGGTATGGATAAATCACATATTTGTTTGTTTGACATCAAAATAACAAGTGGTTGGTTCTCGAGTTATGAGAAAAATGAGGGAGATTCTGAATGTATATGTATTGATACGAATATATTTTTTACGGTCATGTCGATGTGTTCAGAAAACCATGTCTTGGTATTGGAATACGAAAATGACCCAGAACATATTCAAATACAGTGGATTCATGATAAGAATAAAAAGGGTGAGTTTGATAAGATTTTTAACATCACCTTGTTGGATATTGAAAGCGATTATTTTGAAATCCCTGAGGTGGATTATCAGGCGGAATTTAGTATCAGTTCCAAGAAAATAAATGAAATCATGACACAGCTGACGAGTTTTGGAGATATTATGAATATTAAATGTAATGAGGAAAATGTCACATTAATATCGAGTGGATTAAATGGTGAAATGAAGGTTAATATTTCGGTGGACGATTTGACAGAATATTCAATTGCCGAAGATGATGAATCATTGAATTTATTTTTTGGACTGTCTTATCTACAAAAAATGTGTATTCATACGAAATTGTCTAGTGAGATTGGGTTTTCATTTGGGAATAATTTTCCTATGAAAATTAAATATGATTTAGGTGAGGACAGCCATTGTGTTTTTTATTTAGCGCCAAAAAGTGATGATTAGGGTTTTAGGGTTTTAGGGTTTTCTATTTTATATTTTTTATATTTATTATATATAAAATATGATGACACGAAAAAGAGTCGGTAAGGCTAGAGAAAAAAAACAATCAAGACGAACAAAATATGGAGGGAATACTGTGAAGGACTCGTATGGTACTTCTCTTTTTTCGAGACATTCATTTTTGAATGATGAATTAATTACAATTGATCTGGATGACGAATCTAAAAAGACGGATAAATCGTCAAATGATACTTATTGGTTAATCGGTGGAGGATTACTTGTCGCATTGGTTGTAGGAATTGCGGTTCCATCAGCATTATCAAAAAAACATTAAAGGAAAAACATTAAAGATTAAAGGAAAAACAATAAGTAAAAAAATCAATATATAAATATTTTTTTTTATTAGTATAAATGAAAATACTTTTTGCCTTTTTTATATTTTGTATTGTTTTATTCATATATTTACATGTCCAGTTTCATTTAAAAACGAGTAATGATTTAGAAGTATATGAAATAGATGATCCATCAAAAGATAAATTGGAAGAAATATGTGACATTCGCCAACCACTGATATTTGATTTCAATCTAGAAAGCGAAAAAATCATTGAAACCACCAATAAAGATTTTTTGTTGAATCATTATCACGCTTTTGAAATGAAGGTCCGTAATATAAATGATGCCGATTACAATAGTGAAATATACATGCCTTTAGCATTACATTCCGTGGCTAAATTATTGAATGAAGACAAAACATCCAGTTATTTTTCTGAAAACAACAGTGAATTTTTACAAGAAACCGGTGTAGTGAAAAATCTACAATACAATGACCAATTTTTGCGACCACCTATGTTGTCCAATTATAATTATGATATCATGATGGCATCGGAAAATACAGCGACCCCTTTTCGGTATGAAATCAATTATCGCAATTTTTTCCTGGTGACACAAGGCAGTGTTCATATTAAATTGGCGCCTCCGTCGAGCTCAAAATATTTATATCCTGTATATGATTATACGAATTTTGAATTCAGGACACCCGTGAATCCATGGAAAGTCCAAGCAAAATATATGGCGGATTTTGACAAGATGAAATGTTTAGATGTATTTATTGAAAAGGGAAAAGTGATTCATATACCAGCATACTGGTGGTATTCCATTAAGTTCAATAAAGATACGAGTGTTTCTTGTTTTCATTATAGGACATATATGAATAATTTAGCAATCAGTCCCTATATCATTATGCACGGATTACAAAATCAAAACACAAAAATTGAAACGATTAAGAAGATGGATATAAATAAGCTTGCGAAGACAGAGGAATCCACTACCGTCGTAGAAAAAGAAACACCGATTGATAAATCTGGAGAAACGCCAAGTGAAAATAAAATTGATTTATAAAACAAAATATAATATCATTTACAAAAGTATTAAAATCTTATACCAAAATAGAAATGACATTATATAAAATCCAAATCAAAGATCGTCAATATTTGGAATGGTCCGTTCATACGAAAAACGGGGGTAATTTATGTCACGAAACAATCACTGCGTCACCGGTGGAAAACAAAATGTTCAATGATGATGTCTTTATTTTGAATAAAAACACGGTTGAAATTGTCGAATCTCCTGTAAAAAAAATGGTGATTCCTGGTGTGCTTGTGTTGAAACATAACAAGACTTATGGTCGTCATTCAAATGGTAAATTGTTGTATAAATGTATTCCGGATGATGCCAAAATACCGGCGTTTTTGGTTCCCTATGAAATGAAAAATATGGGGTTTTCCAAAGTATTTATGAATATTTATGTGACATTTTGTTTCAGTGAATGGAATCAAAAACATCCGCTAGGAGTGATTCATCAGGTGATCGGACCCATTGACGAATTGGCGAATTTTTATGAATACCAGTTATACTGTAAAAATGTGAACGCCAGTTTACAAAAAGTCACAAAGAAAACGATGGACGCTTTAAAGGAGATAGGTGGCGGTGACGCAGCGATTTATGATTTGATCGACCAGAAATACGCGGGTATCGAGGATCGCACAAAATGGCAGGTGTTTTCCATTGATCCAGCAGGTAGTATTGATTTTGATGACGCATTTAGCGTGCGCCACATGGGTGATGATATTACAATGGTGAGTATTTATATATCGAATGTAACCATTTGGTTAGATGTATTGAATCTATGGGAGCATTTGACGAACCGTGTTTCAACGATTTATTTGCCCGATAAAAAAAGAACCATGTTACCCACAATACTATCTGATAATTTGTGTAGTTTATTGTCAAAATATACGCGATATGCCTTTACCATGGATGTATATATATCAAATACGACCTTTGAAATTTGCGATATAAAATATGTGAATACCAAGGTGCGTTTGTATAAAAATTATGTCTATGAGGCGGAGGCTTTATTGAAAGACGAAAATTACAAAATGTTATTGAGGTTGGTAAAGGACGGATTGTCAAAGACCAAAAAATACGCCTATATGGAAAATATTAGCGACAGTCACGATTTGGTACAATATTTGATGATATTTATGAACTACCATTGTGCCAAGGAATTACTGGGAAACAAAAACGGAATATTCCGGGCAGTCAATAAGAGATGTGGAGATGATGGTGAAAAAATACTCGATAGCGAATTACCTTCGAGCGTATTGAATATTATAACAATGATCAAAAGTTATTCGGGGAAATATGTTGATATACAAAAATCGGGACATTCATCGGAGATCATCGCACATGAAATGATGAATATGGATGCTTATGTCCACATCACATCGCCGATTCGAAGACTCGTAGATTTACTGAATATGATACAAATACAACAAAATATGGGATTGTTACAACTATCGCCCGAGGCATATACCTTTTATGAAAACTGGTGTTTGAAAATAGAAAATATTAATAAAGACACGAAATCAATCAAAAAAATACACGCGGATTGTAATTTGCTTTATGTGTGCGATAAAAAGCCGGAATTAATCTATCAAATACATAAAGGATACGCATTTTCCAAAAAAGAGGTTACCTATGAAAACTGCGAATACAAATATGAATATTTAGTATATTTAACTGATATGAATATTACGAGTCGAATTTTTAGCAAAGAAGATGATTTATTGTATAGAGCAATGAATTATAAATTGTATTTGTTCAATGACGAAGAAAAATTCAAAAAAAAGATTCGATTACAACTTATAACGGAATAAATCATGTAATTAATTCATGTAAATAAGTTGTAAATGATATAAAAGAATCTTTTTTACTATTATTATATGGGTGTCGTTGTATATAAATTCACCGACTATAATGCGGAACATACACATAAAAACGGTTTTGGTGACATGGTTCGAGGTCTTATTTCGATTAAACAAATCCAACAAATAATGGGGTTTAAATTATTAGTTGATATGAAAGGTTATTTTGCTGGAAAATTTTTTAAGGATCATTGTCCAATTATGTATGACCATTATACTATCTTTAAATTATACGGAAACGATCAAAACAATTTACTTGCCATCAGAGATATTATTCAAGATGAATTTGAAAAAGGTTATAATATTATAGCATTTAATACAAATCATTATCCTGTGTTGGAGCTATTCAACGATGAAGAAAAAAAACAAGACATGATTCAATTTATGAGAGAAGTGTTTACATTTACTCCGGAATTCGAAAGATATTTCAATGAACGCTGCGAAAAAATAGGTAATAATTATCATTTGTTTCATTATCGTCTCGGAGACAAGGTTTTGAATGAAGGCGAAAATGTAAGAAACCTCGGGTTTTGTGTAAGTCACTTGTTGAATTATAAAAAAGAAAATTCAGTGTTGATCTCTGATTCACTTGAATTCAAAGAAAAAATCGCCAGTATTAAAAGTGACATCAAGGTTTTCTTAAACAAACCTGTACATTCGAATTCATTTATGGTAGATAATAGTAAAAAAACAGATGAAAATTTCATAGATATAATGATCGATTTTTTTCTGATAAAAAACGCACAATCAATATCATCCTATTCCGTATACGATTGGACATCTAATTTTGTGTTTTGGACAAGTATGATATATGGCGTACCTTTAACCGTATTACCAAATTCATATTTTATCAAAAATATGTAGATCTTATATGAAAAATCAAAACCTCAAAAAAAAATTGAATTACTTTATATTCTATTTTATTGAATTAATTATAATACCAAAACAACTTAAAGAACCCCCCGCACAAAAAAATGGCAGAAACAGAAATCGTAGAATTTGAAATTAACCGATCAACTGGTGCGACTGGTGAAACAGGAGCGACTGGTGCGACTGGTGCGACTGGTGAAACTGGTGCGACTGGTGCGACTGGTGAAACTGGAGCGACTGGATCACCATCAATGGTGGATTTATTTATGCGTGATGAAACAGCGCATATGAATGTAACCCAAAGACCATGCGGTTTTTGCGGCGAACATGGGCATATGACGGCGAATTGCCAACACGGTCATATTGATTTATTACAAAGATGTGCCATGTTTATCTATTTAGTCAATATTCGTTACTTGAAAAGTGTAAATTATAATATGGACTATCATAAAATAAATCCGACTGACCCAGAAAATCATGATGAAATGATTCACTGTCGTTGGTTGAATCATCTAACCATTCCTGAAAAAAAAATATTATGTCGTGTCAATGGAATCGATTTAACTGAAATAGAAATTATGATGTTTCCTGGTCAAGATCTATTCAGATTGTTACATAAATTTTATGTTGATTACGCAATGGAGCAATTACAGAACAACCAGCTATCCCATCCGCGATTGATACAAGATATATATTACACTCATGTTGAACAATTGACATCGGTGAGTTTCCGTGAACGCTACGGTAGCGTGGTATTAAACAATGTCATTGAAAATAGCGGTCGTCATTTATTGAATTTTGAAAGAATTCGCGTCATGTTATCAAATCAAATTGCCTATTATGTCGATGAACATGTTGATTCGGATAGATATTTTGAAAATATTGTATTTAATCCGGCATTTTATCCGTTTTCATTAAATGAAATTATGGGTGAAAATCATTCAGTGCGTACTCCAGCAAAAATGGTTATCGTAGAGACAACCTGCGAAAAGGACCCACAAGAATGTCCCATTTGTTTTACGGAATTAGACCGAGATACGAATTGTGTCACAACGAATTGTAAACATTATTGTTGTTGTGATTGTATGGTTCAAATCGTAAATAATACCAAAAAAAATAAAGATCTGGTTTGTTTCATGTGTCGCACGGTTCTTGATGAAATATGTGTTCCAAATAGTGAAATCAAAGAAAGTATTAACAAACAAACAAATCATGCGTTTGACTAAAACCCTCAAAAAAAGAAAAACAAAAAACAGAGACACTTGTTTTTTTGTTTTTTTCTATCTATTATATAAGATATTTCAGGATGAAAAAACAGAGTGTTAAACTGAGGAAAAACAAACGAAAAACGAAAATGAATAAATCAAAATCTACAAAAGGAAAAAAACGCAGTTATCGAAAACACAATGATAAAGCAAGGGGAATCACCTCGTCAAAACCAAAAAACAAGAACCCTTTTGAGAAATTATATGATTTAGAAAATCAACAAAACATCATGACTATTTTAGAAAAAATGGTGGCGATAAAAGAGATTGATCCTGAAAATACTGTTATAACCATAAGTAGCGAAACCATTCGTAAAAAACCAGCGGATATGACACCTAAAGAATTAAAAGCTATTTTACATTTTTTGAATGTAGATACAAAAAATGCTTTAGAAAAAACCGATTTTGTCACATTATTGGAAAACGAATACAAAAAAACGAGCAATTCGAAAATAGATAAGTTGTTTGTAGATACAATACAAAAGAAACGCCAATTATTATTGAAAGAGTTAAAGGAACAAGAGGAAAGACAACGCGTTGAAAATTTGAAAAAACAGAAAATAAATGAAAAATTAGCGGAAGAACAAAGACGAAAAGATGAAGAACATCGAAGAATAATGGAGGAACAAAAAAGAATAAAACGTGAACAGGAAGCACAACAAAAACGCGATGAATTTGACAAAAAAATAAGAGAATTTGAAGAATTTGACCGGTATAATAAAGAAATGGAATGGTCGCGACAACAAATGGAAAACCCATATTATCGTACAACTTATAGAAGCCAATATCCGTATCCAACGACCTATTCCTATGTTCCACCATATCCACCATCTTCTTATTATTATGAACAACAAGAGGCACAGAGACAATTGAATGAAATACCGATTGAATTAAGATATGGTCACAGTGTAAAAAAGAATTATTTGGGTGGTAAATAATAACACACGACTCAAATTACATTTATCATGAGAAAAATGTAATTTCAATTTTTGTCCACTAGGATTTCCTTGGCAACAGTTCTTATGATTTTATTGTAACTCTTTTGTGCCTTTTCTTTATCCGTATCGCACAAACTTTGGTCAATCAGCTTGGTATATAGGTCACTCTTTTTATGATTCGGATCCTTGTATTCCGGGTTGGCTTTCGCCCAAAGAGACATTTGCTTGATATTTTTATGTTCAATCGCCTTAATAGCTTTTATCATTTGCTGTTTATCATCGTCTTTATGCCAGGTATCGTTGTTTTTAATATGAATCACTTCCCTTTTTAAATCACTACAGTGAATTGGTCGTTTGCTTATATCTAATTTGTTTAATCCATTCACTAAGATGTTACTAATCCCTCCGCAATACCCAAGAGGTCCAAAATTTTCAAAGTCGGTTAAAGATAGAATGAGTGATTCCAGGAAATCACTTAAATTCAACGCATCTTTACAAGTCTCATTCAAGAACACATTTAAATTGAACTTGTTGTTATTTTGAGTTATATTGTTATTATTATTGGTGATATTATTATTTGTAATATTTACAGTTGAAACTAATTCCAATATTTTCTTATTTTGTTCTAAAATTAGGTCTTTAAATTCTTGATTTTGTTTTAATAATTCTAAAATCATATTGCTATCAAATTCAGTGTCGCATGGTTGATTATTTGAGTTGGGTTCTTCTACATTCATTGTTACTTTGTCGGATTTTATTGTTTCACACTTTTTTTTGTGTCTCCATAAACCAGAACGATCATTGAATTTTTTTTCACAATTTTCACATATAAATTTCGCGTTTTTCGCGTCATCTGTTGACAAATTGTTGATTATGTTGCTTGTATGTTTTTTAGTCTTAAAGTGTCTTAACAAATCATAATTTCTAGAGCATGTATAGTTACATTTTTCACAATAAAATATAGACGCGTTTATTGACGCGTTTTGCGCGTTTATTGACGCGTTTTTGTTGCTAAATGTTGACATTTGTTGCTTAATATACTAAAATATAAAAATCTTTAAACCTGTTTTTCATACAATCTAAAATTTATGCTAACAAAATTATGCTCTAGCTTGTTTGTCCACGAAAAATCCAGGAGAGCTTTATGCTGTAAAATGGCCTAAAAAACAGTGTTTTTAACATGAATCCCTCCAAATTTCAAAAATGGACATACCAAAAATGTCCTTTTTTAGTTTTTCCAATTACTTTTGTCTGAAAATTTGAATTTTATAAACATCGTTCTTCAAAAAATTATTCAAAAAAAATTATTTATCTACCAGGATTTCCTTTGCTACAGTTCTTATAATTTTATTGTAACTCTTTTGTGCTTTTTCTTTGTCCGTATCGCACAAACTCTGGTCGATCAACTTGGTATACAGGTCACTCTTTTTATGATTCGGATCCTTGTATTCCGGGTTGGCTTTCGCCCAAAGTGACATTTGCTTGATATTCTTGTGCTCAATCGCCTTAATAGCTTTAATCATTTGCTCTTTATCATCGTCTTTATGCCAAGAATCATTGTTTTTAATATGAATCACCTCCCTTTTTAAATCACTACAGTGAATCGGACGCTTGCTTATATCCAATTTGTTTAATCCATTCACTAGGATGTTACTAATACCTCCACAATACCCAAGAGGTCCGAAATTTTCAAAGTCGGTGAGTGTTAGGATCAGTGATTCCAGGAATTCGCTTAGATTTAACGCGTCTTTACATGTCTCGTTCAAGAATACATTCAAGTTGAATTTGTTATTCATCGTATTATTGTTTGTAATATTGTTTGTTGTCCCTGGACCCATTTCTAAAATCTTTTTTTGCTGTTCAATAATGAGTTCCTTTAGTTCCTTGTTTTCTTTAAGTTGTTCTTGGAATAAATTAATTAACATCTCCATTTGCGTTGTGTTTTCCGAATGTGTATTTTTGTATTGGTTGGATTCATCATCGTTATTAACATCATCACATTCATTTAATTCATTAATTGTATTATTGTCATCGTTTTCATCATTAGATTTATCTAGTTGTATTAATTCATTATTATGTATACATTTTTGTTTGTGTCTCCATAAGGTAGTTCTGCTTTTAAATTTTAATTCGCATACAATACATTTTAAATTCAATGCTACTTTTTGTTTCATTTGTGTTTCATTCGCATTGAGGGTATGTTTTAGGGTTGTGGTATGTTTATTGAAGTTACTTAACTTACATGTAGTATAGTCACAAAATTCACACTTGAAAAAGTTAGCTACTTTGGCAACTTTTTCTGTTTCATTTTGTTTCATTATTTCTATAGTAATGAAACAAAAAAGTTTCTAAATCTTTTCCCTTAATAAGACTTAATTTTATGCTCACAAAATTATGCTCTCGTAGAAATTTCCATGAAAAGTCCAGGAGAGCTTTATGCTCTAAAACAGCCTTAAAAACAGTGTTTTTAACATGAATCCCTAGGATTTTCAAAAATGGACATACCAAAAATGTCCATTTTTACTTTTTCCAATTACTTTTGTCTGAAAATTAGAAATTTTAAATATGGATTCTTCGATAAAATATCAAAAAACACATATATTTTATAATTATTTGCTTCGACCAAAAATCAGGCAATATTGTTTACTTGATTTTAAGCTGTATAATAATTTTTCAAATATGTTTCGTATTCAACCGGTAAATAATGGTTGTTGCATATTTCTATTGTCGTGGGATCGTGGTTCTCTCTGTCATATAAATCTCTCCCTTCTTTTATTCTCTTTTCTATTTTGGATAAATCAGTAAAATCATTTGTATTTAATTCTTGGTGTGAAAAATTGATAATTTTGTTCTTGATAAAGTTACTATCTCCAAAATAAGATAAATGCCAACCCCCATTTTTTATACTTGGACAATTTTTATTACGAATATCATTACAACTAATATTCATTTGTTTGTATCGATGATATGTAAGAATTTTACAAAATATCCATTTTGAATCAAAACGTGTATTTAAATTATAATAATAAAAGTCTAATTCGAGTATATTTAGATCGACTATAATTTCCCCTTTTTTTATTTTTAACAATGTAGCTGGATCTGGAATCTCGTCTAAATCGGCAATAATAATGAAATCGTTGTCGTTTAAATCTCGGTCAATGCGATCTAATCCTCGCGAAATACAATTTCTATGAAAATATTCATTTATCCATTGCTGTCCACTATTTGAATGAATATTTGGGTATTTAAACGGAAAATCATCGACAATAATATGTACAATTTTATCTTGAAATTTTTCAAAAAGATGTTTATTTTCATTAAAATATAATTTTTTCTCATTGCCTACAAAGGTATGCGTAGCCTCTACAATTACAAAATAATCGACAATATCATATAAAACATTGAATCGATATGTTAATAATTCGATTTCATTATAAAAAATAAAACAATCTATTATTTTTTTTGAAAATACATCTTTAAATAAAATAGTAGATGATTTACATTTTTCATTGCGATACATTAAAACGTTATCTAAGTGGTATATTTTACAACCAGGATGTAATTCTTTGTTTTCATCATCAAGTGGTATAACCGTATTTTTGTATATATTCATACCAAATCCGTTCATACCAATAGCACTACCTTCGCGTATTCCATAAATATATGGAATATTTCCATTACCATGATAATAAAGCGAATTTAAAAAAACATTAAACTCTTTTTTATCGTATATCCAAGAACCACAATATGGATTTACATCATTTATTATATATTTTTTATCATTAATTACCACAGAGTTTTCCAATTTTAATGTATTATGAAAATCGGCTAAATATTCATTGTTATATGTATTGGTTTCAATTCTTACAAAACCCAAATTATATTTATTTTTGATTAATTCATCCTTATGTTCCAGCCAGTATTTCAATGATTCGCAAGGTATCAGAATGTCATCTTCAATATATATAAAAATGTCGTAATCGTTTTTTTGTTCTTTTAATAAAGATCGACATGACCATGCTAAATAATATGGATCATGTTCTTTATTTGAAAAATCATGGTGAATTATTTCAATTTTTCCATTTGTGTTTTCTATTAAAAATTTACGACTAAATACCTCATTTGTATGTATATATAAATCTGTCTCGTACGGATAATTACATATTTCTTTAATAATACGATTGATATAATTAAAACGATATCTTAAACTGATTGAATTGTAAAACGTCATGTGTGTCGTTATTTTCATGTTATATTATCTTAATGGTATAACATAAAAATGTCAAGAAAACGCAAAATTATTCATTTATCATATTTTTGTTCCATATCTGAAGAAATGGTTCACCAATTATATTTTTACCTATTTGTATAATATAAATTCGCGTATTCAGTATCATTTATTTTAATGCGTCTTTGAATAGTATGGTACTTGATTGACACTCGTCGTGTTTGTATAAATAAACATTATCTATATGGTAAATTTTACATCCAGGATGTAATTCTTTATTTTCAGCATCGAAAGGTATAATTGTATGTTTGTATCTAGTCATTCCCGCTCCATGAAATCCAATACCACTTGCTGCCTGTATATCATAGTTTGGAATATTTCCATTTCCATTATAATATGGTGAATCCAAAAAAACCTTAAATTCTGATTTATCATAAATCCAAGATGCGACATAAGTGTTTACATTATTGATTACATAATTTTTTCCATTAATTACAACTGTATTATTCGTGTCTAATTTACGAATAATATCAACCATGTATTCATTTCCATCTATATCGGTTTCGATTCGCAAAAATCCCAAATTAAAACGATGTTTAATTAAATCATCTTTATGTGTCAACCAATAATTCAAAGCGGAAACTGTGATTAACATATCGTCCTCAATATATATGAAAATATCATAATCATTTTGTTGTTCCTTCAATAATGAACGACATGACCAAGTTAAATAAAATGGATTCGCGTGTGTAAAATCATGGACAAGGACTTGTAATTTTCCATTTGTATTTTTTTTAAAATAATGGGGCATCACATCTTCATTTGTGTGTATAAAAATATCTGTTTCATAAGGGTAACTACATACCTCTTTAATAATACGATTTATATGATTGTAGCGATATCTTAGTTTCGGCGAATTAAAAAAGGTTATATGCTTAGTAATTCTCATAATATAGTACTACCTGATATTATCTTTAAATAATTTATACGTATAATGATTGTGTTGTGGCAACAAATTTCAATATCATCTCAGGAATTTGTTTTAATTTTTGAAGGAGCTCCATATTTCCAATACTTTCCACTATTTTTTCCATTTCATTTGATATGTTATTTATTTTCAGTATCGCCTTGATGAATTCTCCTAAAAAGATTCCCTTTTCATTTTCCAGATGTTGAAGCATGGTTTTACATTCTTGTGCTGAATTACAGTCGACCCAGTGTTCCACTGCTTTCAATATATCATAATGAATCGTATAATCAACACCTGTATTGATGCGGTAATTTGTTTCAAAATCTTGATAATATAGCATATCCTCTTCTATTTTTTCGAGAATCGTTTTTACATCCGAATACGGTCTTATTGTTTTCACCGTGTCGTCCACATTAATATTGGTGAAACAACTGAATAATTTAATCAGCTGTAATGTCGATAATTCATTGAGTGTTCCATTTTGTATTAATCGCGCGAATATTAAACAATGGACCTCCCTCAAGTGTGACGCAATACGACCTAAATCAGTCATTTTAAGATTTTCAACGCCATCATCGCAGGATTCATCTTTTGTTAAATATCCCTCTTTTTCAAGGAATTTCGCCAATACATGGACATTGTTCTTTAAATAACCGCTCGTATTTTCATAACCTTGTTTTTCTTTTTCGATTTCATTGAGTTTGTGATTGAGTTTTTTGACAACCATCATGTCGTTTTGAATACTCTTGTAATTATCTTCGATTGCTAAAATTTCTCTTTCGCATTCTTTTCGTTTCTTGTTTGCGCTTATCTTCACTTTTTCCACCGCTTCAATATATTTCTCTACGATTTCCCTTGGTGTTTTCATGTATTCCATTTGACATTCGATTTTCTGCGCTTCTTCCTCTAATTTCGCGATCTTTTTATAGGATTCGTTCAATTCACCCACAATATCGTCTTGAATCATTGACCTTTGACAGAATTGTAAAAGTGTTTGGTCACCCGTTTCAACCAGGTTCAGCATCAAATTATACGATGTCTTGAATTTACTTACCAGTGTTTGCGGTTTGCCATTCATCATGATTCGATAATCGGGTAGATTGACATTGCGGAATAAATTATTCAGGTGAATGACATGACCAACTGTATCAATACCACGACGACCTGCGCGACCTGCGGTCTGCATATATTCATGTGAATAAAACATACGATTGGTTGTACCGTCATACTTGGTCAAATCCGTGAATAAAACGGTTTTGATCGGCATGTTTAAACCGACCGAGAAAGTCTCCGTACAGAATAATAATTTGATATACCCGCGTTCGAATAAGATTTCCACGATTTCTCGCAAGATGGGCATACATCCACTGTGATGAATCGCAATACCTTTTTCCAATAAGGCGACCATATTGTTGTATTCTGGTAATTCCAAGTATTCCTGGTAATTCGGTAATTTTTGTCGTAACAATTGTTCGCATTCACGGCGGACTGTATAAGGGACCTTTGAATCGTCCTCCAGTAACACCACAGTGACCTCTTTGGACGCGACCTCTATTTGTTTTCTGGACATGATGAAGCACGCAGCTGGTAGCATGTTATTTTCTACCATATATTTACATACCTCGTTCAAGATATGCTGGCGTTTCACCCATACTTGTTTTTGTTGGAATAAATCTAGCATTTTCTTTACTTGATGGTAAGTCGCGTCGCAGAATTCACCGGTGGCGCTTTGTATGACATGGAGTTTATTCACTGTTTTTTTGATTTCTTTTTCCAGGACCTCGTCTTTTTTAATTGCCTTGTAAATACCTTGGTTTGTCGTAATGAAACAATAATGGGTTAGCGGGACAATACGATGGTTGGAGGTACATAAATAGACTTGTTTTTTAATCTCGCTTTCTGAATGACGATTTTCCACCCACGCCGCGAATTTTTCTGGTCCATCCAATGTAGCCGAAAGCATCACCATTTGGACATGTAACGGCATCATTAAGATCATGTTTTCCCAGGTATGACCTCTGCCTGCGTCGTTAATCATGTGGACCTCATCATGAATGACACAACCGAGTTCCGTATCGAAATTCATGTCGAATAATAAGAGTGACGCATCACTTGATTTTTGTTTTTTCATATATAAAGTGTTTTCCAATATCTCTGCCGTCATAATCAATACTTGTGCCTCGGGATTGAGTTTAATATCACCAGTAATCAGACCAATAGTAACCTCGGGGAATTTTTCAGTGAATTCGTGGTATTTTTGATTGGAAAGCGCCTTGATAGGACTGGTATAGATGACTTTTTTGCCTAACTTGGTGAAATAGTCAATCGCGAAAATACCTGGTAAGGTTTTCCCCGAACCAGTGGGTACGGTCGACAGTGTGTGGTGACCTTCTACGATTGCTTCAATCGCATATTTTTGAAAGTCACTCAACGGATAGGGAAATACATGAAAGTGTTCAGAATATTTTTCCTCGCTTTGTTTTGGATAAGTTTCAGAGCAGATTTTCACCATTTTTAAGAGTTAAGTCTTGTATGTTGTTTTGTGTATTGATGTATTTTACATATAAAAATAAAATCAATTTTAATTTGTATTTTTATATTCTTCTTTTTCTTTTATTCCTTCGCGTTTTTCTTGATTTTCGTTTTTTCATTTTACGCAAAGATTTTACTCCTCTTCCTTCTAGTAGTTCTTTTGCTGAGGGTCCCCCCGCAGGACAATCAGCCCCAGCGGGTAATTCGGTTACTAATTCTGTTTGTTTATTTATATCAGCAATAGGAAACCTCTCTCGACGTCTGTTATCGGGATACACTGTAGTATGTGTAAATTCCATTTGATAATGAGTCGGAAAACCTTGAAGATTTGTTTCTATTCCTACAATTTTACCAAAATTATTAGGACGTTTCTTAGTAGCATTGGGGAACTCTATAGTATCGCCTACTTGATATTTTGTATATTGTTGTGCCATATATTATATAATAATATTATAATATTATATTTTTCATATAACAAATTATTTAAATATTTCGTGCTATATTTAAATAATGGATAATGAAGAATTGTTAAATAAAATTAAAATATATGAACAACGAATTTTATATTTAGAAAAAGAATTAAATGAAACCAAAGAACATCTTAAAAAATATACTGCTCCTTCATATAAAAAAGTTTATTATGAAAATAACAAAGAGGAAATTAAGGAAAAGGTAAAAGAATATAAACAAACAAACAAATATAATCCGTCACCAGAGCAAAAAAAGAAATGGGCGAGAACCGCATATTTGAAAAAAAAGGAAAAGTTAGAAAAAGAAAAAATAGAAACTCAAAATATTTAGATATAATTATATATTTTTCTTGGAAAACTATATAAAATTATATTTAGTAATTATATAATGGAATCAACTAAAGTTGTGAGAATTTATACAAAATGCGAACACGGTAGAAGGAAGTCAATATGTAAACAGTGTGGAGGAAGTCAAATATGTGAGCATCAAAGAATAAAGACAACTTGTAAAGATTGTGTAGGTGGTTCCATATGTGAGCATGGGAAAGTAAGATGTAAATGTATTGAATGTGGTGGTTCTCAAATGTGTAGTCATGGAAAAGAAAAAAAAAATTGTAAGGAATGTAATGGTAAAAATATATGTGAGCATGGAAAAATAAAGAATATATGTGTAGAGTGTCGTGGAAGTCAAATATGTGAACACGGAAAAAGAAAAAATATTTGTGGACAATGTGGAGGAGTAGGTATTTGTCAGCATGGAAGAAGAAAGTCAATTTGTAAAGAATGTGGTGGTTCTGCTTTTTGTCTGCATGGGACAAGAAAGTCAAAATGTAAGGAATGTTGTGGCGGGTCAATTTGTGACCACGGAAAACAAAAATCGTTGTGTACAGAATGTGGAGGTTCTGCTTATTGTATTCATGGAAAAATAAAGTATTGTTGTAAAGAGTGTTGCGGTTCTGCTCTTTGTGTTCATGGAAAAAGAAAAACACATTGTAAAGAGTGTGGCGGTTCAGCATTTTGTGTGCATGGAAAAAGAAAGTCACTATGTAGAGATTGTGGTGGGTCTGCGTTTTGTGAGCATGATAAAGTTAAGTCACGTTGTAAAACATGTGGTGGCTCAAGGTTGTGTAAAACTGAATTTTGTGAAACAACAGGAATTCAAAAATATAATGGTTATTGTCTACCTTGTTGTATTCAAATTTGTCCAGAAATTAAGGTGTGTCAAAATTATAAAACTAAAGAAAAAGATGTAGTTGACCGTATTACCCAGACATTTACTAATTTCAGTTGGGTTGCGGATAAAAAAGTTCAAGATGGTTGTTCTCGTCGTCGTCCAGATTTATTATTGGATATGGGTTCGCATATTCTTATCGTTGAAATTGATGAAAACAAACATACTGATTATGATTGTAGTTGCGAACATAAACGATTAATGGAATTATCACAAGACCTACAACATAGACCGGTTGTTTTTATCCGGTTTAACCCAGATGACTATACTAATCAAGAAGGTATTTTAGTAAAATCATGTTGGAAATTAAATAAATTGGGTGTAATGACAATTCCTAGAAACAAACAAAAAGAATGGGAACACCGAATTGATTGTCTTAAACAACAAATCCAATATTGGATTGATAATCTAAGCGAAAAAACAATAGAAATAGTTGAATTGTTTTATTAAGTTATTTAGAAAAATAACATAAAAAGATAATATAATAATAGTATATAAAAATGAAATTTACTTCATTACTCTTTGCCCTGTTCTCGTCTGTTGCTCTTGCTGGTTCTAAACACCCAGAGTTAAAAGAAGAATTTTGCGCAGTCCAAAAAACACTCAAATCTCAAACTTGTATTCATTTTTCAGTTGGACCAGGAACCGGGTGCTCTTGGGTCTGCTCTTACTGCAGTGAACAATTAGGCACCAGTAACTATTATTTTCCTGATGGGGTATGCACCTGGCAAACATCAGGTTGTATCGGGTCGCCCCAAACAGGCATAACCTATACATGCTGTGCCAATTAAAAATAAAATTGATATAAAATAATATAATAAAAATAAAAATTATTATATTATACCAAACATGACAACAAATGGAAACAACAATTGGTTCAGCATAAGCGGAATATTTCGTATGATCCGCGGTAAGCCAGTTGTCATTCAAGTAATCGACAAAATTACCAACGCAGTAAATAAAACAAAGATGATGATGGCGATGTTTGAGTTACACCGAAAATATTTTGAAGATGTTGATTTTGACAGTTTATTTCTAGACATATTAGATCCCATGATTCTTTATCCATCACTATTATATACTACAAGTTATCTAGAGATTAGTGCTGAAATTATAAATGATGAAGATATTACGGATTATAAATTACAAAAAATATTATTGAATTGGATATATAATGAACCCTTTTTCAAAATTCAGATTATTATGGAAACACCTGAGGCAGAAATAGAATTACCCCCACCTATTGTTGATATCATAGTTCAGCAAATGTGAGACAATACCACGAAAAACAAATTATTTTTTTGTTTTATTCAAAAGTGACATAAACTTTTTATAATCTTTTGTTTCAATAACAAACGGCATGTCAATAACACCAGCATTTCTTAAATTCGCAAATCGATTACGACCATTACAAAAATCGATATTTCCATTACAATCTAAATAAATATACGGCGGTGTAATTACTTTTAGTTCTATTATATCTTTTTTTGAATTTAAAAATTTTTGTTTAGCAGTAGAGTATTTAATGGTTTCAAATTTACCGATATAATCCTTTGTTTTTTTCCAACTATTGTCTATTTTTTTTATATTGATTATTGCTAATTTACATTTTTTTGGTATTTCTTTGTATTCACACATAGTTGAAATCGTTTTTGTAATTGTATCCTTTTGTATAGTTTCATTTAATAAGCTTACATCCATTTTAATTTATTTTTTTATAAAACAAGATAATTATTAAAATTATAAATCAATTTTTTATTACAATTACACCTATTACACCTTACATTTAATCCAATCTTTAATAGAAAACATATCTCCATACCATATACCTTTATTAATATCAGTGTCACCCGAATGTTCATATTCTGGATAATATACACTAGAAAAAAAGGATAAATAACCAATTATAGCAGAAAATGACCCATGTGATAATATAATATTTTTACATGTGCTCGCAAACTGAAATGTTTGTATTTCATCATAATCAATTATTTTTATATTTGGATAATTAGTAATAAGTGTTTTTATAATATCGTGATTTATTTCATCCGTTGAAATGTATAAATGTTCATAATGAATATTTTTAATTGCGTTTAAATAATAATGAATACCCGGATTATAATGAGATACATCGGTTAATCGAATATGAATAAACAAATCATTATTATTGTTGTATCGTTCTTTAAACGGATTTTTTTCAATAATTTTTGACTTAATAATATCTGTGTGTAAATAATCGTATAAAAAATTAGTTATTTCTATTGTTTGGAAAAAATCATTATTTGGATTTAAATTGTAATTTAAATTATCACAATTATAAATGGTAAAATAATTATCATTATTCAATTCTTGAATTGTATCATATGTATTATCTCCACTAAATAATTCAATACCTAAATTATGAATTAAATCTTTATTAAAATAATCAACTTTTAAATTATTTTTTTCTGCTATTATACTAACCGCTAAATTTCTTATAATTTGATTTCCTAGTCTACCGTTATATCCTACAGTAAACGTCATTATCATTATTATTTATTAAAAATTTATAAAAAATAACGAATTCTAAAATGTATAATAATAATAATATTACACATTTTTTATTACATCTAATACCTATTACAATATAAAAGACTACTTGTATATTATAGATAATGGAGTTTGTTTATGTACTTTTTAGTGATGGTGGTGAATGGGAAGATATGATTATAATTTTATCCAAGGAAGAAGCAATCAACGCATCAATCAATCATCCCAACCACCGAGTTGAAATTTTTACTAAAAATGATACCTGTGGCTATAAACCGACTTACAATTATTATAAAAATGGTGAATATATCCACAATTCATGAAAACTCAAAATGTAATGTTATGAAGGTGTAAAATATATTTTATTTTTTATTCCTAAAATATTTATAACCAATATAAATGATATAAAGCACAAATAATAAGAAAAATATCATCATAATGCTACTTACCATTTTTGATAAAGTACAATACATAGAGGTATCTTCCGCTTTACAATGTACAGTTGACCCAACCATACCAAAAATTCCTGACCCAAACATTCCTCCGTTATTTACGCTTCCTTTTGATCGCACTTTTGCCATTTATATATACTAAATATAAAAAATAAAAATAACATAAAATTTTCATACTAGATAATAATAGAAACTAATAAATGAATGACGAAATTATCATAGCAAATAAATATAAATTAAACGAAAAAATCGGCACCGGTTGTTTCGGCGAAATATGGAAAGGCGAAAATATTCGCACCAAAGAAATCGTCGCAGTCAAAATAGAACCCCATACCAATAAAACCAAATTGTTGAAAAATGAGACCAAGATATATAATTACATTGGGAATGTGAAAGGATTTCCCCAGGCAAAATGGTTTGGCGTGGATGAAAAGAATAATTACATGGTTCTTACACTTTTGGGAAACACGCTTTCCCATGTGGTAGAAAAACACGCGAAACTTTCACTCAAAATGACACTATTTATCACAAAACAAATTCTACAAATCGTCAAAATAATACACAACAAGGGGTTAATACACCGCGATATTAAACCCGACAATTTTTTGTTCGGATTAGAAGATAAAAAAAATGTGATTCATGTCATCGATTTCGGCTTTTGTAAAAGATATATAGACCATCACGGTGTTCATCTACCACAGACCACCGAAAAAACACCATTAGGGACACCGAATTATATTAGCATCAATGTTCACGATGGATTAGAACCGTCCAGGCGGGACGATTTGGAATCAGTCGGGTATATGATGTTGTATATGCTGTATGGAAAACTAGAGTGGAATGAAATTACCGAATTCTATAATGATTACAAAAATGTAAACAATAAAATCAAAATACAGAAAATAAAAATAGTAGAAAAAGAGGAAATACCGCGACAAATTCGCGAGTATTTACTCTATTGTCGCAACTTGGGTTATGATGAAACACCAAATTACGATTATATTTTTTCTATTTTGGACGCCTAAATATGCGGTTTTTTGAGTATTTTTTTCCAATTATTGATTTGTACTAATGACTGACCGTGTAAATTGAACGCCTCTTTTTTTGCGTAATCTGTAGTAAATAAACCGTTGTCGCCGTATTTTAAGATTCGAACATTGAATAAATCGCGCGCATCTTCAAAAACGTCGTCAATTGTCGCACTCGGTTGTCGATATAATTTATACAACATACATCGGTTGAAATCATACGCGGTTAATAAATCGGCTTCTCGAACAATATTATAGGCTAATTGTTTATCGCCCAACTCAGGAAAACCGTTGTTTTGTACATGTGAATATGACATGGTGCTTATAATATTTTTCACGGTTTTTATTTCACTGAAAGTCATTTTTTCTTTTAGAAATTGTTGAATATTGTATAGTCCTTCTTCTTGGTCTACATATTTTTTATCACACATATCGTGAATAATAGCGGAAACATAAATGGCTCGTTCATCTAATTTTAACTGTGGGTTGTGCGGTAATTCGCTTTCATAAATATTGTTGGCATAATTTAATACATCAAGACTATGTCCCAAACTATGAGACTCGTCAATATTGTATTTGTAGGAAATAAGCATTACGAAATGGAGTAATTTTGTTAATAATAACATGTTTTCTGATTGTTGATATATATTTTTATTTTGTATTTATATTATTTCAATTTTTAAATCAAACGACATAAAAAAATAAATTGAATAAAATATAAATACATTACTATAATTAACATATAAATATACAAATGGAAAATTATAGTGATTTATCAAAAAAGTTAACAAAGACTATAGACACCAATGAGAAAAAGAAAAACGGTATCTATTTTACCCCAGTAACAATTATTAAAAAAAATATAGATGCGTTGAATCCATATTTTTCAAAAATAAAAACAGTATTAGAACCGAGTTGTGGGTCTTGTGAGTTTATAAACTATATCGATACCAACGCATCAAATATCGAAATGACGGGTATCGAAAACAATGAAATCATATACACCCAAATCAAAAAAATAAAATTCAAGAATCCCACGCAAATCATCAACACTGATTTCCTTGAATGGACTCCAACGCAGAAATATGATTTAATTATTGGAAATCCGCCGTATTTTGTAATGAAAAAAGACGATGTTCCGGCAGAGTATTATGATTATTTCGATGGAAGACCGAATATATTTACCCTATTCATCGTAAAAAGTCTACATATGTTGAACCCCAATGGTATTTTGAGTTTTATCTTGCCGAAAAGTTTCACCAATTGTTTATACTATGACAAATTGCGCAAATATATTGCGGATAAATATAGTATTTTATACTTGTTGGATTGTAGCGATGATAGTTTCATTGAAACAAAACAAGAAACCATACTATTTATCGTTCAAAACGCGGTCAAACCAAATACAAAAGAAAACGCAAAATACATGATACATATTGGTGATTATACGATTTTAAATACGCCGGAAAATGTCGTAAAAATGCGGGAATTGTATAAGGACAGTACGACGCTAAATAAGCTGAATTTCAGCGTATCCGTAGGGAATGTTGTTTGGAATCAATGTAAAGCAATATTAACGGATGACACGAAAAAAACTAGATTGATTTATAGCTCAGATATCGTAGATTCCAACTTGATTGTCAAGGAATATTCGAATAAAGAGAAAAAGAATTATATTGATAAACCAGGGTCAACCGATGTAATCTTAGTGATTAATCGCGGGTATGGCGTAGGCGATTATCATTTCAATTATTGTGTGATAGATGTAGATTATCCCTATTTAGTAGAAAATCATTTGATTTGTGTGAAATACGGGGCGCAAAAGACGAAACCCGAATTTTTACAACTATATAACAAGATTATTCAATCATTGAACCATGAAAAAACAAATGAATTTATAAATTTGTATTTTGGAAATAATGCGATCAATACAACTGAATTGAATTATATATTGCCAATTTATCTTGAGGAATAAAAAAATTGAAAGTAAATATTTTTTATTTGGGTGATGATATAAATACATTTATGGCACAATCACATTCAAAAATGGCATCATTCACAGAAGAAACTTTTATCAAAGATAAATTAGTATTATATATTAAAGAAAATGATAAAGAAACGAAAATTACTGATATGGCATGTTATATTGTATATGACGAAGACGAAGAAGAATTTCTCATTACTGGCATGAGAGACCTAGAAAATAAAAAATGGGGTGAACCATATAAATTTTATTGTCGAAAAAAGAAAAACGCGATGGATTTTATTCAATCAATATTTGATATGAGAAATGATTTAACTATGATTTTATATAACTATGATGAATTATATGACAAGTATGATTCGTTTGATGAATTATCATTTTATGATTTTGATAAAAAATCAACACGAAAAAGGGAAATTACTGGATATAATAATGTAAAATTAACAGACCCATCTCTTTTAAATTATATTAAAAAAAATCTCAAGAATTTAAAACATGTTCGATATTAGAGAAATACAAAATACAAATAAAAATATAAAAAAGAATAAAAATAAAAAGGGTCTAATAACCTTTTTTATTTTTTCATAATTGTTATGTCTTATATATAATTAAAATGTGTAATCAAAATTTTCATTAATTAATTTATGTATTAAATTATCATCTTTTTTTAATGAAAAACAATTTGATGCGTATTTATGATCATCATAAATTTGACTCCAATATTCATCATTTACCTTAAATAATTTTTTTGTTCCTATTCTATATGTATCAAATCCATTATTTGATAAAAAATCTACAATATCTTTCATTGGATTTTTTATACCCGGTCCTCTAATATCATCCAAACAATCACTACATTCAAATATGATATATTTTGTTTTTTGTAAATATTTACCCATCCCCTTAATTACATTACCGTCGTTTCCTTCAGTATCTATTTTTATAAATTTGATTATAATATTTTCATTTAGAAATTCTTCATCTAAAACATTGTCTAAACGTTTTACATCAACGTCACATATTTTTTCACCCCCACTTCTTAATCCAGCCAAACCATTTCCTAAATCATTAATATTTTGATTTTTCCAATTATATAAAGAATCTTTTTTCGTTTCATTCGAAATGCAACATTTAAATAATTTTAAATTTTCATTTTCTATTATTTTTGGTTCTAATACAGAAATATTTACAGGGTTTGGTTCAAAACATAATATCTTTTTATTTTTCTCCACACAAATATCATTTAAATTAGATATATAATCTCCAACACAAGATCCAACATCAATTCCAACGATTTTAATATTATTATCATCTATATTTGTAATGTATTTCTTTAATCCAATTAATAATTTTTCATGACCGCTTTCATAGAAAAATTCAGAATAATGATTGAGATAATAATGTGCTAATTCGGATGAATTCATATATAATAATGTATGATATATAATATATAATTTATTTACGAATAATAATTATTGGTAAAAATAATTTTGTAAATTTTTTTCTAAAGATGAGCATCAGCGTTTTTCACTATATACTTTATTATAAGCCTGATATATGGCAGCTCGTGTAATGTGTTTTTGAGAATTCAAAATATCACCCATAGAAAGAAATGTATCTTCAACACAAGAGGCATATTTTTCATTCAATACATATTTTATACAAAAATCAGCAGTTAAATCTTGCGTATATAATAAAGTCCTCATAGATAAGTTGTAAATATTTTTTTCTAAAACTTCAATATCATATTTTTTTTTACGTAACATGGAATCGTTCAATAATATAAATTCAATGTCTTGTCGTTGAGGATTCAATTTGTTTTTTATTCTTTTTTCATGTACCTCTAATAATTGTTGATTCATTTTTTGAATGGTTTTTCTTGTGATTTTTTCCATTATTATTTTACCACAATATAAAAAACTAATTAAATGAACAAAAAATAAAAATATATTATTATATTATATAAATGGAGAATGAGCAACTTTTAGTACGTTCAGCAGAAGAAGCTGATAGAGAGGATATAATAACAGCTTTAAGAGGTAAGCCCCGGTTTATATCAAGTGACGATTTCAAAAATTTAAGTGCTGAAGCAACAAAATTTTACAAACCAGTATCCATAATCAATGAAGGTAATGGAAATTTTACAGAACCAGACAGCTATGAAATAGCTAGGGAATATTTAGAATTATATTTTGATGCAAATCCCAAAGAAGATCATCCTTCTGCAAATTCTGATAATATAGGAGGAAAAAGAAGAAAAATTAAGAAATCTAGAAAATCTAGAAAATCTAGGAAATCTAGAAAATCAATTAAAAAATCAAAAAGAAGATATAGAAAATAAGTAAAAACAATATAACCAAAAATAATATAAAGACACCTCAATAATAAGAGTATATACAATATGTCAACAGATACAGTTGTAACAACTTCAGGCGATCGTTTCATTGGTCGTGTAAAATGGTTTAACAACAAGGCAGGTTATGGTTTTATTACTGTCACTACAGGACCTAAAGAGGGTTCTGATATTTTTGTTCATCACAGTGGTGTTTCAGTTGTAAGTGAGCAATACAAGTATTTGGTTCAAGGTGAATATATTGAATTTAGTATTGATTTATTAAAGGACAGTGCTCATGAATTACAAGCAGTGAAGGTTTCCGGAATTAACGGAGGGAAATTAATGTGCGAGACTAGAAGAGAATTTAGACAAACCCGGGTTTCTTACAAGAGTGATGGTAAGGAAGAGACCAGTGAGCCAGTAAAGGCATCTCGTGATGAATCAATGGCTGTCCCAAGATCAGTAAGAGCACCAAAATCAAGGGGTTCTGGTCCTCGTGAAGGAAGTGAATGGTCTGTAGTAAGAGGTTCTGGAAAACAATCCAGACCAAGAAAACCATTAGCATCAAAGGATGAATAAATCATTTGAATTTGACATTTAGAAAATCATTAGAATAGTTTTATTTTTGTAATGTAATGATAATAACAAAAATAAAATATAAAATAAAAACAGAATATAAAGTAAAAAACAGAATATAAAAACATGGAATATAATATGAGCGAATTTATTTTTGATGAAACCCGTGTAAACGATTTAAAAGAAGTCAATACTCGTATTGGTATCAAAGATGATTTGACTGTTGAAAAGAACAAGACTCTTATTTTTGTATATTGTCCACCCAAAGTAGGATCAACCACGGTCGTTTCCTCATTAAGACTTTCATCATCGAATAAACTCACCGTTATACATTTACACAATGATGTCATGTTGAAAGTATTATTTAATATCACCAATACGACTGTAAATGAAATTATACATTTCAACAAGTTTTTAGGAAAAAATGTATATGTATTTGATATTTATAGGACACCAGTAGAACATAAAATGTCCTCTTTTTTTGAAAATATAGATACTTTTCATTTTAACACGAGTATTGAAAATTTGAAAACTTATTCTATAGACCGAGTTATAAAACGGTTCAACTATTTATTTCCATATTTAGTTACATGCGATTACTATCGAGAAACATATCATATACCCGTAGAAAAAGCAGAATTCGATTTTGAAAAAAAATATTTACTAACAGAACACAATGGTATTACATATGTAAAGCTGCGATTAAAAGACTCTCACCAATGGGCACATATATTTAAAGAAATATTACAAATGGACATATATGTTGTGAGTGATTATGAAACAGATAGTAAAAACATAAAGGAAGTTTATAAAAATTTTAAAGCCAACTATAAAATACCTGAAAATTTTATAGATACTATTAAAAATTCACCACAATTTCTTTTTTATAATGACATCCATGAGAGAAATGAGTATTTGAAAACTTGGGAAGAGAAAATGTCACCCGATGAGTTTACACCATTCGATCCTGAAGAATACAATTTTTACAATAAAATATCCACGGATAATCATCATATGAACGAAATCCAAGATCAACATTATATAGATTGCGGCTGTAGTTGTATTGCGTGTGATAGGAAAAGAAAAATTTTACTTGAAAAAGCAAAACGGGGAGAGAAAATAAATGACAAGATTATTCACGGAAAATCAAAAACAGAATATTTAATAGAAAAAATAAAAAAGAATACATTTACCAAGACGATTAGTAACACATTTGGTAATAGTTTTACCATATTGAAAAAAAGTAATAAACCTCGTAAAATAATAAAGAACAATTTTATGGTTCAACATCACTTGTAATAATCGTATTGGTTTGGGGTGCGGTGTTTTTTTCAATCAACGCATTCACATATTCAAATACATTTTGTTCACATTTTTCCCTGTTGCGATGAGTGAAATAATTGGTATATTCAGCGCCGCCACTTTGCTGTATCATTGGACGCGTATAATAACTAATACCGCGGTGATTTACATCGCATTCCTTGAGTTTTTCATTGTATTCTTTTTCAATGATTCGTTGTTTTTCAATTAATTCATCAAGTAATTGTTGTTGTTCCAAAGTCATAATATCTTTACCACAATACATAGTCGTTGAATTGGTCTTTTTTGAGCAAAATACATAAATGAGGGGTTGTTTGATTCCTCCACTATTATACATGGGAGTATATCCTTTATCCGAAGATTTACATTCGATTCCGATAAATTTTAAATCATCCAGTTTGATGATAAAATCCGGTGAATCATGAGTACCACATGGTTGTGATACATAAGAATAATCTGGCATTGGCACAGCGGAATCAAAGATAATAGGATTTTCTTGAATCGAATTTTGATACGATGTATTTATCCAATTCCATACTGTTTCTGAATTCGGTTTTTCAGCGGGTTTCCACTCAATAAGACCGTTATCAGTCATTAGTATTTCGACAGCTTTTTCATGTGACGCAATATTATGTACAGCGCCGCTAGCGGCCGCATAGTTTTTAAAATATGGCATTGCCTTTATACCATTCAATAGTTGAATCATTAATTGTTTATTTTTTTCTGTATTCATTCTTTAGTCGTATTATTTGTATAAAAGTATAAATAATATTCAATTTTTATATTTATTTTATTATTTTTTGACTTGTAATATACTTATAATATAATTATAATATAAGTATAAAAATGAAATATTTGGGAGGAAAACATGGAATAGGAAAATTAATAGCCGAATTCATATCAAAAGAATGTTCACCAGAAAGTGTGAATGGGTATTTAGAACCTTTTTGCGGTTCTCTCGGAGTATTCAAACAAATGACTGATCGTGACTATAAAAAATATATCGCATCAGATAAACAACCTGATTTGATTGAAATGTGGAAAAAAATAAAAAACGGCACACTTCATATTCCAAAACATATTAGCGAAGAACAATACACCATGTTAAAAAACGCGAAATCCCCGAATGCGATGAAAGCAATTGCCGGGTTTGGTTTGAGTTTTGGTGGAAAGTATTTCGCAGGATACGCACAAAAATGGGCAGGAAATAGTGGTCGTAATTTCTTGAATGAATTCAAAACATCGATTGATAAAATAACACCCGCAATTCGTAAAAGTAATGTGTATTTTTATAATAAATCATACGATAAATACGAACCTAAAAACATGTTGATATATTGTGACCCCCCATATAAATCAACAGAGGGTTATTCAACTGGTGATTTTGATCACGATTTATTTTGGGATACCATGCGAAAATGGAGCAAAGATAATTGTGTTTTTGTATCAGAAGAAAACGCGCCCAGTGACTTTAAAGTGGTGTGGAAAATAAAAAAAAGACGGACTTTGGATAAGACCAGTCGTTTTTACAAGTATGAAAAGATTTATGCGTATGATCCACGAGGACAACAACCAGCGAAAAACAATACCGTCAAACAGCGTAAAACGAATAAAAGTCGCACTCGTAAAGTTACCTCGAGGTAACATTCCCGTCCAACGCATAATTCAAAGCGTCAAATAATAATATTTTTTGTTTTTCTGTAAAACCAATCGTATAAGGTGCGACAATTAGATTACCTTTACTCCATCGTAATTGTCGGATCCTATAATTTTCACCGCGTTTAACAATTTCATTTTCTGGAAGTTTAATTTGAAAACCACCCTCGGCACGGTCTAATCGTTCCAAGGCTTCCTCATCGCCAGATTTATTTGAGTTATAATAATCCAGGATTTTTTGGAATGTTTCGTTATCGATATTACTTACTAAAACTTGAATAGTCATTTTCTTTGTATAATTATGTCTCTCACATGATGACACAATTATATTTCAATTTTTTTATTTATTGTCGCCCCTGTGACGCCAAGTGAAAAAAGGTATTCCCTCCAAGTGGTGGGTCACTTTTTCCTTTCTTTAATTACATTTATTATTATTCGTTTTTTTCTTTACACTCTAATAAATTTAATGCTTCATCAATAAGATTTTTATTTTCCATGAAATAGTTCTTTCCAGTGCGTCCCTTGTTGAGATTCAATGTTTTCAAGAATTCACTTATGTTGGTTCGTTGGTATTTGTTGTGGAAAATTTCAGGTGTCACTTGTTTCATCAAGGTAATCGCATAACTATTGAGTTCGCTGATTTCCTTCAAGACATGTTTGATTTTTTGAATGCTTTCATCAACAGTCATGACTGGTTTTTCGGCAACAACAACTACCTCCATTTTAATGTCTTCTTGAGCAAATAATTCTTGTTCTTTTTTTTCCGATATTTTTTCTGATTGTTTCTTGAAATGGTCGTTTAAAATTCGCGTTCTTCTGTAAATATCAATCAGTTTGAAAATTCTTTCAGTGTGTTCTCCAACAACATGTCTATCAAAATCATCCATTAAATCATCATTTCCTGTAATTTTTAACATGATCATGACAGAATTTTCTGCGGGATATCTTGTAAAATCGGCGTTGGTATAGAAACAAATATCTTCAACCAAAGAATCGAAATCTTCAATGACAATTTCATGAATTTCATCATCATATTCATCCGCATCAGAATTATCATCCGCGTGAGAATTATCATCTGCGTAACTTCCGTCATCATCCTCTTCCTCTACCTCTTCCATATCTTCTACCATAGCAGAACGGCACATGGGGCAATCAAAACCATTATGACAAGAGTTTTTCATTAAACAACTACAGTGAAATTTATGACCGCATTCAGTGACAACACTGTTTTTGTTTCCATCAATAGGGTCCATACAAATAGGACATTCAATGGTTTCATCGACGACTCCGTTTTCCGCGATAATGGTTTCCGCGACAATGTTTTCCGCATCAAATTCTTTTTCTAAATTCATCGCTCCAATGAATGCGTCAAAAGTAATTTCTGGGATTTCGTTCATGTTTTCAATTGACATTTTTTCGATTTTTTGTTTTTAACTAATAGTTTTGTTTTGATTTGTTTGGGTAAAAGAATAAAATGAACGAAAAAAGCATTTCAATTTTTTTAGAGATGGGGCGAAACAAAAGGAGAGATGAAAAATGTCGAAGCTGGTTAGGGTTACGGGCG